CTTTACCTCTTTATCTTTCTTTACTTTTTCTATACTACCAAATTTCAACATTACATGAATCTGTTATTATACCTACAATAGTATATGTATTTACATCTAATAAAATGTCGTCATTTGTTTTTAAATATACTTTATCCTTGTATACATATTTTATAACTTCAATTGTATCTTGTTGTTCTTTTTTGTTTTCTATTAATTTTTTAGGTCGTCCGCGCCCTTTTTTTTCATTAATATTTATTTCTTTTATATTAAACTTTTCTATATCTATATTATTATTTTGAAATTCTTCAATTACATCTTCTATATTATATTTTAATCTATTTAAAAGTATATTATAATCTACTTCTTTTTTACCGCATGGAGTTATATATTTTCCTATTTCATATTTTTTTCTATCTTCAATTGTACCATATTTATTCTTTATACATTTTGAACATAAATCTTTAGATTTTTCGGTACATTGTGTATATAAGCCATGGTTATATAGTAATCCTTTACAATTATTTTCATTTATTTTACCATAATATGGTAATATTATTTTACAGCTTTTATCCATATTATTTTTTAATTTTAATTTACTATCTATTAAATTCTGTAATTCTTCATAATCTAAATTATAATAAGAAGAAATTATATTTAATATATTTTCTACATTCATTGTTATTTTTATAAAAAAAAATAATGAATTGTTTTAACAATTTTATTTTTCAGTTTATATATTCTATTAATCTCCATATTGGTGTTGGATTATTACAGCTCCATTGTGTTAAATTTCTCACATAATGTCTACAATCATAAATTCCTAAAATATATTTAAAGTCTAACCCATTTTCATATTCGATTATTTTATCTATATTATAATCTGTAAAATCCCAAAATATTGTATAAGATTGTGTAGTTATATTATTAACATACGGAATATCTATCCATCTTATATCATATCTTATTGATCTGAAAATTTTGTTAAAACTAACACCTATATGGTATATATTTGTACATGGAATTAATTGTTCCAAATGTATATATATTTTAGTATTTTTATTTAATAAAAACTTTACATTATTTTTTATGTCTATATCTAAATTAGGTATATTATAATTAAAATGAATTATATTTTTCTCTAAATTTTTATATCTAATTTTACTAGAAAAATCTATTTTATTAAATATAAATATACTAAATAATACTATATTATTAAACAATAACATATCTATTGTATAATACTATATTTATTATCTATGACTTTATACTTATATAAAACTTCTGGATTTGTAATATTATTTAATATATCTTCATTATTATATATATTATTGTTATTATCTATATAATATAATATACCGTTTATTTCCTGTAGCCATACCTCTGTTTTTTTTAAATTTTGAGTATTTTCTATGTCATCTATTGTCCCATGTGGTCTATTTTTTTCATGAGTACCACAATAACTTATATTATCTTTTTTTTTTCTTGTACACTGTTCTCCATTTGCTCTTTTTGCACAACATCTAATATATTGGGGAATAATATTTTTACTTCTTTTTCTTTTTTGAAAGTCACTAGCTTCCAAACAAAAGGTCTTTTTTGAATTAATATACTCTAAAATACTATCATAAGATATATTGTTATTATTGCAATTATCATTACACCAGTTTATTAAATCGTTATTATAATCTTTAAAATAACAATCTACTTTTTGTTTAATTCTTTTTTCCATAGCCAATATTTATTAACTATTAATAATTTTTTTTATATCAATTTTATATATTTTTTAAATTATATTACAAAAATATCTTTGTTGTAATGTATAATCGGCATTATTTGAATAATTTTTTTTTTTAATTAAAATTTTTAACGTATTTTCTTCATTATTTTCTTCATTATTTTCTACATTGTTTTCTATATTATTTTCTATATTGTCTTCTATATTATTTTCTATATTGTTTTCTATATTGTTTTCTTCAATAAAAATATTTATATTTTTTTTTTCTATATTAATATCATTATTTAATTGTTTATAGAAAAACTTACTACTATTATAAAATCGCGTCAAATATTTAATATGAAAATTATTTATATTATGTATATTAGAATTAAATAAATCCACCTTTTTTTGTAATAAGGAACTATTATAACTAATACTATCTAATAAATTTTCTATATTTAACCCACAGTCTCGATGTATTAATTGTTTATTTAATTTATTTTTTCTATTTATTAATTCATTATCTAATATATCCATAAGTTGAATAATATAATTATAAATTTCAATTATTAATTTGAAATCGTATTTTTCATCATTATCTAAATCTTTATAAACAGGAAATTCTTTTATGTCATTATTATCTAAAGTATATTGCTGTCTTAAAATATAATTATTTATTTCTTTATATAATTTGTAGTAATTTCCATATATTCTATTATTTATAATAACAAAAATATTATTACTATTTACTAATTGCATTTCAAAAAGTTTATTTTGAAAATAGAGAGAATCTAGTCCTGTTGTATGTTCATCGCTATTAAATTCAAGTAATTCTTTATATGTATTTTCTAATATATTTAATTTGTCTCTTATATCTATTAATATATTATATGAGTTTTCTCTCAAATCTTTGATATTAGAAAATGTTTTTTTTAAAGAATTATTAGTTTCACCCATCTAATGTTATAAAATAAATAGATAATAAAATTGATTTAATATATTTTTTTTATAGGATTTATAATTATATTTTTGAGAGAACTAATCCAAAGTATGCTTATTTTATTAAATAGGTTACTTCCTGAAGATATCTCTCAACATATTATTAATATAATTAAAAATGAACGTATTAAAAATTTATGTATTAATAAATGTTTTGTAATGGAATTAATGATGCAAAATATTATTAATAAATATAGTTATGATAGTTATTATAATATTATATATGATACAAGCCATATTAAACAAATATATGATTTGCATAATTTTATAATAAAAAATGATATTGTTATGTTAACTACTATTGAAGATATTATAAATAATTATTATAAAATTTTAAAATATCATAATAATTATCAATTAAATTGGGTTAAAAACATAGTAGAAAAATATATTATTTAAGTTTCGGTTTTTATAATATTTATGATTTTACTACATACATTACAACCGTATGGGTTGGTTTTTGTAAAAATGTTATTTTCAAATAAAAAATTTATATTATTTATTATATCAGTATTTACAAGTTTTCCATAATTATTTTCTATTGTTTCGGGGCGTTCTGTTGTATTTCTACAAATTAATATTTTTTTCTTTGCACATGTAGCCTCTTCTTGTAAACCACCGCTATCACTTATTATTCCTTTACAATTTGATATTAAATATACCATACTTATATAATCTTGTGGTTCTAATAATATAATATTTTTATTTAAATATGATGTAACATCTTCTAAAGAAGGATGTTTAATATAAAATAATTTTATTGATTTATATTTTAAACTTATTTCATTTAGTTCATTCCACATTTTAATAATATTTCTTCCTTTATTTTCACGACGATGTAAAGTAATAATGATATAATCTTTATTTTTATCAATAATAGTTTTTATATTTAATGGTATTGGTATATTTTTTATAACATATTCATAAGCATCTACTATAGTATTTCCAACATTATAAACATTAGTTACTATATTTTCTTTAAGTAAATTATTTTGTGCATTTATTGTAGGTGTTAAATGTATATCTGCTATTTGTGATATTAAACACCTATTTGCCTCTTCAGGAAACGGACTTTTATTATTATATGTTCGTAAACCTGCCTCAAGATGAATTATTTTTTTTTTGTTATAAAATCCACAAAGTGAAATTGCAAATGCACTTGTTGTATCTCCTTGAACTATTACATGACTAATATTATTATTTTTTACCAAAATTTCTTCCATTTTCATTATTATTTTAGAGGTTAGTATGTTTATACTTTGTCCTTTTAACATTATATCTTCCAATATAAAATCAGGTTTAGGAATAAGTGAATAAAAATCTTGTATTAAATCATTATGTTGTCCAGTAAATAAAGTTTTAAATTTTATATTATTATTTGTAAAACTTTGTATTAAAGGAAATAATTTTATAATCTCAGGACGTGTACCATAGCATATTAATAACATTTATTATTTATATTAAATAATAAATATTATTTAAATAATATTTATATAGTCATAATTAATTTTTTTCTATTAATTTTAATCCTTTATTTATCCAACTTTTTTCTATATCTTTTCTTAATTCCGGTATACTTTTATTTTTATTATAATTACAAGATGAAAATTGGTCTACTGCTAAATTGTTCATTGCAATATCTGAACATTCCTCTATAGTATTGTGTTGAGCTACATAACTATTTATATTACCAAATAATTTACATGAATAACACAAATGCATGTCTTCACCCGTATCATATGTATAAGGTTTTGTAGAAAACATATAGTATAACCAATCTTTTTTAAAACACCATAAATGACCTACAAAATCCATTAATAAACCTGGTCTTACACCTACATCATTCACTTTTCTCAAATTATTTGTATTTGTATTAGTATAACCAAGTCTACCATTTCCACCTATTATTGCATTATTTTGTAAACATTGATTTACATAATTTTTTATACAATACGGTCCAGGCATTATATCATCATCCATAACAATACATATATCAACAGGAATATTAAAAAAATATGAAAAACGCCCAAAGTATTTTGTATTAAAATCACTTTTAACATGAATAATATTATCGAATTTTTTTAATATATTTGTTATATCAACATGATTTTCATTTTGAAACACAATAATATAATCAATTTTAATATTTTGATTAGTTATACATTTTAATTGATTTTCTAGGTGATTTCGTTTCCATTGAGTTAAAATTATTCCAATTTTATTTTCCATTTATTAAATAATAATATATATTTAATATTAAATAATTTTTAATATTAAATAATATTAAATGTCACAAACGTTTGAATACTGGGATAATAGATATAAAAATAATGGAAATTCAGGAAATGGATCATATGGTTTATTGGCAGAATTTAAAGCTGAAATAATTAATAATTTTATACATGAAAATAATATACATAATATTATAGAACTTGGTTGTGGTGATGGAAATCAATGTAGTTTATTTAAAATAGATAACTATTTAGGACTTGATATATCTCCTTCTGTTATACATTATTGTAATAATAAATTTCAAAATAATAGTAAATATAATTTTAAAATATATAATAATAATTATTTAAATAAAGAAACATATGAATTATCATTATCATTGGATGTTATTTATCATATTTTAGATGATAATGAATATAAAAAATATATGGAAGACTTATTTAAATTTTCTAATAAATATGTAATTATATATTCTAATAACTATGAAGGTCATAAATCAGGACATATGTATAGTAAAAATTTTACAAAAGATGTTGAAAATTGGTTTAATAATTATAAAATAAAACAAATTATAAAACAAAAATACCCAAAACAATCCAGTGCTGATTTTTATATTTATGAAAAACAATAATATTATATTATTTCAAGATTTGTAAAATCTTTCACATCCATATTAGTTATTAGTTTGAAATTAATATTAGAATTGTTAGAAAAAAGATATTCATAAAATATTTTTGTTTTATCTGGATCATGACCATTTATAATATTGAATATACCATCTGATTTAACTATATTTTTTTCAAATAAATAATTTAATTTATTATTATATTCACTTGTTTTATAATAATATGTTTGATCTCCTTTTTTACACCATTAGACATTTAAAACGCCGATTACTTTTAAAATTGATTTAAATATATAATTAATAAGTTTATAATATAATGACCATATTAACTAAAAAAGTTAAATCTATTAACTCAAATAATGAAGAGCAAATTTATGATAGTATTACTGAAGCTGCGAATAAAATGATTGAATTAGAAAAATATAAAAACTTTAGTATATACAACATAAAAGGTAATATATCACAAGTGTGTAATGGAAAAAGAAACTTTTGTTGTGATAGAAAGTGGGTTTTTATAGAAAATAAATGTGAAGATGATAAATTTATTTATAAAGAAGAAGAGTGGAAACAATTTCATAATACAAATATTTATTTCTCTAAAAAATATGATTTTTATTATAATATTTATAAAAAAAGAAGAGTTTATGGAGCAATTGATGGGGGTATAAAAATTTATATAGATGGAAAATGTAAAGATTATTCTATACTTTTTATAAAAGCTTTATGGATTACATTTAATGGTGAAATAAATGATAATCAATATGTATATTATAAAAATGAAAATAATAAAGAAAATTTTTATAATAATATTGATGTTTTTGAATGTATTTGTCTAAATTGTAATAACCCCTTCAAAAATGAAAAATATAGCTCTTGGAGGCAAAAATATTGTAGTAATAAATGTAAAAGTGAATATGGAACAAAATTAGAAACAAGAAAAATAAAAGAACAACAAGATTTACAAGCATATATTAGTGGTAAAATTAAGAAATACAAAAAAGAACCATATAACTTAAAAATAGAAGATGTAGTTGAAAAATGTAAAAATCTTAAATGTTATTATTGTGATACAAAAGATTTAGTTTTAAGAAATAAAAAACCATTTCCTAATACTTTAACAATTGATGCTATATATCCGGAAAAAGGACATATATTAGAAAATATAGTACCTTGTTGTTTATTTTGCAATAGAATGAAAAATAATTATAAGTATGATGATTGGATTAAATTATTAAATTTTCTAAAAGGCGATAATAAATGTTTAGATTTGTCTAATATAGAATATACAAAAAAAGATGATAGTATTTCAAAAAAATATAGAAAATTAGCATATTATACATTAATGTCTGAAAATAAAGAAAAATATCCAACATCAGAAGATGCTAGAAAAGAGTTTTTAAATTTATATGAACAACAAAATAAAAAAGATTCAATTTATAATTTATTTCCTATTATTATGACTACTGCTAATAATTTATTAAATGCTTCTTGTGATAGAATTATAGCAGGAAAAAGTGATTATTATCAAATAATTCCTTTATTTATGCAGTATGGTAAAAATGATTTATCGCAAGATGAATTTAAAACCAATATGAAAATTAGAAATTATCTTAATTGGAACTTATCAGATGCTAACATAATATTACCAAATGAATATTATAAAGATAGTTTATTCATAAATAAACTATTAAAAACTAATAATAGATTTGGAAAAGGACATAATGGTATGAAAAGAAGCGAAGAAACAAAAAAAAATATTAGTAATAGTAAAATTGGAAAAAATACTGGTAAAAATCATTTTAGAAGTAAAAAAATTAAATCAATTGATTGTAATGGTCTAGAAAAAGAATATGAAAATTCTTCTTATGCAGTAAAAGAATTATTATTACCAAACAGAGCATCTAGTAATATATTATCTTGCGCTAATGGTAAATCAAAAACAGCATATGGATATAAATGGGAATTTATTGTTTAATATTACAATTAAAACAAGAACCAAAATTTTTATCTTTATAAGATTCTACGCATTTCATAGACCCAATTTTGGCACTGCATACAAGATGACAAGTCACATTCATCATCTTCACAATATTCACATATATCTCGATATTTATACTTTAAATATTTAATAAATATAGTAAAACTTGGTTTAATACTCTTTTCATCTTTAAACAATAAAAACCATTCGTTAGACCATTTTATAGGTTTATTTATTTTTTTAATATATAAATTATATTTCGCCCAAACTTCAAAGCGCATAGAATACCATTCGTGGTAATTTAAAATTTCATTAATATCATCAATTTTATCGGTTTTATTATTTATTTTTTCCTTAAAACTTTTAATTTTCTGAAAAAATTTACCTTGATGTTCCAACAAATTTTTAGTGTCAATAAATTCTGGAGTGAGTTTTTCCACCATCTCACTGCTCATTATAAAACTTTCTTTAAGTAGTATAAAATGTCGTTTTAATATTATTATTTTTCTGTAATTTTTATTTCAATTTTATTTTTATTATTAATTTATAATGTCTACTCATAAAAGTAGTGATTATAAATTAACTGCTGTTAAATACTTTTTAGATAATAATGTTTCTCAACTTGATACTTGTAAAATTTTTAATTGTAATCCTAGAAGTTTAATGAGATGGGTAAATAAATATAAGACAACTAATACTATTAATCGGAAAAACAGAACATATAAATCTTATAAAGTAAATAAGCAACAAGTAGATTATATAATACAAACAATTAATAATGATAAAACTATTACTATGAAAGATTTGCTATATAAAATTAAACTTGAATATCCAGAATTTAGCATAAGTGAAAGGCATTTATTAAGGATAGTAAATGATAATAATATAACACTTAAACAAACAAGATTTAGACACGAACCAAATAAACGTTATGGTAAAACTATAAATATAAAAGATAACTTAAAAAGTTTTTATGAAACTATTAAAAAATATAAAATAGAAGACATAATTTGTATTGATGAAACAAGTTTAAAAACATTTGATAAAAGAAAGCATTGTTATAGTGAATTAGGTAAAAGATGTATTGTTAAAACACATTCACAAGAAGTGTTTAAGAAATATACTGGTATATTTGCTATTAATTATAAAGGTGTTATAGGATATAAAATTTACCAAAAAGATGGTATAAATAGTGATAGACTAATAGAGTTTTTAGAAGAAAATATTAGCAATCTTAAAAATAAATTAATAATATTAGATAATGCAAGTAGTCATAGAAATGAATTAGTTAAAAAATTAATAGATAAAGATAATAAATTATTATATAGTGTTCCATATCAACATTTTACTAATTCAATTGAAAATTATTTTAGTATGTTAAAAGCACGATTATATAAAAAGAATATATTAAGTTATGAAAAATTAGTAGAAAATATAGATAAAGTAATAAAATCAATACCAAGTATAAATTATAAAAATATAATTACAAGTGCTTATAAAAGAAATAGTAATTATATAAAAACAAAAACTAGAAAAAAAGAATTAAAAAACTATAAATAATCGGCGTTTTAAATGTCTAATGGTGTAAAATTATCAAACCCAACCAATAAGATATTATTATAAATATTAGTATTTATAATATAATATAATGCCAGTGTTCCAGTTGATGGATCAAATTCATAATTTAGTTTTTTTAAACCAGCTTCTATAGTTTCACGAATACTTTCTTTAAATATTTTTTTATCGATTAAAAAATTATAATATGGAATTATAGATGATTTATAATTACAGTTATAAACTCCTTTTATTTTTAATAATTCATTTGTTTCATCATTATAACGATTATCATAAGTACCACAATTTGCAAAATGATATTTTATTTCTCTACCTTTTATTAAATTATAAAAAAAATCATTTAAAACTGGATAATTACATATAGCAATATCATCATATTTATCTATTATTTCTTTGGTACATCTAGATACTGATGGTCCTTTACCAAATATTACAATTGATTTATTCATGAATAAATATCTTTATATATTTTTAATTTATAATATTGTAAATTATATTAACTCCAAAACCAATTATCTGGACATTTTTTATATATAGGACCATATAGACCTGAACCAGTTCTACATAAATAATGATGTTTTAATCTTTCTTCATATGATCCTTTATTATCTTTTTCTTCAATTTTAGCATAAAAAATATCCTTTTCACCATTTGTATATTTTTCATTTAATTTTCCATAATGAATGATATAAAAATCTTCTGTATTTTTTATAGGATTTAATAAATTTTGAGGCATTGGATGAAATTTACTAGTTCCTCCTTTTTGAACATTTAAATTATATGTATAATTATAATTTTTATCATATTTAATTAAAACTGTTTTTCTCCATCCGTTATCTTTAAAGGGATCATTGTTTACTTTTATACCAGTTGATGTTATAAAATTATCTGTTCTATAGTTAAATTCATCTTTATGTAAATTAATCATTCTTACACTCCAAGCATTTATATTTTTATCAATGCTATTAAAAAAATTTATAAAAGCAGGTGTTGGTATTTCATCTGCATCTAACATTAATATATATTCTGGATTATGTTTTGCTGCCAAATTAAAACATTCATTTAAACCTTCTGCTTCATTTCTTTGCCATATATTTTCTCTTGGTTTTCTAACATTCCATTCTATATTTTTAAAAGAACTACATATTTTTCTAGTTTCATCATTACTATTATCATCTAAAATTATAATTTTATCACAAAATTTAGTTAATACATTAAGTGTTTTACCAATTATCCATTCTTCATTTTTTGTTGTAATACCACAAACTAATTTCATATATATTTATATATTTATATATTTATATATTTATATAAATAATGGTAAAATATGATTTATATAATATTAATTTTTATGAAAAATGTATAAATAATTATGATATATCAAAAAATTATAATACACTTTTAAATAATAACATAACTATTTATTATGACAATTTTATAGAAAATTTAAATGATTATGAAAATTGTATTGATAATATTAATAATTTATTAAAAACTTGTAATAAAAGTCCATTTGTAAAAAATATATCTGAAATATATGATGTAGATATAAATAATTATTATATAAATAAATTAATGAATTTTATAATACCCTATTTTGAAACAAATATATATAATTGTTATATAGATATTATTGATTTTAAAGTATTAAAATATTTAAAAGGTAGTCATAATAATATCAGTGTATTTAATTGGCATATTGATAATCATCCAGATTTAATATTAAATATTATAATATATTTAAATGAAGTTAATGAAAATGGCGGGCAATTTCAATACTTAGTTAATGAAAATAATAATGAATGTATTAAATATAATTATTCATCTCCACCTGGTAATAAATCAATGAATAATTTATTATCCAAAAATATATATAAAATAAATAATATAACTGGTAATAAAGGAAAAATTTTTTATTTTAATAATAATATTGTCCATAGGGCATGTAATATTGTAAATATAGAAAGAAATTCTATAATATTTCAAATAGCCCCATGTATAAATAAAAAAATTTAAACAAATATTTATTTAAAAATAATTTAATAAATATTAATTATAATGCCAAAAGAAATAACTGATTTTAAATTAGAAAATTATAATAATAATTTTATAAAAGAATTATATACAGAAGATTTTCATAATTATCATATAACGTGGTTTAAAAAAAAAAATAATAATTTTGCAAATATAATAAAAAAATTGTATTCTTTTAATAGTGTCGTTGATTTAGGTTGTTCTATTGGTAGTTTTTTGGAACCTTTTTTTTTAGATAATAAAATTGTAAAAGGTTATGAATATTGTTTTGAAGAAAGTAAAAATGGAATTGAAAAAATACCTGGATTAATTAATTATATAGAATTTGGCGATGTAACAAAAGATATAATTACAGATAAAAAGTATGATTGTTCAGTATCAATAGAAGTAGCAGAACATATTCCTGAAGAATATAGTGAAAAATTGGTTGAAAATCTAGTTCGTCTATCCAATGGTTTTATTATATTTACTGCTGCGCCACCGGACCAAGGTGGTACAGGTCATATTAATTGTAAACCAAAACAATTTTGGTTTGATATATTTAATAAACATAATTATGAATATAATAAATCAGAAACCTATAAAATAAAAAATGAATGTTTACCTACTAATAAATGTGGTGAAAATGAAGAAATGCCGTATGTATGGCAACATGTGTATGATAATTTAATGATTTTTACAATTAAAAAATGATATATTTAAATAATAAATACATATTTATATAATTTATTATATAAATATGTCAATTAGAATTGATAAAATAACATCTGGAAAATTTGGTAATCAAATTTTACAATATAATTCTCTTATGCAAATATCTTTTAATTATAATATAATTCCATCTTGTTATGATTGGAAAAATGGGATTTTTTTTAAAGAAATTGTTTCTTATATTCCATCTAAAAAAAATAAAAAATTATTATTTTGTAAAAAATTAATAGAAAATCAAAATTTAGATTTTAAAAATTATGATTATTTTATAGATGATCCTGCTAATTGTTTACATAATATTTTTTTTTATATAACAAAAACTAATCCCCGAGATTTTTTAAAATTAAAAGATGAATATAAACCAATATTTCATGATAATATTATATATATTGGTATTCATTTTAGAGGTTGTGATATTATAAGCGCTGATGGTAATTGTGGTAGAGAAATTCATGAGTTTGAATATTATAAAAGTTCAATTGATTATATAATAAATAATAAAATTACTAATAATAACTATTTATTTATATTATGTAGTGATGATAAAAATTTCTATAGTTTTATTAAAACTATAAATTATTTAAAAAATAATAATTATAATTATGAATTAGGTCCTTCTACTAGTAATCAAAATAATAATTTTATTTATGATTGGGGATTATTAAGTGAATGTGATATTTTAATAAATAGTTCAAGTACTTTTTGTATAACAGCCGGGTTTATTGGAAAAAAAAATAAATTTATAATACATTCATTAGAATGGATAAATAAAAATAAAAATCATACAAATTGGAATAATAATGTAAATGGAAAAATTCAAGAATACAATATTATAGAATTTCGTTATACTTTTGATAATTTTTGGATAGACATTTTAAATAATAATAATTATTATTATTGTAATATATTAATTTAAAAATTTGGGCAAAATAATTTACTTTTATTAATATATATTTAAATTTGAATTTGAATTAACATTAATTTATATTTAAATATATATATATATATATATATATATATATTATTATATATTATTATATATTATGGAAGATTTTAATTTTCCAAAAGAAATGGTATATGGAAAAAAACATTTATGTAAATTACAATATGATAAAAATAAATATAAATTTATTGAATATATTCAAAACTTATTTGGAATAAAACTTGATACTTTACATAGTACACAAAAACAAGAATATGAATTATTTACAGAAATTGGAAAAGATAGTAATACAGAATTTCATAAAAAATTTTATGAAAAATTAAATGAAAACTGGGATATTCAAAAAGAATATGATAATTTTATACAAAATGAAGTAATGCCATTTTTAGGTTTAACTGAAGCGATGGTTCAAAAATTTCCCACATTCAGAGTAATGTTACCTAATAATGTTGCTATTGTACTTAATCACCATGATTCTGATAAATTACATAATCATCCTATTGGAGAAATTAATTTTATAATGGCATTAACAGATATGTATGACACAAATAGTGTTAATATAGAATTAATGCCAAGGTCAAACATATATGAAAAAATATTATTAAATGAAGGAGAAACTATTTGTATTAATGGAAATTTATGCAATCATAATAACGAAATAAATAAAACATCCAAAACAAGATTAAGTTTTGATTTTAGAGTTTTACCATTAAACTATTATAATGAAGATTTTAATAATTGTTCTGCTACTATGAATAATAAATATATAGAAGGACATTATTATAAAAGAGTAAAAATAAATAAAATTAATTCTTATATTGCAAGAGATATTTGGGATAAAGAAAAAGAAAAATTTAATGAAATAATGAAAAAATACAATGTTAATGATGCATGGGGTGTCGTTAATTTATTTGAAAAAAAAATTTCTAATTATGCAGGAAGCAAATATGCTGTATCAGTAGATAATTGTACTAATGCTTTATTTTTATGTTTAAAATATTTAAAAGCAAAAGATGATGTTACTATACCATCTAAAACGTGGATATCTGTCCCTTGTACAATAAATAATGCCGGATGTAAAGTTAAATTTGAAGATATAGAATGGTCTGGGGCATATCAATTAAAACCATATCCTATATATGATGGAGCAGTAAGAATGAAAAAAAATATGTTTAAAAAAAATACTTTTCATTGTTTATCTTTTCATATACGTAAGCATATACCTATTGGAAAAGGAGGAATGATTTTGACAGATGATAAAGATGCATATGATTGGTTTAGAACAGTTAGATATGAAGGAAGAACAATGTCTGAAGATGGAATAAACTATATGTTATATAAAGATGATCCAATAACTTCTGTGGGTTGGAACATGTATATGACACCCGAACAAGCTGGAAGAGGAATTGAACTATTTGAAAAAATTTTAGATGATAATCCAGACCAAGAAAGCTCTGGTACTTGCAAAGATTTAAGTAAATTAAATATTTATAATAATAATTTATAATAATTTTTATATAAATATATAATTTTAAATATATAAAATGTTATATTTAAAATCATATTGTTATAGTCAACATGAGTTAGCTTTTGTTATAGCAAATTTAATTGAGGGTTGGGATTATATTGAAAAATTATGTTTATATGAATACAATTATACACATACCGGAATAAAAAAAGATTATGAATTAGAAAAAGTTATTCATCATGTTCCTGAAAATTTGAGAGAAAAATTATATTATAAAAAAATAGATTTAACAAATTATGTAGAATATGCATATGATAATGGACCTTTAATACATAGAGTTAATGAACCTATTCAACGCTCATGGTTATTTAATGATCCAAATTTCAATCTTAAAGATGATGATATAATTATAGATCATGATATAGATGAAATTATATATAAAAAATCATATATACCTTTAATTGAAGAATTAAATAAAAAAGGCACTCCTCTAAGTATTAAATTAAATCAGTTTTTTTTTAAAAATAATTATTTATGGACTAATTGTAATTTTTCAAGTCCAACAATTTATAAATATAATATGGTTAAAAATACGAATCAAGTAATAAAAGGTATAAATATAAAAAATTTGAGAGATTTACCCAATAAAACATCTAATATACATGGTTGTCATATGAGCTGGATAATGCCTATTGAAAATATGCTTAAAAAATTTCATCAATATAGTCATCCCGAGTTTAGAAAATTTGCAAATAAAGAACTATTAGAAAAAGCAATTAAAGATAAAGTTTATGTTTTTGATCTTAAAAGACCTTTTATTATAGATGAATTAAATATTAATGATGATAAAATACCTATTTATTTACAAAAAGAAAACATATTTGATTATATGGAATAAATATTTAAATATGTATTATAATTTAGAAAGTAAAATATTAAATTTTATTAAATAACTCTATAAATTGCAAAATTACATCCAAAATCCCATGATGGATTATTATTTGTAAATGTTTCTATTTCTTCAACATTTAATATGTTTTTTAAATTTTCTATAAATTTATAATCATAATCACCATCACTAGCATTAAAATCATCTATAAAAATTATAGATCCTGGTTTTACACAATTTTGTAAATGTAAATAAGCTATATTTCTACCATTGCCATTTGGTCCATCTATAATAATTAAATCATATTTTCTATTTAATTCATCACTATTTATATCATAAAAACAATTTCTTTGTCTCCAAAATTCTGGATGATTATAAGGTAACAAATCTACAATAGCAAATTTACTTTTATCATATGTTTTTGAATTTAACATTTCATCAAAATCATTATTATTACATTTAATTAAATTTTTTATTTTTAAATCTAAAAAATCAAATTTTTCAGTATTTTTAAAACAATAATTTGGATCATTATCATAACTTAAAATAGATATATTTTTATTTGTTTCTAGTTTATAATCTATAAAAAATTGGGTTGATTGACCTGAACCAAATTCTAAAATATTTATATCACCATTTAATGAATTTAATATATAATATAATTTTGTTAAAGCGATTTTATCCAAACCAGAACTGGATCCTTTATACTTAAAGTAATCCATTTTTTATTAATTTATTTAAATTATTTAATTTATTATCTTTAACTATTTTATTTATATTTAATTAATTTATTAATATTTTCATTTGATAATTTCCATTCTCCACATTTAATATAATTTGGTAAATTTATAATATTTAAATTTAAATCCCAATCTCCTTGTGGCATTTCATTGTATGCATAATCTGGTATATATAAATTTTTTATATTATTACTTAAAAAATATATTAATAAGCCAAATGTTCCAAAACCAACTACTAAATTTTGACAGTTTGATAAAATATTTAAATCATTTTCTAACGTAGAAGAATGAAATTCTATATTATTATAATTTTTATTTTTTAATAAATTAACACAAGGATTTTTAGCATCTTCATAAACTATTATTATTTTATTCCATGATTTATTTTCTATTATGTTTGTGTAATAAGAAAAGGGCGGAGGAACATACATTTTATGAGCATTTAATGTGAAACAATCACCGCTGCGTATATGAATATATATATCATTAATATTATTAATATTATTAATAATCTCTTTTGAAAAATTTAATTTAAAAATAGGTTGTATATATTTATTAAAATAATATTTCATTATTTTTGGAGAAGGATCTTGTAAATTTAATTCTTTACTATAAAAGAATGAATTTTTTATATTTTTATTATTTAAACTTTTTGCACCAATAGTTATTTCATTTTTATTTAATAAATTATGATTTGGAAATATTATATGATTAAAATTGTTTATATATCCATAATTAATTGCTCTAATTATTTGTAAAATATTATTACTAGTTCTTCCCAGCCAATTTGCTATTATTAATGACATATATAATTTAAAATTAAATATATAATTTTAAATTATTAATTGTATAATATATTAGTTAGAAAATTAGCAAAACTATTTTTTGAATATACATTTTTTTGATACCAATTATAGCAATTATTTGACATAGATTCCCATTTTTCTTGACTAATATTTGATAATATTGTTTTTAAATTTTCTGGATTATTACATCTTATATAATGTATATTTTCTTGTGGTGGATCCATATAAGAATCTATACAAACTGATTCTGTAATAATTGGAATAGTTCCTAAGGCCATTAATTCTACTTCACGATGACATTTTGAGCCATAACCTCTCAAACATAAACCATATTTAGCATTTGTTAATTGTTCTAAATATTGTATTTGTGAAAATTTATGCTGTGTTCCTTGAGTACAATGATAAACATCTAAAACATTTTCCCAATTATACTCAGAATTCCTATATTGATTTTGAACATTATTTTCAATATTTCCAATAAATAATGATTCTATAGCTCTCTCATTATAAGATTTAATTTTATTATTTTCTAAAAAATTTTCTATTATAAATGGTCTTCGTGGCCAAAATATCCAAGGTTTTACATTTAAATTATTTTGTTTTAATATTTGACCTTCTTTATTAATATCTCCGTTACCTAATAATATTAAACTGCTATTTGCTAAATCTTGATTAAACCATTCTTGAGTTGGTCTATCATATAATAATATATGATTTCCTAACATACAGTGACCATTATCTATTAATTGAATAGCAACATCATTATTATTTTTTTTATATAACATTGCCAATTCTCTAAAACTATCATTTTTGTGATTCCAAATACCATGTTGTGGTTGTTTTGGTATTTTAATAGTCCAAATTTTATTTATAATTCTATCAATAATTAATAATTCTTTATAACGTTTTAATTTTCTAAGAGCATTAATAAAAATATTATTAATTTGAATAAATCTTTGATCATCAAAATGAGTATGTAAAAATACTAATGGTTTATTAGCAATATTAATTACATTATTATTAATATTTATAGAATTAACTACTTCTTGAGGATTATTTGCTAATAATATTCTCCAAGGCATAAAATTAATTTCTTTATCAAATTCTTGAAAACTATATTTTTTTGCTAAGTCTTCAATCGATGCTTGATCATGATAACGTGAAGTTTTTGTAAATTCTATCCAATCAAGTGGAACATTTTTATTTTTTGTCCACAAACATCCTCCATTATAATATCCAACTTCATCTGTATTACTTTTTTTAACATAATGTGGTGATAATCCTAACTCTTTTGTTTTATCTATAATACTAATTGAATTAAAAAACAATATATCACTATCTAAAAACATTGTATCTTTTTCATTTTCTAATGCATATTTAATAACATTTGCTTTTTGCATCTGAAATTCATCCCATATGTTTTCTCGAACCATTATATTTCTATTTTTATTACTATATTTATTTAATGTTGTCTTTAAAAATAATTGTAATTGAATTTTTGGAATAAAATTTTTAATTAAATTATATGTATCAGTGTCTACTAATCCATAAACTTTTGAATTATTATGATGTATTGATAAACTTAATAACATTCCTATTAATTCATGACTACAATTAAATGTTGAAATAAAGCAAAAACTATCTGGTTGAGTCATTTTTAAATATATTAATAATAATTATTATATTTAAATAATTTGAATTATTTATTATTTATGTATTTTTCTAATATTTTTTTATGATAATTTGCTAATTGTTGTGTTTCATTTCGTAATTTATTTACATTCATTGCAAATGTCCTTTGATTATTGCTTGCAAAATTTTTTAAATTATGAATATCATATCTTGGTTGTCCACCTTCATTTACTGCTAAGTGATTATGTAATGGATATAAATAATTTGGATAATAAACCATACAATACCAATCATCACAGCACCAGTTTTTTATTTCTTTCGGAAAAAACCAACCAAATATTTCCATATGTTTACGCGAAACAAATGCCTGAGTTAAAATTCTAGTATTATTATTTATTGGTCCTGCTAATCCTATATTATTATGTTCCTTTAATTTTTTTATACAATCGTTTATCCAGCCTTCTGTTTTAAACACTATATCATCACCACATTGATAAAAATAACTACAGCCTTTATTATATGCTTCTTGAAATAGTTTATTCCACATTAATGTAACATAACCTTTTTCTATATTTTCCATTGTTACAAAAATAAATTCTATATTAGGAAATGCTTCTGAAAATCGTGTTATATTTTTTTGTTCTTCATTATTATCAAATATCCTATCACCTTTATCAATACCTACATAAAATAAATAATTATGTTCTTTATTTTGAGTTAAAAGAAAACTTTTTAAAGTCATATTAAATAAATAACTATCTTTTATATTGGACCATAAATCTCTATTTTTAGATGTTGCTAAAATTAATAATGCTATTTTTTCTTGACAAGACATTAATATTTAAACAAGTATTATATTTAAATATTAATTAATATTATAATGAATAATTGCAGTTGTGAAAAAAAAGATGATTCAGTAAATATAGATATTAATGAAAATGTTCCATTAACTAATGCTGAGTGGAGCAGTCAATATGAACAAATTTTAGTAGAATGGGCAGACAAAGCCATTTGCTATAGATGGCTTCATTCTAATTCTCAAATTAATTATGCATTTAAAAATAGATGGTTTACTATACCAGTTATTATAATGAGTACATTAACTGGAACAGCTAATTTTGCACAAGAAAGAATACCAACCGAATATGTTGCATATTATAGTATAGCAGTTGGTAGTATTAATATTTTTGCTGGTATTATTACAACAATACAACAATTTCTAAAAATAAGTGAATTAAATGAAGCACATCGCGTAAGTTCTATAAGTTGGGATAAATTTTATAGAAACATTAGATTAGAATTAGCAAAATCTAGAATTGAAAGAGCCCCTGTTTATCAAATGTTAAAAACTTCCAAAGAAGAATTTGATAGATTAATGGAAACCAGTCCACATATTGAAGTTAAAATTATTAAAAAATTTAAACAAACATTTTCAGGAGGAGCAATAAAAGATTTAAATAATCCAAGTGATAAGCAAAAGAAATTTTTAGAAATAATTAAACCAGAAATTTGTGATAATATTGAAAGTACTAAAAATTTTATATATACTGAAAATTTAGAAGATATACAAAAACAAAGAACTGTGAATTTTATTAATTCTGTTATAGATAATAATGATGTTCAAAAAAAAACAAATGTAGTTAATAATTTTATAAACAATTTTAATAAAGAATTTAAAAGACAACCAACATCCTTAGAAATATTTGATAATTTAAAAGAAAATATAGAAGACAATATTATTAATGAAGTAATTAAAGAATCTAAATAAAAACTTTTTTATTCATTTTTCAATTCATTCAATTTTTCCATAAACATATTTTTATGTTTTTCATCTAAAATTAAGTAAAATAATATTAATGCTATAAACCAACCTAAAAATGGTAAAATATATATCATGTTTATACCAAAAAAATTACCTATTAATGTTCCTGTTCCATATAGTAAAAATATAGCTGCTATACTTATTAAAACTTTATTCATATATTATTAATAATATATTAATAATATATTTAATTATTATTTATTTTTTTTAATTATTATTTATTTTCTTTAATTATTAAAGAAGAATTTTCTTTTATACTTCTATTTTCTAATATAAATTGTGTAACATCATTGCTATCTATTTCTGGAGTTTTTTTAAAGTAAGTTTCCAAAACTTTATATAAATAATCTTTATTAATTGGATTTTTTGTCTTTGTTTTTCTATATACTAATTTACCATTATTTATTGTAAATTCATCTATATTATTATTTTCCATAACACCTATTAAATTTGATTCTAATTTCTTTTTTTCATTTCTTATTTCCTTTATTTCTTTTTGTAAAGAATTTAATTTAGTATTTAATGTTAACCAATCTTTAATTGAATTAACTAATATGTTCTTAGTATCATTACTCATGTTATTAAATAATATTGATATTAATAATATTATTTAATTATTTTTATTATATTTTTAAATTTAAATAACTTATTTATGTTGATTAATATATATTCGTTCTATTAAGTCTTTTTTATTTCCAGATAATTTTAATTTATAATTTCTTAATTCGTCTTTAATTTCTTTTATATTCTTTTTTTTATAACTTTCATAAAATGCTTCATCAATAGTATTTAATATTTCTTCATTTATTAAATTATGTTTTAAATGTTTATTACACAAAAAACCTGTTTCTGTTTTACAACCACAATTTGTACACTTTATATTATTTTTTGTATAACTACATTCATTTATTTTCATACAATATTTTTCTGGAAAATTTACTCCACTTATTAATTTTGTATCATAATATTTAAAATATGGAATTAAATTAGAAGTTATTTTTCTGCAATATGGGCATTTTATTTCATTAATTTTTAAATTTTTATTATCTAATATTTTTTTCTTTTTTTGATATAATAATTCATAATATAATGGCATATAATTGAATTTATGACCACATTCTAAAGTAATATTGTTTTTTTCTAATATAGTATTACTTATTAAACATAAATTATTAGAATCACAATTATTGATTGCACCATTATTTAAATAATAATCAAATAATTCTTTACTATCCATAATTAAATTAAAAGCAATATATATTTATATTAATATAATAATATATACTAATTATGTCTTTTGATAATAAAATATGGGGAAATAATATATGGTATTTATTTCATACTATTGCACATAAAATTAAAGATTCCAGTTTTGCTGATATAAAAGAAGATCTTATTTTTATAGTTAAAAATATATGTTCTAATTTACCATGTCCTGAATGCAGTAATGATGCAACCGAAAAATTAAATAAAGTAAATTTTAATTTAATTACTTGTAAACAAGAATTCAAAATATTATTATTTAATTTTCATAATTCAATTAATAAAAAACTAAATAAACCATTATTTGAATTAAAAGATTTAGATGAAAAATATGAAAAAGCAAATATACATGCATTATATCATAATTTTACTATAATCTATTCTCAAAATTCTAATGTACCTCAATTAATGAGTGCATCTTTTCATAGACAACATATTTTACCTGTAATTAAACAAAAATTAGAAAAAATATTATATGTTATGGAATAAATTTTTATAATATATTATTTTATTTTTTAAAAATAATATATTAATTTGTTCACCATTGTAAATATTAAGTTGTATACGAGTAAAATCAGTCCTCCATATATGGGAGGTATGTGCATTTGCTATGACATCGATTGCATCATATATGTGATCGACTTTATTGGAAAACTTTAAACTATTTCATTCATTTTGTGTCACGGGTGACTCATGTAAATCGATGAAAGTTTTATTGGTAGCATCCAACAAATATTGTCTTGTCCTCACCTCATAGCCAAAGCCTTCTACGGCGGCACTGTCATCAGGCATCAGATACCACTGCCGGTGGTTGCTTTAGAACGCGTCTGCCGCATACATATTCCACTCATTCACCGTCGCTTTTTTCTGAGCGTCTGTCGCCGTGAACACCGCGTTACCCGTTGTCGTCGTCACTCTATTTGGCACGTACCCCATGAAATGATTTAGCTGATGTAGTGTTTTGAGTTGTTCTCTCATGTCATTCACACTATTGGTATTAGTACCTGCATTATTTGCGGCATTGATTGCATCATTTATGTCCTCGATTTTATTGAAAAATTGTAATCCATTCCAGTCGCTTCTTGTCCCCTTAAAAGTGTCCGAAATATTAAAAGCAGCATCCAACAAATCTTGTGCTGCTCTTTGCCGTTTTGCCGCCCATTGCTCCCGCGATTGTCTTCTTGGCTTTTTTCCACTCACCCTCTCCACCTCGCTTGTCGCGTTAGTCCACTCTTGTAAAGCGTTTTGTGCCTGAATTGGCCTAACTTTCTCCGCCTCCGCCAGCTCCTCTGCCTTCGCTCCCGTGAACCTCATTCCATCTGGTTGTTCCATTATCACATCATTTATATCCTCCAGCTCACTGACTCGATTTCTCATGCTATCAATGATGAAGGGACTGTTGCCGGTCTGAGCAGCATCGATTGCAACATTTATGTCATTGATTTTAGTGAGAAAATCTAAATTATTCCAGTCGCTTTTTGTCCCATTAAAATTGCTCAAAGTATTATTGGCATCATTGAATAATTCCTGTGCTGCACCTAGACGCCTTCCTGCTCCCTCCCCTTGTCGTTGACGCCTTCCTGCTCCCTCCCTTTGCTGTTGACCCCCTGACCTTTGATCACTGTCATCCGCCTCCTCCTCCTCACTCTCCTCCTCACTCTCCGCCGCCTCGTCCTCCTCCTCCTCCTCGCCCTCCTCCTCGCCCTCCTCCACCTCCTCGTTCACCTCCTCCTCGCCCTCGCCGCCAATGCTGTCATCACTAATCTCAGTATCAAATTGTAGTTCTCTAGGAACATAATTTCCATTACTATCTCTATTGCCTCTTACATATTTTTTACATCTAAATTTTGTTGGACCCGGTTTACTACATTGTGTATTATCACTAATTACTTGATTAAAATATGCAATATCTGGATGACCAGTGCTTATAATTAAGTTATAATATAATACCCCTAAAATTATACCAATAATAAAACCAAGAACTATTCCACCCAGTTGACTACAATTACCATTATATTCAACTACTCCATTAGAACAAATAAAAAATAATGAAAATATTATTATTGGAAAATTAATATCACCATGTGTAAACATAGGAAATATTAAATAAGAACTTATAAATGCTAATACTGTTGTACTTAATGATGGTGAATCAAATACATTTTCATTTTCTCTATATGTAAAAGGAGATGGTAATATATTACAAAATGGTGATGCAGTATCTTTTTGTCTTGATTTTATAATATTTTTTAATAAATAATTAATAAATGTAACAATAACTATACCAATTAAAAGCACTAAACCTTTTATTATTTTATTAGCTAATATAGCATATAAAATTATAGTTAATGAAAATAAAAAAGGTGACATAAATGAAATTATTTTTGTAATATTTGTCAAAGTAAAAGTAATAGGATACATAGTATATTATATTTTACTAATATAATAAAATATAATATTAATTAAAATTATACTACTAATTTTTAATTATTTTATATTAACATCAAATCTATAACTTCATATATATTATTTACTTTATAAAAATTACAATCTTTTAATAGTGTTAAATGTTTTTCATATAATAAATTAAAATCTTTTAAATTTTCTTCTGGATAAATAAAATTTGTTATTCCTGATTTTAATCCTCCTAAAACTTTTAATTCTAACCCACCTATAGCTGTTATATTACCACGCAAACATATTTCACCAGTAATTGCAAAATTATTTTTTATTTTTTTGTTAGTTAATAAACTATAAATTACTAAAGTAATTGCAGCGCCTGCAGATGGACCATCTTTGGGTGTAGCACCTTCAGGAACATGGATATGTATTCCTTGATTTTTTGTTTTTTCAAATTCATTTATTAAAGATTCTTTTAATTCATTATTTATTAAACTTAATGCCAAAGTTTTTGATACTGTCATACTTTCTTTCATTACATCGCCCTGCATACCAGTTAATTTTAAATCTAAAAATGTGGTTGTCAAAAAAAATGATGATTCTATATTTAACATTCCACCTTGGCCATATGCGTTTGCCCATAATCCATTAACTAATCCAACACTAGGTTCTTTTGTTATTTGTAAAATTTTAATTTTATGTTTATCTTTCAATATACTTTCAACTAATTCAATAGATACGTTTACTGGTATACTTAATTTTTTATTTTTTAATAAATCTAAATTAATACTAGATATTATTTCAAATAATAATTCTTTCAATTTTCTTACACCGGGTTCATTTGTATAAAATTCTATTAAATATTGTATTATATCTTCATCAAATTGTATTATATTTTCAATACCAAAATTTTTATATAATTCAGGTAATAAATATTTGGTTGAAATTATTATTTTATCTTCTAAATATAAATTATCAAATTTAATACGATGAATTCTATCTAACAATATTCTATCTATTAAATCTACATCATTATATGAAAAAATAAATAAAACTTTTGATAAATCTAAATCAATATTACTAAAATATTTATCTTGAAAACTATTATTTTGAGTGCTATCAATTAAATGTGTTAAAATTCCTATTATTTCTCTTCCATGCTCCGTTCTACTTACTTTATCTAATTCATCTATAAATATTATTGGATTCATACACTTATGTTCAATTATAATATCTACTATTTTACCCCATGTAGATCCTACATAAGTATAATTATGTCCATCTAATATACTTCCATTAGATGATCCACCTAAAGCAATAAAAGAAAATGGTCTCGAATCACCATTTATATCCTTTAAACAATTTGCTATTCCTTTTTTTGCCAGTGATGTTTTACCTATTCCTGGCGCACCTTCAAATCCAAAACAATAACCTGTTTTTTCTCCACTAATCCACTGGCCAAGTAATCTTTCTATTTGAATTTTAGCATTTTTATGCCCATGAATAGCATTTTCTAATATATTGTTAAAAGATCCTATGTATTCGACTATTTCACTATTTTTTGAATTAATTTTTAATATATATTTTTCTAGTTTAACTACATTATTTGTTATATTTTTTTTATCAAGTGATTCAAATAGTATTACTAATTCTTTAAATAAAGGTATATTTTCTTTATTATTTATTAAAAAAGTATTTAATTCTTTTTTTATCTCATTAAGATTACCTTTACCTGATATTTCAATTAAATTATATTTTTTATTTATTATATTAATAGAATCTATAATATATGTTAATGATTTTTTTTTATTATTTACATTATTTAATATACAATTAATTATATTAAAATAAATTAATTTGTTTTTTTCTTCAATCTTTTTTGTTATATTTATAATTTCTAAAGAATTATATTTTTTATTAGTAATATTTTTTTTAAAATAATTTACAAATTCTTTAATTTCATTACAATTTATATTATCTATTTTTATATAACTTAATACTTCTTTGATATTATTAAAAATATTTAATATATCATTATTTTTTTTTAATATATATTCTTCTTTATAAATCCCAAAAGGTATTTTTAATAAACCATCTAAATATTGTCTAGCTTTTGATCCTGAATCTTCTGATTTAGATTTTATTTCTTTTAATTTTTGCATAGCTTTTTCTTTAATATTATCACTTGCTTTTATTAAACAAATTTGCTGTTCTAAAGGTATTTTATTATTATCAATATTTGATAATTTACTTGTATATTCTATTGTTTGATACATTGCATTTTTAAATATTTTTTTACAAAACCATGGCAAACTTTCATATATTATTTTTTGACTATCAGAATCATAACTGTTATTATTATCACAAGATAATAAATCATATAATAAATAAGATATATATTGAAATTCATATTTCTTTGTATTTATTAATAGTTGTATTAATAAACTGCGTTGTCCAAATAAATCATTACTTATAAAATCTTGAACTATTGAATTTATTGGTTTTTGCTCATTATTAAAATTTTGAGTCATAATGTAAATATATTTATTTATTAGTTCAAAATTATTATAAATTAAATATTCTTTTAAGTTTATTATATTAATATAATTATTCCAGCATTCTTCATCATAATTATCATTATTTTTAAAATTATTATTATTTAAATAATTTAATAAATCATTATATTTATCAATTAAAAAAGGATATTTAATATTATTAATTATTATATTATCACATAAACAATTTATGGTTAATGTTCTTTTATTATCGTAATCATGTAATACTATTTTTATACCATTAACTCTTAAACTAAAATTTGTATTTGTTCTCATTAAATCAAAACATTCAAACATATCAGAATCTTCCAATATTGTTTTATCATCTATTATTTTATTTTTTTGGATTTCTTTTGGAATATTTTTATTCTTATTATTATTCCAATTTATTATTTTATAACTTATTGGATGTAGATATTTTTTTAATAAATCAAAAATATTTTCATATTTTTTATTATTTATTATGTAATTTTCAATAAAATTATGACTTAAACAAACTTTTATTAAAAATTCAAAATTATAAATTCCATAATTTTTAATTGTACTTGATAAACTATTATTTATATATTGTAAATCATTTAATATATTGTCTTCTGATATAGTTGATATTAAATTTATTATTTTTTCTAATGATTCTATACAAATATTATAATCAGTAGTAGCTATTATATTAATTAACTTATATTTATTTATAGCTTGATATATATTTTCAATAACTAATTTATAAAAATTTATCTTATTATCATAATTATTATTCATAATTAATTATATATATATAATTATTAAATATATTTTAACTATTTATATAATATATAAAAATTGATTATTTTAATATATTAAAATAAAATATATTAAAATAAAATATGGGAATTCCTTATTATTTTAGTTATTTGATACAAAATCATATAAAAATTATAAATAAATTAGAAAATATTAAAAATATACATAATTTATTTTTGGATAGTAATTCAATTATTTATGATTCTATTAATTTTAATAATTTTGAAAATAAAAGTCAATTTGAAAACAATATAATACAAAATACAATAATTAAAATTGAAAATATTATAAAAATAATTAATCCACAAAATAATATATTTATAGCATTTGATGGAGTACCACCATTAGCAAAATTAAATCAGCAAAAAAATAGACGTTATAAATCAAATTATCAAAATATATTATTTAACAAAAAAAATTATTGGGATACTTGTTCTATTACTCCTGGTACTAATTTTATGAAAAAATTAGACTTATTAATATATAATCATTTTAAAAAAAAATATAGCAATATAAATATTATAATATCTTGTTCTGATGTTCCAGGTGAAGGAGAACATAAATTATTTGATTATTTAAGAAATAATGATAATAGTGAAAAAAATACTATTATTTATGGTATGGATGCTGATTTAATTATGCTATGTTTAAATCATTTGAAGTTATGTAAAACTATTTATTTATATAGAGAAACACCTAATTTTATTAAATTATTAAATACTGATTTAAATCCAGAAGAAAATTATTTAATAAATATTAACACATTAGGAAATGAAATTTATAAAACAATTACTAATAATAATGATATAAAATTGGAAAATTATTATCATAAAATAGAAGATTATATTTTTATATGTTTCTTATTGGGTAATGATTTTTTACCACATTTTCCAGCATTAAATATTAGATCAACTGGATTTACTATATTATTAGAATTATATAAAGAATTATTTAATGATTCTAATTATATTACTTATAATAAAAAAATTAATTATAAAAATTTAAAATATTATATAAAAAAACTAGCAGAAAATGAAGAAAACTTTATTAAAGAAATATATAGTTCAAGAGAAAAAAAATCTAAAAAATTTTATCCAGAAAATAATGATGAAGAAATAGAAAGAAAATTTATTGAAACACCAATGTGGGAAAGAAATATTGAAAAATATATTAATCCATACGAAAATGAATGGGAATTTAGATATTATTATTCTTTATTTAATATTAATATTGATAATAATAAAGATTTTATTTCAATATTATCACATAATTATATTCAAACATTATTATGGACATATAATTATTATAATTCAAAATGTAATAACTGGACTCATACTTATAATTATAATTATCCACCATTATTAATACATTTATATAAAGCTATTCCATATTTTGAAAGTGAAATAACATTAGAACAAAATGAAAATATTATACATCCTCAATTATTATTGTCATATGTATTACCAAAAAATTCTTTACATTTATTAGAAGATTATATTAAAAATTATTTATTAAAAAATTATGCCAGCTATTATGCTGAAGATTATGAATTTCATTATGCGTTTTGCAAATATTTTTGGGAGGCTCATGTTAATTTTCCTTATTTAAATTTTGAAGAATTTTCAAAAAATATAAATAAATTAATTTCCTAATTTGGTAATTTATGGGGGGATACGACATCCACTCGGGGATTTTTGACCTTTTTTTTTTGTTACCATTTATGATAAGACTAAAAAAAAAGGAAAATTCATGGTTTGTTTTTTTTAAAAAAAGATTTATCAAATTTTTTGAAATTGGACATACTTTTTAATGTCCATTTTTAAAATATGTGTCAAAAGTTTAAAAAGTAAAATTTTCAAACTTATTTTTTGATATTTTACAATTTTTAATCGTTAAAGATAATAAAAACTATAAATTTTCCAGATTTTTTTTGTTACCATAATTTTTTTTTATAAAAATAAAAAATTTAGAGAATTTTTATGTATCATTATTATATAAAAAATGATACATGAAAATTCTCAAAAATTCTCAACAAAATTTTATTGTGAAAAATGTGACTATTATGCAAATAGAAAAAGTGATCTATTAAAACATTTTAACAGCAAAAAACACAATGGTACATATAATGATACACAAAAATTCTCAATGAAATGCGAATGTGGAAAAGTTTATAAATTTCATTCCGGGTATTATCGTCACAAAAAAGTTTGTAATTTTACAAAAAATGTTACCATAAATAATGAAAATAATGAAAATAATGAAAATAATGAAAATAATGAAAATAATGAAAATAATGAAAATAATGAAAATAATGAAAATAATGAAAATAATATATATTATAAAGATGATGATTATAAAACAATGTTTTTGAAATTATTGGATGAAAACAAAGAATTTAAAAATATTTTAATAAAACAACAAAATCAAATTGGTGAATTGATACCAAAAGTAGGTAATAATAATGTCAATAATATTAATAATGTTAATCAAAAATTAAATGTAAATATATTTTTAAATACTCATTGTAAAGATGCATTAAATATTGATGATTTTGTTAAAAATATAGATATTAATTTAGATGATTTAGATTATACAAAAAATAATGGATTAGCAGAAGGAATTAGTAATGCAATTATACAAAATATGAGCAAATTAAGTTTATATGAGAGACCTTTGCATTGTACTGATACAAAAAGAGAGACATTATATATAAAAAATGAGGATGCATGGGAAAAAGATGAAAGTAAAACTAAAATTAAAAAAGCAATAAAAGATGTATCCGATAAACAATTTAAAAGTATAAAAAAATGGACAAATATTAATCCTGATTTTCAAGAAGATAATAATAAACAAGAATATTTTGCAAAAGTGTTATCAGTTTTAGGAAAAGATAGTGGAGAAGTCGATGATAAAGTAATCAAAAAAATATGTAATAATTATAATTTGAAAAATTTAATAAAAGATTGAATAAATTAATAAGTATATATTATTATAAAATAATTTATGTAATTATTATAAGTTATTTTATGGAAACAGTAGATTTAAATATTGATAATTATGATTATGAAGATATATTAAATTTATTTGGTTTAAATCATGATTTTGGAGAGAATGGTTTAAAAAATGCTAAAAAAATAGTATTAGCAACACATCCAGATAAATCAGATTTAAATAAAGAATATTTTTTATTTTTTAGTAAAGCTTTTAAAATTTTAAATTTTGTATATACTTTTAGAGAGAAAACTAATAATTCTGAAAAAAAAAATATAAATTATGAAAATACAGAGTATTTATTAAATAATGATGAAAATAATAAAGAAATAATAAATCAACTTAAAGAAAAAAAAATTTTAAATCCTCAAAATTTTAATAAATGGTTTAATGAATTATTTGAAAAAGTTAAAATTAATAATGAATATGAATCTAATGGTTATGGGGAATGGTTACAAAATTATGAAGAACATATAAATACTAGTGAAAAAAATCTTTCAAAAATGCATGAAGAAATTAATAATAAAAAAGAAGAATTACGATCTAAACAATTATCAAAATATAATAAAATTAATGAATTTAATAATAATGAATTTTGTGATTTAACAAATTCTAATGTAGATAGTTATTCGTCTGGAATGTTTAGCAAATTACAATTTGAAGATTTAAAAAAAGCACATACTGAAACAGTTGTTCCTGTTAGTGAAAAAGATTATAAAGATAAATACAATAATAATATTAATAATATTAAATTTCAAAGAAATCAACAAAATATTGTACCATTATCTGTTAAAGATTCTAACGATTATTTAAATTCAGAAGATTTTAATAATAATTATATTAGTTCTCAACGGGCATTTAAATTAGCAAAACAAGAAGAAGAAATTGAAAAAAAAAATAATATATGGTGGTCAAATTTAAAAACACTGAAATAAATATATTAATTTATATTATATATAATATATAATATGAATTATAATAATTTAGTAATAAGTATATTAGTATTGGTTGCAGCTGGATATATATATAATCAATTCAAAATTAATCAAGATAAACATGATAATTTAGAAGAACTTAATATTATAAAAAAATATTTATTAAATGAAAATAGTGATATAAATAATAATAAAATTCATAATAAACCTATATTATGGATACATATAGATTATAATATAAATTCTAGAAATTGGGAATCATTTGGTTCTAGAAATAATAGTAATTTAAATCAAGATTATTTATACTTAACAATTCGCACTATTATAAAACAATGTTCTAATTATTTTAATATTATATTAATAAATGATGATTCATTTAAAATTTTATTGGAAAATTGGAATATAGAATTGAATAATATTTCTGATCCACAAAAAAATTATTTTAGAAAATTAGGTTTAATGAAAATTTTATATAATTATGGAGGCTTACTAATTGAACCTTCTTTTATAATGTTAAAATCACTTGATAAAATATATAAAAAAGTTTTAAATACAAAGAAAATGTGCGTTGGTGAATTTTCTAATAATTCTTCAAATAGTCATAATATGAAAACTATGCCATCCACAAATTTTATAGGTTGTATAAAACATTGTATAAAAATGAAAGAATTTAATAATTATTTAGCTATACTTTTTAGTAAAGATTATAGTGATGAAATAAATATAGAAGATCAAATTAATAAATGGTTACTCAATGAAACACAATGCAATAATATTAATTATATTGATGGAAAATATATTGGAACAAAAAATAATAAAAATAATATATTTCAATTAGATGAATTATTGGGATCAACTAAATTAGATTTAAATGAAAAAGCTTATTGTTTATATATACCTCGAAATGAAATATTAAAAAGAAATAATTATAGTTATTATGCTTACTTAAATAATAAAGAAGTTTTAGAGGCAAATGTAAATATAAGTAAATATTTATTATTAGCATTATAATATTTTTTTTAATGCTTCTTGTGTTTCTTTGCTTATTTTTTCAGGATAATTTACATTAAATGTTATTATTAAATTACCACTATAATTATTTCTTAAAAATCCTATATTTTCAATAATTTTTTTACTATTATTATGTATAATATTTTCTTTATTAACAATTTTATATATTTTATTATTTAAATATTTAAAATTATATTCAAAACCAACTAATGATTCTTTAAAACTTATATTTATATTATAAAATATATCTAATCCTTTGCGACTATATAATTCATGCTTTAATAAAAATGTATGTATTTTAACATTACTTTTAAAATTTTCATAAATATTTCCTTTATTTTCTATAATTATAATTTCATCATTATCAATGCCTTTTGGTATCTCTACATATAAGGTTTCTTTTTCTTGTTTTACTATATTATTATACATTATATTTCTTTCAATAATAATTGGTATATTTGAACCATTATATGCTTGTTCAAAAGTTATTTTCATAATTATGACTATATCTTCTTTAAATTTATTATAATTATTATTTTGATTATTACAATCTTGATTTTGATTATTAAAATCTTGATTTTGATTATTTTGATTATTTTGATTATTTTGATTATTATGATTATTATGATTATTATAATTATTTTGATTATATAAAACTATTTCATTTTTTGATTTATTATTAATATTATAAATTAAAAAATTAAAAGCATCTGTTATTTTATCATAATGTTGTTTATTATTAATATTTTTGTCGGGATGATACTTTAAACTCAATTTTCTATATGCTTTTTTAATAATATCAATATTGTCAGTCTCATTTATTTCTAATAAATCATAATAAGTATTATTATTTAACATATAATAATAATAATATATAAACTTAAATATTTTATATATTATTATTTATTACGTAAAAATTTATGTCTGAACAATTTATAAATAAATATAAACCAAAAGAATTTGAAGATATTAATTTAAATAAATATTCAATTGATATTATAAATATATATTTAAAAAATAATAAAATTAATTTTATAATACAAGGAAATACGTCTTCGGGAAAATCTAGTTTAATTAATATTTTAATTAGAAAATATTATAATACAATTAATCTAACTAATAACCCTAATATTTTATATATAAATTTATTGAAAGATTATGGAATTAACTATTATCGTAATGAAATTAAAAGTTTTTGTAATATTAACAATTTTGTAAGTAATAATAGTAAAAAAAAAATGATAATAATAGATGATATTGATTTAATTAATGATAATTGTCAACAAATTATTATTTCGCTTATTAATAAATATAATAATATAAATTTTTTATTTTCGTTTTTTGATTATAACAAAGTAAACGAAAATCTTTTAAAAATATTAGAACCATTATATATTACACCTATAACTAATGAATTTATAAAAAAAATTTTAAAAAATATAATTCTAAAAGAAAAATTATTTATTTCTGATAATATTATTGAAGAAATAATTAAATTATCTAATTATTGTATTCCTCAAAGTATAAATAATTTAAATAAAATAGTATTATATAATAGCGATTTAAATAAAATAAATAATATTGAAAATATTATATCAAATATTACAATAGACTATTTTGATTTATATATTAAATATTGTAAAAATAATAATTATAAAGAGTCATTTGAACATATTTTAAAATTTGTTGATAATGGATATTCAGTTATTGATATTATTGAAGATTTTTTTTTATATATAAAAAATTATTCTAATTTGGATGATAAATATAAATTTGAAATTATTAAAGTAATATGTTCCTCTATTAATATTATAAATAATATTAATGAAGAAAATATAGAATTAATATTTTTAACTAATAATATTATAAATATTTTAAATTCTATATAATATTTTTATATATATATATGGTTAATATATTAAATGATATATCTAATAATATTTTATATGATTTTTTAGATTTGTATTGTATTAAAGAAGATAATTATTATATATTAAATAAATATATATTTAAACAATATGAATATAATAATTCTATAATAAATTTTTATAATATTTTAAGAAATTATTATAATATAAAAAATTTATATTATTTAAATAGGGAAATAAATTATAATAATTTAATAACTATTATTAGACAAATATGTAAAAAAAATAAAATAAAATATTTAAAAAAAATTAAATATGATAAAAGTACATATAATATTGTTTATTATATTGAAATATTAAAATAATATAATTTATTATATAGTTTCTTTACCCATTTCGATTAATATTTCATTTAATTTTGATTTTATTAAATTATTTTCATTATTTAATAAAGTTATTTCATTTTCTAAAATAGTATTTTTATTTTTTAATGATACTATTTCGCTTTCTTGGACTTGAACTATTGCATCTAATTCTTTTGTTGCTGCTATATTTAATGTAAATAAATTATTATATGTTACATCATAATAAAAATTATCACTTAAATCTAAGATTTCTTCGGATGTTCCATAATAATTTTTACCAACACAAAATGACATATCTGTATTTAATAAATCCTGAGCAATAACTCCCATTTCAAAAGATCCATAAGAATCTATATTACCTGTAATAGGATCAAATATATATTTTGTATATTCTTGTACTTTTATTTGATTTAATTTATTTAAAGGATTTTCAATATTTTTTTCATTATCTTTTAATCGATCATCACTTGAAAATGATACATTATTATTATTAAATTTAAAATGATCACCTGTAACAAATACACCTCGCGGCGCGGCGTTTGGATTATTATTGCTGCCGATGGGCACTGCCGACAAATATATGTTATGATATTTCTTAATATAAAATTTATTAGCATCATAACCACCTATAGCTTGTATCTTAGTATGTCTCTCGTGATCACCGACGAGTTTTGATTCTATATATGCTATATTATCGTGTGTTATTCTGTTTGAAGTATATAAAACACCTGCAATAGTAGCATCGCCTTGTACTATTAAATCATTTGAAACTTCTAATATATTATTTATTGAAGCATCGCCTTGTACTATTAAATTATTTGAAACTTCTAATACATTATTTATTGAAGCATCGCCTAAAACTAGCAAATTATTTGAAACTTCTAATACATTATTTATTGAAGCATCGCCTAAAACTAGCAATTTGTTTGAAACTTCTAATACATTATTTATTGAAGCATCACCTAAAACTAGCAATTTGTTTGAAACTTCTAAATTATTATTTATTGAAGCATCACCTAAAACTAGTAATTTGTTTGAAACTTCTAATACATTATTTATTGAAGCATCGCCTAAAACTATTAAATTATTTGAAACTTCTAATACATTATTTATTGAAGCATCACCTAAAACATACAAATTATTTGAAACTTCTAATACATTATTTATTGAAGCATCGCCTAAAACATACAAATTATTTGAAACTTCTAATACATTATTTATTGAAGCATCACCTTTTACTAGCAAATTATTTGAAACTTCTAGATTAGATAATATACTAGAACCAGCGACATCAAGAGTACCAGCAATTATAGTGTTACCACTTGTTGATGCAACACTAAATTTATCTGTAACATTCAAATCTCCATTAACACTTAAACCATTTGTTATTTCTACTTTACTAGAATCTATAATAAACATATTAATAGCATTTCTTGTTTCAACATATATACTTCCTTTTTCAGACATTTATAATATAATATATAATATAATTTAATATAAGAAATGCATTAAATTATATATAATATCCTCTTTAACATGAAATTAGCAATTATATTTAGTCAACCGTGTAGATGTTGAAGCAATTTAATCTAGGATAAGTGGTCCCTCCAGCTTTGATAATCCAATAGGGGCCACTTTGTGGATATGCTTTTAGGCTTGCCTTAACTTGATCGTCCGCGTTTAAGTCCATCATACAACTAATTGAAATGTTATTCGTTTTCCATGTGACGGTGTCTGAAGTAGCCGTTGAAGTTGTCGTAATAGTCTGTTTCATGCCCGCGTATCTCACAAATCCACTACCAGTATTCACATGTATCCAAGCCTGTGTGTTTGTGTTATAAGGAGCAGTTGGATCTTCAACCGTTCCGTGGTATTCCACCTTGTAGATGCCCTTTCGGGGTGCGGTGAAAACACCAGTAGTTGCATTAAACGACGTCGCGTGGCTATCTATTTCGACTGTAAAGTTAGTGACGTCATGTTCTGTATTGTAGTTGAACTGCCCCGAGTCACCATTTTTGTATGCATACAAGTTGACAGGTCCAACCCGCTGCCAAATGTATTCACCCGAAGTTGTCATTCCCAGACGGAAGTTCGCGAAGTCAGTAATTTGGGGGTTAGCTGTTGCAGCTGAAGTCGCAAGGGTTCCATCTGAATTTGGCCAACTAATTTGAATCTGATTAGGCACACTCAATTGCAACCTCTTGATACCCTCTATTGTTACGTGACTAAAGCTAAGATTTGAGTTATCAGACACCAAAATACCCTGTTGTGCAGCTACATGACCATCTTGAGCCACACTGACATCTGGATCCCATAGTGATCTAAGAAAAGCTTCTTCATTACTTACGTCCATTGCAAACGTCCTATTGTTATTGTTACCTGACGGTTCATGATATTTATGAGTTGCATTCCATAATAGTGATTCCACACTATTATTTTCTAAATTAGTTCCCTTCAATATAACACTATTAACACTTAAATCTCCATTAACACTTAAATCACCAATAATATTAGTATTACCAATAATATCAAGATTACCACCTATGCTAGCATCTGCTATTACACTTAAACCGGTTCCACTTGTTTTGCTTAAAGTTAATGTATCAGAAATGTTAGTAGCACCTGATACATCAAGAGTACCAGCAATTATAGTATTACCACTTGATGATGCAACACTAAATTGATTTGCAACATTAAATTCCCCATTAATACTTAAATCATTTGTTATTTCTACTTTACTGGAATCTATTATAAGCATATTGGTACCATTTATTTTCTTACCAATTATACTTCCTTTTAGATCATCCATTTATAATATAAAATATAATATAATTTAATATAAGAAATGCATTAAATTATATTTATTAAAATTTTATATTTATTAAAATTATATTTATTTAAATTATATTTATTTAAATTATATATAGTTTAAGTTTGTGGTAATTTTATTTTTAAAAATCCATTAGCATCATAGTATATATTATATTGTAAAAGATTTGCACTACCTTCTTGAAGATTGTTTAATATTAAATTACCAGTTCTAATTGTGCCATTACATATATCAATATTATAACTAGGATCAATTGTATTAAATCCTAAAAATCCATTACTAGTATCAACACAAACCATATTGCTTTCTTGAATAGTTGCATCTGGTACATCAAAATTTTGTGTTACAAAATTACCAAGCAAATAGTTTAGACTTTCAGACATTATTTATTAATATTATATTTTTTTTTCTAAATTATTAATTCTTTTTTTTAAATTACTTATTTCTATATTTTGAGTACTTATAATTTTTTCTAATTGAATTATTTTACTATTATTACTATTATTACTATTATTACTATTATTACTATTATCCAAAATATTATTTATTTTATTATCTAATTCTTTAATTGCTGCTAAACCATATACAAAAATATTATTATAATTTACTGAATAAGGTTTTACATTTGAACCTATATTTACACAAAAACTTATATCATCTAATGATTCTAATTCTTGTGCAATTAATCCTGCTTCTATAATATATGGTTCATTTACTATACCACTAAAATCATGAGCTTTAAAATTTCTAGTTTTTTGATATAATTGTGGAACTAATTTATTAACAACATTTAAGCCATTATTAATAACTACTTCATTATGTTTTAATCTATCATCAGATGTTAATGTAAAAAATTGTCCACCTATTTGACCTAAAATGCTTGCTGATCCGTCAATTAGTAAATCACCACTTAAATCTAAATTGGCACATATATCTATTTTATTGTTAGAATTATTACAATATATATTATTAACACAAATATCATTAATAACTAGCTTTAGTGAATTTATATTTCTATTAACAGATATATCATTTTCAACAAATAAATTGCTATTAAATGATACATCATTTTGAACAAATAATTTATCATTAACACTTAAATCATTATTTACTATTATTTGACCATTGGTTGATATATCTCCACTAATATTTATATATTGAGTAAAGTCATTGTTTTTAGAAATATTGTTTAATCTTATATTGCTTAATTCAATAGTTTGTGTACTTATATAGTTAGTATTAAATAACAACTCTGAATTATTAGAATTATTACTTTTAATAGTACCAAGACTTTTAAATCTTAAAATATTTGTTTCAATAGTTCCGCTTACATCTATTTCACAACTTGGATTAGCTGTTCCGACACCAATTCTACTATGTAATGTATCAATTGCAACTACATTATTGGGATTCGCCGGTAAAGTTTGATTATCAATAATGGCATTTATACTACTAATTATTTTATTAGACATTAAATATATTAATATAAGTATAATATATTTAATAATTTAAATTAATAAATTTTAATTAATAATAAATTATTATTTTACATAATTTAAACATCTTTCAAAAAATTTTGTTACATTATCAATATTTCCACCTAAACATGAATCATCTGGAACATAAAAATTATCTTTGGTGCCCGGATAATATGCTAAAATTGCTGGTATTCCATTTACCATTTTTTTATTTTTTAAAAATATATATAATTCAAGTGATTCATCAATATCTATTTCAATAAATTTAATAGAGTTTGGAAATATATCAATATATTTTTGAGTTATATTTTTTATATTTTTACATGGACCACACCATTCAGCAGTAAATTTAATAATTAATAATGTTTTTTGTTCTAAGTTTTGTTGCATACTATTTAATTCATTTGTGCTTAACATAATTTAAATATATATACTAAATTATTTTTAAATAATTAAAAACAATTTATTTTTTTAAATTATTAAAAAAATAGTAGTCTGTTATATATTTTAGTATCATTATAGATTACTAAATCATTACTTATAGTAACATTTGTATTAAATGAAGTGTCTGATGTAACAAGTAATTCATTTGAAATTGTTATATAATTTTCTGATAAATCTAATCCTGCAATTTGATTAATATTATTGACTATTGGCACAAATGAGTTTGTTAAATCACCAAGACTAATATCTCCAGAAACAATATTATTTGTACTAATATCTATTTTTAAAAATTTTAAATCTAATGGATTTATATTATTATCTTTATCATCTTTTAAATTACTTATATTTAAATTATTTTTTATATTTAAATTGCTAATATCAGTTGTTATAGCACTTAAATCTTGTAATATTGTTTTAGATGAAACATTTAATGTATTTTGTAATGTAGTTGGACCAGCAACAATTAATGTACTACTAATATCCGTTGGTCCTGCACTTAAATTTTGTAATGTAGTTGAATCGGTAACAACCAATATACCGGCTATTTGTGTTTTACCTTTAACATATAAATTATTTGAAACTTCTAAAACATTATTTATTGAAGCATCGCCTAAAACTATTAAATTATTTGAAATTTCTAAAGTATTATTAATAGATGCATCTTGTGATACAATTTTATTAAAATTTACATCACCCAATCCAATAAGATCATTATGTACAATAAGTTTACTTATATCAGTTGTTGAATTAATACTTACATCATTATATACTCTTAACTTATCATTTATTATTACATTTCCCCATAATTGAATTTTTTTATCTTCGTTTGTTACAATATGTATATTATCATTTAATGATGTAATAATAAAGTCCTCATTTCTAGATATATTTTCATTATTAACTGCGTTATTAACTGCGTTATTAACTACATTATTTAAGACACTAAGATTATCTATTGTAGTAGTACTAGGATCACTATATAACATATCTACTTTCATTTTAAATCGAGCTTTTAAATTATTAAATTGATATACACCAGAGTCTTGAAATTTTAAGTCTTTTATAAAATCTAAATTATTTCTACAATTATCAATTATAATTAATGATTGACTATTATCTACTATAGAATCACTATTATCCATAAAATAATTTTGTAAAGAAATTATATTTGACATAGTTATTATAATATATATTTTATTTATTTTTATTATATTGAATTTAATTATTCATAAACTTTAAATACTTTCGGTTAAAAACTATTTAAAGTTTATAAATAATAAATTATATAAAATATGTCAGATAATGAAGAAGAATATCAATTACCTCCTTCAACAATATGGAATCATATTGCTAAAATATCAATAACAGAAGACAAACCAATTATGTTAGATTATTGGATTGATTCATTAGAAAAAAAAATTTTAATAGGTATTAAAGAAAATGGTGAAAAATTATTAGTTAAAAATTCAGAAGAATATACAAGTCCAATTACTAAAATTTTTCAAGTTGATAAAGTATATATAATTACAACCGAAAATTCTATATATATTACACATAGTGAAATTCCTAAACGTAAAATTAGTTCTTAATTCATAAAAATATATTAAATATATTTTTATATATTTAATATATTAATTATGATAGTTAATGAAAATTTAAATGATATTATATTAAAATATCAAAAATTAGTTTACAATTATACTAAATTTTTTAATTCAAATATATATAATAATAATAATAATAATTATTATGAAAAAATATATATACATGGGTTGAATATAATTAAAAATATATTTAATATAACATCTATTTATTTATGTAATATTAGTGATATTAATAATATATGTGAAAAAGGATATATATATTTTATTGAATTTATAAATCAATTAACTATAACTAATTATAATGATAGTAATATAGACCTTACATTAAAAGATGCAGTATTTTTTTCATACAAAAAAACTATTTTTAATTTAGATAAATATAATCATAATATAAGTATTATTGAAAAAAAAATTTTAGATAATTTAAATAGTTATATTTTTTTAATTAATAATATTAATATTATTATTAATAGAAATCTATATTTAACTAATAATACTAATAATGCTAATACTAATGCTAATACTAATGCTAATAATAATGCTAATAATAATGCTAATAATAATGCTAATAATAATGATAATAATAATGGAGAATTATTAATACAAAATAACAATATTATAAATAAAATTATAAAAAAAATAAATAATATTTTAAAATTTAACTCAACATTAGATCGATTAAATGAGATTAATTATATTATTCAAGAATTATTAAATATAACAAATGATTTGAATAATCAAATGTTAGATAATAATAATAATAATAATAATAATAATAATAATATTGTTAAATACTTTGAAAAACAATTATTGTATATAAATAAAAATAATATATTGTTATAATTTTATTAATATGCAATAATTGTTTTTCAATTATTAGTATAAATAAATTTTTTTTTTACTTTATTATTTTTAATAACTTTATTATTGATACTATCTTTATTTGATAATACTATTTTTGAATATTCTTTTATTAATATATCTTTTATATAATTATATACATAATTTAAAATAGTTTCACTACATTTTCCAACAATTAATATACTTCCAGTACGAAATAACATATATGAAACTTTAGTAATATTTTCATTATATTTAATATTTTTAAAATTAATTGCTTCTTTTATTATTAAATTTTTTTTATTATCAAAATAATAAATACATTGTATCCCTGGATATGAGCAAGGATCATAACAAGCATTAATATTATAGTCATTTCTTAAAATATTAAATAATGATTCGCGATTAATATAAAATCCACAATTAAAATTAGAATTTATTAATACATTTTCAATATTATTAATATTATAATTAATAGAAATATTAGAAATAGTTTTAAATAATTTTTTCAAATTTTCTAAAATTTTATATACAATATTATCATTTTGTATTCCAGGAATTTCTATTTTGCCCGTATTAAATATTTTAATATGAAATTCTTTAAATATATCTTCATCTAATAATCGCATAGTTAATACAAAACAATTATAAAAAGCACTTTTATTATTATTTTTTGTAAATAATAAATCTTTCTTAGAAAATCCAACTGTAATTTTACGTATATCTTTATAAGTTATTCTGCCGGAAGGATTATCTATATAATTTAAAATAATAATTTTTTTGTAAGAATTAATATTTTCAATAATTTTATCAATATTATTAGATTCTTCTTTATTTTTTAATGAAATTTTTATTTGTTTTTTGATTATTCCGGATTGTTGCTCATAATATTTAAGAATAGGTATTTTCCAAAATATATCATATATGTCTATTAATTTATCAATATAAATAATTTTTGTTTTAGTAGAAATATATAAATCAGAACATTTAATTTCAGACTCATTAAAATTATTATTATAAGAAATATTATTATCAATATTATTATTTTCTAAAAAACTATCCCATTCCAAATCAATATCCATATTTAAATATAATTAAAATAATTTATAAAAATCAATTATTTTTATATATTTTTTAAAATATTATTTTCTTTTATTTATATATTATAATGAATTCATTATTAAGTGAAGAAATAAAAAAATATAATTTAAATAATTTAGATAAAAATTTACAAAAAGAAAATTTTGAAAAAATAATAATTAAAAATATAGAAAAAAATATTTCTTACAATAAAGAAGATAATAATTTTATAAATAAAGAAGGTAATAATTTTATAAATAAAGAATATAGTATTAATATGAATATATTTAATCCTATGAAAAATTCTCCACCTAATTATTGGAATGACAGACTATTAAATAGAATAAATAATTTAAATAACTTTAATTAAGATTATTATTTTAACACTAGAAAATATACATATTTTATAAAACTATCAAAATTTTCAATATTATGAATACAAAATTCATAATATTTTATTTTTGTTATATTATGTTCATTATATATTATTTTATGTTTTAAAATATAATAAATATATTGTTTTATTATATAAATTTTATCAATATTACATTTATTTTCAATTGTAGTTATATAATTATTAAATTTATTAAAATTATTATTAATGTTATAGTTATATAAAATATTTAAATAATTATTTTCTAATACAAATACTTTTTTATTTATATTTGTTTGTAAATAATTTATCATACATCTTACATCATTATTAAAATATTCAATAATAGAATTTATTGTGTTGTTATTTATATTTAAATTTTCATGTTTTATAATATTATTCATTAAATTAAGTATATTTGAATTTGGTAAATTATTAAATCTTAATTTAATAAATTCATTTTGTAATGAATAATCTATTTTACTTATATAATTACATATTAAACAATATATAATATTATTATTATTTTCTTGAATTAAAATTTTTAATCCTTGTTGTGCAATTTTTGTCATATAATCTGCTTCATCTAATATAATAAATCTAGTCTTTTCTTCGCAAAAAGATTTACTATAAATAAAATTATAAATAGTATTTCTTATAATATCTATACCTCTATCATCTGAAGCATTTAAATGAATAACCAAAGATTTATAATTTTTAATATTTTTATAATAATTATTAATTATATTTAATATTGTAGTTGTTTTACCTGATCCCGGAGGACCATAAAATAACAAATTTGGTATACTATTTTCAGATAATATATTATTTATTATTTTTTTATTTACATCATTCATAATTATGTTATTTATAAACATAGGTCTATATTTTTCACACCATGGAAGATTATTATTCATATATTAAATACTTTTCAAAATATATTTAATTAATATTAATTAAATATATTTTAAAAAGTATTTAAATTTGTCTAATGATTTATATTATAAAATGCTTAAAAAAAAAGGTAGAAAGCCTAAGTCTTATTATGATAATTTAAAATTATTGGAAATATCTAATAATAATTTAAATTCTACTAATAATTTAAATTCTAATAATAATGTAAATTCTACTAATAATTTAAATTCTAATAATAATGTAAATTCTACTAATATTTCAGATGTATCAATTAATAATTTACCAAAAAAGCGTGGAAGAAAACCAAAAGGAGGAAAAATTATAGAAGAACAAAAAAATACTATATGTAATACTACAATTCATAATATTATAGTACATTTAAAATGTAATATAGAAGATATATATGATAGTACTGAATTTAAATATAATCCAGATATAAATATTATAAATAATTATAATATAGATGATAATAATTTATTAAATTATAATTATATAGACAATGAAATAAAAAAAGATAATATTGAAACCCCAGAATATATTAATCAAAGTAAAGAATTAAATAATACAAAATTTATATATATTAATAATACTAATAATACTAATAATACTAATATTAATAATATTAATAATGAAAATAATATTAATAATGAAAATAATATTAATAATGAAAATAATACTAATAATATAAAATCTTATATTAATGAAAATATAAATAATAAAATAAATGATGAAATAAATAATGAAACAAAAAATGAATTAATTAATAAAAATTTATTTAAAAAATTAAAACAAATAAATTTTAATAATTCAAATTATAATATTAATTCTAATGCAGCATGTTTTTGGTGTACTTGTAATTTTTCAAATGAAAGTATTTATATTCCAAAATATGAATTAAATAATATATTTTATTGTTATGGTAATTTTTGTACACCTCAATGTGCGTGCGCTTATTTAATGAATGAAAATATAGATAATACTACAAAATTTGAAAGATATTATTTATTAAATAATATTTATACTAAAATATTTAATTATAAAAATAATATAAAATTAGCACCAAACCCATATTACTTACTCGATAAATATTATGGAAATTTAACAATAGAAGAATATAGAAGATTATTAAATAATGAAAAAATTATATATATCGCCAATAAACCAATAACAAAAATTTTTCCAGAAGTATATGAAGAAAATATAGATTTTTTAATAAATTCAAAAATAGGTAAAAAAAAATAGGTAAAAATAGGTTAAAAAATAGGTAAAAATAAGTAAAAAAAATAAACAAATTCTAATTTTATTTTTTAATATTTATTTTTTAATATTTATTTTTTAATATTTATTTTTTAATATTTATTTTTTAATATTTATTTTTTAATATTTATTTTTTAATATTTATTTTTTAAACAATTTTTGATAAAATGGTATATTTGTTAAAAATGAAAATTCTCCTTGATTTTTAATATATTCACCACCATCTATATTTACTATTGTTCCATTAATATAATCAGCTTTTTTACTTGTTAAAAACATTGCCAAATCTGCTATTTCTTGTGGATCACACATACGCTGACTAGGATTTACATAATTATTATATTTTTTAAATACTCCAAATGGATCTAATTTAGATGCACCACCACTATTTGCTATTGGTCCTGGAGCAATTCCTACAAAACGCATACCATATTTTGACCATTCAACTGTTAACCCTTTCATAATATTATCAACACCTGCTTTTGCAGATGCACTTGGAATAACTAAAGCAGAAGAATTTTGTGAGTAGGTAGTTGAAATATTTAAAAAAACAGCTTCTTTCTTTTTTTCTATAAATGTTTTACCAAAAATATGGTAAATATTGAATGCACCATTTAATACAATATCATTTATACGTCTCCAACCGTTAACACTAAGTTTTTCAAATGGACATAAAAAATTTCCTGCAGCATTATTAATTATTATATTAGGTAGTGAGTTTTCTCTCAAAAGAATATTTTTAACTTTTAAAATTTCATCATAATTTGATACATCAACACTATAATATTTATGATTAGTATTATTTATAGTTTTTAATTTATTATTTAAATCTTTCATTTTTTCTATATTACGTGAGAGATTAATTACACATGCCTTCTCTCGTGAATATGCTAAGGCCATAGCTTTACCTAAACCAGAAGATGCGCCTGTTATTAAAACTTTTTTGTTTGCATACATTGATAAATGTTTTATTAATAAATATTTTATTAATAAGTGTTTAATAAAATATTTAAATATATTTAAATGTTATATATAAACATTATTAACTATTATTTAAAATCCACATTCACAAAATTCAAATGCATCATCCGGATTTTCAATTTTTGTTGCTAAACTATATTCACTTACACGTTTTTCAAAAAAATTATCTTTACCTTCAATACTTATATTTTCCATCCAATCAAATGGATTTCTACTTTCATATATTTTATCTCCACCAAGTTGAATACTTAATCTATCTGCAACAAATTCTATATATTGTTGCATTAATAATTGATTCATACCAATTAAACGACAACTTAATGCTTCATTAATAAATTCTGTTTCAATTTCAACAGCTTCTTTAATTATTTCATGAATTTTTTGTTTTTTAAGTGGTTTTTCTAATTTAGAATGTAATAATACTGCAAATTCAGTATGTAATGCTTCATCTCTTGCAATAAATTCATTTGATAATGTTAATCCAGGCATTAAGCCACGTTTTTTTAACCAAAATATTGCACAAAAAGCTCCAGAAAAGAAAATACCCTCAACGCAAGCAAAAGCTACTAAACGTGTTGCAAAACTAGAACGTTTATCATTTATCCACTTAATGGCCCATAGACCCTTTTTCTTTATACATTCAAATTCATTTAAAGCATTAAAAAGTTTAGCTTTTTTAGATTTATCTTTTATATAACTTTCTATTAATGTTGAATACATAATAGAATGAATATTTTCCATAGCAATTTGGAGACCATAAAATGCACGTGCTTCACTTAATTGAATCTCACTCATAAATCTCATACCTAAATTTTCCAATACTATTCCATCGCTTGCTGCAAAAAAAGCCAAAATCATAGATAAAAAATATTGTTCATCGGGATTTAAGGTTTCCCAGTCCTTATTGTCTTTTGATAAATCAATTTCTTCAACTCTCCAAAATAAATCTTCTTGTTTTTTATACATTTTCCATATTTCTTCATCTTTAATTGGAAACATTACATATCGATTATCGTCTTCTTGTAATAAAGGTTCGACGTTATTTTTGTTCATCCTAAATAATATAAGTATATATTTTTATATTTTTTTAAAAAAATTATTTTGTTATAATATATGGATCTTTTAAGAAATTCTATTACTAACTCTAGTTCAAATCTTAATAAATCAAAAAAAAACAATTCATTAAAATCTCCTGTTAAATTATTAAATAATACTTTAAATAAATCATTAAATTCATTAAATTCTCCATTAAAATCTCCATTAAAATCTTCTTTAAAATCTCCATTAAAATCTCCAATTAAATCTTCTTTAAAAGCATTTAATAATATAAAATCAAATATTAATAATTTTGATGTTAAAACCATATATGAAAATAATATGCAAACTAATTTATCAATATTTTTATTTATTACAATTATAATAAGTTATATTAGTAAACAATATTTTATACATTTAGGATTATTATTTGTTTTATTAATAATTACTTATTTAATTACTAAAAATTTATTTTATGCGTTATTAATTTCAGTAATTTTAATAAATTTAATTATGTTATTAAATATAGATTTTAATGATTTTAATAATTTTAATATTTTTAACAATACTAATAGTAACATAAAAGATGAAAAACAAACTAAAGATAATAAATAAACAAAATAAACAAGTTAAATATTATTTTTAAAAATATTATTATTTATTATTTATTAATAGTAAATAATAATGGATGACAGTTTAGGAAAAATAATTAATGAAGAAGATAAAATTATAAAAAATGGTTTAGAAAATTTAATAACTAAAGAAAAAAACTTAATACATGAATATAGAGTAATGAATAATTATAAAGATAAATTTACAGGAAATTTAAATTCAGCATTAAATGAAGAATTAGAAAAACGTAAATTATATTTATTGTATAAAATACAAAGTAAAGAAGAACAATATAAATCGTTAATAAAATTATTAGAATATTTAACATTTTTAGATAATAAAAAAAAAAATTTAGATATTGAAAATATAAGAAATAAATTATTTGAATTAGAAGAAGAATTAATACCGTATAAAGAATTATTTGAATAAAAAAATTATTTATTTATTTATATATATAAAATTATGAAATCCAGATCTAAAAAAAATAATGACTTCTTTAACAAATTGTTAAATAATAAAATAGTTTTATATGTTGTTGCATTAATTGCATTAATTGATGTTATTGCATATATTGTTAATAAAGAATTTGGAGCAGTAATATTTTTCTATTTAGCTGGATTAATTGCTTATAAATTTTCTAGCAATATGACTATTGTTTTAGGTAGTGCATTAATAGCAACAAGTTTAGTTCATTTATTAAAAAATATTCTTGGATTTAAAGAAGGATTTACAAAAGAAAATCAAGATAAAATAAATAAAGAAACCTTTAAAGAAGGAGTAACAGAAAAAGAAGAAGAAATAGAAGAAGAAGAAATAGAAGAAGAAATGGAAGAAGAATTACCACCACCATCAAAAGAAAAAAAAGTAGAAAAAGTAGAAAAAAAAGTAGAAAAAACAAGACAAAAGAAAGCAGCTTTCACTAATCAAAAATTAAGTCCAGCACTAATTAATAATATTCCAAATAAAGATAAATTAACACAAAATATGTCAAAAGCAGATAATATTGAAGCAGCATATGATAATTTAGAAAAAACAATAGGCGAAAACAATATCAAATCAATGTCTGGTGCGACTAAAGATTTAATTGCTCAACAAAATCAACTAGTTAAAGGTTTAAAAGAAGTTACACCTGTATTAAATGAAGCAATGGGAGCATTGGCAAAAATAGATTTATCAAGTTTGAGTGGAATGTTTAATAAATTTAGTTCACAAGTTTAATTACAAGTTTAATTACAAGTTTAATTACAAGTTTAATTACAAGTTTAATTACAAGTTTAATTACAAGTTTAATTACAAGTTTAATTACAAGTTTAATTACAAGTTTAAATTTATTTAAACTCAAATTTTATAAAAATAAAATAAAACATTATATTATTTTATTTAAAAATATTAAAATAATATATTATGAAATTAAATTTAATTAAAAAATATAATCATTTATTAATTGCATTTATAATTTTTATTTATTTAATAAATTGTATTAACAATAATAATTTTAATGAAACATTTATTATTTTTACTATTTTAATAATAGGTTATTTATTTATTAACTATAATATATTTTACATAATATTATTATTTATAATAATAAATAATTTATTATTAAAATTTAATAAATTAAATGAAGGTTTGACCAGTAATAATGGCTGTCCAATTAGCCCTTATGCTTCTAAATTAATGGACGATATAAATAAAGATACTGCGGCCGCATATCAAACTCCTGTAGTGGATGTTTTAGATGAAGATGCTTTAACTGTAAAAAATGCTTCTATAGATGCTTTAAGTGAAAATATTTATAATAGAGACAAAGATTTACCACAAATAACTATTAGTGAAAGTTCTGCGGATAATATGAGTAAACCTGAGTTGGATATACAAGTCAATGATAGACCTCCAATACCACCTACATGTAATATAAATTCATCATGTAAGAATTTATTATCCGGTTCTATGAAATATGATCCTTATGAATAATTTTTTAAATTATATTATTATAATGTTATATTATAATATAATTATATAATGGCTAAAAAATGTCCACCTGGTGTAATATGTATTGAAAATGTAACCTTTTTATTTTTTTTTATATTAATTATTGCTATATTAACATTTATGTATATAAAATCAAATATTAATTTTAATAATAATCCTAATATATGCAATAATAATCATGGTAAAATAGATAATATTTGTAAAAATTTTGATGATAATAATAATAATAATAATAATAATTTAGATAATTTATCAATTAAACCAGCATTTGGATATAATAATAATAATGATATTTTATTAAATCCATATGCACCACCTTTAAGAGATGATAGAATTTTTAATAATGAAAATTGTAGCAATAAAATACCTATAAATGTAGCAACTCAATCATTTAATACAAATTACAGACAAATAGGTATATTAACACGTGTTAACGGAGGCGAGGTTATATTACCATTAATGGGTAGACCATTATTTAGAAATAGAGATAAATGGAATTTTTATACAATGAATGATAAAAATTCTATGATTAAATTACCAATTAGTTTTAAAAACAAAAGTTGTACATCACAACAAGGTTGCGATAATGTTTATGATGGGGATACTGTGTATGTTGAAGGATTTAATGATGTTTTCAGAGTAACAATATACGATAATAATGTAATGGAATATATTCCATATTTATAAAAATATATATATTAAATTAACTATTAATATAATATATATTTATTTTAATTAAACTATGCCTATAGATTTTTCTGGTTCAAGAATTTATACTGATAATAATACAAAAAATTTAGTCATTAAACTTGGAATATCTGGAGAAGCTATAGAATTAAGTAGTAACAGGACTAAAATTAATAATGATATAGAAATTTTAGGAAATATAATTAATGTTGAATTTAATAATTTAAAACAAAATGTAAGTACCATTACCCAAAATATTAATATTGGTGGTGTTAGTTTTGAATCATTGAATACAGATTATGCTACATTAAGTGATTTATCAAATATAAATAATATAATAAATAACTTGGACCAAAGTTTTGTTCTTTTATCTGAATTTATTGAATTGAGTCAAAATTTTTATGCATTAGATGCTTCTTTAAGTGATTATGCATTAGATGCTTCTTTAAGTGCTTATGCATTAGATGCTTCTTTAAGTGCTCTTTCTAATATATTTGATGCTTCTTTAAGTGCTCTTTCTAATATATTTGATGCTTCTTTAAGTGCTCTTTCTAATACATTTGATGCTTCTTTAACTACTCTTTCTAATACATTTGATGCTTCTTTAAGTGCTCTTTCTAATACATTAGATGCTTCTTTAAGTGCTTATGCATTAGATGCTTCTTTAAGTGCTTATGCATTAGATGCTTCTTTAAGCGCTTATGCATTAGATGCTTCTTTAAGCGCTTATGCATTAGATGCTTCTTTAAGCGCTTATGCATTAGATGCTTCTTTAAGCGCTTATGCATTAGATGCTTCTTTAAATGCTTCTTTAACTGCTTTTTCTTCTGCATTAGATGCTTCTTTAACTGCTTTTTCTTCTGCATTAGATGCTTCTTTAAGTGCTTATGCATTAGATGCTTCTTTAAGTGCTTATGCATTAGATGCTTCTTTAAATGCTGCTTCATTAAATGCTTTAATGGTTTTAGATGCTTCTTTAACTGCTTTTTCTTCTGCATTTGATGCTTCTTTAACAATTTTACAAAATCAAATAAATACTATTAGTGGTAATTTTATTACACGTGAAGAATTAGATGCATCATTTCAAAATATAAATATTAGTGGAAATTTTGTTAATGAAGCATCTTTTAATGATCTACAAAATAAGTCAGATAATTTTTTTTTTTTTTTTAAATTAAAACCATGGTCACTTGTTTATAATAATGGTAATTATAGTTATCCAATTAGTAATTATGGTAATAGTTTTACTTATAATTTAGGTGATTTTAGTAATTCACATAAAAATAATTTTTCAAGTAGTTCATCTAATTTACAATTATTTTGGAAAATTCCCCCAAGAATATTTATAAATTCAACTTTAAATAATACAAATATTAATTTTTTACCAATATATGATAATTTAATAATTGAATTTAGAGAACAAACTAGTAATATTTGGAAACAATTAGTCAATTTATCTAATTTTCCGGATCCAAGTAATAATTCTGGTTACACTGGTTATAATAATAAAAATGATTTAAGTATGATTTTTATTTTAGATTTAACAAGAAATACTGCAAATGCAAATGATAATTACACAATATCTATAATAGATTTATCATTTGAAATAAACTATAGTGGAGGATATACAAATTTTCAAAATTCAGAAGGTTATCAATTTAGAATATACTTAAATAATTCTTCTGATATATCTAATAATTTTGATAAAAAAAATGATCAATATAATTATGAATATATATCAAATAATTATTTATATTTTCCAGATACAAGCAATGTTTACTTTTTAACTGCATCGCGAGGATTACCAAAATCACCAACAAATATAACTTTTTCCAATGTGGACTTTGATAGTGTTTTAATTGGAGTAACATTAAATGATACAACAGCAGATGTAAATAATATAATTTCCATACCTATACCATCTGATGATAATAATAATAAATTAATATTTATATTAGATTTAGTAGCAACAAAAAATAGTAATTATAAAAAATATATTCCATATAGTATTAATAGTTATATTATAGATGATATAAGTAATAACAATAATCCATCTACAATTTTAAATTTTAATTTACTAACATTGCAAACTTTAGAACCTGAATTTACTTATGATCTCTCAAATTATGGAATGTATTTTATAAACGATGTTTCTAATATAAGTTATGCGTCTATAAATCAAAATTTTACTACACGTGCACCAAAAAGAAATGAAGTTTCTTCCGATTTTAATTTATATATAAGTAATACTAGTTTATTTGATACTAATTTAATAAACTATAATGCTGATTTAGATTTTTTAAATATAATATGGAGAGAAACAAATGAAACTATTATGTTTTATTTTTTTGATGATTCTAATTCATTATTTAATATAAATTCAAATAATATAAATGAGAAAATATTTAACTCATTAAAAACGTTAGATTTTAATAATATAAATCAAATAAATGAACCAAAAGGCATTGATTTAAGTAATAATTTATGTAGTTTTATATTATATTCTCAAAAAATATCTAATTCAGGATCTAATATATCTAATATTTATAATTCATTTATTATAGATAGTAGCTTTAATAACTTTTTAACAACCACTATAAATAATAGTAATAATAAATATACATTTAATTATACTTCACAAGATATATTACCATATAGTGCAAATAGTATAAATGATTATAGCAAAAAAAATGGTTATTATATTGGATTAGTTTTAAATGATATATGTTATAATATAGATTTAAATGATTTTTTTGATACAACTAATGATTTAAGTGTTAATAATATTAAATTAAAAACAAAAATAACTCAAGAATTTAATAATATATCTTATAATAAAGAACAAGAATATTTAATATATAAAATAACAGATGATTTAAGTCAAAATATAACATTAGATTCTAGTAGTTCTATTTTTAATTTAACATATAATGAAAATAATCAAGGAACATATTTTGGATTAACATCAATTAAGCCCCATAATACTATAATTGATTTATCATTTAATGGCTTACTAAATAATTTAAGTAAATATATAAGACCTACAAATAATATTTTGGCTACATTAAATTTAAAAGTAACTGGATCATCTAGTTCATCTAATTCAACTAATATAAATTGGGAATCTAATAATAGTAGCACAATAAATATTAATGCTAGTTATATTTATTATCCATTAACTAATTTAAATTCAACATATGGAACTTATGAAGGTATATATGATTTTAATGGATTACTTGATTTAACTATTAATAATAATATTTTCTCTCAAAATTCTACATTAAATTATAATAATTTAGTATTAGGAAATGTTATAGATGTTAGTAATAAATATTTTTGGAATCTTGGAACACTAGCTAGTTTAAATAATAATAATAATAATTATTTTAATGATACTTCTATGATAGTATTTAATAATAATCCATTAAATAATATAGATCATAATTCAGCGGGAGGAACGTTTTATAACCCTTATTCAAGTAATTCATATATCAAATATAATCAAGCATTATATCAAAAACAATCATCACATACATTTTATTCAGGAAATAATAATATTTTTTATAAAAATTATTCAATATATCAAGGAAATAATAATTCTAATTTAGATTATTCAATATTTGATACCTCTGGTGATCTTATTAATTATACTATTAATATACCATATTGGTTTTACAATAACTCTATTAATAAAGAAATAAATAATATATATAAATGGGTATGCTTTGATATTAACCTATCAACATTATCAATAACATCAGATAATATAACATTAGATTTACGAAATATTAATATAAATACTATTGGAACAAATTATTTATTTTATATTAAATTAAAATATAATGGAAATTTACAAATAAATGGACAAAATATTATATATAGTAAATGGTTTGATTGTTTAAGTGTATTAAATACTGGATTAAGTGATAGTCAACGTGTAACAACAAATAAATCGGGCATTTACAATAATAATATAACAGCCGGAACATATCCATTAGATTTGATTTTACCTTATTTATCGTCATATGCAAATAATTTAATATTATTGGTTGGTTTATATGATTTAGATTTAAATATAAATGATTTATATATTAGTTTTACTTAAAATAATAAAATAATAAAATAATAAAATAATAAAATAATAAAATAATAAAAATATTTTATGTATAATATTACTTATAAAAATAACATTATAGTATAATAATTAAATGAATGAGTGATGTAAATGACAGTATAAATAATATAGGTGGACTAGAAAAAATTAATACATTATGGAAACAATATAATAATATTATAAATACAAAACCGTCGGGGTATGCAGCAAATGAAGAAGTTCCTTTTAGTAATCAAGTATTAAATACTGAAATATTAAATCAAAATATACCAGAAAATATATTAATTAACAAAGATATTAGTTTAAATATAATACTTCCGACAAATGAAGTAATAGAATTTCTTATAACTGAAAATGATTTTAGTAGTAATAATAATTACTTAAATATAGAATTATTAGATAATTTATTTGATACTTGTAACAATATTTTAATTGGATCAAAATGTAATTTTGAAAATTTAGGTTATAAATATATAGAATTTTATTATAAAAAAGAGTGTTATCCAACAATATATAATACAACAAAACAAATTTATACATGGTTTATACCTGATCCAAGTAATGGAAATATTAGTAATTCTAATACAAAAAATTTATTAAAAAATACTATTGCATTTTTATATGATCCTTATAATAATACTTATAAATATAGATTATATTATAAATTAAATGGAAATTTTTATACTATAAATTTTGCATCTAATCCAGACTACGCTTATTTAGATAATAAAAGTGGGTTTTTATATTTTTACGGAGGAACAAGAACTAATAACAATGTAACACTTAATAATATACGTTCACAAAGTGATAGTAATCCTAGCCCGCCATATTTATCATATATTAGATATAGTGGTAATACTGGATTTGAAAATTTGTCATTAACAGGATCTATCAATATTGATGGATCATTAAATTTAAATAATGATTTATCATTTATTGATATATCAGAAAATTTATATAATGTTTTAAATACTAAACAAATAAAAGAATATATAAGTTCATTAAATATATCGGGCGGAGGAGGTGGAGGAGGTGGAGGAGGTGGAGGCGGAGGATTAACTTTAAATGAAATATTAAAATCCAATAATGATGCTTCTTTTAATAATGTAGATATTAGTGGATTTTTAAGAATAAATCAACAAGATATTGCTATTAAAAATTATATTGATAATAGTTTTACACAAATCTCATTATTTAATGAACTAAGTTCAAATTTTATTGATTTAAGTTCAAATTTTAGTATTTTAAATGCACAAGTTCAAACAATTTGTGGTGCAAATTTTGCATTAAAAATAAATGAAATATCTGGAGAAATATTAGTTTTAGAAACTGATATAACCTCTATTAGTGGTCGTGTTGATAATATAAAAACTATTGTTAATAATTTAGATGTATCATATTTAACAGATAGTGCATTTGAATTATCATATAATGATTTATCAAATATTTATATTAATAATAGTTTATTTAATGAATTAAGTTCAAATTTTAGTATTTTAGAAAGTAGTTTTATAAATCTTGATTTATCAAATACTTTACATACTATTGATGTTTCTATAGTGACTATTCAAAATAATATAAATAATATTAATAATAGTAATATTTCAAATAAATATATTTTTAACAATATTGAATTATTAAATGCAAATAGTATTGTTAATATAGTAAATTATAATGGAAATAAATATGTATTTAATAATTCGAATGCATATGATGTAAGTAAAAATTATGGATTAAGAATAAATAATTATGTTTTAAAAAATATTCCGGAAACTCATGCAATTGCATTATTAAATAATGGAAATAGTAATATTACCTATAGTGTAATTGATAATAGTCCAATAATTATTAAAGTAAGTGGTGGCCAGTTTTCATCACCATATTATAGTTTTAATGATAATAGCAATAATTCAATAAATATTGATACTTTTAAATTTATGCGCAATAAAAGTTATCAATTTGTTGCAAACGGAATAAGTTCTAGTCATCCATTCAAAATTTATGTAAATAATAGTTTTACTAATGTTATTAGTGTTTCTAGTGGTAATATAAGTTTTACAATAAATAATAATCATAGTTTAGTAGATGGAGATTTTTATTATCAATGTAATGTTCATTCTGGGATGAAAAAAAATTTTTATTTTTTGAATAATAGTCTTTCAGGAACTACTAATGATGGTAATTATGATTTTTATTATGGAGATGTTTCAATAAATGTTTTAGGAGACTTTGGAAATGTAAGTGTTTATTGTTTTTATCATGGTTATATGGGTGGAGAAAATTTATTACAATATTTATCAAATTATTATACTACAAAAAATAATTTATTACAAGATTTAAGTTCATTATTTTTTAATACTATTACTCCAACTAAAAATACTTCTAATATCTTAATTAATGTTAATGCAAATTTATATTGTAGTTATGCACTAGAAGAAAGAATAAGTATACAACTTTGGAGAGATTTAAGCATGTTAAATCAAAGTAATAATTTAGGTTCTGTCATAGCAACAGGTGGTTTAACTATTCCATATAATTTAACTTATTTAGATTTAGTAAATACTAATAATTCAATAAAATATTATTTAAAATATCAAATTGAAAATAATAATAGCTCACAAGAAATGGGAATAATAAATATACAAAATAATTCAAATTATGGAAATTCAAACATAATTTTGAGAGAAATATAATTAATATAATTAATATAATTAATATAATTAATATAATTAATATAAATATTAATTTTTAAAAATATAATATTTATATTAATTATAAAATATGGCGTTGGTTTTTAATCGTGCAAATGATGATTATTTGTTTACAATTTCGGAAGCACGTGGTAAAGTAGGTGAAAGATTAAGATTACGATCAGCTAATTCTGCATCTGTTATTGACCTTTGTAATAATGGAAATGTTGATATTAGTGGAACCTTTACTGTAAAAGGACAAGCAGTTGCAAGCGGTGATACTGTAGTATTAAGAACAACTGATCAAACTGTTAGTGGAATAAAAACTTTTAATGATGATATAAATATTGCTTCTCATGATGGAACAAATGGTTTAAAATTAGCAGGAACATTAGTAACATCTACTGCTGCTGAATTAAATTATGTTGATGTAACACCTGGAACAGCAACTGCATCAAAAGCATTGGTATTAGATGCTAATAAAGATGTTGGAACCATTCGTAATTTAACCATTGATGGTGTATTTACTGATGGAAACTACACATTTGATACAGATGGAAATGTTTCAGGTTTAGGAACAGTTGGTTGTGGTGCTATTACTTCAAGCGGTAATTTAGCAGTTACAGGTACAATAACTGCTGATACTTCAATTACATTAGATAGTACAACTATTACAACTGCCGAGTTAGGTGTTTTAGATAGTGTAACACCAGGAACAGCTGCTGCGTCAAAAGCATTAGTATTAGATGCTAATAAAGATGTTGGAACCATTCGTAATTTAACCATTGATGGTGTATTTACTGATGGAAACTACACATTTGATACAGATGGAAATGTTTCAGGTTTAGGAACAGTTGGTTGTGGTGCTATTACTTCAAGCGGTAATTTAGCAGTTACAGGTACAATAACTGCTGATACTTCAATTACATTAGATAGTACAACTATTACAACTGCCGAATTAGGTGTTTTAGATAGTGTAACACCAGGAACTGCAGCTGCGTCAAAAGCATTAGTATTAGATGCTAATAAAGACGTTGGAACCATTCGTAATTTAACCATTGATGGTGTATTTACTGATGGAAACTACACATTTGATACAGATGGAAATGTTTCAGGTTTAGGAACAGTTGGTTGTGGTGCTATTACTTCAAGCGGTAATTTAGCAGTTACAGGTACAATAACTGCTGATACTTCAATTACATTAGATAGTACAACTATTACAACAGCTGAGTTAGGTGTTTTAGATAGTGTAACACCAGGAACTGCAGCTGCGTCAAAAGCATTAGTATTAGATGCTAATAAAGATGTTGGAACCATTCGTAATTTAACTATTGATGGTGTATTTACTGATGGTAACTACACATTTGATACAGATGGAAATGTTTCAGGTTTAGGAACAGTTGGTTGTGGAGCTATTACTTCAAGTGGTAATTTAGCAGTAACAGGTACAATAACAGGTGATACTTCAATTACATTAGATAGTACAACTATTACAACAGCTGAGTTAGGTGTTTTAGATAGTGTAACACCAGGAACTGCAGCTGCGTCAAAAGCATTAGTATTAGATGCTAATAAAGATGTAACTGGAATTAGAATAGTTACAATCGAAGATAAAATTAAATTAACAAATGGAGGTAATCCCGATGGAGGTGAAATATATGCAAGTGCAAGTCCTAATGAAATAATAATAGATCCATATGCTATAGGAGACAGCAGTGGTGTTTTAACTATAAAAGGTAATTTAAATATAATGGGTACTACAACAACAGTAAATTCAACAATTGTTGAAATTTCTGATAATGCAATAGTATTAGGAAAAACAGGTACACAAGCTAGTCATATTGATGGTGCGGGATTAATATTAGGAGCAACCAGTGGCTATTCGGGAACACGTCCACATATTGTATATAGAGATGAAGGAGAATTTGAATTTAATAATAATATAAATATTACAGGTACAATAACCGCAGATACTTCAATTACATTAGATAGTACAACTATTACAACTGCCGAGTTAGGTGTTTTAGATAGTGTAACACCAGGAACTGCAGCTGCGTCAAAAGCATTAGTATTAGATGCTAATAAAGATGTTGGAACCATTCGTAATTTAACCATTGATGGTGTATTTACTGATGGAAACTACACATTTGATACAGATGGAAATGTTTCAGGTTTAGGAACAGTTGGTTGTGGTGCTATTACTTCAAGCGGTAATTTAGCAGTTACAGGTACAATAACTGCTGATACTTCAATTACATTAGATAGTACAACTATTACAACTGCTGAGTTAGGTGTTTTAGATAGTGTAACACCAGGAACAGCTGCTGCGTCAAAAGCATTAGTATTAGATGCTAATAAAGATGTTGGAACCATTCGTAATTTAACCATTGATGGTGTATTTACTGATGGAAACTACACATTTGATACAGATGGAAATGTTTCAGGTTTAGGAACAGTTGGTTGTGGTGCTATTACTTCAAGTGGTAATTTAGCAGTAACAGGTACAATAACAGGTGATACTTCAATTACATTAGATAGTACAACTATTACAACTGCCGAGTTAGGTGTTTTAGATAGTGTAACACCAGGAACTGCAGCTGCGTCAAAAGCATTAGTATTAGATTCTAATAAAGATATTGGAACCATTCGTAATTTAACATTAGAAGGTAATTTAACAACGGCTAATAACACTGCTCAATTACCAGTTACCTTCTCGACTTTTACATTAGTTACTGCAAGTTTAAATACAGATTTATCAGCCTTGGGTGGAGTAGACGAAACAGGATATCAAGATGCTACAAATTGGTCAGCAACAAGAACACCTTTAAGCATACATTCTTATATTAAAATGGAATTTAAAGCTAATTTCATATCTTCTCCAGAATTTGATCAAACATTATCATTTAAAGTATTAAGAAGTATAGATCAAACTAGTGCTGGAGATAATTATAATACTACTATTTTTGAGGACACAGAAATAGGTTCAAATATGGGTGTTACAATTAGAAGTGTATATAATGGAACATTTATTGATGATTTAAATGGTGTGACTTTGGGTAGTGCTGGAACTGTAACTTATAAATTACAAGTTAAAAGAAATACAGCTTCTGGAGATACTATTCAAACTGCGTTTGGTATTGTTGGAGGCGGTAATTACATTTTCTTACAAGAATTATATCAACCTTCTGCTTAATAAATAAGTAACCAAAAAATAAAATTTTTTATTAAATTATATTTTAAGTTTTAAACTATAATTTAATTTTATATATAAATATAAATATTAATATTAATATAATTATGTCAAGTTTACATCAATTTAATCCAGGAAGAAAATCATGGAAAATGTATGCAAATGAAATAACATCTATTAGTGGTGATGATTTAACAATTACTCCATATAATGGTAAAGATTTAATATTAGAAGTTTCAGGCAATAATGAAATAATTTTTAAAAAAGGAAATATTTTATATAATTTAGCGGATTTAAGTAATACGGCATCAAGTGGCGGAGGGGGTTCTTTATCTATTGATGTCAGTACAATATTAATTGGTGATTTAAGTTTAAATCAAGCAACTAGACAAACTGCATCTTCAGTTAATAAAGAAACTGATACATTTTATATATGGGAACAAACATTAACAAATAATATAACTTACAATAATGCTAACGATGATTATACTTTTACAGTTAATACAAAAGGACAATACAGTTTAGATATTTTATTAAGAACAGCACATAGAACAGATGAAACAGCGGATCACTCACAATTAAATGAAAGAGCTGTATTTTATGGATTTATAAGACACTATAATTCTAATAATATTTTTCATGATTATATATTACAAGGACATTATTATAGAGATGATAATAATAGTTATGATAGTTTGGCTATTGGTGGGCAAATAATTTTAAATTTGGAACAAAATGATTATTTTAAAATCGGTATTAGAACCATGGAACATAATGATTCAGGTGCTGATTTATGGTTAAGTAGAATGTATTCTAAAATGAGAATTGAAAAATTTGTCTACACAAGTAATGGGGGTGCAAGTGATAATAGTTTAACAAATTATAATGATGCTTCATTTGGAAATGTAGATATATCGGGATATTTAAATATCATTGGATCATTAGATATGTCAACAAATATTAATATGAATTATAATAATATTAATGATGTTAAAATCCAGCAATTTAGAAGAAGAAGCGCACAAGAATTAATACAAGATGCATCTCTTTTACTAGATACTTCTAATACATATATTCAAGGATTTACTGATACTTTATTATCTACATCATCCTATTTTAGTACAATAGGAATATATACAGATACAGATAATAAATTATATCAAGGCATAGAATTTATTATAGATATACTTAATGCTAAAACAAGTGAAATAAATTATGATATTTGTAATAGTTGTTTTAATTTTGAAGAATCTAATGATGGAAATTATCAATTATCTAATATATGTGCAAAAGATGCTTCATTTAATGATGTTACAATTAATGGAACATTAAATATGAATAAAATATATGCATCATACCATCCTACTCACCAAACTGGTGGAAATATTGAAATCGGTCACCAGACGGAGTTAACTTTGACATCTTGGACAGCACGAACTGGTGTTATTCCGCAAGGCATTTCTAATTCAGGTGCAAATTTTACTGTTGCAAGTGCGGGGATTTATAGAATTGAAAGCAAAATTAATGTTACGGCGGCTGATAACGTTGTGATTCGATTTTATAGTTATATTTATGTGGGCTCAGATCGAGTGGCAAACTCACAGTTGAGAGACAGTGGTACATCGAATACTTTCGATAGAAGGACAGTAATAAACACATATACAGGCTACATTCCAACAAACACAAACATTCAGATACGAGTATTGGGATGGAAAAATCCGGATGATGCGTTCTTTGCCCTTCCTATCGGGAATGCGGCAGAGGAATATGACTTGACAATTTTTCGACTTGATTAAATATTAATTTATATATAAATTTTTGTTTTATAATCTTAAATAATTTAAAACTATACTTTTATTTAAAATAATAAATCAATAATGTTTATGCGTTTGAAAGTGTGTAAATTTAGATTTTGCTGATTTCTTTAAATCTGTTAAATAATTATAATTTTTAAATAAATATATAATACATTTAGCTTGTTATTTTTTAGTTAAGTTATTTTTTAGTTAAGTTATTTATTAATAATATTATTAATATTAATAATATTAATATTATTAATAATATTATTAATTATAATATATATTATTTATGCAACACTGTTTAAAGATTTTGTATATGGATTATTTTTGAACGCATTTAATAATGATGAGTCCATACGGGAATTATTAAAATTATGATCATATGTTTGTATTCCATTAATTTCTCCCATAAATTCAGATGAAGGAATTACACTAGCACCCCCATTAATAACATTTGTTCTAACATTATTAAATAATGTTTCATCTCTCTTTATTTGTATATTATTTTCATTATTATATAAACTCATATTTCCTTGGTTTGGTCTTAATTCATATGTTTTATTGACATTATTTTGTTGAGCATATGCTGAATTATATTGTTTTTGTCCTCTTCCACCAGCAGCTGCACTACCAATATATTCTTTATTTGTTGTAGTACGTTGATTATCATAATTTTGGCATTGAGTAACTTGATATGCATCACCTTTATTATTTTGTGCTTGTACATTAACATAATTTAAATTTATTTTTTGAGTAGTCATTTCACGATTAGTAATTTTTGTTTTATCATTTGCATTAAAAATATGGGCACCTGGATTTAATCCATTTACATTTCCAGTTTGTCTTAAATTACCAATAACATTTTCTTTACGTGTGGGTTTTAAAATATCTACAATTGGAGCAATGGCAGCGCGAGCCATACCAAATATTCCACCCATTTCAGTATTCTCTCTATCTGTTGTTCTATTATTAGGTAATAATTTATAACTATTTACATTATGATCATTTTCATTTGCATAATTATATCTAGTTGCTGTTGGATTAATAATTGGGTATGATTCGAGTGACTGTCTTTTTGAATCTTCAACATTTGAATTCATATATGTAGTTTTTGCTTGTTGTCCACCTGCACCATAATATTCAGTACTAGTATCTATTCTATTTTCCATAGGCAAAACTTGAGTGCTTCTAATAGGGGGAGCTTCTTCTACTCCTTTTGTAGTAAACCAACGCCCAGGACCACCTTCATAAAATTTTTCAGGTAAATGTTTTTCTACTTTTCCAATAGTTCCTTGTTGTTTAATTGGATTTAATAAAGGACCTTCATGACCCACTAAATCAAAAGTTTGTTTGGGATTATTTTCCACACGTAAATCATCAACTGTTTTAGGCATCCATGTTTCGCGAGCAGTCATAGCAGAATTAAAACCACCACTTCCTTCTGTTCCACCTGTATTAAATCCTTTTTCATTTTGACTACCATAGCCTAAATTTAATCCGGGCGCAACATGTTGCTGTTCCCATAATGTAACATTAGACATTTTCATAGATTCATTCATACGTGATTGAAAAAAATCACTATTATTAGGTGTTCCATTTGCTAAATGTATATTATCTTCAGGTTTAAATAATGGGGCTGTTTCACTTTTACTAAATGATTGACTACCATAACCTTGTTTATTATCTAATATAGATTCTGTAGTATTTAGATTATTTGTTGCACCACGTATTTTGCCACCAAAATAAGGTTGCATATTATTATGTTTAAAAGAATTAATATCAACTTGTTGACCATTTAACAAATTTACATTACTCTTTTCACGTTCTCCTGTTATAATATTATTTGATCTATTTACAAAAAATTTATCAGTATGTTGATTAGAATTATTATAACTATTAACTAAATTACTAGCATTAGATTCAAAATCCTCTAATTTGCGAGTATTATAATTATTCATACCTTCTCTAATATTATTATTATTTTCATTATTATTTTCATTATTATTTTCATTATTAATATTATTATTATTATTAATATTATTATTATTTTGATTATTATAGAAATTTTCATAAGAAATTTTTTGATATTTTTTTGATAATTTGGTTTCTTCATCTTTTTCTTGTTCAGATAAAATATATAAACTTCCTAAAATTACTATAGGGATAGCTAATGCCGCCATTATATATAATTAATAATATATTATATAATAAATTATTATTAATAATTTTTTTTAATATAATTAACATTTTAATTATTATTGTTTAAATTATAATAATCTTTTTCAACAATACGTGTAGATATATTATTTTCAAACATTCTACAAACATGTTCTTGGGGATTCATTAATAAATAATTAAAATTATTTGGAATATTTTTTTTAGTATTATAATTTATTTCTTTAATTAAATAAGCAGGATGACTAACTCTTGTTTCATCAGTTATTGTAGTATTATTTATATTATAAAAGTTTTGATTATATAAATTGTTATTATTTACATTACTTTTATAATTATTATTATTTAAATGATCTTTATTTAATTTTCTAGACATACAAAATAAATCGGATTCTAAATCTATTTGATTTTTTGATAAATTAGCACCCCATTTTTGCATTCTAATATGTGGATCATTATAAAAATCTAAATTTGTTCCATTACCAGGTACATTAATATTATAATTGCCTACATTTACACTTTCTTCTAAATATTTTTGAATTCGGCAATCATCATCAAAAAATCTTGTAAATGCCATTCTTAATTAATATATTATAATATTTAAATATAAAATATTAATAAAATATTAATAAAATATTAATAAAATATTAATAAAATATTAATAAAATATTAATAAAATATTAATTTCATTTTTCCATCATTATTTTCTATTTTAATACTATTTGTTATATTTAGTGAATTACTAGTTACTGAATTACTAGTTATTGAATTATTAGTTATTGAGCCATTAATTTGATCTTGAGTATTAATTAATAAATTATTTATACTATTATCAATATCTGTAAATTTTTCTATAGTATTAATATTATATTCAAAAACAAAAAAATTTTTAAATTCTATAGTATCAGTAATATTATTATTGGTATCTTTTATTATAATTATTAAATTCATATTTTGAAAATTTCTTTTAAGTGTAAATACTAATGTACTAAATTCAGAAAGGTTACTAGTATTACTAATTGTATTATTTAAAATATAATCATTAAAAATTGAATTATAACTTATTTCAATAAAAAAATTATCCCTATGTTTAAATTTAAAAGTATAATTTAGACCTTTTTTTAATAAAAAACTTTGATTACTAAAATTGGTATTTATATTATTTTCATCATTATTATTATTATATAAATAACTATCAATATTATTTATTTGAAAAGCTATAATATTATTATTATTAATATTAATTAAATTATTTTCTTTATTTTTTAATAATAAATTATAACTAACTATATTATTACTTACTTCTAAATTATTTAAGCTAACATCTACAAAAGCAGCATTATCAGAGTATAAGTTTCCTATAATATCTTGATAATTTCCTGAAGAATCTATTCCAATTCTTGAATTTAATATAATAGAATTACTAAAATTACTACGTTCAGACTGTGTTAGTGTTTCAATATTTAATTGACCATTTAATGTAAAATTACCATTTAAAAATATATTTCCATCTATATTGCTAGTAGTATTATTTTTCAGTAAAGTAATTTTATCAGTTACATTTATACTATTTGAATTAAAAGTATTAGAATTTAAAATATTAGAATTTAAAATATTAGAAGAAACTTCTCCAATAAATGATACATCATTATGAAATTTTGTTATTCCATTATTTGTCTTTATATCTATATTATTATTACTAGCTTCTAATATTAATCCTGATATATTAGGGTAATCTTGTTCATATAGACTTTTATCAGAATAAATTTTACTTGCATTAATAGTCCACGGTCTTTTATTATTATTATATTCTACATAATTTTCTGGCATTATTAATATATAATAAATTATTATAAAATAAATAATTTATAATAATTTATAATAATTTATAATAATTTATAATAATTTATAATAATTTATAATAATTTATAATAATTTATAATAATTTATAATAATTTATAATAATTTTTATTGACATGCTTGATTATTATTAGTAATACCATCCCAAGAAATATTACATCCTTTAGCCCATTTATATTTTGCACAAATTACATCACTTTTATTACTTCCATATTGATAAAATAGATCAACTGGGTAACTATTATTATTACATGTACCACTATTTTGTCTTACAATATTATAGCAAGTAACTTCATTATTATTATTTAAACTAACATCCCAATAATCAGGACAATCAGAAATTACTGGTGGATAATTTTCATTAAATAATGCATAACGTAATAATATTGCAATTATTATTAATGCAATTATTAGTATTACTATTGCACTAAATAATATTGTTTTATTAAATTTATTTAAATTGTTAATAAATCCTTTTAAGAAATTTAACATTATATATATTTAAATATTATTAAATATTATTAAATATTATAAAAATTTAAAATTTAAAATATATTATTATTTTATATGAATAATCAAGGTAATGGAAAAGTAAATATTTTAGGACCAAATGTAACAACAAAATTTTCAATGATGGATAAAATACCAGTTAATAGCAATACTAATTATTTAAATAGTTTAACAGGAAATTTTGAAAGATCTAAATTAAGTGATTTATTTTTTTCTAACCAAAATATTCAAAATATTCAAAGTTTACTAATTAAAGGTGTTTATGAAAAATCTAATTCACAAATAATTATAGATAAACAATCAACTGATAATATTGTTACAATAATGAGAAGTATGTATTTACAACATTCAAAAAATTTAGATACTAACTTAAATAAGCAAGTAAATGAATTAAATAATTATGTATTAAATTTTTGTATTCCTAAAGTATATAGTGAAGCAGTAGCATATTTAAAATATAAACAAGATGCTAGTAATATGCATATGCCTATGAGTGCGCCAATATATTCAAGTAAAACAAATAAAACTTTAGAACAAAAACCATTTTTTTAAGTGGGGAGCGCCCCACACGCGCTCAAAAATATAATTTTAAAAAAATATTTAACATTAAATAAGTTAATTATTTATAATTTCTTTTTTAAATCACCTAATTCTTTTAACCACATTTGTTCTATAGTATTAGTTTTTACTTCATTAAGTTGTGCTTCTTTTTCTCCATGTTCTTTCATTAATTTTTCCACATTTTCTTTGCTCACAGAATCCATCGGCATTTTAATTAAATAATTATAACTTTTATCTTCTCCTAATTCAAATTTAAACCTTTCCATAATTTCATTGATTTGTGTTTTCGATTTTTTACGCAAATCAATTATATCATCTAAATTATATTGAATAAATTGTGCTTTAGCACTTAAGAATTTTAATTCATTGCCTAATTTGGTAATTAAATAAGCTTTTCGTTTTTTATAAAATTCATAACGTACTTCATAATATTCATCAATAATATTATAAATATTTTCATATTTTTTTAGTTGCTCTTTAGCATTAAATAAATGCATATTAGTAGTGCTTTGACTATTATATAATTTTAAATATTTTTCAATACCTTCAATACCATTTTCATGTTTTTCATTTAACAAAGTACTTAATATTCCAGGATAAAATGTTATTTCAAATTCAACATGTATATCTGTAGACATGTCATTAAAATCTTTAATATAATCATCTTTTCCTTTTGATCCTGATTTTCCTTTAGTTATTTTATTATCATTTACAAGACTTTCTAAAAATTCTTTATAATCTTGTGTCCAAGTTCCAATTGGCAATTCGGTAATTTTGATTTTATCTTTACCATTGATTTCATATAATCCTTTTATAATATATTTTTTTCTATTATTATCTACTGGATAAATTTTACCTTTAAACCCCCTATAATATGGTTCAATTAATAAGCTTTTTAAATCTAAATCTGGTTTATTTTTTAGTTTAGCTTCTAAATAGTTAATGATTTGTAAAGGATTATGACACATTATATCAGTGCTAAAACCTGTTCCAATTCCTTTTGCTCCATTTACTAAAATCATTGGAATAATAGGTACATAATAAATTGGTTCAACAGGTGTACCATCATCATCTAAATAATGTAATAATTCATCATCTATTTCTGGGTATATTAAACGTGTTAATAAATTTAATTGCGTAAAAATATACCTTTCAGATGCAGCATCTTTGCCTCCCATAATCCGGGTACCATGCTGACCTTTTGGCAATAATAAATTAATATTATTTGATCCAACATAATCTTGTGCTAATCCAATAATTGCACCATTTAAACTAGCCTCACCATGATGATAACCCGAATGTTCCGATACATAACCACTAAACTGAGCTACTTTAATTTCAGAATTTAATTTTTTCTTAAAAGCAGAATAAATAATTTTACGAAGACTAATTTTAAGTCCATCACAAAGATTTGGAATAGAACGATCATTATCATATTTTGAAAAATGAATTAAATCATTATTAATAAACTCTTCAAAACTTACATCATCTTTTGTTGTATTTAAATATGCATTGCGATCATAATTTTCAAGCCACAATTTACGATCATTTGCACGTTTTTTATTAAATACCATATCAATTGTTTCTTTACAAGATTCTGAATTTACAAAATTTACAATTTTCCTTTTACCAAAATATTCTTTAAATTCTTTGCTAGTACTTGTACCCAAACCTTTGTAATATTTAATTGACCATTTTTTTATATCAACATCATCGCGATCTTTCCATATTTCGTATTCACCATTATTATAAAATTCAAGTACTTCTTTTCCTTTACTAGCTTTTAAAATAGGTGTATTCATATAACCAATGAATTCAGGTATTTCAATTAATGAGTTCCATTCACTATCAATCATATTAATACCAAGGCCTTTAATATGACTACCATCTAAATCTTGATCTGTCATAAATAATAATTTACCATAACGAAGTTTTGATTTTACCAATTCTTGATTATAGACTTTTCCATGCTCTAATCCAAGAATTTGCTTAATTTCATTAATTTCTTTATTTTCACCAATTTTACTTGCACTTTCACCACGTATATTTAGCATTTTACCTTTCATTGGATAAACACCAATAATATTTCTATCTTCTCGTGAAAGTCCAGAAATAATACCTGATTTTGCCGAATCTCCTTCACATAAAATTAATATACAATCTTTGGATTTATTACTTCCAGCAAAATTAGCATCAACTAATTTTGGAATATTACGAATAGTTTTACATTTAGAGCCATCTGTTTTCTTTAATGATTTGTTTTCTTTTACTTCTGTTAAACTACAAGCAGTATTCATTATACCCATTTTTGCTAATTTTTCAATAAATTTAGATGAAACTTCACAACTAGAACCAAAATTAGAAATTGCACTATTTAAATAATCTTTTGTTTGGCTATCAAATGCCGGATTTTCAATTGTAGAATTAACAAAAATCATAATTTGTTCTTTAATTGATGCTGGTTTTACATCAATATGTTTTTTTTCTTTAATATAAGCAGTTAATTTTTTAATTATTTGATTAACAATATAGTCAACATGCTTTCCTCCTTTAGATGTAAAAATTCCATTTACAAAACTTACTTGACTAAATTCTTCATTTGGACTTAAACAAACAGCATATTCCCATCGCTCATTTGCTTGTTCATAAATACGTTGTAAATCCGACTTTGATCCAATATATAAATCAATATAATGTTGAAAATTCTTTACTTCGGGATTTAGTTTAGTATTATTAAATGTTACATTTACAGATTTTTCGGTTAGTGCTGCAATATCATATATTCGCCTCATTATTAAACTTTTAAAATCATCATTTATACCTTTAATTCCAAGACGTTTAAAATCTGGTTTAAATCTAACGCATGTATAAGGTTGTTCATTTGTTTTAGTAATAATAGGTTCTTCAATAATATCAAGATTATTTTTAAAAGTTTGAATATATTTTTGTCCTGTTTTAGAATCTATTGTTTCAATTTGACCCCATGTTGACCAAATTAATACAAGTTTAAATCCAAAACCATTTTTCCCACCAACAATTTTCTTTTCACTTTTACTATAATTTGTAGAAGTTCTTAAATGACCAAAAATTAATTCAGGAATCCAAATATTATATTCTGGGTGGACTGAGACATCAATTCCATTTCCATCATTATATAAACTAATAATATTATCACTAATACTTATATCTATTTTTGTAACAGGATATATTTTATTTTTATTTTTTTTATTAGATTCACTTAATAATTGATTCATACGAATAACATGATCACGACAATTAACAATACCTTCATCAAATAATTTATATAAACCAGGAATATAAGATATATTTTTTTCAATAATTTTTTTACTATTATTATCAAAAATAAAACTATTAGAAGTCACATTTTCAATAGAACCAATATATGTATCTGGATTATCTAAAACATGTTGCTTATCTGATTTTTTTTGATATTTTTTAGCCAGCTCTTGTGTCATAAAAATAGTATTATTATTAATATTAATATAAATTTAAATTATTTTTTAAAATATCAATTTTAGATAATTTAATCTTTTTATCTTTTTATAAGATAATATATTTTTAATAAAATATATTATACTATTAATGGATACTAATACTATATGTTTAAATATTAATAATAATATAAGTACTTTAAATAATAAATATATTATAAATGATATTTCAAGTATTACAACTTATGGTTTATACATAAATGATGGTTCTTATAGTCAAGCTTATTATCTCGAAAATATACCAAGAAACAAACCATTAAGATTTTTTATTGATGGATGTAACAATAGTACTAGTGATATAAGTCATATTGTAGAAGTCAGTTATAATGGTCCCACAATTCCAATTTATGTATCAAAGGGCAATGATATAAGTTTTAATAATGGAGATTATTTCAGATTTTATGATGAATCTTTTAATTTAATTAATATTAATAATCATAATTCAAGTCTTAGTAGTTTAACAAATATTAATAATAATTTTTATTTTATGAATGATGTTAATTATCAATTTATTGCAACAAGTGATTTTTCTAGTGCTTTTCCTTTTTCTATAAGTGGAAATGGAATAAATAATAATACCTATAAATTATTATCATCTGATAATAGTTTTATTATAAATATACCAAGTATTGCAGATAATTCAAGTAATAATATATTTTATATTGATTTGTGTAATGTAGATATTTCAGGAGACTTATTTATTGCAATAGATAACAATAATAATAAATATTATTATGATAATATTAGATTTAATATTAAACCAGAAATACGTGATAATACTATTAGTTTATCAATAATATCCATTAGTAATAGTGGTTATCATCTTGGTGGAGATATTTCTAATATTGATTTTTTTAAATATATTAGTAATTGTAATTATATAATAGATGGTACAAATATTGAAGCAAATCAATTATCAAACTTAAATCAAGAATGTTTAAATATAATTTCAAAAGCAGACTTTTCTTCAAGTATAACTTCTTATATATTTAATGTAGGCAATCACTTTACAGGTAATGATAGTAATATTCCCAATTTAACTTATGTTATATATGATACAACATATTATATACTTGATATATGTATAAATTATCCAATAAAAGTTTCAAATGATTTTAGTAATGTTTTATTAATAGATCCTAGTTATATAGATGAAAATACTTTTTCACATAAATCAGTATATCATAGTAATACATATTATTATGGAGCAATAAAACTAAAAGTAGCGACAAATAACATTTATAATAATGGAAATAATTTAACTAATGCATTAGAGATTTATGATGGATCTAATATAACTTTTATTTATAGTGATCAATGTTCAAATCCTAATTCAGTAAACCAAATAACAAACAAAAGTAGATTTAATTTAATTAATCAATATTATACTGAATTTTCTAATAATTTTTATGATACCGAAAATCATTATAGTTTAAATATTTATGAAAATTATATTGAGCCTAGTAATAATGGGTTTATTGCTATTGATGAATATGGTCATAATTTAAGTAATTTAGTTAATACTAATCGTCCTGAAGATTTAAGTTCAATATTGACTAGAACAAATAATTATAATATAAATAATTTTTTAATAACTTATAATTTAACAAGTTATGATGAACAAACATCTGAATTATATCGTTATGTTAAAATTAATTATGGTCCATTTATAGAAATAAGTGGATTACCTTTGTATTATTATAAGGATGATAATAGTTTTAATAATATTATTAATATAAGTAATAATTTAGAACCAGATTTTGATTTAAGTAATATAGTTGTTTATTTAAAAAATGGAATTAATAATAGAATTAATTTGAAATTTGATATAACATTTTTAGAAAATAATTATTACCCTATTAATTCTACTAATAGTAGTAAAAATCTTGAAAGTTTTAATATATTAGATATTAGTTATAATAAAAAAGTAATATTTCCAAATATAATTTCTGGACAAAAATATTATTTATCACGTAATTTATTACATTTTAATTATAAAAATATTAATAATAATAATAATAGTTTAAAACACCAAGGAACTCAAACCACAAATCAAAATCCACTTGTTTTAAAAGATATATCTAATCTAACTTTTTATACTAACAATAGTAATCAATTATCTGAAGTATCTAATAATCTAATATTAAAAGATAAATTTATTTTATCATTTTCACAAAATGACAGCTTTAATGCAGCTAGTTCGAAAAGTTATATTGATTATAGTAATAATTCTAATGAAAAATATTTAACTTTTTTTTCTAAATCTGCTGAATCTACATTTGAAGTTGTAAATATAAAAGAACAAATCAGTTATCCTAACTTAGATATATCATTTGGATTAATAGAATTATTACAAACTGATAATAGTGATAATTTAATTCACACTAAATTATATTTAAATAATAGTGAATTTATAATTGATTTTAGCTTTATAAATACGGAATTATATAGCAATAATATTACAATTAGTGGCGATTTTTTACAACCTAAAATATTTGATACACAAAATATTGATATTTCATATATTGGTAATTATCAAATTAAAATAATTCCACTCGGATTAAGTGTTAATGATATTTTTTATAATACAATTAGTAATATACCTTTTTCATCTAATATTATTTCATCTGATATTAGTAAAATATATAATATAAATGTTATAGATAAAACTAAACCAATCATACAGTTTAAAAATACAGGTTTTGATAGTAGTTTTTATACTTTTGATTTTCCAAAAGATTCAAGTTTTCACTTAATTCCTACACCAAATAATTTTGATACTTCTAATTCTTTATTTTTTTTAAGTGATACTTGTTATAATGACTTTATAGAAAATTCTTTAAAACCAATAATAGTATTTGATGATGATTCTATTTATAATGTTGATTTGTCATATAATATATATGATGTTTGTAATATAAAATTACCTATAATTAATAATGTATTAACTATTAGTGATAATACACTAGATGCTTCTGCAGTAATACAATATATTGGTATTGATTTATGTGGAAATCCATCTAATGATATTAGTTTAACAATATTATTTAAAAATATTCCTCAATTGAGTTTGTCAGGTCAAATAACCGAACCTTTGGAAGTTGGAGATACTTATATAGAACCGGGTATACTTATAGACAATAATTTTTATAATTTTAATAATTTAAGTCTAACTGGACCATTTACAGATTTTTGTAATAATAAAGTATTAGGTAGTAAACAATATAATATAAGTTTTATAAGTGATTTATGTTTAAATCAAGTAGGTATATATGATATTAGTTATATAGTTAGTTTTAATAATGAAACTAGCACTACAATTTTAAAACGATTCATAAAAGTAGAAGATAATACTCCACCTTTCATTCTTTTTCCTGATCTATCATTAATAAATTATGATTTTAGTAATACTAATAATATTTCAACAACTCTTAGTGATTTAAGTTCAAGCAACATTTCATATGCTATAGATAATTCTGATTCTATAATTGATTTTAGTTTGTCATTATTTTCTAATATAAGTGATTTGTCAAAAATAATATATGATTTTTCATTAGTTGATAATTATTCAAAATATATAGATCAAATTGGTGTAAATATAAGTTTAGAAATTATTAGTATAACTGGTGATGTAAGTAGTATAAATTTAATAACTAATAATTTAAATGATATAACTACATTTTTAAATGTTAATAGTTATATTAATACAGATGGAAATTTTATTATTTTGACACAAAGTAGTGATTATAATAAGAATCTAAGTTATAGTTATTATAAACCTGAATTAAGTTTTAATTATATTATTACTGATATTTGTAATAATAGTTTTAATTTTACTAGAAAAGTAAATATTATTAATTATGATAATATTCCCAATATATTTTTTACAAAAGATTCACTTGATATTACTATAATAGAAACAAGTAACAATATAATTTATAATAATAATAATCTTAAAAAAGATTTTTCATATCAAGCACTTAGCTATATAAAAGATCCAAGCACTTTTATTTATGAAATTAGTAATATTTTATTTAATTTTGATGTAAGTGATCAATTTTCGGAACTATATAATGAAATAAATTTAAACAATAATGTATTAATTAGTATTAGTAGTAATAATATATATACTTATGATCCAAGTATAATAAGGTTACATAATTTAAATGATAGTTGTTTTAATGATATAAGTAATATATTAGAACAATTTTCTATAATAGATAATTCTTTTCAATTAATTTATGATTTTTCAAATAATCAAAATTTATCAAACTCTATAACACGTAATGTAACTATTATAAATACTATTAGCTGTGAAATAAGTGCAAATTTTAGTTTTCCAGGAGAAACTAGTTTAAACACTATAAATATTAGTTTTGGAAATACTGATTTTTTGTTTACTAAATATTTTACTTTAAGTCATCCTCGTTTAACTAGTGAAGATGTTAGTTTTGAATTGAGTTATAATGCTACTCCCAATCAAGATTTTTCATCATTAATAGGAGAAGATATTTCTTTTAATGTTTCTGCTTTAATATATCAATATACAGTTAATTCTAATATAAAAAGTTATAATTTTTCATTTTATAATACTATTAGTAATGATCCATTATTTATTTCACCTAATCTGGATATTAGTATAAATATAATAATAGATCCACCTTTTTTAACTGAATCTTCTTCATTAAGTGCTATAACTCATGAAGCAGGAATTTATATTAGTGATTTAAGTTTAATAGAAAATGTTTCTTTTTTTAGTAAATTTGATGAATTTTATTATGCTAATTATGCTGTTAATGATGTAAGTATAAGTTATAGTGAAACAAATTTTACATTAAGTTTTGAAAAAATTTTCAATACTACAAATGAATTTAATCAGAATTTTCCTATAAGCGATTTAAGTGGTGATGCAACTTATAATATAATATATGATGTTAGTGATGCAAATGATACTTTTAAAAGATTTACTAGAGAATTAAAAATACAAGATAACACTCCTCCTATTATAACTCTTTTTGATCAAGATTTATTTGATGTTGATGATTTTTTACAATTTCAAAATTTTGATATTGCCGGATTTAGTGTTCAAGATAGTTTTAGTTATTTAAAAAGCATAGATTTTAGTGTAAATTTATTTATAGATAATTCATCAATAAGACATTTAGACATATGTAATATAGATTTATTACTTGATTTAAGTAATTATTTACAACAATTTAAAAGTTATAGTTTAACATTTAATGATATTTCTGATCTTACAAATAATTTTTCAGATATTATTATAGAAACTAGTTACAAAGTAACTGATATAAAGGATAATTTTGCAACTGATACAAATAATATAACTTTAAATTTTTCAGATTTAGTAAAGTTAAATATAGCTATTTTATATCAAGATGACTCATTTAATTTAAATCAAGATTTTTATATACCAAGAGATGAGTCTAACAATTGGTTTTTAAAATATGAAAATAGTACTCAAACAATTATATATGATGCAAGTACAAATCCTATAAATTTTAATTTTACTATAGATTCTTCAAATCAATCTTCCAATGCATTGTTAAATGAAAATATACAAATTATACCAGATATTAGTATTATAGATTTCACAGATGTTTCAAATATTAATTTATATTTTCAATTATTTTATATACCAGATAGTGGAGTTCCAATAATTAAAACAAGAATATTAGAATTAAAGATAATTGATAAATCAGAACCTATTTTAAGTTTTATAGATAATAATAGAGAAATTTTTCCAAATATAAATAATATTATATTACCTGAAATTTCAAGCAATTTAATTATTGAAATAAGTAATAATATTAATTTTTTATTTGATAATGAAACAAGTTATAATTATTTTACTAAAAATGAATCCAATAATCTTATTTATAATATTCCATCAATAAAAATTAATGATATTGTTAATGATATAATTCTAGTACCAAATAATATTGAAGATTTTAGTAATATAATAGTACCTAATAACCCTAATACTACTTATACTATAAGTATTAGTTATGAAGATTTATCTAATAATCCACTTAATATAGATTCATCTAATTTATTAAATGATTTATCTAAAAATTTTATTCAAATTTTTCACGTAATTGAAGAAAATAGTGACAATGATTTTTCTAGAAATGAAGCAAATGATATTTCAAGAAATATAACTATAAAAAGATTTGAACCATTTATAAATATAACTTATAATGAAAATTATAAAAAAACTTATCATAAACTTTATTCTTTGTATAAGGACTTGGGTGCACATGCATTTGATTATTATGATGGTTCAAATATTAAACTAGAAACAATAAAAACTATTAATGAAAATAATCTTGGACCACAACAAGTTACTTATCAAGCAAAAAATAAAATAAATAATACTTTTATTATTTCAAGACAAGTTCATGTTGTAGATATATATTGTATATTTTTTGATAAAACTGAGAATTATAATATAGATGACATTAATAATGATTTTAATAATCATATTAGATATGGATTATATGGAACAGAAACAAATGAATTAAGTTATAATTTTTATATTGATCCTTTATTAGATACTTATATTGCATTAAAATCTTATAAAAATGGTACACAATTTGACAATTATAATGCAATAAGTATTAATATTAATCAATTAACTGATTCATGTAGCAATATTTTTTATAATAGTTATGATGATTGTTCATATGTTAAAGGAAAAGTTGTAATAAATGTAAAAAATGATTTTAATAGAGCAAGTTTATATTGGGTTAAAATTGATTTAAGTGACAATATTTATGCTAGTGGTAATTTTGAAGATTTATTTTTATATAATGAATCTTGTATATATTATATTGTAGATAATGATTTTGTTGATATTTGTAATACTCAAATTATAGAGTTTAGTGTTGATGTTTCCGGAAATAATATTAATAATAGTACTGATGTTCCTTATTTTACTATAAGTGGAAATAATGGTTCAAATAATGGTTCAAATAATGAATTAAATTTTAATCCAACACCAAGAAAAACATTACATTTACCATATGGTATTTATGGTTTTAAACAAAATAAATTTACAAATTTTTATAATAAAATAAAATTTTCTTATTTACCTGATGGTTGGCATTTTAATATTGAAGATAACTCAAATGGTGATATCTCATATATTTATAATGATTTTTTACTTTATAATAATTACACTAATGTAAAAGATATTAGTTTTAATAATAAAAATGATCCTTCTTACAACATATATGAATATACTAATAATGTTTATTCTAATTCTTTAGCAGGTGTACATAATAAAGATAGTTATACATATTTAGAAATAAATGCAACTACTCCATCTCCATTATATTATTATAGTGAAAATTTTTCAAATATGGGAGGAATAATATATACTAAAAATAATATAAGTTTTTCTAAAAATTGTGTTTCTTTAAATGGTAACATATTAGCTATAGATAATTGCAATGGAAATATTTTTAATCATAGTAATTTTACTACTAATATAACTAAATTTGATGAAATTAGTAATAATTTATTATTTTTAAGTTGTAGATTTGATTTATCTGCTTTAAATCCTAGTGAAACAAATGATATAAGTTTAAATAAAGATTTTATTGCTTTAACACAACAAAATATTACTCATAATATTATTATTAATAAATATAGTAATAAAATTATTTTTAAAAAATATCATGATGTAAGTAGTATTAATAATGTAGATTTATCCATAAATTATTCAAATAATAACTATATAATAAAAAAAGATAATAGTTATAATTATTTATTTGATAGTTCTATTAATTTTATTGAACGTTATAAAGGAAATAATGTATTATTATATAAATCTAATATAGAAACTAGTGCAAATTTAATAGAAACTAATACTATTAATCAACGATTAGAATTAAATGCTTTAGATTTCTTTTTCAACAATAATCAATTAACATCTAATTATACTAATTTTTTTAGTAAAAATAAGTTAATAAATAATATTTATAAAAAAAATAATAATAATCAAAATATTTATTTTATAAAAGATCATTTTAAATATAAAATACATGAAATTTCTTATGAAAATCAAGTAAAAATAATAAATGGTAATAATGAGTATATATTTTTTGATAATACTGATTTATTAAATTCTAATCGTTTAATTTTTGAACCAATTTTTGATAATTTATTTACATTTAATTTTCAAATTTATTTAGATTATAATAATGTAAATTTAGAAACTAATTATAGAAATTATTTAAAAAATAATATTTTTAATAAAAATATATATTCTAAATATCCTGATGATATTAATAAAAAAAATTTATTTTTTGAGGAATTATTTGTAAGTATTTTTAGTGATATTAGTGGTCAAAGTGAATCAGAATCTGATATTAGTCAAAGTATAATTTTTTCAGAAAATACTATTTTTATAAATGAACAATTTTTAGATTCTAGTAATTATCCAAATACAATAGATGAAGCAATAAATGATTTTGATATAACTAGTGAAAATTTAATTATTTTAAGTGGTATAGATAATAGTAATAACACATTTTGTGGTTTAACACAACAAAATTTTGTTCATAATATAGATATTAGTGATGCTAATAAAGTAATATTTCATAAATATGATTTTGACATATTTAATTATCAAGTAAATGATGCTAATTTAACTCTTGAAAAAACATTATTAGATTCTTCAAATAATAATAAATATTTTCTTGAATTATCGAGTAATGATGTATATAATTGTTTTATTGATATATGTGAAAATATTAGCAACACAAGAAATTTAGTAAAAAAAAATAGACTAATGGAACCAAGTAGAAATATTTTAACTGATCCAAATTTTTCATTTAATAGTCATATTACTTATACTATTTATGATGAAATTGAAAATAATAATAACTATTTAACTAATTTTGATGTGAGACCTATTGATTTATATGAAATAAATTCAATAAATGATTTATGTTTTAATGATATATCATATGCATATGCTAATTTTAATAACAATAAAAATAGTCATAGTTTTGTTATTAATTTGTTAGATTATATAGATAGAAATTTATTTAATAATCCTTTAATTAGTATTCCAGCTAACATTATTAATTATAATAATATAAATTTTATAATAAAAGATATTAGTTATAGTGATCAAACAAAACAATTTAATTTATATGATATTTGTGCAGATCAAATAATTTTATATGATAAAAATGATATAGCAAAATTAAATGAACTAGAAGCCAAAATATATATAACTAATTTAAAATTTGAATATTTTAGAAATGCATATATACAAAAACATCCGAACGACTTAAGTTTAACAGATTTTTATGATAAGAGTTATAATAATTTTATAAATAGTTTAAATCTTCAAAATATTGTTACACTTTTTAGTGATGTTAGTTTTATAACTAATACTTATGCAATTAAATTAGAAAATAAATCTTTAAATCAATTATATAGTAATGTTTTTTATAATTCAAAAATACTAATTAATAGGTATAATGATTTAGCAAATGCTTTTATATATTATAATGAATTTTTATTTCCACCTATAAACAATATATATGAAGATATTAGAAAATTTGATTTAGTTGATCAATTAGTGATTGATATTAGTCTAATTAACATTAATATAGATAATAAAATATATCAAGAATATTCTTTAAGAGCATCTAATGATAATTTTGGGTTGATAGAAAATGATATATGTTTAAATATAATAGAGGATTATAACATTTTATTAACATTAACACAATTTTATTTAGATTATAAAGAACATTATGAAATAATACATTATGAATTAAGTTTAAGACATGATATATATACCACTATTATGCTAGTTGATTCTAATAACAACTTAAACACATATGATTATGATTCATCATTTGTTGAATTATTCAATAATAATACTATAAATAAATATTATGAAAATTTAATAAGTAATATGATTAATTTAAATGATATGTTATTAAATGATATAAGCAATTCGGTTATATTTATGGGAAGTAGCGACAATTCAAGTAATATATATTGTGATACACCACAATATTATGTTAATTCAAAATATAATCCTGTAGATATATCATATTTATCCTTTCTCAAAGATGATATTAGTACGAATTTTAACATTATTTTAGAATCCGCCAATGTAAAATATGATTTTATAAATAAAAAAAGTATTTTTGATAATATAAATTATGTATTAAACGGACCAAGTATATTTATTAATGCATTTAAAAGTACAAATATTTTATTTAAAATAGATTTATTTTACAATAGTTATTTATTTACAAATGTATATTTAGATACTTTAGTATTAGATGTTACAAAACCTGATTTAATTCCTCCTACCTTAATTTTTAATAATAATGATTTAACTATTAATCAATCTGATGTAAGCTCTAATATTAATAATATAATTCAAACATTAATAACTGATATAAGTTATATAGAATTACATGAAGAAAGTAATGAAGATACTATTTTTGATTTATCTAATATTAGTTATGTTTATACTTCTTTAAGTGAAACTGATCCACAAACTAATAGCAATGATTTAAGTTTGAGTGATGTTACTATTATCATTGATATAAGTAGCATTGGTACAAATCAAAGAAATGATTTGGAAGTTTTATATACAATAATTGACAAAGCAAATAATCAAAATAATATTAAAAGAAATATTCAATTAAACAATGCTTTGATAAAACCACAACTTTATTATCCAGATGAAAATACAGAAATTAGTAATAATATAATTCCAGTATTAACAGTAAATGAAAGTGATAATAATGCTATTATACTAGAAAAAGCAAAAAATAATATTATACTTAAAGATAGTAATAGTACTATTATTATAACAAAAGAAGATGCATCATTTAATATAATGCTTACAATAGATATTAGTGATAATTTAATAACATATAATCTTTCTAGTATTAATAAAACATTTTTAGCTCCAATAAGATTTATAAGAACATTAAATACTATTCCAACTGAAGAATTAGAATTTGAAAAAACTGTTTGTTGTTATCCGCCTGCATTTTATTATCCTATTCAGCATAATTATAAATTGGGAGCTAATGCTACTTATAAAATGAGATTAGCTAAATTTATAATAAATAATCATAGATAATCTTAGACATTAAAATTATTAATTAATATTTTATAAATTAATTAATAATTTCATAATATATAAATTTTTTATTAAAATTTTATTGTTGCACTTAAACTATCAATATAAATAAAACTATTATCTTTTATAGATCCTACAAAAAATTGTAATCTAGGGTTAGTATTATTAAATAATCCATAATAATTTATACTACTGTTAGCATAATTAAAACTATTATCAAAAACCATAATACTATTTTGAATTGATGTATATAAATAGTCATCATTAGAATTAGAAATATCACAAACTCCGAATATATAATTATTTAATTCAACATCATTTGGAATTTTATTATAAAATTGTAAACTTACATTTGCATATAACTCAAAACTTGCATCAGTATTAGTATTTTTTATTTCTAAATACTTTTTACTATTATCTGTTGAAAATGTAGTTGATGATAGAAATTTTAAAGGAATAAATTTAAAACTATAATTATTATATTTATTTGTTAAAGAATTGGGTTTTTGTATTTCTAAATTATTATAATTATAAACATTATATCTATTTTGTGTATTATTAAAACTAAAATCTTCTGGTCTTTGACCTGATATGTCATTATCACATGTTAAATATATTATATTATTTATAAATGGTATAGATCTGCTACCAATATGTAAATTACTAGTACCATCAAAATACATGTAATTAGCATTATTCTGACTATTATCTGGTGAACCGGGTATGATTAGGCTAGTTGGGTTAAAAATTCCATTATAAATTCTGCCTGAACTAGTCATAGTTAACTCATTTCCAATATTTACATCATTAAAACTTGCATTGTTAAAACTTGCATTTTGAGTATTACCAGTTAGACGAGTATTTACTTTATTGGTAATAAGGTCATCAATGTTTGAACCGCTTATTTCTATACTACCAGCACTAACACTTGTAAAAACTGAATTACCAGTAACATTTAGCTTATTTATTGATAAATCATTTTCTATTGTCATAGAATTTGCTTTAATAAATGAAATATCTACAATATTGCAACTTATAGTTTCAGCCGAAATAGTATTACATTCAAGAAAACTTATATCTGCACTTATATTTACAATTAAATATTGTGTAGTTACATTTTTTAGTGCAATATTCGTGTCAGTAAAACAAATATCATTTGCTACTACTTTAGTAAATATACCAAAACTACAATCAATAGTACTAACATCCAAATTAATTACACTTAAATTGTCACAACTAATTGTTTGTACATGTAAAAAATTGGAGTTAATGGTTATGTTGCTAACATCTAAATTACTAATATCTGCTTTTAATACACTAATAAAACTAACATCTAAATTAATTAAACTTAAATCATTTATTGAAGCATCATTACTAAATAAAGAATTTGTAGTTAGTTCTTGTATATTTCCTGAATTTGTTATATATAAATATGGTGCATGAACTGCATTAAATGAATTATCACCTCCACTTATTGTTAATGCTTTAATGGGATTAAGTGTATTTATACCTAATGCATTCTTAGAACTATCTATACAAATAACCTTTTCATTATTAATGGTAGTAATATTTGATTTACTTGTTTGTTTAATATTTGCAACTAATTTATTAGTTATTGATTGTGATGACATTAATATTTAATAATATTTTAAATATATATTTAATATATTATTTTACATAAATACCTATAATATTATATGCCTAAACAATATTATTATCCAATTAATATTTGATCATTAATATAAATTGCACCATTTGTTAGTGTAATATTGCCACATATATCAGTATTACTTAACTTAGCAAAATTAAATTTATGTAATACTTCTGTAATAATGAAACTCATGTCTAATGCATTATTAATATTATTAGAATTTAATATATTTTCACCATCTAATAGCACTTCTTCTTGTTCCGTTGAAATACTTAATCTTTGTGTAATACTTAAAGTTGAATTTTGATTTGCATTAGTTGTACTTGCCATTATTATAATATAATAATTTTAAATTATAATGTTAACATTATTTATTAAAATTTATTAAAATTTATTAAAATTTATTAAAATTTATAACATATTAAAAATAATTTTTAAGTTATTAAATAAATGGATGAAGAAAAATTAATATATTTAAATAATTTATATCATAAAAAAACTATACCAAATATTATATTTTATGGTGATAATTTGACAGGTAAAAAAACAGTATTAGAAAATTTTTTAAACTTAATCTATAAAAATCAAGAAAATATTAAAAAATATGTATTAATTATTAATTGTTCGCATGGTAAAGGTAATATAAAATTTATAAGAGAAACATTAAAATATTTTGCAAATTTTAGTATAAATAATATTAAAAATGACAATATAATTTTATATACATTTAAAAGTATTGTTTTATTAAATGCAGACAAATTAACAATAGATGCACAATCGGCTTTACGTAGATGTATAGAAATTTATTCAAATAATACTCGATTTTTTATTGTTGTAGAAAACAAGCAAAAAATATTGAAACCAATATTATCAAGATTTAGTCATATTTATTTTAATAAAAAAATTAATATTATAGATAATAAAATTTATAAACCAAATAAAAAAATAAACATTTTAAATAATATATTAAATAAATTCAATAATAATGAAAATATTAATATAATTAGTATTATAAATTTAACAAATAAAATATATAATAATGCAATAGGTAGTAATTTATTAATTAATTATATTAATTCAAAAATAGAAGACAATTTTAATAAATATCATTTTTTAGTATTAATAAATAATTATAAAAATTTTTTTAAAAATGATAAATTAATAATATTATTTTGTTTAAATTTTTTATATTTACGTAATAATAATAATTTAGAAAATATTATGTCTTTATAAATATGGATGATTTTAATATAACTAGTATAACTGAATCAAAAAATGAATGGTGTGCGCGATTTACTAATATATTAACTCCTTGTATTATTGAAGGTATTAAATCTATTTTTATGGAAGCGGACAAAATATGTTCAGAAACCGATGAAGATGAAAAATATTTGATGACTTTTCAAAACTTATTAAATAATATACCAAAATGGAGTTCACAAATTGTTGAAACTGAAAGAGAACGTATTATTAATAGTAGTGGATGTAATTATTTAGAAGATTTATTAACTTGTATACATATAACACAATTAAAAGCATTAACTATATCTCGCGTAGGAATTAAGCAAAAAAAAATAGATTTACAAATACCGAATTTAGATACTTTTATACATAAAGCATATATAAATGTTGCAAGAAAGATTTATATAAATGTATATTTGTTTCAAAAAGATATATTACCACTTGAAATACAAAAAAATAATCGCGAATTAGAATTAATTATTAGGGAAGCTATATTAAATACTGTAAGAGATAATATTCCTATAGATAATTTATTAAAAATATATTTAGATGAAACACAAGAAACTGATGTAGAAATAGAAGAAACACGTGAAGTTGTACCAGATGAAGAAGAAATTAAGAAAAGACAAGAAAAACAAGAAGCTGAAAAAATTGAAACTATTAAAACAGAAATAAAAGAAACATTAAAAAAAGAACAAGAAAATAGTTTAAATAAAGCATTAAAAAATGCCAATACAGATTTAAATAAAACACAAGATGATAAATTAAATGAAAGATCTTCAGAAATTATTCAAGAATCTCATACTATAGATAATGATGAAAAAATAGTTATAAATAATAATGATATTAGTATTAATGATGAAAAATTGAATATAACAAATTTATCAGATGATATTGATGAAATAAATTTAGATAGTTTAAATATAGATACTGAAACAAATAATATAATTGATGATACTAATGATAATATTGATGATTTTGAATTAGATATTGAACAACTTTAAATATAATTCGTTTATTTTAATAATTATTATTTATTTAATTAATTATAAATAATAATGAATAATCAAGTAATAACTTCGCTAATTATTAGTTTATTATATTTGATAACAAAATTTATAGAAATGAGATTTATTTTAAAAGAAAATAAACCACTTAAACAACTATTTATTGATTCTTTAATTGTCTTTATATGTTCTATGATGTGTTTAATATTATTAGATCAATTTAACTTAAATGAATTAATTGGAAATATAAAACCTATTCCAAGTGTGTTTGTAAATAATCCTGATTTTTAAATTTTAAATTTTAAATTTTAAATTTTAACTTTATTTTGTATCATTTTATTAGTAAGGAATCTGCATTTAATTGAATGTTATTTTTTTTACAATTTATATCAAATATAAATTTAAATAAACTAAATTTATTTTTAAATTTATTTTTTTGTCTAAAATAATAATGAATAAAACCAGTAATTATTAAAAATATTATAATATAATGTATATAATTTCTATAATTATTATATTTATCAATAGTTTCATATACATTTTTGTCTTCATTTATATTTTTATATTTTTCTTTTAAATTTAAAGTTTCTGAATTAAATGTTTGATCTATTAAAACTAAAATAATAATTGGAATTGAAAAATAAAATTTACTTTTTGTAAATAAAACATATAAAATATATAAAATTAAAGTATTTTTCCATATTTCAAATGCTCCTTCTTTATTTTTATCAATAATTACAAATAATAAAAATATACTAATTATTGCAGTAAAATGTCTAAAATAAGGATTTAAAAATAATTTTTTTAAATCACAACTAATAGTATCACTTATACCACCAAATAATAACCAAAAATATATGGATGCTATTAAAAATATACTTTTTTCAAGGATCATATATATATAATTATATATAATTTAAAAATATAATTATATATTTTATGTCATTATTGGTATTTTATGTCATTATTGGTATTTTATGTCATTATTGGTATTTTATGTCATTATTGGTATTTTATGTCATTATTGGTATTTCATCTATATTAAATATTGCTTCTGGATTATTTATTTTTTTCTTTGAAATTTGGTATTTATCAAATAATTCATTCTTTAAAACTTTTTGCGGGCTATGATTATGTACCGTTCTTGCAATCATTTTATATAATTTAAAATCTGGATAACGTTCTGAACCATCATTTTTATATAAAATATTTTTATTTTTGTCATCAAAAATCCATGAAACCATTATTTTTTTTATTGGTGATTTTAATTTTTTTATATCATCTATATCATCTATAAAATAATCAAATAAACTACATCCTAATCTACATAAATCAAAACTGTAATTTGGATCTAATCTTGGTTTATTAATATTTAAATATGGTTCACAATTATATTGCGTAGCAGCATCTCCTTCTTGTGAATAACTGTCACTTGTAATTTGTTTTCCTTTAAATTTATAAATAGCTCGTCCAAAATCAATAATTTTATATATTTTTCCAAAAGTTGGTATTTTATAATGTTTAATATTAAATTTATAATATAAAAATTTTTTTTCAGTATTATTGTATACTATATTATTAGTATGTAAATCATTATGTGTAAAATCAAATGCTTTTTGATAAGTAATTAAAGTAAATAATATTTGTAAAACAATAGATTCCCATTCATTATCTTTTATTTTATTATTGCTTATATAATCATCTAATGTATTTTCACAACATTCTAAAGAAATAACTTGAACAGGAAATTTATTAATACTCATAAAAATATCTTCCTCATTACTTGAATCTGATTCTATAGTACTTGATTCATTGCTATCATCATCATCATTATTTGATTCACTATTGTCAGATTCTGTATTTGAATAACGCGATGAACAAGTTGACTTAGAATTATTATTTTCATTAGTTTTTTGTTTTTTATTATTTTTTAACTTAGATTCTTCATTATTATTAATATCATTATTAATATCATTATTAGTATCATTAATATTATTAATATCATAAATATCATTATTAATATCATTTTTTTTTCCTATATTGTCATAAGTTAACTCTAAATTTGAAGTATTATTTTCTATAGTATTATTTTCTATAGTATTATTTTCTATAGTATTATTTTCTGTTATATCTATAATACTATCAACAATATCAAAATCTTCATCTAAATTTGATATTTCTATTTTTGTTCTGTTTTTTTTTGTATTACTAAATAAATTATTATTATTATTATTGCTAATCTTAAATAATATATTATTATTTTTATGAAAAAAATCTGAATCATCTAAATATTCTATATCATCTTCTATATTTACAATAAAATTATTTTTGTTACAAATAAAAGAACCATAATAATTTATTCCATTTATAAAATTATAATTAGTTAATAATAAACTTGATAAATAATAAAAAAATCCGTCACTATATGCCGAATTATTTGGATCATATACTTTTTCTAAACTATTTTCTTCTTTTTTTAAATTTGGAAGATTAAATATATTATAACTTAATTCATATTTACCTATCATATATTTAATTGGATCTACTAAAGGACTATACTTAAAAAAAACTTCTTTAGTATATCTATTATCACTATTATCACTTATTATACAATTAAATTTGGAATAACTATTTTTTTTATTTACATCAACTAATTTATATTTATTATTTAAATTAATATTATTATAATTTGATTCATTTAAATCAAAAAAAATATTGTATAATGGAATATAATTTTGTATATTTTCTAAATCTAATAATTCAGGATCACACATTTTTTTAAATAAATTCTCATTTTTATTTTTTTTATAATTTAATTCCATTATTTATTATTATTTTATTAATAATAAATAATTTTCAATATTTTAACGTTATTAATTAATTATAATATATTGAATATAATAATTTAAATAAGAATTAAAGAAAGAACTCCTGATAATCCTGTTAATCCAATACCGGTTACAATATTGTCATTACTTAATAAATTATGTTTTTGTACAAATTTATTTATTTCTGAAATAGGTTTTTTTTTTACTTCTCTTTGTAGATTTAATTTTTTTGATCTTGTTCTTGCTTTTGCTAATGCTTTTTCTCTTTCTTTTGCTAATGCTTTTTCTCTTGCTGTTGGTGCTGGCGATGTTGGCGACGGCGGTGGTGGTGTTGGTGGTGGTGGTGGTGGTGGTGTTGGTGGTGGTGGTGGTGGTGTTGGTGGTGGTGGTGGTGCTGGTGTTGCTGGTGGTGGTGTCGGTGTTGGTGCTAGCGGTGACTGTGGCGATGGCGGCGGTGTTGGTGGTGGTGCTGCTGGTGTTGGTGATGGTATTGCTGCTGGTATTGCTGCTGGTGTTGGTGGTGGTGGCTGTGGCGGTGGTGGTGCTGGTGTTGGTGGTGGTGGTGGTGGTGGTGGTGGTGGTGGTGGTACTTCTATATCTTCCCAGTTAGTATTAAAATTATTAAATTCATCTTCTTTGAATAAATATAAAACTATTTTCTTGGTAGTCTCATTTAATATTAATTTACTATTATCATCTAAACTTTGATATCCTTTTTCTATTGCTTTTTTAGTTAACTCAACGATATTATTTTTAAATTCTCCAGCAAAAATGCCGCCGCTAATTGGTAGAAGTCGGAGAGTTAGTTTTTCTATAGTGGCATATTTTTTTAGAACAGATTTATAAGCTTTTGATAATTCAGTGACTGCGTTTTCAAGGGTATTTATATGTAAATTTCCAAAATCAGGACCAACAACATGGATACATGTAATATGTTTGTTATTTATATAATATGTATGGTCATGGGCTTCGCCTGTATTTTTAATATTAGTTCTAACGTCTTGTGGAAACCCTCCATTTTTTATTTTACCATTTTCTCTTATTTTTAATTTTTTGTATATTGGCTCGGATGCGCCGCCCGCTTTATGTGGTTCATTATTTTTAATATAATTTAAACCAGCCGGATCAGTGATTACTTCATCTTCTTTTAGAACTTCTGCTACACTACCTCTTTTTAATGTTATTTTACTTGAAAAGGATGAGTTTACTCCTCCTGTCAATATATATTTTCTTTTTTTAAAAGTATTATTATGTTTATTAATTTTTTTTCTAGATTTTTTCATCTAAATTATATTATATTTTTATTAAAAAAAATTAATATTACGTAAAATAAATTATAATTTATTATTTAATATTTAGTAATAATGACATTAGAATTAAAAAAATTTGATATGAAAACTATTAGTTTTAGACCAGATGAAAATAAAGGTCCTGTTATAGTTTTAATTGGTCGTCGTGATACCGGCAAATCTTTTCTTGTGCGCGATCTTCTTTATTATCATCAAGATATTCCTATTGGTACTGTAATCAGTGGCACAGAAGCCGGTAATGGATTTTATGCTGAACATGTACCTAAACTTTTTATTCATGATGAATATAATAGTGCTATTATTGAAAATATATTAAAACGACAACGCACTGTTTTAAAACAAATAAAAAAAGAATTTGATACATATCGTAAATCTAGTATAGACCCTCGTGCGTTTGTTATTTTAGATGATTGTCTTTATGATGCAGGATGGACCAAAGACAAAATGATGAGATTACTTTTCATGAACGGAAGACATTGGAAGATGATGCTGATCATCACAATGCAATATCCCCTTGGTATTCCTCCAAATCTCCGTACAAACATAGATTATGTATTTATCCTACGTGAACCATACATTTCTAATAGAAAACGTATATATGAGAATTATGCGGGAATGTTTCCAACATTTGAGTCGTTTTGTCAAGTCATGGATCAATGTACAGAGAATTATGAATGTTTGGTAATAAATAATAATGCAAAATCTAATAAATTAAGTGATCAAATATTTTGGTATAAAGCACAAGAACAAAAACACTTTAAATTAGGTTCAAAAGAGTTTTGGGAAATAAGTAAAAATCTTGATTCAGATGATGAAGAAGAAATATATGATCCAAATTCTGCAAATAAGAAAAAAGGACCAAAAATAAATGTAAAAAAGAGTAAATGGTAAATGGGGAGATCGCCCCATACGCGATTTTAGAAAATTTTTTTATATTTAGTAAAATCGAGTAATGCCATTTGGTGAATTTATAAGCAATTATTTGCTTTTATAAATTTGCTTCTAAAATATAAAAGTAAATATAAAATATTTTTGCTTTTATAAATTTGTTTTTTAATTATAAAAGCAATAAAAACTTAAAGAAATAGTAATAAATGATATTATAAAAATGACTTCATTCAATATTGTTGATTTAATTACAAACAATCCTATTACAAAACTAACTGAAACACATAATAATAATTTATTAAATAAAGTAAAAAATACTTTTAATGAATCAGAACAACAATTATTTATAGCAAGTTTTTATAGTTATTTAAATTATCATAAAACAGATGATTATATTGTAGATTTGGATAATATTTGGAAATGGTTAGGTTTTACAAATAAAGCAAATGCAAAAAAATTATTATTACAATATTTTTTACAAGATAAAGATTATAAAATTTCGCTTGACGCTAGCATCAAGCAAAAAGTTATTGAAATTAATAATAAACAAAATTTTACTCCTCATCTTGGAGGAGCAAAAAAGAAAGGCGGTCAAAATATTCAAAAATATTATTTAAATGTTAAAACTTTTAAATCATTATGTTTAAAAGCAGGAACAAAAAAAGCAGATGAAATCCATGAATATTATATTAAATTAGAAGAACTTATTCAAGAAGTATTAGAAGAAGAAGCAATTGAAATGAAAAATAAATTATTAATAAAAGATAATGAATTAAATGAAAAAGACAATTTACTAAAAAACGCAAATCAAGACAAATTTAAAACTATTGAAAAAACCCTTGTCTCTCAATTTCCAGTAAATAATGAATGTATTTATTTTGGAACAATTGATAATACTAATGACAAAGGAGAGAAACTTATAAAATTCGGACATAGTAATAATCTTCCATTAAGAGTTCAAGATCACCATAAAACATATACTAACTTTATTCTTCGTGATGCATTCAAAGTTCATAATAGACAAGAAATAGAAAATGCTATTAAATCACATCCTAAAATCAAATCACATTTACGCAGTATTGAAGTAAATGGATATAATAAACATGAAATATTAGCATATGATGCTACGTATTTTACTATTATTCGTCTTTCAAAATATATAAAAGATATATTAGCTGAAAAAACATATAATATTGAAAATTTCAATAAATTAATAGAAGAAAATAATAATTATAAAATAGAAGTTGGGAGATTAGCGAATGAAAATGAGCAATTAAAAATATCAAATAATGAATATAAAGAGAAAAATGAACAATTAACACATTCTCTCAAAACTATAAAAACAAATTATGAAATTAATAAAAATATAAATAATAATAATAATATTTTAGAAAATAGTTTTAATTTTGATCCTAAACTGAAATCAAAATTTGATAAATTTATTAGTGAATGTTGTATTTTACATAATGATTTAGAAGTAGATTCTACAACAATTGCCGGACAATTTCGTATTTATAATCGTGAAAAACCTACAAAATTATTATTTGAAAATTTTAATAAATATATGAGAACACGCTTTCTGGCTTGTCGCCTAAAAAATCAAACTTCAAATCAAGTATGTCATGGATTTAAAGGAATAAATTTGAGAGAAATTAACTATAAAAAATTATATAGTTCTAATGAAGTAGAAGATTTTTTATTTGAAAATTGTCTTTTCTCTCCAAACTATCGCGAATCAACAAATAAAATTATAGAAGAATTTATTAATTATAAAAAAAATAATGATTTATTAATTAATAATAATGAATCCAAAGATATGAAAAATTATTTAAAAAGTTGTCATTATATTGTTGGTGGACCAATACGTCTTCATAATATTGATGCAACTTTTGAAGGATATTATGGTATTTCTCTCAAATCCGATTTAAATAATAATGAAAGAATATTAAATACATCACCTGGAAAAAGCGTACAAAAAATTGATGCAAAAACTAATGAAATATTATATAGTTGGACTTCAATAGCTAAAGCAGCATTAAGTGAAGAATTTTCTTCAGCAAAAATGAGTAGAGCAATAAAAAATAATACTTTAGTAAATGGGTGTTATTATATAAGTGGGGAGATAGCCCATACGTGATTTAAAATATTTATTTTACAAATTTAAATAGCCATAGTAATATGCAGCAAAATATGTTAAAAATCCAATAATCATAGTAGATAATATTATTGAATTAATTTCTGTAATAGTGTATTTGAATTCATTAAGAAAATATAATAAAATTGCTAATGTTATCCATAATCCTATTCCAAAAAATGTATGCATTAAAAATCCACGATTAGCAGATGGATTAGTATTATTTACTACATTAAATTGAGCCAAATTAAATAAAAAAAATGCTGCGCTAGCAAATGCAAAAAAATTCACCATATTATATTTATCTGCAATAGTTTGTAAAAAAACTAATGCTACTGATATTACTAAACCACTTGTTAAAAAATAATAAAAAAATGATTTTAATAGTTTCATATATTTTATATTAATAATATAATATATTATAATTTACATCCACATAATAATAAATTTTCTTTTAAACCATTAAATAATAATTTAATTTTTAACCAATTTTTTGTAAATATTTCATTTTTATATAATAAAGAATCTTGTTTTAAATTTAAAATATTTTCACAAATTCTTGTACTATCAAATAATTTTAATAGTATAAAATCTTTTTGTTGTTTTGTTATTTTTTCATAGCCCAAAATCATACGGTTATTTGAAATAATTTTTAAATTTATTAATAATTCAAAACCTTTATAATGTTCTAGTATTTTAAATTCTACTTTTTCTAATTTTTCTCTTTTACTATAATTATTTAAATAATTATTTTTAATTAAATCTAAACGTTGTTCATATAAATTATATAAATCATTTTTCATTTTTAAAAATAGTATTAAAATTATTATAATACTATTTTTAATTTATTTTTTCTATTTTATTTGATCTACATATTAAATTTTCAATTTTATGTTGTTTAAAACAATTTTCTTTATAATCATATATACAATTGTGAATTTCAGGGTGTTTATGAAATTTACAATAATATTTTTCACATTTACATGGATAATCTGTTAATTTAATTTTTTTATTACAATTTTCAAATGCACAAATATTTTTATTTAAACTTATATCACTCATATTACCTTAATAATAGTATATATTTTATTTTTATTATTTATTTTTTAGGTTTTACTCTTTTTTTAACAGCTTTTTTTGCTGTTTTTTTAACAGCTTTTTTTGCTGTTTTTTTAACAGCTTTTTTTGCTGTTTTTTTAACAGCTTTTTTTGCTGTTTTTTTAACAGCTTTTTTTGCTGTTTTTTTAACAGCTTTTTTTGCTGTTTTTTTAACAGCTTTTCCTCCTGAAACTCTCTTTTTACTATTCAAACGTTCTGTTTTTTCTTGTATATATTTTTCAATAAATTCACTATGTTTTTTCATAATGACATCAATAGTTTTTCCGCGAAAGTCCTTATGATGTGCTATTTCATTTTGTAATTTGTTATATATAACTTTTTGCTCGTAAAAAGCTGTTATACCCTTTTCTTCTGGAGAATATTCTTGAAACCAGTCAAATTTATCAAAAGATAATACAAAACACTCTACACTTCCTCTAACATTTAAATAACAATATAAATAAATTAAGAGTAAATCATCTATTTCACTTTTTGAAGGTATTTCTTCGTTTGCAACTAAATATATAAATGTATTTGATGAATCCATATTTTGTAATTCTTTAAAAAATATATTATGTTTCTGGCAAACAAATATAATTCTTGTATCTGGATAAAATTTTTTAAAATTATTTTTAAGTTCTTCTAATTTTTTAGTTTTTTCTTTTTGATCCAGTTTATCATATTTAAATTCATAAAATAAATTAAGACTGTCTACAAGTAAAAATCTAGATTTTTTACCTGCACCATTGTCAGCATCTAACAATGGTATTAATTCGCCTACAGCAGTTTTTGTTAATGTTTGAAAATTTTCTTGTTTTACAAATTTGTCTATATTTGCAACATAATCGGCTCCTTTTATATTAATATTGGATGCAGGTTTATACATAATAAAAGATTCTAATAACTTTTTATTTATATTAAAAAGTTTATCATTTATTGTTTCAACATCTCCCATTTATATATAAAAAAATATTTTAATCTACATTAATTGGATCTTTATTAGGTGTTTCTTTTTCCATGTCATCATTTAAAGTATCTAATTTTTCTAAATCTTCTTTAGAATCTTCTCTAGATTCTTTTTCTTCCATTTTTTTCTGGTTTTCTAAAACTTCACCTAAACCATGATCATTATTTTTATCAGTAGGTAAAATAATATTTTCATCTTCAAATAATTCTTTACGTAAATCAGCAGTTGCAACATCATCATCTTCTGCGTCACCATATAATAAATTTTTACCTGGTACATCCATACGATCAGCATTTAATAAATTACCTTCTTCATCAATAGTTTGCATTAATTTATTTCCTTCTTTAGTTGCTTTAGCAACATTTTCTTCAATTGCTTTTTTCTTGGATTCTTTAACACGATTTTTAAATTGTTCTTTAGAAGTTTCATCATTTTTCTTCTTTTGCGCCATTAATTCATTTAATTCTTTTTCTAAATATTCAACACGACCTGTTTTATATGCTTCTGGATGAAATGGCATCCACATACCAACTGGTCCAACATAAACATCATGATTAGGATCATCATTACGAAGAGTTTTACACTTCATTTCAGCTTCTTCTTGAGTTCCAAATACACCACGAACTTTAAGACCTCTTGTATTTGTTTGAAAATCATGTGCTACACTATATTCCTTTTGTAATTGTTCTTCTTTAGCATCAATAAAAGATTTATAGTCATCTTCTAATGTTGTTAAAAATAGATTATCTTTTTCCTCTTCAACAAATTCTTCCATATCTTTAGTTAAATTATCAAAATTTAAATTATATTTATAACTTACAAAATTTAAAAATTGTGTATATTTTTCAAAAGTTTTTTTGAATTCAAAATGTTTTAAATATTTTTCAAAATAAAATAATTCTTTATTTTTAATATGTTCTTCAGGAGATATAAAACTTAAACACACAAACTTTTGTCCACTAATTGGCTTGTCTTCATCTAATAAATCAATATGTTTAGTATTTTCATTTATAGATTCTTTAGGTTTATTAGATTTTCCTTTTTTTGTAGACATTTAATTTATAAATTTTATTATTAATTTAATTTTAAGTTTTTAACATAAAAATAATTAATAAAAATAACATAAATTATTTTTATTAATTAAATATTTTTTCTTCTACTTTAGTATAAACAAAACATGAATCCTGATCTAGGAGAATTAGTTAAAAGAGCTATTAAATATTTAGTTGAAGGTTTAATGGTTGCTATTGTAGCATTTGTTATACCTCAAAAACCACTTAAATTTGATGAAATTGCCATTATTGCTTTAATGGCAGCTGCTACATTCTCAATATTAGATACATTTGTTCCTACAATGGGTGCAAGCGCGCGTTCGGGTGCTGGCTTTGGTATTGGCGCTAATCTTGTCGGTTTTCCGAAACTCGGTTAAGATAAAATATTCTTACTATAATACATAATATTTTAATATTTATTTTATATATATATTAAAATATGACAAAAACTGACAAAATAATGATTTAAAGATAATAATTTAGTATTATCAATGGGATTTTATACTATATATAAAATTTATTGTAATGCTTGCGAGTATATTTATGTAGGTTCTACACAAAATTTTATAAAAAGAAAAAGTCAACATAGAATTAATTCACACTGTCCTTATGAAAATCAAAAGAAAAAAATGAAATTATATAAAACAATAAATGAATATGGTGGATGGAATAATTGGATTATGGTACCAATAGAATTATGTGATGAATCAATTCTAACAAAAAGACAAGCGGAAACAAAAGAAGAAGAATGGAGAGTAAAATTAAACGCAACATTAAATTCTCAAAGAGCATTTGTAAGTGAAGAACAACAAAAAGAAGAAAATAAAATAAAATGTAAAGAATGGAGAAAAGATAATAAAGATTATGTAAAAGAACACAGGAAACAATACAAAGAAGAAAATCCAGAAAAAATAAAACAACAAAAAGCAGAAGAATTTCAAAGAAATAAAGAAACTTATACTGCGCGACGAATAAAATCTTTATCTGAAAATCCAGATAAAGTAAAACAACAAAAACACGAAGAATATGAGAAAAATAAAGATAAATATTTAGAAAGAGCAAAGAATTATAAAGAAAAAAATAAAGAAAAAATAAAAGAAAGAAGACAAGAAAAAATAGAATGTGGATGTGGTGTAACTTTTAGTAGAAACGATAAAGCTAGACATTGTTATTCCTTAAAACATCAAAATTGGATAAATAAAGATAAAGTAAATAAATTTGCTTTAATTCAATTTGATATTAATATGAATAAAATTAAAGAATTTGATTCTCCAAAACAAGCAGCAGTTAAATTAAATATTTGTCATAAGAAAATAGGTAAATGTTGTAGAGGCGCACAAAAAACAGTAGATGGATTCATATTTAAATACATCAATAACTACTAATTTCTTAGTTTATTTACAACCATGCAAAAATATATTATATATACAAAATTTTTAAAATTGGGTAGTCTTGGCCATAAAAATATTTTAAGAGGGCAAAAATAGGGCAAATATTTTTGTTAGCATATTACATAATAAAAAAAACTCTTCAAAAAATGCGTGTTTTTTTTTTAAAAAATGATTTATCAATTTTTTTGAGATTGGACATTTTTAAAATGTCCATTTTTAATATGGGCCACACAATATATAAAACGTTTTGAAAAATGTCCAAAATTCACTTTTTAAATCATTAAGGTTTAAAAAGTGAAAAAATACGAAAAAAAAGTTCTTACCTTAATTGAAAAAATACTTTTTTAAAAGATTTTAAAAATTATTATTTAGCAATATTATAGCAATGTCCGCAATCAAAAAGGTGGAGAAAAATGGATGTAAATTTTATTATTGTGAAACATGTGACTATTATGCAAAGAGAATGGATGTATTACAAAAACATTTTTTAACCCAAAAACACATTCGCAATCAATCAGCAATAACTAACGTGGAAAAACATGGAAAAGGTGGTACTAAAAATTTTTTGTGTACAAATTGCAGTAAAACTTATTTATCTAATTCTGGATTATGGAGACATAAAAAAAAATGTATTAAAGAAGATCTAAAAGAAAATAATGAAATTAAAGAAGACACCAATATTGAAAAAGAAATGAAAAATTTAGATAATTCAGATTATAAGTCAATGTTAATGTTTATGATAAAAGAAAATAATGACATGAGGAAACAAATTTGTGATTTAATTCCAAAAGTAAATAATACAACGCATAATACAACACATAATAATACAACACATAATAATACATTAAATCAAAAATTTAATATAAATGTATTTTTAAATGAGCAATGTAAAGATGCGTTAAATATGAATGATTTTATTAAATCAATTGAAATAAGCTTAGAACAATTAGATTTTACAAAAAAAAATGGATTAGTGGATGGTTTAAGTAGTGCAATAGTAGAAAATATGAATAAACTAAGTTTATATGAACGCCCTATGCATTGCACTGATAAAAAACGTGAAACCTTATATATTAAAGAAGAAGACAAATGGACAAAAGATGAAAATAAAGAAAAAATTAAAGATGCAATAAAAAAAGCTTCAACTAAAAATTATAATGCATTACAAGAATGGAAATCTAAAAATCCTGATTTTGTAAATAGTGATGTAAAACAAGAATATTTTAGTAATATTATATCTACAATTGGTAAAACAAGTGAGCAAATAGATACTAAAATAATAAAAAATTTATGTAAAGAAACATATATAAAAAAATAGAAAAATAGAAAAATTTATTAATTAATTTATTTATATTATTTTTAAAAATATAAATAAATTTTTTATTCTTTTTTATCTTTTTCTATCTTTTTTTATCTTTTTTTAGCTGTAGTTTTTTTTCTCTTAATTTTTGTTTTATTTTTATATGTTTTTTTTATTTTTTGTTCTTTATATTCTTTACTATTTTCATGCGGAACATAACGTAAAAAATTTTTTTGATATTCATTTGATGATTTTTTAATTCCTTTTTCTTTTAATTCTTTAAATTTTTTACTTTTATATGCTCTAATATCTTCTAGTGTTGTTTGTTTTCCATAACAATTAGTAGTAAATCTTCGTAATAATCCTTTTTGTTCTAATCTATTTTTTAATTGAACTTTAAATAAATATTCAGACATACATAATAAACGATTAATATCTAAATATGGTCTATTTGCGTAAATAAAAATTAAATAAAAATATAACATAGTATCAATAGATGCTACTTTAATTTTTTGTGTTCCAATAAATATTTGATTATAACTATGACATGCATTAGCTTTATATATAATTGCAATAGTATCTTTATTAACAACTATTTCATAATGTATATCTACATATTCACCTATATTTGGTTTTTTATATATTTTAACATTTTTAAAACCTTCATAATTAAGTTGTTCTTTTAATATATTTACACATTGTAATGGATCTAATGCTAAAATATCAAAATCAGGAATAGTGGAAATAATTTTTTTTTCTTTATGAGGCATATATTTACCATATAAACTGGCTGCATAACCACCAAAGAAAATATTTCCTTGATTAATAAAACAATTTTTTGATATATTATATATTTTATCTCTTTCTTCTATAGGTCCTTCATAAACTCTTTGAAAATCTTGCTTAGCACAAAATTCACCTTTTAATGGAAAATTTTTATTCAATAAAATAAGTCTTTTTAAAACTTTTTCCCAGCGACTAACATCTCCCATGGGTCTTGATAATTCTTGATACATAGCCATTCGTAAAAAATTAGGAGGACAATAATCTATTCCATTAACTTTAATACTTTGTTTAATTAAATTATTAAATAATTTACTGTCAATATAAGTAATATCTGCAATAGGCATAAAATTAACAAAAACCTTATATGTACCTTCATGAACACCGGACTTTGCTTCAACTTCTTGATAACCGGCTTTATAATATATATCTGCCAATTTTTTAGAATATTCTATAGCATATGGTGAAAAAAAATCATAATCAGGAATTTCTATATTTCTATTATAAAATTTATATTGTTCAGGTAAAATATTATTAATAGCTGTTCCACCATAACACAAAGTTTTATTAATTCTTAAAAAATCTTCTAAAATATTTATTATATTTGTTACTTCTTCTGATTGAGCTAATTTTTTACCGGAAAGTATATTTGCTTCGTCTACTGCTCCTCTTAATATAGATAATTCTTTTTCTTCAAAAGATTTAAAGTCCATTAAAATAAGAAAATATTATAAAATTTTCTTAAAATATAATAAAATTTTCTTAAAATATTATAAAATTTTCTTAAAATATAATAAAATTTTCTTAAAATATTATAAAATTTTCTTAAAATATTATAAAATAATAATAATATATTTTTAAAAATATTATATTATTATTTAATTAATATTTATTGAGTTAATGGATTTATTTTTAATTCAATATTAGCAATGTCTGACCCTGTATATGGAATTATTTCAAATTTATTATTATTACCATCATAAGTGTCCAATGGATATTGATTAAATAAGTCTCTATTTGCAGAACCTTCTGTACCAGTTGCCATAACTTGTATAGCACCACTAGTTAATGCATTACTACTTACAGTATTATCATTATATTCAAAAAATTTAATATAATATTTATTATCAACAACAGTATTAGCTAGATCTATTGTATCAAGTTCACTATTAGTAGAAGTTTTTTTATTAACATATCCACTTAATTTAGGAGTAGTAGATCTTTCAGATGCTTTATAAAATTCGTAATATAATGTATCATAATTAGAATAATTATATATAAGAATTTTTCCGGTAGGTCCACTACTAGTTAATCTTATTTCCGAAGGTGTTACACTAATACTTTGTGGATTATTATATAGTAAGTTATCTGGTTTTAATACAAAACTATAACCTCCTGCTTCACTACTCATAAAATAATCATTATATTTTATTAAATTGTCATCCATATTTTGAAATTTCATAGCAATTATTTGACAACCATTTGTTAATGCTTTATAATAATCATAATTTTCTAAACTATTTTCAACATCAGGTAATACAATAGTATATTTATCTCTTGTTTCAGATATTAATAATTCATTTGCTTCTCCTGAAGAAATTATACTTTGATAGCGTAATAATCTACAATAACTAGAACCAGAACGAAGATTAATATAATCTTTTAATTCGCTATTTTGTAACACACTATCAGATTGATATGCTATAATTATAAATTTTTTTGCAAATGTTTCCAATTTAGCGTTAATAATATTTTTATAATCATAATTAACATATCCAATAGTATTATTAGCACTTAATAAATAATTATTATTTTGTTTTAAATGAGTATTAATGTAACCGGCAATCATATCATAAATTTTTGTATTTTCTGTCATTAATCTTAAGTGTATTATCATGGGATCACTATAACATTGTGTAGTACTTTCATCAAAAGCTAAATTATGTAATGTTTCAAAAACTTCACTTAAATATATATAATTATATGTTTCTTTTATATTATAATTATTAGCAGTTGATGCAGCAACAACAGGTTGAAAATTTAAAGAATATACTTCAAAATCTACAAACCGGGCTCCTTGTTTAATACATTTTTCTAATGCACGTATATCAACCCAATTATTTTTATATCCATCTGCACAACAAGAATTATAACACGATTTTACATAATAATTTTTAAATATTCTAGTAATATCATTACTAAAATTACGATGACTTACTGTTAAATTGGTTTGAGGATTTTCAAAATTTACTCTACCTCTAATAAAAGTTTTTGTTCTATATAAATTATTATCTGGATATATAGCATCTAAATTATTATAACTATTTTCTTTTAAATTCAAAGTATATGTAATCCAACTTAATAATATAAAAAAAATAAAAAATACAATTGTTAAACTTAATAATATATATATATAATTATCATTAGTTTTCAAGAATTCTGTGGCATTTTTTAAAGCATCGCTTCCTAAGTTTCTTATAGCATTCACACTTTGATTAAAATTAGAATTTTCTTGTTGATTCATATTATAATATAATAATAAAAATAAATATATAAATTTATTTAATATACTATTATTATTATATATATATGGCAGGTGGATTATTAAATTTAGTAGCATATGGAAATCAAAATATTATTATTAATGGTAATCCTGATAAAAGTTTTTTTAAAATAAAATATTTAAAGCATACTAATTTTGGTATGCAAAAATATAGAGTTGATCATGAGGAAACAAAGGATATAGATTTAAATAAAGAATCTAGTTTTACTTTTACAATGCCAAGAAATGGAGAATTATTAATGAATGTTTTTTTAGTATTTAAACTTCCTAAAATATGGAGTCCAATATTTAATATGGATTCTAATTTAAGACCATATGAATTTAAATGGATTAAAAATATTGGTACTCAAATAATTAAAGAAGTTAAATTTACAATAGGTAATACTGAAGTACAAAAATTTAGTGGAGCATATTTACAAAATGTTGTTGAGCGTGATTTTGATGCTAAAAAAAAAGAATTATTTGACTTAATGATTGGTAATACAAATGAACTAAATGATCCCGCTAATTATTTAAATCGAAATAATTATCCAAATGCATATAAATCTAATGATACAGATATATCAGGTATAGAGCCATCTATATATGATAAAATAATATATGTTCCAATAAATTCATGGTTTTCAATACTTAATAGTTCTGCTCTTCCTTTAATATGTATGCAATATGATATTTTAAAAATAGACTTTATATTTAGACCAATTAAAGAACTTTTTACAGTTAAAAATATATATGCTTCTATAACTGATACTAGTTATGTAGATATTAAAGCAGATCAAACTGACGAAGTATTTTTATATAAAAGATTTGTAAATGAACCACCCCAAAGAGATATTTCAGGTTCTCCTAATATTTATGCAAGTAAAAGAGAAAATATAAATTTTGATATACATTTAATAACAACAGAATGTTTTTTAGATAATGAAGAGCGTTTATTATTTGCAAATAATAATCAAAGTTATTTAATTAAACAAGTTAAAACATATATAGAAAGAGGAATAAATAAAACAAATAAAATAAAAGTAGAAACAAATGGATTAGTTTCTAATTGGATGTGGTATTTACAAAGAAGTGATGTAGGAGATAGAAATCAATGGTCAAATTATACAAATTGGCGTTATGAAAATATTATTCCACATAATGTGAGGAGTCTGCCTGATTCAAGTAATATTTATATTACAGGTAATGTACCTGATACTTATAGTGAAAAAAATTTTAAAAATATTTTAATTAAATTTGGAATAATATGTGATGGTGCATCCAGGGAAGACGATTTTGATTCGGGAATATATGATAAAATAGAAAAATATATTCATACAAATGGAAATACTAAAGATGGTTTATATCATTATAGTTTTGCATTAAATACTGATTCTTCAAAATATCAACCGACAGGTGCGTTTAATACTAGTAAATTTAAAACAATAGAATTTGAATATAATTTAAAAATTCCACCTTTAAATAAAAGAGCAGTAACTGTTACAACAACTTGCGATCCTATAACAGGAGAAGTAATAGGCACATCTCAAGAACCAACTTCAATTTATCAATATTCATATGATTTACATTTATTTGAAGAACGTTATAATATTTTAGAATTTCATTCTGGTACAGCTCAATTATTATATTTAAATTAAAAAAAAATAATTTTTTTATATATTTGTATATTTATATATAAAATAATTAAATGCAAACAAGAAAAAAATTATGTGCAAGTTGTTTAAAATTTAATTTTAATAAAACATTAAAATCCAGTAAAAATCATAAACCAAAATGGTTAAATAAAATAGATTATGTGGAAGAGTTTATTAAAAATTATAAAAATTTTAACATTAATTATCCAATTAATTACAATAATAGTTTAGTTTTAAATGTTGGAAAAATACATGCAAATAAAAAATTATTATATTGGGCAGCTAAACCAAGTAATAATATAATTATTAATGATGCAAAATCAAGTTACAATAATTTTTCTAATAGTGGAGTAACAAAAGTAGATAATAAAGGTTTTGCGCTAATAAAATTTTTAACTCCACAAAACTATAAAACAATTGCCAAAAATGGAAAAAAAAATACTAGTTATTTTAAGCATATACATTTTGTATTATCTAATAATAATTGCGATACTTGGAATGCTAATATTTATACAAAATTAGTACATAATAATTTAAAATATAAACAATTTATTAAAAATCTTAATTCAAAACATTATATAGTTTTAAATGTATTACCATCTACTATGTATGCACAAGACCATATAGTTAATACTTATAATTTACCATATAATAATATAGTAAAAATGTCAACCCTTGAATTAAATAATTGGTTACACCATTTAATAGATTTACATTATCCAATATTAAAAAAATTAATAAAATCTAAAAAATTGGATTATTATGAATTACCGCTAATATGTTATTGTGCACATAATAAATGTAGTGCATCAAAAACTGCAGCAATTAATTTAATGAAAAAAGGATTTATTAATGTAAATTTATATGAAGATGGATTAAAAGGTTATAAACAACATAATAAATAGTAATTTTTAATATTTTTAATATTTTTAATATTTTTAATATTTTTAATATTTTTAATATTTTTAATAAAATAATAAAAATAAAATTAAGAATAACAACAATAATAATGTTATTTGAAAAAGAAACAAATATTATTAATTGTAAAAAAATAGCCGAAAATATGTTAAAAGAATTTAATGATAAAATTGAAAAATATAAAACATTAGGAACTCCCGGACTTGCATTTATAACATTTGGTAAAAAAGAATCTGCTATTTATTTTAATAAAACACAATCTTATTGTAAAAAATTAAATATAAATATTTTTAATTATAATTATGATAATAATATTTTACAAGAAGAAATTTGTAAAATAATAGAAAAATTAAATAATAATAACCAAATTAATGGTATAATACTACAATCTCCATTACCTAATCATTTAGATAAAAATTTAATTTATAATACAATTGTTAATAATAAAGATATTGAAGGATTAAATAATTATAATAGTGGTTGTTTAATTAATAATTTAAATAAAAATTCGTTTTTTATACCATGTACTCCATTAGCATGTATGGAAATAATTAAAAATGAAAAAATAGATTTAAAAGGTAAAAAAATAACAATTATTGGAAAAAGTAATATTGTTGGGTTACCATTATCAATATTGTTATTGCAAAACAATGCAACATTAACTGTTTGTCATATTGATACCATAGATTTAATTTCTCATGTAAAACAAGCAGATATATTAATAACAGCATGTGGGCAACCAAAAATGATTAAAAAATATTGGTTAAAAGATAATGCTATTGTTATAGATATAGGGATTAATGTTATTTATGACGAATCATATAAAAATGGATATTATATAGTTGGAGATACAGATTATGATGATGTAAAAGAAATTGTTTCTAAAATTACACCGGTTCCAAATGGTGTTGGATTAATTACTACAATGATGCTTATTTCAAATATATTAAAAAGTTTTGAAATTCAAAATAATATAATAAATAAATAGTAATTTTAATAAACTATTTTCTTTTGTTATAATAGTTATTATAACAAATGAAAAATTATGATATAGTTATAATAGGGGGTGGAATAGCAGGAATATATAGTATGTATAATTTAAAAAAAAAATATCCACACTTAAAAGTATTACTTCTTGAAAAAAATGAGCGATTTGGAGGACGAGTTTATAGTCATTATGAAAAAGTAGATAATATTGATTATATAATGGATTTAGGTGCTGGTCGTATTGGTCATCATCATAAATTAATGGTTTCATTAATCAAAGAATTAAAATTAGAAAAATTTATGTTTAATATAGGAAATACAGAAAATTATATAGAATATAATAAAAAAACAAGAGAAGTTTCTGATAAATCTTTATTAAGAAAAAAATATTCTGCTATGTTATATAAATTTTTTAATAGTTCAAAGCTAAATAATTTATTAAAAACATTTTTAATAAAGTTTTATTTAAATGAACTTTTATTGAAATTTTTTCCGCAATATATTTATAAATTTATAGAAAATAGCTTTGAATATAAAAATAAATTATATTATTTAAATGCATATAATGCAATAAATTATTTTAAATATGATTATAACCAAAATAGTCATTTTTTTATAATGACTAATGGATTAAGCTCAATTATAGAGACTATGATTAGTAAAATCAGCCAAAATAAAAATTATAAATTGAAAAAAAATAGTTATGTAAATAATATAATTTATAATAATGAAACTTCAAAATATAATATTGTTTATAAACAAAATGATAAAAGCTGTAACATAAGTTGCAAACATTTAATTTGTGCTTTACCCAGATGTAATCTGATAAAATTTAAAATATTAAATCCGTTTTTGAATGAATTAAATAGCATAAATGAAATAAGTAAAGTGCGTATTTTTGAAATATATGATAAATCCTATAATAATAATAATAATAATAATAATAATAATCAAGAAATGTGGTTTAAAAATATAAAAAAAACAACAACAAATGAAGAATTACAATTTATAATTCCAATAAATTTTAAAACAGGATTAATAATGTCTTCATATAATGAAAATCTCTCAAATAGAGAGAATTATTGGAATAATTTATATAAAAAAGGAATAAATGTTTTAAAAAAAGAATTACATAAAAAGTTAAGTGTAGTATTTAGTATTTATAATATAGTTATTCCAGAAAGTAAATATATTAAATTTTATTATTGGAAATCCGGAGTTGCATGTTGGAAGAAAAATGTAGATTCACAATATATTTCCCAAAAAATATTAAATTTAATGCCTAATTTTTATATTTGCGGAGAGAACTATTCAAATTATCAGGCATGGTGTGAAGGTGCATTAGAAAGTTCAGAAAATGTTTTAAATAAATTGAAATGTGAATTAAATAAAAACATCAAAAATAAAACCAAAAAAATAAAATATCAAAAATAAAACCAAAAAAATAAAATATAAAAAATAAAAAATAAAATATATTTTATATATATAAAATATGGTTCATTTAAGTAGTCCAACTGCAATTATTATAATGATATTTTATTCATTATTAACATTTTTTATAGGACCATTATTAGTTAGACCATTTTTAAGCGATCATCCAGATATGTGTGTTGCTGGATTTTTAGTAGGATTTACAATCAGTATATTATTATGGATGAAATTTGGTAGAAAAATGGTTAAAAAAAATTAAGAAATTAAAAAACTATAAAAATAATATTTTATAATATATAAATGCCACTACCAACAAAAGATTTAAAAATTACAAATTTAATTAGAAAAATAACTAAAAAATCAAAAACTTATGATTCTGCACAAGTGAAAAATAAAGATTATAAACCAAATATGCAACCACAAATAAGTGTAATTCTACCTGGAAAAGGAAGAAGACTTAAAAAAAGAACACTTAATAAAAGAAGACTTAAAAAAAGAACACTTAAAAAAAGAAAAACAATTAAAAAAAGAAAAACATATAGAAAAAAATGATAAAAATATAAATTTTATTTATAAAATAATCAATAAAATTTATATTTGTCTTTTAACTACTTTACGTGTACCATAACCATTTTTAATACGTGATTTTTTTGCTAATTTTAATGCTTTTGAACCTGATTTACAACCTTCTGCTAATATATTATAATCAACTGCTGCAGCTTTTCCACCACTAATACTTGATGCTAAGCGAGCGATGCCCCAACTATGCGGTGTTTGATTAGGTCTTGATCCAGATGAATAATATGCACCCATACCCTTTTTAATAATTTTATTTAATGATTTAATAGAACAACCTGTTTTATTTGCCAATTCATTATTAACAGCAAGATTTTTAATATTATAAATTTTTTCAGCATTTAAAATATGTTGTGATTTTTTAGATTTATATGAATCAAGAGGTTTGCGATGAATATAAATACCTTTTTTATATGCTTTTTTTGATTTTTTTAATTGTTTTGCTTGTTTTTTTTTATCTTTTCTTGTAAGACGTTTTGGTACATATTTTAAAGGTACATTCATAATATAATTTATTATATTATATATTATATATTATATATAAAATAATAATTTATATATAAAATATTAAAATTATTTACAAATATTTTTTGTATTTCCAAGATTATATTTTTTATCCATATATTTCATATCGCGTGTTAAATTATTACAGCCTTTTTTATCTTTATTTTTTCTATATAAACGCAATACATTAAAACGTGCTTTTTTCATTTGAGCAGCATGTATTTTATTTTTTTTAGTTTTAGATTGATTAATTCCTTCTTCAATTGCTAAAATACGTTTATAATGTGGATCATATAATTTATAAATATGTTTTTTATTTTTTTTAGTTAATATTCTCAATTTTGGTAAATAATTTCCTCCTTTAAAATTATTTAAATGTTTTAATATTCCTTTTTTTAACATTATTTTTTTTATTTTAGGATCTATATATTTATAACTAGCATCTTTAATTACTTGTGGTGCCTTTCCTTTTTGCAATGCTTCTAAATAACGACTTTGACAAATACACCATTTATCACCAGGTTTAACTACACTATATAAATTATTTCCGCGCTTTGCAGAATAATTTAAAAATTTTTCATTCATTTTTGCACAAATAAGGTGATTACCATAATCGTTATTTATTGGTTTACAATATCCATCTCTCATAAATCCTGTCAAAGGTTTTAAGCTACATAATTTAAGTGTTTTATTGTTTAAATTTTTCATTTATATTATTTATATTTTATTATTATAATAATATATATAAAAATTAAAAAATGAAAGAAAAAATATTAAAATTTGTAAAAGGTCCGCCTGGAAAAAAATATACAGCATTTATTCAAGATAAAAAAACAAAAAAAGTAAGAAAAATACATTTTGGCGCATCAGATTATCCTCAATTTAAAGATCGTACACCATTAAAATTATATGCATATAAGAATCACTTAACAAGAAAACGAATGCAAAATTATTTTGCAAGACATTCAGGTACAAAAAAAAGAGGTCAAGCAATAGAAATGGAGAAAAAAAAATCAAACGGCTATTATAATGCTAAAATTTTAAGTCATCTATATTTATGGTAATTAATGATAAAATTATATTTTCTAATTTTTATTTTCTAATTTTTATTTTCTAATTTTTATTTTCTAATTTTTATTTTCTAATTTTTATTTTCTAATTTTTATTTACGATTTTGCCCCAAAATGGTTCACTAAAATAAGTTTTTTCAATAAATTCAAAATCTTCATTTTGTTCATCTTTTTCAACCATGACAAATTCATCATTGTTTGGCATAGTAAAAATATTTATTTAATACTTTTATTATGTAAATAGTATGTTTATCAATTTTTTTTTGTCCCACATATTTAATATTAATTACATTTATGGTAATATATTAACTAAAAATTGTCCAAATTTTACATCACTGGGAAAATGAAGACCAGCATATACACGAGCCATACCACATTTATTGCCTATTTTATATAGTAATTCTTTTTTTTCTGGATATTTTTTAGCTAATATTTTAGCTAAATATTGTCCTTGCATAGCATGACCAGATGGAAAAGACGGAGTATATGCACTTATTGATGGATATTTATTTAAATTAGGATTTGTTTGAAATGGACGTTCACGATTAAATAAATATTTAAAAAATAATATATAATTATGAATTTTTGAACTAATAACATTTAAACTATTTAAATCTTCATCAACATAATCTTTAAATGCATATATACAAGATTTATCAGTATATTTTATAAATTCATACATTTCTGTATCTCGTTTATTAATATAATCTTCAACTTCTTTAACTTCTATATAATTATTAGGATATAATGGTATAGTGGGTAAATAAGTATAATATCTATTACTATTGTATGCAATTGTTACAATAAAAATAATAAATATTGAAAAAAAATAAATAGGATTAATTTTTTTGATAATATTATTATTTATATAATTTATAAAATTTTTTTTCATTTTTTTATATATTATATATATTTTTTATATTTCATTTAAATATGCATATTTTTAAAAGAATCAATAATATCATGTAAATCAAACATGTCTTTAATTTCGTTATTAATTATAACAATATCTCGAAATTCTATATCATTATAATCATTATAATCATTTACTTGATTATAATCATTATAATCATTTACTTGATTATAATCATATATTTCATCAAACATAATAACGTCAATACGATCTTCGTAACACATTTGTCAAGTATATTTTTTGAATTTGATAATAAATATATAATATATTCAATTTTTTTTTTTAATCAATAATTTGCTATTTATTGATTCAATAAATTCAGAACGATTATTTTCATCTTGTAATAAAATTTCATAATTATATTTTTCTATTCTTTTTATTATGTTATTATTATATTTAGTTTCTTTTATTGTATCAAATTCTTCTCTCATTTTTTCCATTTCTTTTCTAATACTTTCATAATATAATACAACTGCTTTTTTTTCTTCTAATGTTTCAGCTATTTTATAATACATTTTGTAATTAGTATTTTATTTGTATTTTAAAATTATTTAATATATAAATAAATATATAATATTATCAATTTTTTTTTATTTTGGTTCACAATTTCCTGTAATTTTATTTTTACGAGTTCCATTTGGGCATCTTTTTTTTATTTTTTCAGGTTTTTCAGGTTTTTCAGGTTTTTCAGATTTTTCTTTTTTTTCTTTTTTTTCTTTTTTTTCTTTTTTAACTTTTTTAGTTTTTTTTATACTAGGATCATAAAATTCACACATACCATTTATTTTATTGATTCGATAACCTTTTGGACATTTTTTTCCAACTAATGGTACACAATGATTTTGGACTTCATCTTGTATATCAATTTCAATATTAATAGGTTTATTATGCTCGTCTTTTGCTATAGGAAATTTTTCATTTACTATTTTTTTTATATGTGTATGTGAAATATAACTGGGACTATAAGATACTATTTGTCCAACAATAAATTTTTTACAATTATTTACTACTTTAAATTGATCATTATATCTTAATTCAACATTTAAACAAGCAATAGGTATATTATATATTCCAAATTTAATATATTGTAATTCAACAAGTTTAAATATTAAATTTCTTGGTAAAAGAATTTCTTTTTCATTTTTATATTTTGTAGTATTTATCATATCAATTAAAGGTATACCTTTTGCTATTTTTAATTTATATAAACAGCATTTTAATCCACGTGGAATACCAGAAAAACGTAGTGCAATTTGAAAGCTGGTACTAATAGATATGTAATTAGGTATTATTTCCGTATCCCCAATATTTGTAAGATTCTTAAATGGCATTTGCATTCCTCTAAAATATACAGTATCTGAATTTTGATTTAAAGTAGCTGCTTCTATAAATGCACGGTCTAAATCTTCTATTTTTTGTTTAATATTATTTGAAGCTTCTTCCAATGTTGTACCATATCTTTTATAATATTGTTTAAATATTGAAGTTTCAAAATAACTTTCACCTTGTCTTAAATATATATTTACAGGCGCATCCCATTGAAAACTATAATCAATAAGTGCTTTTGATAAAATATTTTCAAAATACACATCTTTTTTATATGGAATATTTTTTTTATCTATTTTCATATCTTTTATACTAGTTTGTTTATGTAATTTTTTAAGATTCTCTTTTTCATCTTGTGTAACATTTTTTGGAGTTTTAAAAGAAGGTTTTTTTGCTAATCCTATTATAGATAATGCAAGTGCTTCTTTATTAATAAAATCATAATAACTATTATTAGGAAAATTTATTTTAAAAATATTGTTTTTATTAATATATGGCTTTTCAAGAGTTTTTAAATCTATTAATAAATTTTTATTTAAATAATATCCTAAATTAAAAAAATTTTCTTTTGATTTATAAGTTTTGTCATTTAATAATATTCCATTTTCAATAATACATTTAACATATATATTATTTAAAGTAGGAGTTTGTATAAAACTTCTTTTAATACAAAATATAATTTCATTATTGAAATTATTAGATTGTGATTTTGAAAAATTTAAATTATTATTTTTATCAAAAATTAATAATATATTATCATTTGATTCTGATAACCAATCATTTATATTTATTTTTTCTAAAGTAATAGGATTTTTTCCAAATATATTAAAAGTCATTTTATAATATATATATATATATATATATATATACATATTATAATGAGTAGTTCAAAAACAAACGCCGCTAAAAAAATTCAAAAAACATATAAAAGCAGATTAAAGAAAATAAATGCCGCTAAAAAAATTCAAAAAACATATAAAAGCAGATTAAAGAAAATAAATGCCGCTAAAAAAATTCAAAATAAGTATAGAACAAGATTAACTATAGCAGAAAAAAATAAACCTATAAGTGATTTATTATGTAATAATTTAGAACGCGATGCAGATACATATAGAAGAAAAATAGCAGAACAATTACCAAAAGACAAAAGATTAACTAATATGTATTTTGTTTATTGTAAATTTGGTATGAAAAAGTTAGGTTATTATTATAGAGGAAAACTTCAATCTTTAATTAGTGAAATTTATAATTGTGTATTTTTAAATGTAAGTTTTGCATCAACCAGTTTTAATCAAATTACATTTAGATTAGTTAAATTTATTAACGCTAGTTCGAATAAAAAAATAATTAAAAACAAGGAAGTTTTTGATGATCCATATTATGAAAGCATTATACAAAGAGATCCAGAATTAAAAAGTATTAAATTAAAGTTTAATAAATCAGATAAATTTATATTTAGTAATGCAGACCTGGCGGGGTGTAAATTTGTAGACTGTCTTTTTTATGATATATATTTTAATAATAATAATTTTACTAGTGGTTTTCAAGTTAAACCATCTCCTAATTTTTTAAAATGTACATTTATTAAAGGTTCTATAACTATACCAATTAATACATCACAAGTTACTACATCAAAAGCTTTACAAGGTATACCTAATAAATATGAATTATTAATTACAACACCATTTAAAGAAATTAAAACTACTAATGGTATATTAGATCATATACCTGATCCAACAAAGTTACAAATTAAATATCCGTCATTTATATTTGAAGAATGTAAATTTAATGAAAATATTATAACAAATCCAAATAAAGATATTCTTGCTGGTTTGATGTCTAATTTTTTATTTTTAAATTGTGAATTTAATTCAAGTAGTTTTAATAAAATAACATTTAAAAATGTTTATTTTTCAAAATGTAAATTTGAAAAAGCTACTTTTATGAATTGCTATTTTATTGATTGTGTTTTTAAAGGATGTACAATAAACTATACAACTTTTACTAGCGCGGGATTTGGTAATCGAGGTTGTACAACATTTGAGAATAATGATATAATTAAATGTAATTTTAATGGATGTACATTTCATAATTATTTAAATCCATTACATACTACTATTTTTTATTGTGATAATAAAATAGAAGAATGTAGTTTTCGCGGAGGATTATACATTGGATTTAGATTTAATTTTAATTCAATAGATAGCAAAGATGAACTTAATTTGAAAAAAAATACTTTTATTTGTTGTGATTTATATGGAACCAATTTTGATTGTTGTAATTTAGAAGGTTCATCGTTCGCTGCTCGTGAAACATGTATAAGTAACTTTAATTGGTTTGGTAATATATTTATACATATTACTAAAGATATAAAATTTAAACCTATTTGTGGAAATGATAGAACTGATACAATAGCTACAATATTTGATAAGGATTTTATTGGTTTTAAAAATGTTAATAAAGAAATAAAAGAAGATAGAACACAAATACAATATGTTCTTCAAATGACATATGAAGAGTATATAAATACAGGATCACAAGAAAATGTTAATACACTTAATACATTTACAACACAAATAGAGCCATATGATTATTTTCAGGTGAAACAAAATGCCCAAGATAGTAATCCCGATGATGATAATCAAGAACCAGATTATTTTTTGGCTTTACCTGCTACTTCAATGAAAGATTGTGTTATTAAAAACTGTAATTTTCAACAAGTTGAAGGTTTTCAGGGTTTCAATTTTAGTGAAGTTAAAAATCAAGATTTAACTGCAACAAATTTAACACTTGTTGATTTAACAAGAGCAGATTTTGAAGGATGTAATTTAATAGGAACAGTTTTTCAACTCGCTATTGTAGATAGAGTTAATTTTAGAGATTGTATATTTAACCAGTTTACTGATTTTGAAAATACACAACATACTGAGCTTGTATTATATCAGGATCCTGAGACTGGATATATAGAAGGAACACAAAATGTAGATATAGATGGAGTAGATAAAAGATTTAGATTCAATGATGTATTACGTAATGCTAATGAAACGCATGCAAGATCACGATTTATTATAAATAATAGAATTATATTCAAAAGGTTTTGTGATACTAATACAAAAGAATCAGTAACTGATCCAGATAATTTAGTAAATCAATGTAAACAAACTAATGAGACAAGAGATGTTTTTAAAAAAGTATTTAATATTATAAATAAAATAAGAGGAAACAATGATGTAGACACAAACGATAAAGATATTTTAAAAAATTTTTTTTTGGTAAATTTACTCAAATTTTTAAATGAAAAATTAGGATATAATAATCATGAAAAGAGTGTATTAAATAACAATTTAAAAATAATAGTAACTCCTTTATTTATAGATATATTAATTTCACATAATGATCCATTTGATAATGATGAAGAAGCAGAAAAATGGTGTTGGTTAGAATTAGTTTTTCCTTCTTTAATATTTTTAATTACTAGACAAAAAATGTATATTTATATGTTTTTACAATATTATTTTAATGAAGTTTTTAATGCACATGGTGAAGGAAGTATGAGTTGTACATTGGGTATGGTGGAGCGTATAGTTACGATTCATTCACAAGTTAGCGAAAGTTTTTTAGTGACATTAGATACTGATCCTGATAATGCAAATAAAATTAAAAATTTTCAAACAAATATAAAAAAAATATTTTATAAAAAATCAGAAAACCCGGAGTTTTTTTCCTTTGAAAACATTCAAAATTTAAAAAATGAAATAAAAAAACAAGGTTCAAATATAAAAATATTAGAAACAACTGATAATGAAAATGGTATAGATTTTACTATTAGAGATGAAAATATTAGTGTTTTAAATGATGAAGAAATAACTACAGAATTTGTTAAAAATTTTAATGATAAAGATAAATATATTTATCGGCAATTACTCAATATTCTTAAACCAAATTCGAATTTAGCCGAGTCAAAAGAACAAGATATTGGTATAGAATTTGATTATAGTATTACTCCAAATATGAGAAAAGAATGTTTTAAGCAAATAAAAGAGAAAATAGATGAAAATAAAGTAGAAACAATAGATAAAGTTTGTGAATTATTTGTTACAAAAATGACTGGATTAATTATTCTGGAAAATAATATAAATTTAGAACAACAAGAAAAAATTTTAAATTTAGAAAATAATGATATAAAAAAACAATTATTTCTAAAAAAAAAAGAAAATATAATAAATCATTTAAAAGAAAACGAAGTACCCATGTTAAAAATGGATATTATGTATATGTATGATAATAAACCATGTGAAGATGATTTTAAAAAATATTTTTCCGGAGGTGGATCTAGTAATAAATCTAGTAATAAAAAAGATGAAAAAAAATATATAAAATATTTTGCTGAAATGATTGAAAAAATGAATAAAGACTTAATATCATATAAATCATTAAGATTATATTTATATCATAGAATTATTAGTATTGACAGCAAATTATCAAATAATTTAGTAGTAAAAACAAAAGAAACAACAAAGTCGCTGCCAAATAGAAGAAATATTAGTGCTCGAAAAGAAGCAAAATCTGCAACTAAATCACTAAAAAAACATAAATCTACATCAGGTAAAATAAACACTTTAAATAAAAATGAAAAAATAAACATACATGTATCTTTACCATTTCCAGTAAAGTTACTAGATATAACAGATAAACAATATAAAGAACTTATAAAAAAACAATATCAAGGAATAAATGAAAATTATAAATTATTATTAAATAATATTAATACAGCTAATATAGCAGCAGAATACAAAGCAACAATAAGACTAGATAATGGACTAAGAAGACAAAGAACACAAAGAAGACTAAGAAAAACAAGAACAACAAAAGGAAGAACAAAAGGAAGAGAAACAAGAAAAAGAAGAGGAACAATAGGAACAATAGGAACAATAGGAACAATAGGAACAATAGGAACAAAAGGAAGAAGCAAAGTAAAAACAGTACAAGTAGTTAAGTAATTTAAATAAATTAAAAATAGTATTAATTATTTTTATTAATATTTAAAATAATTAATAATAATTAATAATAATTAATAATAATTAATAATAATTAATAATAATTATAATTTTAAATCACTATAATATGGAGTTGGTCCACAATATTTAAATTTATTATCTTGTGTTACGCTATCGTTACATTGATAACTATTATTTGCATCATTTTCATATGTTAAAAATGTATTAGTTTTTGTTTCTAATGTATTATTATCAAAAACAATTTGATCATTTATTGCATGAGTTCTTGGCCCAATTAAATTTTGTATTTGATTTTCATAAAATCCATTAATAGCATTTAAATATTGATTTATTACACTAACGGGTGCAGTTCCTCCTGGTTGAACACTTTGTAAATTAGCTAATTCCATTTCTAAATCATTTTTAGGTCCATAATTATTAGGTGTTAATTCAGATGCAGTTTTAATATTAGTATCTGAAACATCAAAATAATTTATATTATCTAGTATATCACTTTGAATATTTTGTTCAAATTGTGAACCTATACCCGTATTATTAGCACATATATCTTTTATATCTCCAAAACAATTAAAAAACTGCTCTTCATTAAGTAAATATTGACTATTATTAATTGAATTTATTATTGGCACAAAAGAACTATTTACTGGAATATATGAAATATCTTGATAACTAATATCATTGGCAAAAAATTTACTTAACATTGTTTGTAGTTCTAATTTACTATATCCTTGAATAGACTGAATCTGACTTGGATTAGTAGTTAATTGTTTTAATTGATCATTTATTTGATCAATAGTAAAACTTATGTCTCCATAATATATGATTGGTATTCTTCGTCTTGTACCATTTGGTAATGTATTATAACTAAATTCTAAAGTATTTTGATAATCTTTAAGTTCTTGAAAAGTTAAATCAGGATCTAATAATATATTAGAATGATCAATTACACTTTTTTCAAATAATATACCACTAAAATCTTGTCTATCACAAATTTGTTGTTTATATCTAAAAAATGTATTAGTATCTACATCTCGTTTACTACTAGAACTAAAAGCACTATTTTTTAAAATACCCCTATTATCTATTACATATTCGTTAAATGAACTACATTGTTGTAAAGCATCACTAGTATAATTATTATCAAAAAAACTAGAACTATATTCTTGATAGAAGTTAACACCATCATCATTTATTATACCACTACAACATGTTATATTATTATGACCTTTATTATATTCAAAATCTTCATTAGAAAGAGCTAATCTTGTATCTTGATCATCCATATTAGCTAAGTAGTCATCACGAGTACAATTTGCTTCCCATGGACAAAAAATATAACTTGTATCAATTAAAGATAAATCTTTATATCCTTGTCCAGCAGTTGGAGTATAACTAAAATCATAAATAGGCATACAATCACCACTGCTTGGTTTCATCTGACAATTTGAACAATTTGCAAAACCTTCATCAGGATTAGAAGAAAAATATAATATATAAATACAATAAAACACTAATAATAATATTATTATTAGTATAAATATTTCTTGTATAGTTTTAAAATCTATATTAATATTAAATAATTTCATATTATTTTATAATTATATTATATTTACAAAATAATAAAAGTTATTTACCATTTACTAAATTACTATTATATTGATTATTTACTATAATAAATTCACAATTAGTATTTAAGTTTTCTAAATTTTTACTGTTTGTATAAGTACAAGTACTTCTTAATCCACCTAAATAATTTTGAATAGTATTTTCAATAGGTCCTTTATATTTAATTTTAATTTCACGCCCTTCAGACGATCTATAATGAGTATTATTATTATTAGCATAATTATTTTTCATTGCATAACTAGAACTCATTCCATAAAAAAATTTATATTTTATTCCACTTTCTTCATCTACAATTAGTTGTCCTGGATTTTCATCATGGCCAGCAAATTCTCCACCCATCATAACAAAATCTGATCCAGCACCATAAGATTTGGCAAGATCACCTGGACATGTTATTCCACCATCACTTAATATAAAAGACCCACTATTTTTTGCTGCTTCAACACATTCTAAAATACAACTAAACTGGGGCATACCTATTCCAGTTTGAATACGTGTTGTGCACGCGCTATTATGAACTATAGAATTATTTGCTATAAAACTATGGGTTTCACAATCCACCTCAATATCCCACCCATTATTTATTAATATGTTACTAATATCATAGTTTAGTATTTCTGAATATAAATAATCTTTTGTATAACGATTCATAGTATGTGTTTTTATACGATATGAATCTTTAATATTATCAATACATGTTCCTTTTAAATTCCCAATAGATTTTTTACAAATACTAGAAGAATATGAAATTTGTAAATTCATACAACACCAATAAAATAATTCTAAAATATATTTACTAGTATTTGTCAAATTATATATATATTTTTTTGTATTAGTAATTTCAATATTTCCGTCTGAATCTATTAATCCATCAAATAACCCTTGAATATAATCTTTATTTTTGCAGTAATATTTATGTGGTAAAAATTTATTAGTTTTTTTAGAAAATTGGTCTAATAATTTTGTAAAACTTTTATTATAACAACTTATAAATAATACATTATTATTTTTTTTTTTTATTGAACAATTATATTCAATAATATTATAAATACAATTTACCAATTTATTGGAAATATCATTTTCATTAATATTGAATGACCAATGACATGATGCAGATTCACAATTATTATTATTAATAGTAATATGTGAATTACCATCTCCTAAATATGTTCCAAAAATATATCCTAAATCATAATTCGATTTAATAAACCTTTTAATTTTTGTTTCTTTTTGATTACATGTGTATATATAATTATCATCTATTTTTCCACGTAAATTATATTCAGATAAATCAATACAAAAATTTTCAGGTAAATCCCAATCTATATTTTTTGGCATAAGTAAAATTTTTTTTTGAAAACAATTTTCAATATTTTCCCATTTATATTTTGATTTTGGTGGACTAGTTTTTGTTAATTGATCTAATAATTTTGATTTTCCGGAAGAAGTAATGGTTTTAGTACTTGACGTTGACAAATCACCAATCCAAAAATTATGTTCAGGTGTAACATATGTTTCAGTATGCCAATTATTTGTTTTTATATTTATGAAGTTTTTTACTCCATTATTTATTTTTTTTAATACTTTAACGGATTTACCATTTTTATTTATAACATACTCTCCTTGTGATATATCTTCAATATTTTTATAAGTACCATTAGACATTAATATTCTCGTATCTCCTTTAAAACACCCCCCACCAATACCACATTTTATAATATCAATACCAGAATCGATTAGATCTAAAACTCCTTCTTTAGTAGTTACATTGCCGGCACAAATTACTTTTTGTGGATATTTAGCTCTTAAATTTTTACAAAAAGTTTTAAAATTACTAATATAACCATTGGCAATATCAACAGTTATAAATTTAACATCTAAATTATCTAAAATATGCACTAAATTATCATAATCAGAGCTACTTATACCTGTAGAAATCATAAAATAATCTTTATTTAATGGTACACTATTTTCTTTATTATATTTTAAAAAATCTTCAAGTTTATAAAATTTATGAAAAGCAGTAATAATATTATATTTAGATAATGCACTATAAATATCTAAAGTTCCAACACTTGTCATATTTGCAGCAATTAATGGAATACCATTCCATGTTTCATTATTTTTGAAAGTAATTTTTTTATTTAAATTTACTTCAGATCTGGAATTTAATTCAGAAGATTTTGGTAAAATTAAAACATCTTTAAAATCTAGATATTTATGTAATGATTTAAATTTTTTTTTATTATACATAGTTTTTTAAATAAATTATTTTAATATATTTAAATTATTTTTAAATATTATAATTGTATATATTAATATGGGTTATTTAAAAGAACAAAATATAATATATGTAGATAATATACAAAATAAATTAGAAGATGAAGAAGAAGCTAATTTACAATATTGTCCAAAAAATAGTATGAGATTTAGTGCTAGATCACTTATCTTAAATGATGAATATGATAATCAAGTCAACTATGGAAAAAGATATTTTGAATTTAATGATATTAGTAATATAATTGGTGCAAGTGATATTAGTAATATACCTATGTGTTCAACTTCATCTGGTTTTTCAGGATGTTGTAAAAGACAAATGATACTTGAAAATTCAGCAAATATCTTAGATGAGTGTAGAATAAATTCAACTGGATTAGTATATAAAAATGGAGATAATTATTATAATATATGTCATAAAGAATTAATTCAAGACAAAGTAAATATACTTAATAGTATATATGAACTTGAAGATGGTTTAGAAAAATTTTTCATTGTACTATTAGCTACAATAGTTCTAATAGTTTTTTATACATTATTTAGTTTACCATATGAGTTTTGGTTACGTTATGGTAATTCAATACAATGTATATATTATAAAGTTAAAAGCACTTGTACAAATATGGTTTCAAATAATAATGATAAACTTACTATAATAGAATATATTTTTCCTAACAATTTACATAAATTTCCATATGAAACTTGTAATGCCAATGATCAAAGTGGTGGTATGAAAGGTGGAGAAAAAGAGGGAGCAATTAATTCTAATTATATTAATTATATAGAATATAATGAAAACGGATCAAAATGTATAAATGTAGATTTTGATGATGATGATGATGATAGAAATTCAAGATATTTTCCATATAATTTGGGAGAATATGCTAATGATGAATCAAAGGTAAAAAACCCCTTTATTATAATGATATTAAAGGGTTTTAGTTTTTATTTTTTATATACAATATTATTTATAAGAACAGGATTAAATTATTTATTAAGTTCTCTTTCAAAAAGATACCAAAAAATATATGAAAAAAAATCATATATAAGTTCAATATTATTATTAATAAATTTTATTTTTACACCATTTTTATTAATTAGTGCATTATGTGGTTTAATTACAATAGCTTTAATACTTCCAATAGTAATTACTATTATGGATATTTTTAAAAATTTAAATTATTTTAACGAAAGTATTAAAACTAGTCCTTCAACTAAAGAGAAACCAAATTATTATGATATTTATAGTTATAAAAATATTTTTTATAATTTATTACCTAATGATTTTGATACTAATGATGATAAAAGTAATAAATTACTTGGAATTGTTGTTGGATTATTATTAACATTTAGTATATCAGCTATAATTTATGCATTTATTAATAGTGATGGAACTTTATCAGAAGAAGAAAGAGGCGGTTGGACAATAACAACATTAACTTTATTAATAATTTTACCTTTTAGTTTTTTTCAATTATTTAAACATATTACAATGCCTGAAACTGGTAAAAAAACACTAACTTTTTTAAAACATTTATTATTAGATATATTTTTAATGGTACCATTTATTGCTACAGTATTTATAACATTTATAGTTGGTAATATTGCTAATATATTAGCTGTTTTATATAGTATATTTAATTTGTTATTTAATTTTTATTATATACCATTCAGTAATAGTATAGAATTTTTAGATTTAATGAAAAGTCATTCTAAGTTAATAACAATAATATTATTAATATGCGTTATAACAAGTTCTGCTACAGCTAACCTTGGTCAACTAGTAACAGGTATATTGGGCGGATTATTAGGTTTATATTTATTATATGAATTATATAAATTATCAAAACAGTGATGTATAAAAAATATTAAATAAAGATATAAAAAATATTAAATAAAGATATAAAAAATATTAAATAAAGATATAAAAAATTTGTAATATAATTTAATATAATTAATGGGTAAAAATAAAAAAAACAATGATAAGAAAAATATACCATTTGTTAGTATTTGTACTCCAACATTTAATAGACGTCCATTTTGGGAATCTACTATAAAATGTTTTAATCATCAAGACTATCCAAAAGAAAATATGGAATGGATAATTATTGATGATGGAACAGATAAAATAGAAGATTTAATAAAAGATATACCTCAAGTCAAATATTATAGCTATAATACTAAAATGCCATTAGGAAAAAAAAGAAATATTATGCATGAAAAATCAAAAGGAGATATAATAGTTTATATGGATGATGATGATTATTATCCAAAAGAAAGAGTTTCACATGCTGTAAATATGTTATTAACTCATCCAAATGCTTTATGTGCTGGCGCAAGTGAAATATATATATGGTTTAAACATATTCAAAGTATGTATCAATTTGGTCCCTATGGCCCGAATCATGCAACGGCAGGTACATTTGCTTTTAAACGAGAATTATTAAAAGAACATAAATATGATGATAATGCAGCTTTAGCAGAAGAAAAAGCATTTTTAAAAAATTATAGTGTTCCATTTGTTCAGTTAGAACCAAAAAAAACAATTTTAGTATTTTCACATATACATAATACGTTTGATAAAAAAAAATTATTAGAAAATGGAGAAAATAAATTTCAAAAAAAATGTGATCGCACTGTTGATGAGTTTGTTAAAGAAGAAGATTTAAAAATTTTTTACATGGAAACAATAGATGAACTATTAAAAAAATATTCACCCGGAGATCCAATAAATAAACCTGATGTATTAAAACAAATAAAAGAAATAGAAGAAGAAAGAAAAAAAATGATTCAACAGCAATCTAATCAAGGTGGTAAAATAATATTAAATCAAAATGGTCAACATATTGAATTAAATAATGAGCAAATTGTTCAAATTATGCAAAAACAACAAGAACAATTACAACATTTATCAAAACTTTTGATGGAAAAAGATGAATTAATTAAGAATCTAAATAGTCAATTAAATAATAATTCTATACAAAATAGTTTTATACAATTACCCAATGAAAATAATGAAAATAATGAAAATAATGAAAATAATGAAAATAATGAAAATAATGAAAATAATAAAAATAATGAATTAAAAGAAAATATATTAAAATTAATACAACTTTTGGATAATAAAAAAGATAATTTATAAATTAAAATAAATATAATACTAATATATTATTTATTATATTTATTTATATTAATAATAATGTTTATATCAAAATTATGTGGACCAGCAATTTTATATATTGGTTTTAGTTTAATACAAATAATTATAGATACTATTAAAAATAATTATGAAAATGCACTTATTAAATTTATTATTATGATAGTGTTAACAATTTTATTAAATATATTATGTAATATTGGATTTAGTGTAATTTCTTGGTTTTTAGTTTTTATTCCAATTATTATGATGACAATAATGTCTACATTAACATTAAGAATTTTTGGTTTAGAACCAGATTCAGAAACTATTAGATCAAATGTTAGAAACATATCAAATAATATGGATTCGTCTGGAAATTATTATGGACAATATGATTATAATAATATAACTTCAGTTGATACAATAGAAAGGATAGATAGGGATGAAGTAAGAAAAGATTTATATACTAAAGTAGAATATAATTATAATTTAAATAGTGAATCTGAAGATTTATACGATCTATCTAATAATCCTAGTAAATATTATTTAATAGATAGTTTATTAAACCAACATGGAGATAACTTTTTTATTAATAAAATAGTTAATTCTGGATTATATAAACAATTATTTAATAAACAATTATTTAATAATGGATCTAGTATTTCTTCTAATAATTATAGTACAAATAGTGTTGATAGTTATTTAACTAATCTCAAAAATAATAATATGAAAATTAGTTTAAGTAAAGATGTTACTCCAGATGCTCCATATAGTTATGCAAATTCACAAGAAATTATAAATGATGGTTTTTTTATATATAAAAGACAATTTTACAATAAATTTGTAAAAGAAAATCCAAACAAAAATAGTGAAGATATTGATAAATTAATAGAAAATGAATGGAATAGTTTATCTAATGAAGATCAAGAAATTTATAATAATAGAGCTAGTGGAACTTCTTCAAAAAGTAGCTATAATCCTAATGATTTAACTGCATATAGAAGTCCATTAGTAAGTTTAAGTTATAAAAAAAATAGAGAAGATACTTCCTATTGGGCTGCACAATGTCCTCCGGGTGAAATAAAAAATAATGATGGTAGTTGTATAAGAAATGATATATATAATGATAATAATCCTACTACAGTTAGATTAATAACATAATATAGTTAATATAGTTAATATTTTATAAAAAATATTTATAATAAAATATTAAATAATTATTAAGTAATAGTTATATGCATAAATTAGAAAATAATTGGTTAATGTGGATTCATTATATATATGACAATGATTGGTCTATTAATAGTTATAAACAAATTCACAGTTTTGACACATTAGAAGAGTTAATAAAATTAAACAATTTTATAGATAATAATATATTAAGTAATTTGATGATTTTTTATATGAAAAATAATATTAAACCAATATGGGAAGATGAAAATAATAAAAATGGTGGAAGTTTTTCATATAAAATTTCTAATAATTTATTAGATAATGTTTGGAAGAATTTAGTTTATTCAATAATAGGCAATACATTAAGTAATGATGAAAATATTTTAAAAAATATTAATGGAATTTCAATAAGTCCTAAAAAAAATTATTGTATTATTAAATTGTGGTTAGCCGATATTAAAAATTTTAAAGATACAAATATATATAATTTTATTAATAATTCTATAAATAATAATATAGATCTAATAAATTATGATCCATTTAATATACATAAAATTTGTAATATAGAACAACAATTGTGTATATTTAAATTACATAATAGTTTATATTAATTTATTATATATATATAATATAATGTTATATAACTTATCAAAAGATATAAGTTATTTATCAATATTTTTATTTATAATTGCTGGAAATTATGCAGGTGATTTATATTCGTGCGGCTTAAGACATTTATTTAATAATTATATGCTTTTAAAACATATAATTGGCGTTTTAATTATGTTTTTTTTTGTAGGAATATTAGATAATAAATCTAATTTAACTACAAAATTTATAAATACTATTATTTTATATGTATGGTATATTTTTATTATGCGTTCACCAATGATAATTACTTTAATTACTATTATTATTATTATTATAATTTTTATAATAAATATTTATATTGAAGAATTAGAAAAAAAAAATGAAAACAATGAAAATATAGAATATAACACTAAAAAAATAGAATATTACAAACAACTTTCAAGCAATTTATTAATTTTTTCTTTTACTATAACTTTATTAGGAACAAGTTTTTTTATAATATATTTAAAAAAAATATATAAAGATAAATTTAAGTTATATAATTTTTTAGTAGGTATTCGTGATCAGGAATGTTTCATAGAAAAAAATATTAAAATAATAAATAAATCTCCTTTATTTTTTGATTTTATAATGAGAGTAAATAATTCAAAAAAAAATAATGAACCAATAAAATTATCAAAAAAATCACGACGAGGGTAATGGAGCTAAACATAATTTTAATTCACCTAATGAAGCAACATTATATTTAACAATTAATGGTTTATTATTTTTTAAATATATTTCTATTTGATTACATAAATTTGTGCATTTAATAAAATAAATTAAATTTTTTAATGAAAATATTCCTTGAATTATTTCATTAACACTTTGTTTTTGTATAAATTGCATACTATTAGATGTTTCTGTTCTTCTAATTTCTGCCTTAGCATAATTTCCATTACATTTAAAAATTAATTCATTATCAACTGATTTAATTTCTAATTTTTCAGAAATACTAGCTAAATCTCTTATAATTTTTTGAAAATCAGAAGATGGCATATTGATAATAGATGAATAAAGAATTTCTGGCATAACTATTTCATCTAAATCCGGTTCAATTAATTTTAATTTTTGTATTTTTGATTGTTTAATATCTCCATTTTCAAATTTCAAACCTAATTCCTGTATAACACCATCATCATAATCTTCTTTTTCAATATAAATAGTTAAAGTATCATCATTATCCATAGTTGAAATTAATTTAAATAAATGAAGCATATTTACACCAATAATTATTTTATCATATAAACATTCATAATTTTCAAAATTTTCTGCTTGTAAAAATAAATGTACTAAAATAGTATGTGTTTTATCCATATTTATTATTTTAATTCCTTCTTTAGTAAATAATATATTAGTATCTAATAAAATATCTTTTAAAGCAGTCATTAATATACGAAAAGGTGCTATTTGAACAGTTTGTATTGTTAAAACATTATTACTATTATTAGTATTATTAAAATTATTTATTTTTGTATTCTTATTTATAGTATTTTTCATATATAATAAAATTAGTTATATTAGCCTTTAAATTCTTATATATTAAAATATTTGTAATTAATTAATTATTTAATTAATTTAAGTTATACTTAAAAATGAAATTCTTAAAATCTTTAATATGCAATTGTTTGTGTATTAATAATTTATATAATAATAAACTACATAATAGTAATAAACTTGATATTTCAAAATCAAAAATATATAATTTTGAAAAAAAATATCCTTTAAAATTTGTTAGTTTTAAAAAAAGTAAAATTTATTATTTAGAAAATAACATTTATTATGATATTTATAAAGATAATTTACATAATATTAACAATTTTTATAATACTAATAAGGTTATAAATAAAAAAAAACCAAAAAAACCAAAAAAAACCAAAAAAACTAAAAAGCAAATATAAATTAAATAAAATTAAAGAAGATAAAGATAAAGATAAAGAAAAAGATAGAGAATTTAGAGAATTTAAAGAAAAAGATAAAGAAAAAGATAAAGAAAAAGATAGAGAAAAAGATAGAGAAAAAGATAGAGAAAAAGATAGAGAATTTAAAGAATATAAATATTATAATGATTTAACTGCTGAACATATATTTCCACAATCATTTATAAAAATATATTCAAAGGCAAAATTTGATATGCACAATATTTTTTTAACAAATGGCAGGTTAAATAGTTATAGAAGTAATTATAAATTTGTAGATGAAAGTGAATATTTAATAAAAAAAAATAATGCTTATTATTTTAAAAATAATGAATTAATAATTTATAATAGTTCTATTAATTATAGAAATAATACTTTAAAATTATTTATTCCAATACATTCATCGCGTGGTTTAATAGCACGTTCAATTGCATATATGAAATATACATATGAAGATTTAGTTTTAGAAAATGTAATTGATAAAAATATTTTATTAAAATGGAATAGTCAATATCCTCCATCAGAAATAGAAAAAAAACAAAATATATTAATTACAGAAATTCAAGGTAATGAAAATATATTTATAACAAATTATGAGCTAGTAAATATATTTTTTAAAAATGTAATACATTAATCATTTCAATAAATATTGACTTAAAATTATTTTTTTTAACACCAAAAAAAATAATATAAATATTATTTCTTTGTATATTTGATTTCTTAAATTTACCAAACATTATTAATATAATAAATTATTTAATAGTTAAATATTAAAATCTAAAACAATTGGACAATGATCCGATCCTTTAATTTCTTTCATTATAGTAATATCATTTACTTTGGAATTTAAATTATTAGTTACTAAGAAATAATCAATACCCCAACCATTTTCTTTAGTACGTTCAGATTTTAAAAAGTTAGACCAATATGTAGATTTTCTTTTTTCAGGATATTTATTACGAAAAGCGTCAATTAAATTATTAGTTTCTAATAAATATGCAAAATCACTACGTTCATTATCAAAAAATCCAGCCACTTTATTTTTTCTTAATTTGGGATTACTTATATCATTATCTAAATGTGCTACATTAAAATCTCCACAAATAATAATTTCTTTATTATTTTTTTTTATTTCAGCAATATAATGTGAAAATTTTACATTCCAATCATCTCTAAAATGATAACGTTGACAATCAAAACTTTGTGAATTAGGTACATAAACATTTATTAAAATAAATTTTTCAAATTCTAATGTTAAAATTCTACCTTCTATATCAAAGTCAGGATAACCCAAATTATTTATGGGTGGAGTAGAACACCAAATTGAGACTCCTGATAGACCTTTTCTTTGACTAATACCTTTTGTAGAATTATAGAAACGATAAGAATATTTAGCATTAATATAATCTGGAATTTTTACTTGATGTTCTTCTGCTTTTGTTTCTTGAATACATAAAATATCATAAATGGAATCATCATTTATGAATTTTTCAAATTCCAGTTTTTTTAATATGGATCTCAAACCAGCTACATTATATGAAACAATCTTCATTTAAATTATTATTAATATACTATTTAAATTAATAATATTTCAATTTTAATTAATAATATTTCAATTTTAATTAATAATATTTCAATTTTATTTAATAATATGTGTAATTTCTAATAAATTATTATGTATTTTATCATGTAAAATTTCGGTGTGTATATAATATAATATTATATATCTTGCTAATGATTGCATACTAAAATTATAAATTTCTTTAAGTTTATCTTTCTTTAAAATATTATCTGAAAAATAACTTATCAAACTGGAAATTAATAATGAATCTTCGAGAGATAATATATTACTATCATTTATTAATTCACTACAAAAATTTCCAATTTTTGATATATATAATTTTGATTTTCTAAAAATTTCATACTTATTATTATTATTATTATTATTATTATTATTATTATTATTATTGTTATTATTATTATTATTAGAGGGTATATAAAATATTTGATTTGCATTTGAATTTATTGTTACTTTTTTTTTGTTTTTCATTTGACATAAATTAGCTGGTGATGACTTAACACGTCTCATATAAATATTATATATAATTTTATATATATATAATTTTATATATATATAATTTTATATATTTTACATAATAATTCTATATATTTTACATAACAATTTTATATATTTTACATAACAATTTTATAAAATATATAAAAATATAAAAAATATCTCTTCCATATGACTCAAACTAATTATACTTTACTAGCCTGCTAACTGGGATATGAAGAGTTTAATTACATAAGATATAGCATACAAAATAAATTATACCTATATGAATTATATTATAATAATTTTTTATATTAAAATAAAATAATAATTAGTAATAATTAATAATAATTAATAATAATAATTAATAATAATTAATATAATTAATATAATTAAATATTACAATTGAAACTAATGAAACTATGCCATAATCAAGTATTTTTGATAATGGAACTACTAATTTTTTTGTTCCAAAAATAGAATAATCAATAAATTCTTTGCTCATATTTTTTGAATAATTAACAAATAAAGAATTATTATTAAACTGTTTACTTGTAAAATCAATTAAAGATTCATCTGGAACTATTTTTTTTCTAAAAAAAAAACATTTATATAAATAAAAAAATAAAAAAAATTTTACAAATAAATTATTTATCATAATTTAATAAAATATATTTACTTTCTACTTCTTTTAGCTTTTCTTGTTTTAGCTCCTTTTTTAACATAACCAAATTGTCCTTTTTTAGTAAAATATCCGGCTTTTTCTAAACGTTTTTCTTTTTTTGCTTTAAAATGTTTTTTTCTTGAAACAATACGTTTGTGTTTATTATACAATAAATCTTTTTTTAATAATTCTCCATTTGTTTGATATGCTGTTCCATGCATTACTTCGGGTCTAGAACCCCTGTTTTTTCTGAAAGTTTTTCCATTTTTGTGATATAAACCATCTGTTCCACGCATAAGTTTTTTAGCCATTTTTATATAATAACGCAAGAAAAAATAATTTATTTTTAATAATAAATTAAATAATAATTTAATAATAAAATTAATAATAAATTTTTGTATTAGATATTTTTCCTAAATATACTTTATATATGGCAGATCAATATAATAAAATATTAACTACAGTTAATTCTGTAACAAGTAATTATAGTTTTACTCCAGATTTAAGTAATGTAATAGTTATTGATACATCTAATAATAGAATAGGTATTAATACAGTAAATCCAAAATATTCTATAGATGTTTCTGGAGGTTTAAGTGATATATCAGGAACAATAAGATGTGGAGAAATAATAATAGGTACAGCTGATATTAAAGAGCTATTTGTAAGTTCAAATACTCTATATGTTGGTGGAATACCAGCATTAAGTAGAAATATCAATAACGAGTTAGTAATAGGGGATAGTAATAATTCTAGTATATTAAATAATGTAGGTATTAATCTAATGTCTGTTACTAATTTAAATGTTAATGGTGATGCTTCAATAAATAATGTATTAGAAGTTTCAAATAATTTAATAGTTTTAGGCGATACTTCAATAAATAATGTATTAGAAGTTTCAAATAATTTGTATGTTTTAGGTGATGCTTCAATAAATAATGTATTAGAAGTTTCAAATAATTTGTATGTTTTAGGTGATGCTTCAATAAATAATGTATTAGAAGTTTCAAATAATTTAATAGTTTTAGGTGATGCTTCAATAAATAATAATTTAGAAGTTTCAAACAAATTACTAGTTTTAGGTGATGCTTCAATAAATAATGTATTAGAAGTTTCAAACAAATTGCTAGTTTTAGGTGATGCTTCAATAAATAATGTATTAGAAGTTTCAAATAATTTGCTAGTTTTAGGCGATGCTTCAATAAATAATGTATTAGAAGTTTCAAACAAATTGCTAGTTTTAGGTGATGCTTCAATAAATAATAATTTAGAAGTTTCAAATGATTTGCTAGTTTTAGGCGATGCTTCAATAAATAATGTATTAGAAGTTTCAAATAATTTGCTAGTTTTAGGCGATGCTTCTATAAATAATAATTTAGAAGTTTCAAATGATTTGCTAGTTTTAGGCGATGCTTCAATAAATAATGTTAGTTGTGGGAATTTAACTATTGATAATATTAATATAGATGGGAATAGGATTACAAATGATATTACTTTGGTCGGAACCACCACTGAGACTTTATATAAGATTGTAGCAACAACGCTAAATAATCAAAATTCAGGTCAAAGTAAACAAATAGTTCATGATATAAGATCAAATTTTGATGGAACCGATGATTTACGTTATCGTATATGTAGAACGGGCAAATTAGGTGATAGTGATGAATTTCATGTTGATGGTTTTGATACTATTAGACTTTATGGTAGTACAGATACTACAGATAATAACTGGGGGCGAGGATTACAAGTTTATGCAAAGGCTAGATTTCATAATGGCACAAACGGTACTTCAGATGATAGATTAAAATTTAATGAAAGATCAATAAACAATAGTTTAAATATAATTAGACAATTAAATCCTTTAATTTATGAAAGATCAGATAATTTTAATGATGCTAGTAATCTTTTATATACAGAAGCAGGATTAATAGCACAATCTGTATTAGAAATTTCGGATTTAAGTTATTGTGTTATTGGTGGAGATTATTATGATATATCAAATAATTTAATACAAAATGCATATGCTTTAGATTATAATAGTTTATTTATATATAATATTGCAGCAACAAAAGAATTAGATTCAATAGTTCAAGTCCAAGAAAGCGAAATAGTATCATTAAAAAATAAAAATACTATTTTAGAAAATGAAATAATTACTATAAAAGCATCATTAAATCTACTTTTAACTCAAGCAAATCTAACTAATATTTAAATTATATTAAAATAAAAACTATAAAAAACTATAAATATTATATTTTTAATAAATATTATATTTTTAATAAATAAGTAATATTTTAATAATGAAAGACGAAATATTAAATTTAATACCAGATGATATATTAAATTTAATTTGGAAAAAAGTGAAGCCATCAATAAAATATTGTGTAAATAGAAGTTATTATAATAAATTTTATTGTTTCCGATTTACAATAATAAATAGTAAATTTATATATACTAATTATACAAATAATTATAGATTTTATATTATAAAAAATTTGAATTATATTAATTATTTAATAAAAAATGATTGTCTAATGATGTTAGAATTATTAATAAATTATAAACTCAAATATCATAAAAGTGATTTTATTATAAATAATAAATTAATATATGAAAATAATAAATTTAAAAATTTTATAGATTTTATTTATTATTATAGTAAATATTATAATGCAAAAAAAATAAATACATTTATAATGCATTTCATTAAATATTATAAATTAACTTACTTAATTAAAAAAGAGCATAAAAATAATAATGCTAATAAAATTAATAATAAAAATAATAAATGGATTTATTAAAAATACCTTATTCAATATTAAATAAAATATTAGAAAGAGAAAATATTCAAAATAAAATTTTAGATTTTCTTGATAATTTTCAAGAAAATTGTAAAAAAAAAAATTTTTCAAAATGTCTTTATATACATGGTGAACATGGAATCGGTAAAACTAGTTTTATTTTAAATTTATTAAAATCCAATAATTATGATGTTTTATATTATGATAATACTTATATAAGAAATAAAACATTAATAGAAGCAATTTCAAATGACAATATAGGTAATTATAGTATTAGTAATATGTTCAGTGATAAACCAAAACAGTTTGTAATTATTATAGATGATCTATATAGTATGAATTATGGTGATAAAAATGGTATTGTATCATTAATCAAATTAGTAAGATTTAAAAAAACAAAAAAACAATTGAAAGAATCATATAGTAATAATCCTATAATTTGTATAAATACTAATTATACAGATAAAAAAATAATAGAATTAATGAAAATTGCAACACAATTTGAATTAAATGTTCCAACAAATGACCAATTATTAAATTTATTAAATACTATAACACCAAATATATTTTGTTATAGTGAAAATATAAATAATATTATAAAAAAAAATATTTTATCTTTTTTAAATAATAATTTATTTTCATTAAAAAAAATTTATTTTTATTATAATAATAATTTTATTTATGAAAAATTTTATAATTATTATAAAGATGATTATAAACAAAATAATAAAAATATAAAAAATATTACAAAATTATTATTAAATAAATCATATACTTTTAAAGATATAAATAGTATATTAGAGTCTGATAGAACAATTGTTTCCTTAATTTTTCATGAAAATATAGTATATTTACTAGAAGATAATTTACAAATATATTTGAAAATATTAGATAATTTTATATTCAGTGATTATATTGATCGAGTTATTTTTCAAAAACAAATTTGGCAATTAACTGAAATAAATTATATTATTAAAATTTTTTATAATAATTTCTTATTAAAAAAAAATAATTTGTATAAAAATATAGATAATATTATTTTTACAAAAATATTAACAAAATATAGTGCTGAATATAATAATTATATATTTATATATTCATTACTTCAAAATTTGTTATTAGATAAAAAAGATTTAATTATATTATTTAATAATTGTAATATTAATAATTTAATTAATAGATTAGAATATTATAATATAAGTAAATTAGAAATAATAAGAATAATAAAATTTTATGATAATTTAATTAATAATAATACAAATAACAATAATAATAATAATGATATTATTGATATAGAATATAATGATTTTATAAAAAATAATACATTGGATTCATTAAATGATTTTAATGACTTAAATGACTTAAATGAGTTAACTGATTATATAGAATATAATGAATAATAAATATTTTTTATTTTTTAATTATTTTATTATTAACTAATTTACCAAGATAATCTCCAATATCTTCGTTTTCTAAACATTCATAAATCTCATTATTTAATTCATTTTTATAATATTTTTTGTTTTTTAATGTTATTAAAATTAATTCTTCTTCTTCTTCCCCCTCTTCTTCTTCTGATTGAGAATTGCTTATTACGCTATTTTCATCTTCCTCTTCAGCTTCAACTTCTTCTTCTTTTTCATCAGTGTCATCTTCTTTTTCTTCAACTTCCTCTTCAGCTTCTTCTTCAACTTCCTCTTCAGCTTCTTCTTCTACATCTTCTTCCTCTTCTTCTTCCTCTTCTTCTTCCTCTTCCTCTTCCTCTTCTTCTTCCTCTTTGTCTTCTTCCTCTTTTTCTTGTTTATCATCTTTTTCTTCTTTATCATCTTTATCTTGTTTATCATCTTTTTCTTCTTTATCATCTTTTTCTTCTTTATCATCTTTTTCTTCTTTATCATCTTTATCATCTTTTTCTTCTTTATCATCTTTTTCTAATTCTTCTTCATCATCCTCTTCTTCATCATCTTCTTCATCATCTTCTTCATCATCTTCTTCTTCATCAATTTCTAATTCATCTTCTTCATCATCTTCTTCATTGGATTTATTTATTTCAATATTATTTGTATCATTTAATTCAGATTGAATAATATTATTATAATATTGTTCTTTGATTTCATATTTTGGTTCATCATCTATTTTTAGTTGTATATTTTTTACTTTATTTTCATTATAATCTTGATCAATATTATTTTCAGATTTTTCTAATAATAAAGTATAATCATTTTTTAGTTTATTATATTCATCTAATAATGTTGTATATTTTTTATTTAATATTGTAAATTCTGGTAGATTAAATAAAATAATTTTTAAACTTTCTACAATATTATTATTTTCATTTTTTTGTTTTAAATAAACTTTTAAATTAGTTTGCAGACTTTTTTGAATATCATTATTAATATTTTTAATTAGTAAATCGATATTGTCAGTATCATTATTCATTATACTTTAATTAGTATTTTAATAATAATTTTATATCAATTTTATAAATATTTTTAAATATTTAAAAAGATTTATAAAATAAAATTTTTATTTTCTTGATTTTTTAACTTTTCTTGATTTTTTAACTTTTCTTGATTTTTTAACTTTTCTTGATTTTTTAACTTTTCTTGATTTTTTAACTTTTCTTGATTTTTTAACTTTTCTTGATTTTCCGCGTGCTGATGCTGGTGCTGTACTTAAATTTCCCATTAATCCTGCCAGATCTAAAACTGGAGTATTACTTAAAGTGGGATCCATAGTGGCAAATAGATCGACTAAATCATCTATAGTTTTTTTAGCCGAAGCTCTAAGTTGTTCACGATATAATTTTCGGTTTGCAGCCTCCTCTTTTTTCTTTTTTGTTATAGCACGATTATGCGCAACTATTAATTGTTGTCTTCTCTTTCTCTCTTGTGTATTTATAACTGCTTGTCGTATAGGTCTTTCAACAGGCACAATTTCCATGTTTGTAGTTTTAGTGGGATGTACTCCTTCAGTATTATTCATATTTATATTATATATATATAAAATTATATAAAATTATATAAAATTATATAAAATTATATAAAATTATATAAAATTATATAATTAATTAAAGTAAATGTGCGGAATAAGTTTAATAATTTCAAAAAATAAAATTAATATAATTAATAATTTACTAAATAGTTTAGAACTAATACAAAACCGCGGTTATGATTCAATGGGTATTTGTTATTATGATTTAAGTATTAATAATTATAATATAATAAAAAACGCATCAATTAATGAAGAAGATTGTTTTACTAAACTTCAAAATAAATGTTTAAAAGAAAATATAGTTTCATATTTTGGCTTGGGTCATACTCGTTGGGCTACGCATGGGGGTAAAACTGATTACAATTCTCATCCGCATATATCAGAAAAAGGCAATATTATATTAGTACATAATGGTATAATAAATAATTTCTATGATTTAAAATTAAAATTATTAAAATATGGAATTAAATTTTCTAGTGAAACAGATAGTGAAGTAATTGCAAATTTAATAGAATATTATTTATTATATATGAGTAACACTATAGAAGATGCAATAAAAAATAGTTTAAATGAACTAGAAGGGACATGGGGTTTAGCAATTATTTATACAAAAGAATTGGATACATATTATGTAACTAGAAAAGGGTCACCTTTATTATTGGGCTATAATACTAATTATATTGTAGTTAGTTCTGAAACAAATGGTTTTGTAGGTTTAATTAATGATTATATTCCATTAAGAGATAATGCTATTGTAAAAATAGAAAATAATAATTTAAATTTTTTATGTGAAAGCAATGATTATAATAATAATAATAATAATAATAATAATAATAATAATAATAATAATAATAATAATAATAATAATAATAATAATAATAATAATAATTATAATAATAATTATAATGATTATAAATATAATATTAAAAAAGTAAGTTATGAAGATCTAAATATTTCATGTGATCCATATAAACATTGGTTAATAAAAGAAATAATGGAACAACCTGAAACAATAAAAAAAGCTTATAATTATGGCGGGCGTATAGCAAATGATAAAATTAAATTGGGTGGACTAGACCAAATAAAAACTATAATAAATTATATAGAATATATAATTTTAATTGGTTGTGGAACAAGTTATAATGCTGGATTAATTGGAGAGAATTATTTAAAAAAAAATAAGAAATTTAAACTAATTAAAACAATAAATGCTTGCGAATTTTTGGAAGATGATATTCCAAATATTGAAAATAAAGCAAAAATTTTGACAATTTTTTTAACTCAATCAGGAGAGACTAGTGATGTTTATAATTGTTTAAAAATTTGTAAAGCACAAGGAACTATTACAATGGGAATAATTAATAAAGTAGATTCTTTAATTGCGAGAGAAGTAATGTGTGGAATATATTTAAATGCTGGTTCAGAAATTTCGGTAGCATCAACAAAATCTTTTACTTCTATGTTAGTAGTATTATCTTTATTAGAAATGTGGTTTTCAAATAATTATTTAATTAATAATGAAAAAATCAATAATATGCGTATTCTCTCAAAAACATTAAATCATTTATTTTATAATATAAATTTTTTAAAATATATTGATAATATTAAAGACTTTATAATAAAAAATGAAATAAAAAATATTTTTATTTTAGGAAAAAATAATTTATTTCCGGTTGCATGTGAAGGTTCTCTCAAAATTAAAGAAGTAACTTATTTACATTGTGAAGGATTTAGTGCGGGTGCTTTAAAACATGGGCCATTTGCATTATTAGATAAAAGTAATTTAACATTATTATTAATAGACTATTATGATTCAAATAATTATCAAAATTTAAAATCTACTTATTATGAAATATTAGGACGAGAGACAAACCTAAGTGTTATTACTAACTCTGAAAAGGTTATAAGTGAATTAAATTTAAAAGAAAATAGTTATTGTTTATTATATAAATTGGATTTTTATAATGAAATAATATTTACTATTGCATTACAAAAATTAGCATATGAATTAAGTATTGCAAAAGGCATTAATCCCGATAAACCACGAAATTTAGCAAAGGTAGTTAGTGTTGAATAATGCAGGGAAATCGCCCCGTACGCGATTATATAAATTAAAATTTCATTTTCCATCTATTATCTACAGCCTTATATTTTTTTATATTAACTGGTATTTTATTAGTTTTTGATACATCATGATTAAAATAAGTAGAATTATTAGGATCAGTTAATGTAGTAAAATTAGAAATATTTATTATAAATTCATTATTGCTAATATTAGTATTATTAGTATTATTAGTATTATTAGTATTATTAGTATTATTAGTATTATTAGTATTATTAGTATTATTAGTATTATTAGTATTATCTTCATATAATGTATAACTTAAATTATTTATATTATGGTATGTTTCATGTAATATTTTTTTAAAAAATTTTAAATTTTCATTATTACTTATTGTTCTTATACTTGAATTATTTATTTGAATTATTTCCGGTGAGTTTATATGAAAAAAAATATTTCTATCAATAATAATATTATTTTTCAATGCTCTCTCATTTAATGCATTATCTTCAAATCCCCAACCCCAATTATTTGGAAATCCTCCAATTTTTTCAAAATCAGCACCAGTTATTGAAACAATTCCACCTAATGCAAAAGTAAACCCATAAAAATGTTTAATATTATCTTTTTCAGTTATATAATTCAAAATATTTTTTTTATATGGAACAGTATCTATATCATTAAATACAAAAGTTATATTTTTGTAATCATTTATATATTTATTTTTCATAGTAATAAAGCCAATATTTTTCGTTGCTCCTCTATTAAAAGGTCTATTATCATTTTGAAAACTATAATAAATTTCATAATCATTTTTTTCATAATCTTCTAAAATATATTTCATATAATTAGAAAAATGTATTTTTTCATTTTCTCTATTTCTATATGGTACTATAAATATTATTTTTGGAATATTCATTATTATTTATTTAATAATAATGAATATTATTTTTATAATTATTTTCTTTTATAAAATCTATTATTTAATATTATATTTTTCTAAAATTACTTTTGGAATTAATTCTAATTTATAACATTCCAACTTTTTAAAACATTTATTAATTGTAACTTCACTAATTTTAGATATATTATTGATCAAACTTTTTGAAATATTTAAATTACATAATTGTGATACAAAATATATAATACCTGCTGCAATAGAATGTGGTGTATTTTCCGGTATTAGACTTTGTTTTTCTATTTTTAATGCAATAAATTTACATAATTTTGTTAATTCTATATTAATATTTAATTTACTACAATAGCGTTCTATGAATGATATAGGTGTTGTTTTATTTAATACTAATTTATCTTCATTATCATCATTATGTTCTATTTCATTCATAATAGTCATTACATTTTTACAACCTTTTGTAGCACTAGTATTATCTAAATTAAATATATCAGCAATTTCTTTAGCAGTTCTTGGATAATTATTAACTCTACATGAAATATATATTGATGCTGCAATTATACCATCTCTATTTAGTCCTCTATATGTTTTAGCTTCGGAAATTTTTTTGTAAAATCTTATTGCATCATCTATAATCATCTTTGGTATTCCAGAATTTAGAGATATATTTGAAATATATTGAAAATCATCATATTGTGATTTTTCTTTATAAGGCATAGATTGCCATTCACTATATCTTTTTATTTTATGCATTTCATAACTTGTTTTATATTGACATAAAACTTTACAACTAAATGAAGATTCAAATAATAGTGGATTAATTGGCATCCCACATCGTGTTGGATCCAAACTATTTTTATCATCAGCACCATAAAATCGCCATTCTGCTCCTCTATCTATATTATCTTTATAAATAATTCCACATTTAGGATTTTGACAAGTTAAGAAATTTTCATCTCCAATATATAAATAAGAATTACATTTAGTACAAAATTCATGTGATATATTATCTATATTATTTCTATAAATACACTCTAATTTTTTAGATTTATTATTATCAAATTCTTCATCAAATTGATTCCACAAATTTTTTAAATTTTTTTCATTATTATTATTTCTATTTTTTTTAGTAATATTTATATTATTTAAGTTACTTATTACTGCATCTTCATTTATTTCTAAATCCATATTATTTGTCTTAAATATTTATTTATTTATATTTAAACTTATTATATAAATATTTTATCAATTATTAATAAAATAAATAATTTATTAATAATTTTATTGTTATTATTATATCAATATAATATAATTATTAATTAATATGGATTTAGAAGTAGAAGAAGAAGCAGTAACAGAAGAAGCAGTAACAAAAGAAGCAGAAGAAGCAGAAGAAGCAGCAACACCAGAAGAAGAAGCAACACAAGAAGAAGAAGAAGAAGAAGAAAAAAAAGAAAAGAAAGAATATGATATACGTAGTGATTCTTATAATGAAGAACCAATTATAGTACAAGTATCTAAAACTAAAGAAGAAGTTGTAAATATAAAAAATTATAATGAAATAAAAAGTAAATATTTAGAAAATTTAAGTGATGGTATTTTTGGATTCAGTAGATCTAATGAAAAGCCTATTTTTAAAAATAATATACATGTTATATATTTTTTAACATTTTTAAAAAACTTTGATAATTTAAATAAAAGTAATGATCCAAAAGGTAAGGATAATTTTGAAAAAATACAAAATTTTTTATCAAACGATTATAAAGAATTATTAAAAATTTTTAATATTGAAAAAAACACAGAACAAAGTTTACAAGAAGGCGGTGGTTTGTTTGACAATTTTTTTGGAAAAAATAATAATGATATATTAAATTTTAAATTAAAAAAAATATTAGAATCTAATAAAGATAACTCAATAAATTTATTTACTAATAATGATGTTTTAATAAATTTTTTAAAATGTTTTGATTTTGTAGATAAAGTTGATCCAAATGATATATATAAAGATTTATTATATTATTATATAAATTTTAAAGATAATAAAAAAGTATTTATACAAAGTGAAAACTTGAATAAATTTATGGAAAGTTATTCAAATGAATATATAGAAAAAAATTTTTTATTACATTATATTAGTATTAAAAACAATCTATTATTTAATTTAGATAAAAAAATAATTAGAAAAATTAAAGACCTAATTCTTAAATACATTGAAAAACAAAATAGTATAATAACTAATTTAAATAAAATAGATGAATATATAACAATTGATGATGAAAACGAGGGATTTTTAAAATCTGTTAATTTTGATATAAATAAAATAATTAATACTAAAGATTTTGAAGACTATAAAAATAAAGAATTTCAAAATACATTAAAAGATTTAATAAAACAAATATTTATTAAATTATTTGAAAATCATAGTAATATTACGCCTTATGAAGAAGGAACACCAGATAAACAAGAAGAAGAAGTAGAAGAAGTAGAAGAAGTAGAAGAAGTAGAAGAAGAAAAAAAAGATAAATCATCTTCTTCACATACTATTGGTGGAAAAAAATATAAAAAAACAAAAAATAAAAAATATAAAAAAAATAAAAAACCTACAAAAAAAAGAAAGAAAAGAAGATTAAGCAAAAAAAATAAATAAATATTTTTATTAATTTAATAATAAAATATTAATAAATTAATAAATTAATAAATTAATAAATTAATAAATTAATAAATTAATAAATTAATAAATTAATAAATTAATAAATTAATAAATTAATAAATTATTTAAAGATCATTTATATCTAATTTTTTTAATAAATTATTATTATAAATTAAACTTCCAGATGGTTTATAAGTTTTAATATCCTTGTAATCTTTGTTTTTAGCATTAGAACTAGTTTCAGATTTATTAATTATTATATTATCATATGAATTAGTATTATTATATTGATCTTGTATATTATTTGAATTAGTATTGTTATTACTTATAATATTACCATATTCATCTATATTTTGTCCAGTTTTTTTTTTAATTTCATTTCTTACATAAGTGGGAACCCAATGTTTCCAACTTATAAATAATAAATTTGGATGTGTATATCTTACAATAAAACCATTTTCTCTCAATTTTTCTATAACATAAGCAGTACAATCTTTATAATCATATTTGGGAATACCAATCATCATTTCAGGCATTACATACCAACAACATTGATCATTTATAAGTTGTTTTGACACATATTTAATTTTTTTATGTATTCGCGATAAAATTTTATTATAATTATTGAGTATATTTAAATCTTGTTGCTGTTTTTTAATATATAATTCATCCATATTTAATTTTAATGATTCTACATCATCTGATTTATTATTAAAATTATATAATGAATCATTATTCATATTTTAGAATATATATATAATAAAATAAATAACTATTTTTAATAAAAAATTATTTAAAATTATAATTAATTTTAAATATTATGACTATTAAACACATTATATTACCAGGTGGAGGACCCGGACTTGGATTATTGGAATATGGTATACTTAAAGAATTAAGTAAAAAAAATATATTAAAATATGAAAATATTGAATCAATATATACTTGTTCAATTGGTTCTATTATTGGATCAATATATATATTAAATTATGATTGGGAATGGATAGATGATTTTTTGATTAAACGACCATGGGAAAAATTAATAAATTTTGATACTAATGATTATTTAAATATATTTAATACTAAAGGATTATTAGATGAAACTTTTGTATTAAATTGCTTAAAACCATTATTATTAGCAAAAAATTTAAGTATTAATATTACATTACAAGAATTATATGAATATAGTAAAATTAATTTATATTTATATACTACTGAATTTAATAATTTAAATAAGATAGAACTTTCACATAAAACATATCCCAATCTTAGTCTTATTAAAGCTATATACATGTCATGTTGTATTCCTTTTTTATTTAAACCTGTATATTATAATAATAATTATTATTTAGATGGTGGTATTTGTGTAAATAATCCAATAAATGAATGTTTAACCAATGAAAATTGTAAATATACAGAAGTTTTAGTAATAGAAAATAATAAACAAAATCCTATAGATATTTCCAATGATTTTTATATAAATAATAATTATAATACTAATAATGAAATTGTTGATTTAAATTCACTTAACATATTTAGTTATTTAATTTTAATAATTAAAAAAATATTTTTTAAAATATCAAGTCTAGAAATACAAAACAATATAAAAACAAATTTTATTATAAACGCTGGTTTAAATTCTCAAACAATTGATTTAAAATATTGGCATTATGTTACCAAAACTAAATCAGAACGTAGTTATTTAATAGATTTAGGTATCAAATGTGTTAATAAATTTATTTTAGATAATAGTAATAATTTATTAGATAATAGTAATAATTTAATAATTAATAGTAATAATTTAATACATAGTAATAATTTATTACATAGTAATAATTTATTAGATACTAGTAATTTATTAGATAATAGTAATAATTTAATACATAGTAATAATTTATTAGATACTAGTAATAATTTATTAGATACTAGTAATTTATTAGATAATAGTAATTTATTAGATAATAGTAATTTATTAGATAATAGTAATAATTTAATACATAGTAATAATTTATTAGATAATAGTAATTTATTAGATAGTAGTAATAATTTAATACATAGTAATAAATTATTAGATAATAGTAATAATTTAATACATAGTAATAAATTATTAGATAATAGTAATAATTTAATAATTTAATAATTTAATAAATAACAGGAATATCTTTTTCTATTGAAGATTCTAAAAATTTTATTAAATTATTCATATTTGCTTTTGCATCATATTCATATGTTTTGTTTTTATAAAGTAAAATAATACTTGGATAAGCATCTATATTATATTTATTAGCAATATCTTCTTGTTTATCACAATCAATAATTGAGGATCTTATATTATAATCAATTGTGTTATTTAATTCATTTATATAATTAACAAATTTATTCCATTCAGGCATTGCTTGTTTGCAATGTGGACACCATTCCGTTTTAAATAACATAATTAAAACATCATCATTATTATTCTCATTTAAAGTATCATTTACATATTCTTTATTACTTACATATGAAAAACTAATATTTGGTTTAATAAATACTTGATATAAGTAAAATGATAATGCAATAAATATTATTAAAGAAATACTTACTATAGCTAATAGTTTTTTATCATTTAATATTAATTTATAAATTATTATGAATGAGTTATATATTTCAGTTAAAGTATTTTCCATTATTATTATAATATTATTATATATAATATATAATAATAATTTACTAAATTTTTTTTTTATTTTATAATATATAATATTAATTTTATAAATGTATAAAAGTAATAAAAATAAAACTTATAAAAAAAAAGTATATAAAAAAAAAGTATACACAAAAAAAGAATATAATAGTGGAGATGGAATGTTAACTAGTATATGGGGACCAAGCTTATGGCATTATTTACATGTAATAAGTTTTAATTATCCAACTAATCCTACGAATTTAATAAAAAAAAAATATAAAGAATTATTGTTAAATTTACAATATACATTGCCTTGTAAATATTGTCGTATTAATTTAAAAAACAATTTTAAAAAATATCCTTTGACAAATGACATATTAAAAAATAGAAACACTTTTTCAAGATATATATATAACTTACATGAATTAGTTAATAAAATGTTAAATAAAAAATCAAATTTAACATATTGTGAGATAAGAGAAAATTATGAACATTTTAGATCAAGATGTACTGAAGAAAAACCTAAACTTTTTAATTATACTAAAAAAGAAAAAGGTTGTACAAAACCCCTTTATGGAAAAAAATCTAAATGCGTTATAAATATAGTTCCTCAAGAGAAAAAATGTAAAACATTTAAAATAGATAGAAAATGTTTAAAATATAGATAAATTTTAAATATTTTATTATATTATAAATATGGTAAATAGTAGACAAAAAAAACAAACAAAAAGAAGAGGAAAAAAAGGAGTTTTAAAAAAACGAACAATAAATTTAAGAAAAAAAATGACAAAAAGATTAAAATATAAAAAAAATGATTGTGGTTGTACTAAAAAATTTAATATGAAAAAATTATTAAAATTTTTTAATTTACAAAAAGGAGGCGGATGAGGAGAAACTATAACAGAATAAATAAAGTATAAATAAAATATAAAAAATAATACTTTATAATGATAATTTAATGATAAATTATAATTATTTATAATTCATTAAATTTGAGAAAAAAGTATATAATTTCTAAATTTAATTTTTAAAATTAAAATATTATTTAGAAAAATTTAAATAATATTTAATTTAAAATTAATTTACATCCCAAATGTACTAAAATCCGCTAAAACTGCTCTTGGAACTACTGGATTGTCATAGCCTTGTTCATATTTTGGAATTTTTTTACACTCAAAATTTGATTCAGGACATCTACCACATGGTGGGCATGGTGGATAATTATTAGTTGTTCCATCTGCATTTATGTTATTTGAACCATTGTTATTTGAACCATTATTATTTGAACTATTATTATTTAAACCATTATTATTTGAACCATTATTATTTGAACCATTGCCAGTTAACCCATTATTATTTGAACCATTGCCAGTTAACCCATTATTATTTAAACCATTGCCAGTTAACCCATTATTATTTGAACCATTATTAAACATATTATTGTTACTATTATCATTTACTTTAGTATCAATATTTAAATTTTTACACATTTTTTGTGCCATCATAGGTGTTACATTTGGACCAAATAATGATTGATTATATTCCAATGGATTCATTGCACTATTTGGATTTACTAATGGATCGGATGGAAGAGACATGATCGATTCAAAACTACTATTGTAATAAGGCGCAGAATAACCACTTGAGTGTAATAAACCCGGATATTGTAATATCCATGGATTATCTTGTACTAAATTAGGGTAATCATTTACTTTGGAATTTCCTGATACTATATTATTAATAATATCTCCGACACTAGCAGAACCACCTCTTGCTCCTGCTTCTGCTGCACCACCTGTTGCTCCTGTAGCTGCACCTCCTGCTCCTCCTACTTCTTCTCCATCTACATCTGGTGTTGTTTCTTCTGTTGGCGTTGTTGGTGCTACAACTCCTGTAGTGGCGTCTGCTTCCGCTGTAGTGGCGTCTGCTTCCGCTGTGGTGGCGTCCGCTTCTGGTAGTTCTAGTGGTTGACTAAATCTTTTGCCGTCTTCTATAACAGGTTCATTATTTATAGTAAGATTGAATCCCTCTAATTTTTTGAATGTACCCGAGGTAAGATCTTTTTCATAAAAAAAACCTTCTGAATCTATATATAATCTAAAATTAACAGTATTAACCTCAAGTTTATTGGGTGTGCTTATTAAATTTAAACTTAAAGAGGTATCATTTTTAATTTTATATTTCTCCATAATGATGCTACCCTCCGGTCGGCTATTAGTTGTTATAAGATACATATTGCGTCGGTCATTTGCAGTATTATTACCAGTAGTAGTATTAAACATATCATTAAAAATTTGCACGTTAGTAAATTGGGAGTTGCCATAAGAAAGGGGTAGGTTTACAACTAAATTAGTTAGTGTATTAACGTCACCATCATCTAACCTATATCCATTAGTTTGATCTAATTTAACTATATATTTATTAGCCACAACATCCTCACCAATATCGGAAGCTTGAACTTCTTGAAATATAGGATCATTAATGGGGTTATAATTACCTTCATCATAAGTAAAACCTTCTACTTTCTTTTGCATTAAAAAAAAGCAAAAAACAGAAGCTATTAAAAGAATTAACAATAAAATAATAATAATATTTTTATTTTTAAAATTGAAATTCATATTATATAATATATATAATAAAATATAAATAATATACTAAATTATGGAAAATAAAAAAAAAATAAAAAATGTTTTATCTCCATTTTATAATGAAGAATCGGAAGCATTAGAAATAGGAATTGATGAAGCTGGTCGTGGTCCAATGTTTGGAAGGGTATATTGTGCAGCGGTTATTTTGCCTAAAAATGACAATTTTAAATTTGAATTATTAAAAGATAGTAAAAAATTTAGTTCTAATAAAAAAATTATTGAAGTAGCCGATTATATTAAAAATAATGCATTAGCCTATAGTATTAATTTTAGTGATGAAAAAACAATTGACTCAATAAATATTCGTAATGCTACACTAAATACTATGCACAAATGTATTGAAATAATTACAAATAATAATACAGAAAATATTAAAAGTAAAACTAAATATATAAAAAAATCAGAAAATTTCTATTTATTAGTAGATGGAAATGATTTTAAACCTTTTACATATATAAATAAAGACTCTGCTTTAGAACAAATTTCTCATATTTTAGTTGAAGGTGGTGATAATAAATATTGTTCTATTGCAGCAGCGTCTATATTAGCAAAAGTAGAAAGAGATAAATATATTAAAACTATGTGTGATTGTTATTCTAAACTAAATACTTACTATAATTTAGAATCAAATAAAGGTTATGGAACAGCAAAACATATGGAAGGAATAAAAAAATATGGTATTAGTCCATGGCATAGAACTAGTTATGGATGTTGTAAACATGCAAAAATAAATGATGGAGATTTTTATTTATAAATTATTTAAAGGATACCATTTTCTCCATAATTCTTTTTTATGACCATAATGGTACAAGCAATATAACCCGACACGTGTATCTTTATCAAATTTTCCTAGTTTAATTAATAAGTAAAATATATCTTCAGGTAATAATTGTAAATAAGTAGTACCTATATTATCTATATTATCTATATTATCTATATTATCTATATTATCTATATTAATATTACGTGTACTGGTATTATATATTTTTTTTTTAATCTTCATAATATCAATAATCTTCATAATATCAATAATCTTCATAGTATTAATAATTTTCATAATAAAAAAAATAATTTAATTATATCAATTTTTATTTATGTATTATTTATGTATTATTTATGTATTATTTATTATTTGTATATCTATTCAACTGCTTTAACACGAAGACGACGATACCATGATGGTTTATTATCCTTCTTTTTATTATTTTTCTTATAATTTTTCTGCTTCTTAATTAAAAGTTGACGTAGATCATTATTTTCGGCTTTTAGATTTTCAATAATTGCACTATATTTACGCTTCTTAGTCTTTTGTGGACTATTATCTAACTTTTTATAAAAATCGTAACAATAGTTATCGTCATCTACAAATACATATTCTTCATCATTAGCATCTTCATGATTAGCATCTTCATGATTAGCATCTTCATGATTAGCATCTTCATGATTAGCATCTTCATCATTATGTTTATTCTCATCTTGGTTATCATTTACATTATTTACTTCAATTTTTAGATTAATATTTGGTTTATTAATTTCATTCTTTTCTTCTTCAACTTCAACATGATAAAATTCAACATCCCAATAATACGGATCATCATAAACCATTTTTCCCTTGTTATCACTAATTGCATTATAAAAGAATTTTGCACTATTATTATCATACCATTCTTCAATTTCAATAATAGCATAACCATAAAATGGTTTGTTTTCAGCATTATATTCTGATTCTAAATGATCATAATAAGTTACATCTTTTAGTATTGCTAGATTATAATAATCAAAATAGTGATATACTTTCGGAATATCATGTGGTGCAAAGCAATCACTAATTTTAAGAATTTTATTCTTAAACATTTCACTATTATTCATATAATCCATATTTTTATCAATAAATAATAAAAAAAATAAAAATCAATTTTTTTTATTATATTTTTTATTATATTTTTTATTATATTTTTTATTATAGTTTTTTAGTATTTTTTTAATAATATTTAATCATTGATTTCAGCGTCAATTTCATCATTTGTATTATTGACCTTCTTTTTATAAACTACCTTTGTCCATGGAATTAGAGCTTGGCGACGTTTTTGAGCTGAAATATTTACACCTAGATAATTAAATTCATCATGATTGCGATCAATACTAACATCATAATACTTTTGAATTAGTTCAGGACTATTAATATGCTCCATATTATATTATTTAATAATATTAAAATAATAATAAATAAAAATCAATTTTTTTTTATATTTAAAAAACTGATTTTTATAATATTAAAATAATATTAATAATATTAAAATAATATTAATAATAAATAATAATAAATAATAATAAATAATAATAAATAATAATAAATAATAATAAATAATAATAAATAATAATATTTATGAAAATATTAGTATTTGATACAGAAACTAATGGACTGCCTGAAAAAAATGCTTCAATTTATGATTATAATAAATGGCCGCATATTATTCAATTAAGTTATATTTTATATGATTTATCAAATAATAGTACAATTATTAAAGATAATTATATTAAATTAAATTCAATAATTCCAATAGATCCGTCAAGTTTAGAAATTCATGGATTAACTCATGAATTTTTGAATAAAAATGGAATACATATTATACCTGCATTAAAAGAATTTAATGAATATTTGGATAAATGTGATATTGTTGTAGGTCATAATATTTCATTTGATAAACGATTAATTTTTGTAGAATGTTTAAGACATAAAATAGATCAAAAATTTACAAAATTTATTAATAATCAAAAAATCTGTAAACCTGAATATTGTACTATGAAAAATACTACACAATTTTGTGAAATTATTAAATTAAATAAATCTAATAAAACATATATTAAACAACCAAAATTAATTGAATTATATAGTAAATTATTTTTAAATGAACCACTTCCAAAAGAATTACATAATTCATTAGTAGATATTTTATGTACCTTAAGATGCTATTTAAAATATGTTTATAATATTGATATTGTTCAAGTTAATGAAAAAATAGCTAATTTATTTTTACAATTCAAATAAAATCAAATAATAAATAATAAATAATAAATAATATATAATATATAATATTAAATATTATTTTTTATAATTAGCATAATGAATTCTATATTGAAAGAGTTGAAATATGGAGCAAAAAATTACAAACCATTAAATGTAATATTAAAAAAAGGAAAAGGTGTTTTTTTAACAGATGTTAATAATAAAAAATATTTTGATTTTTTATCAGGTTATAGTGCAGTTAATCAAGGTCATTGTCATCCTCGATTAATAAATGCATTAAATAGTCAGTCTGAAAAATTAACTTTAACGTCACGTGCATTTTATAATAATAAATTGGGAGATTTATGTGAATATATGTGTAATACTTTTAATTATACTAATTTTATTCCAATGAATAGTGGTGTAGAAGCATGTGAAACAGCAATTAAGATTTCTAGAAAATGGGGATATGAAAAGAAAAATATTGAATATAATAAAGCTATTAACTTATTTTGTTATAATAATTTTTGGGGACGAACAATTTCAGCATTATCATCATCTAATGACAAATCATGTTATAATAATTTTGCACCTTATACGCCTGGATTTGAATTAATAGAATATAATAATTTAAATGTTTTAGAAAATAAATTAAAAAGTAATCCTAATATTGTTTCCTTTATGTTAGAACCTATACAGGGAGAAGCAGGTGTAATTTTACCAAGTACAAATTATTTAAAAAATGCATATAAATTATGTGAAAAATATAATGTGTTATTAATAGCAGATGAAGTGCAATCTGGCTTAGGAAGAAGTGGAAAATTATTAGCATGTGATTATGATAATATTAGACCTCACATATTAATTTTAGGTAAATCATTAAGTGGGGGGATTGTACCAGCATCAGGTGTATTAGCAAATAAAGAAATTATGAGTGTTTTAACTCCTGGTACACATGGTTCAACATATGGTGGAAATCCGTTAGCATGTGCAGTAAGTTTGGAAGCATTAAAAGTATTATTTGAAGAAGATTTAATAAATAATTCTTATAAAATGGGAAAATATTTTAGAAAAGAATTAAGAAATCTTAATTTAAAAAATGTAAAAGAAATTAGAGGAAAAGGTCTGTTTAATGCTATAGAATTTAAATATAAAAAATCTGCATCTATTGCATTAGAAAATTTAAAAAATAATGGATTATTAACAAATATTACAAAAAATAAAACATTAAGATTAACACCTCCATTAATAATAAATAAAAATCAAATAGATCATGCATTAGAAATTATAGATAAATCTATAAATCTATAAATCTATAAATCTATAAATCTATAAATCTATAAACTAAAAAAGTATTTAAAGAAATTCTTTTTAAAAAAGAACTTAAAGAAAAACACCCAAAAATCACACTTTTTATTTTGTTATCATTTATGCTAATAAAATAAAATCTTTTAAAAATGGGTATGTTTTTTTTTAAAAAAAGATTTATTAAATTTTTTGAAATTGGACATACTTTTAATGTCCATTTTTAATATATATATATAAAGTTTAAAAAGTAAAATTTACACAGTCTAAAAATCACTTTTACATGAAAAAGGTTACATTTTTGTTTTTAAAGGTTGTAAAAAGTTGTTACCATAAAAAAATTATATAAAAATTTAAAAATTTAGAAACTTTTTTGTAAGTATAATATACTGACAAATGACTGACATAAATGTAGCAAAAGTAGCAAATAATTATGAATGTAAAATATGTAACTATAATACATTTAAAAAATCAAATTATAATAAACATTTATTAACTACAAAACATATAAACTTACATAATACTGACAAAAATGTAGCAAAAGTATCATCATTTAATTGCTTGTGTGGAAAATCTTATAAACATAGACAAAGTTTATATACACATCAAAGTAAATGTATGTTTAAAGATAAAGAAAGCGTTCAACAAGGTTTATCACAAGAATTTGTTTTAGATGTAATAAAAAAACAACAAGACCAAATAACAGAATTAACAAAAACAATAAAAGAAATGGCACCACTTATTAATAGCAATACTGTTAATAATAATCAAAAATTTAATATTAATGTATTTTTAAATGAGCAATGTAAAGATGCAATTAATATGAGTGATTTTATAAAATCTTTAAAAGTTAACTTAGAAGAGTTGGATGCTATAAAAGAAAATGGATTAGCTGATGGTATTAGTAAAACAATAATAAATAATATGAGTAAACTTAGTATATATAAAAGACCTTTACATTGTACGGATATTAAACGAGAAACATTATATATAAAAGACGATGATAATTGGTGCAAAGATGATTCAAAAGAAAAAATAAAAGAAGCAATTAAGAAAACATCTTCAAAAAATTATAATGCATTACAAACATGGAAAGAATCTAATCCAGATTATATGAATAATGAAGATAAAACAGATTATTTTACAAAAACAATTTCAACTTTAGGTAAATTAGATAATAATATTGATAATAAAATAATAAAAAATATTTGTAAAGAAACATATATTAATTATTAAATCCATCAATATATTCTTGTGGTTTTAATGAATCATTAACAACTTTTTTATTAGTTTTATTATTTTTATTAGTTTTATAACTTAAATTATTATCACTATTTGCAAAATCTATTTTTTTTAAAATAACATCTTGATTGCATTTAGGAACATTAATATGACACCATCGTCCTAACATAAATATTGGTTCCTCTACTTTAAAAAGTTTATTAATAAAACTATTAATATTACTAATATTTATAATATTGTTATTAATAAATTTAATCATAATTATAAATTTATTAATAAAATAATATTTAATTTGTTTTTCTTTTCTTATTTGTTTATCCACTACACATTAAACATTCTTTTTCTTCATTTTCTTCACTATCTTTTTTCTTGGGTTCAATTGTAAATTGTTGTGCTTGATGTTTTGCTTTTCGTCGTAAATAATAAATTCCTGTTTTAAGTCCAGCTTTCCAACTATAAAAATGCATATTTGTTAAAGCTGATGGTGTAGGATCTTCAATCCATAAATTTAAACTTTGTGATTGACAAATATATTTTCCTCTATCTTTAGACATATCTATTAAATCTTTCATACTCATTTCCCATACAGTTTTATATTTTTCTTTAATTTTTTCATCTAATCCTTGAATAAATTGAATACTTCCTTTATTTGCAATAATATTATTTTTTAGTTCTTCATTCCATATTCCTAATTTTGTTAATTCTTCTACTAAGTATTTATTTATTATTACAAATTCTCCTGCTAATGTTCGTCTACTATATAAATTACTAGTAATTGGTTCAAAACATTCATTATTGCCTAAAATTTGACTTGTACTAGCCGTAGGCATTGGTGCTGTTAATAAACTATTACGACAACCATATTTAATAATATTTTCTTTTAATAATTGCCAATCATAACGTTTACTAATGGGTAGACTGTCCCATAAATCAAATTGTAAAATGCCTTCACTTAATGGAGAACCTTTAAAAGAACTATATGCACCAATAAAATCATTTTCTAAATTAATAATTTCTGCTTTAATTGGTATATGTTTTTCTAATAAAATTTTTATTTGTTCATCTGTTTTAACTGTTGTATCAGATGATGCATCTGTTATATTATATATTTCATAAGTTCTACATTCAGCATTAGTATCAGTAAAACTCCAATTATTAAAATCATAATGTTCTTTTAAAAATTTTATATCATTTAAGCGTTCTTTACTAAGTATCATACTTTTTTCTAATGCCGCATAATATATTGTTTCAAAAATTAATTCATTTACTTCTTTTGCCTCATTACTAGTAAATGGTAAATTCATTTTAAAAAATATATCTGCTAAACCTTGAACACCAATACCAATTGGTCTATGTTTAAAATTCGAACGTTTAGTTTTTTCAGTTGGATAAAAATTAATATCAATAATATTATTTAAATTTTCAACCAAAATTTGTGTAACTTTATATAATTCTTCATAATTGAATGTTTTATCTTCATTAACATAAACAGATAATCCTAATGATGCCAAATTACATACTGCAGTTTCATTAGCATCTGAATATTCAATAATTTCTGTACAAAGGTTAGAACTCTTAATGGTACCAAGATTTTTTTGATTAGATTTTTTATTTGCAGCATCTTTATACAATATATAAGGGGTACCAGTTTCCATTTGAGCATCTAAAATTTTAACCCATAATTCGCGTGCACTAATTTGTTTATTGTAGCATTGTTCTTCTTCATATTTTAAATATAATTTTTTATATTCTTCGCCATAACAATCACTTAATCCTGGACATTTATCCGGACAAAATAAAGACCATTCTTTATTAGAAAAAACACGCTCCATAAATAAATCACTTAGCCATAAAGCATAAAATAAATCCCGACATTTAGATTCTTCATCTCCATGATTTTTTTTAAGTTCTAAAAATTCTTCAATATCGGGATGATGTGGTTCTAAATATATAGCAAAACTACCATTTCTTTTTCCTCCTTGATCAACATAACGGGCTGTTTTATTAAATACTCCTAACATTGGTATTAAACCATTTGATGTACCATTTGTACCTCTAATATGTGATCCACTAGATCTAATATTATGAACATGTAAACCTATTCCGCCTGACCATTTAGAAATTTGCGCACATTCTTTAACTGTATTAAAAATACCATCAATAGAATCATCTTCCATGCCAATAAGATAACAAGAACTTAATTGAGGGCGTGGAGTTCCCGCATTAAATAATGTTGGTGTCGCATGAATAAAATATTTTTGACTTATATAATCATATGTGGTTTTAACTTTTTCTATATTTGAACCATGAATAGTTAATGATACGCGCATCCACATATGTTGGGGGCGTTCTACAATTACATTATTACATTTCATTAAATATGCACGCTCCAATGTTTTAAATCCAAAATAATCAAAAATAAAATCTCGTTTATAATCAATTATATTTTCAATTATTTCTTTATTGTCTTGTACAATGGTCATAATAGTGGTACTAATTAATTTGAAATTATTATTATTTATGTCTTTAAAATCATATAATTTTTTAATTGTTTCATAAAATGAATTACTAGTATTTTTTTGCAAATTTGAAATAGAAATTGCACTTGCTAATTTGTTATAATCAGGATGTATAGATGCCATTGAACAACATTGCTGAGCAGTTAATTCATCTATTTTAGTTGTTTCAATATTATCATATAACTGATCAATAACTTTAATGGTAAGTTGTGCATAAATAATATTTTGTAAATTAAATTCTTTACATATAGATTTGATTCGTTTTAATATTTTATCAAAAGAAATAGGTTCTTTTTTATTATTTCTTTTAATAACATACATATCATTTGCATTATTTTTATTATTTTTCATATTAATTATTAATATTAATATTAATAATTAAATAATTTTTAAATAATTTATAAAAATATATAAAAATTACACTATTATTATATTAAATGTAAATATAATATGCAAAAAGATATTTTCTTATCGCATGCATGGGGGAAAAATGAATTTGGTATTGATAACCACGAATGTTGTAAGCAAATATATAATAAATTAATTAGTAATGGTTATAGTGTTTGGTTTGATGATTATGAAATGATTGGAAATATTGATAAAAATATTATGAAAGGTATTAATTCATGTAAAGTAGTATTGATTTGTTTAACTGAAAAATATGTAAATAAAATAAATAATGCAGTTATTTTAAATAGACCAAATGATAATTGTTATAAAGAATGGAATTATGCACTTTTTAAAAATAAAATAATTATTCCAATTATTATGGAAGACAAAATGAGAAATATTCTTCTTTATAATGATGGTATAATACAAATGTATTTAAATAGTTTAATGTTTATAGATTTTTCTAAAAATATAGAAGATGATTTTTCATGTTTATTAAAAACATTTATGAATTATGGAATATATAATAAAAATGAAAAAAAAAATTACAATATAAAATCTGAAAATTCATTAGATAAATTATCTAACTTTATTAACACATTTAGTTATGAAAATAGTCCTAATAGAAAACATAAAACAACTATAATTAAAAAAGAAAAAAATAAATATTTATTTAACAAAATATTTGGAATAAAATTTAATTTTAAATTTTGCAAACGTATTAATAAAAAAGATAAAAATAATAGTATTAGTTCTAGTAACAATAACGCTATTAGTTCTAGTAACAATAACGCTATTAGTTCTAGTAAGAATAATATTTTTAGCTCTAGTAATAATAATATTTTTAGTTCTAGTAAGAATAATATTTTTAGTTGTAGTAATAGTAATATAAATAATTTATTAAAAAAAAAATATAAAACATTTATTAGAATTTAAATATTAATTAAACAACCTGTTTCAGGAAAATCACTTCTTGATTTATCATCTTCAATTTTTAGTTTTCTTTTTTTACTAATGCGATGTTTATATAAACCATTGTTTCTTTCATAAACTAATTGATTCCAAAAAGTTTCTATATATGGTAAAATAGTATTAAACCAATATTTATTGCGTAAAACTAATACACAACTAACAACTTCTAATTTCCAAAATAAAGTATTTATAAATGTAATTTCTTTATTTTCTTCAGTTATTTTATTAACCCATAATATGTATGCATTTGAATTAATATCATTTAACATAAATGGCGCATATATATAGTATGGTTCTTCATTTTTTAAATATTGTAAAATAATCCCTTTATATTTTGTAGTATTATCACTAAAATAATCTTCATAATTTTCATATTCTACAAATTTTGTTTCTAAAAAATCACATTCATTTAAATTACATACTTCCATCTGTATTTGCATTTGAATCCAATATTCCATCTTTGGTATACCAGTTATTTCTCTAGACACTACATTTTTTATTTCTAACATTCTACCAAATAATTCAGAAGAACTATCACATACAATACCATCAGGAGACGCAGCAATAAAACTATAATCTTTATGTGGTATGCAACCAAACTCCGATACTTGTGTATTATTAATATATTCATAATACATAATAGAAACGGGTTCATATTTTTGTCCCCAATGTAATGGAGAATTAGTATTATTTGTTTTAAATTTATTTATATTTAATGGTTCGCATTTTTCTAATATTAATTGATTTTGAGTATAATCACTTACAAATATTTTATAAATATTTGATGCAGTTAATGTTGAATTTCTAAAAACATACCATTCATCGCTTCGCTGATCAGGTTGAATAATTGATTTTAAAATATTTAATTGATTATTAATTTTATTAAAATTAGTATTTAAATTATAATTAATATTATTAAGATTTTTTCTAATAATACTTTTACTATATGATCGTTTTGGTATTAAAAATTTAAAGATTAATGATCTAGTAATACATATTAATTTACATAATATATTAATACTATTAATTTGTGAAAGATTTAATAATTTTTCTAAAATCTCAGATTCAATTAATTGAACATAATATAATTCATAGCTATAATCATAAACTTCTTCATATAAGTCATTATAAATAATTTGTAATATATTATTTTCTATATAAATAATCATATTATTTAATATATTATCTAATAATTCATATAATTTAATGTCAATATTTATATTATATTTAGTACATAACAAATTAAAATATTGTAAATAATTATTATTTACATAATTCATATTAATGAAATATATATGTTAATATATTTAATTAATATTTTAAAAATATTAATTTCAATTATAATAAATAAAAAAAATATATTTTTTATTTATTCATCATGAATTTTTAATGTTTTACTTTTATTTTTTTTTTCAGGAGGCAATGATTTAACAGTTGATACATGTTTATCATCTTTTTTAAAATAAAAATTACGTGTATTATCATTAAAAAATAAATTTGGTATATTTTGAATTATACCAGTTTCTTTATTATAACTTACATCTTTTGCTTTTGTCAAATTTTTTCGTTCTAAATATCTTAATAAATATTGTTGAATATTTACAATTTCTTCACATGTTAAATTATATTTGTTACTTAAATTTTCAATATAAATATTAATTTTTTTTATTTTTTGTGTTTTATCTAACCTTATCCATGGTTCTTTCTTGTTTGCATCAGATTCATTATTTAGAAAATTTGTTATTTTTTCAATATTATTATTATTTTGTTTATCTGAAATTAAAGAGGTTCCATTTAATAACATAGTTTTATATTCAATATTTTTTAATTCTTGACAATAATCAGATTTTTTATTTTTATTATTAATTTTATTAGAACTATTATCTATAATATTATTCATAATTATATATTATATTATTATGTTAGGTTTATACTATTTTAAAAAACTATATATATATATGAAAACAATAATTTTAAATAATAAAAAAAATAGCAAAGAAAATATTGAAAATACTTCAAAAAAAGAAGTAAAAATACGAGAGAAAATGTTAAATATAGATATTTCTCTCAATAATATTATAAAAAATAATATTTTTAATAATAATATTATTAATAATAATAGTTATCAAAAAAATCTATTAAATAAATTATATTTAAATGAAGATTTTATTGAAAAAAAATTATTAATTAGTGAATTAAAAACTAAAATAAATAGTTATAAATCACAAGATATTAAAAAAGATTTTCATGAAAAATGCAATCTTATAACATTTGACAATGTAGTAGAAAAATTAATAACTTGCAAATTAAAATGTTATTATTGTAATAAAAATTTACTAGTTTTTTTTGAAAAAGTGAGAGATAATGATCAGTGGACATTAGATCGCCTTAATAATTATGATGAACATAGTAATTCCAATACTATAATTAGTTGTTTACATTGTAATCTACAAAGACGTAGAAAAAATAGTGAAAAATTTAAATTTACTAAACAATTAGAAACAAAACAAATTATTATTAAAAAAAATGAATAAATTATAATTATTTATATTACATTCAATAAATAATTATATTCAATAAATAATTATATTCAATAATCTAATCTAATAAACCTTCTTTTTCCATTGATTTAATTAAACGGGTTACACCAATACCACATCCACTACGTTTAATAAAGTTTAATTCTAAATATTCATCTAATTCAGCACGTGTACGCTCTTCGCCAAATAATTCAAATAGTTTGTTTTTGTAAGAGCCTTCCATAATACTTTCAAATTTGGCTCTCATAACATCTTTATCTACTTCGCGTTCAGCAGAACCAAATGTTTCCATACCAGATAAAATAACATCTACTTTATATGATGTATCATCGTCTGGGTTTCTACGCATATTCCAAAATGGACTAGTAAACTCTGGGAAATTTTTAATAAATGCTACTGGAGATTTATCAGTATATAATTTTTCTTCATGTTCATGTTCTAATTCGGTTGTATTAAATTCTTTTGCAATAGCTTTATAATCATTTTCATAGAAATTAGAATTGTCATATCCAAGATGTACTAATAATTCTTTTTGAAGTTCTACTAATTCATTAATATCGCCTTTAAATTCAAATTCAAACATTGGGAAAATGACATCATGTCGTCCTGGAACCGGATTAGGTTCCATACGATAGGATGTAGTTACACAAAAATATCCAGCAACGTCGGGTTTAGAAAGGATTTCATATTCAAGCCACATTTGACCTGTTTGAACAAGAGGCCATACATTTCCAGTATATTGGAAAGTTTGTACATTAAATGGATCTTCGCAAGCAGCTAAAATAGAAAGTCTGTTTTGTGTATGTACTTCAACGAAGTGTTTTGCAAGAAAAAATTCACGTAATTTATTAATTACTTTATTAAATTTAACACTGTCAATTATTAAACCACTATTATAGCAACCAGAACTCATTTTTATAAATTTAAACTTTAATTTTTAAGTATTATTTTATTTAATTATTTTAATGAAATATAAAATTTATTTTTTTTTAATCCATTATAAACTTTATTATTAAATACCAAATCATTCAATGCAAAATATGAAAAATCCATTCTTTCAAGATAATCATTATTATTATATTTTATATAAAAGTTTTCTGCTAATTTTTCCATTTTATATTCTTCATATTCTTCATATTCTTCATATTCTTCAATAATATTATTATCTATTATTTTAAAACTTTTTTGAAAAATTGGTATATGTATAGCTATTTTAGAATTATTATTCCATAATCCATGATCTTCATCATCTAATATATATGATCCTGGCCATTTTAATTGATATGGATTAAGCATATTTTATAAAAAAAATTATAAAACATATAAAATATTAATTTTTTTTATTATTTAATCTACCTTTAAACGCTTTGCTGAATAATTTGAAGTTTCAAGATTATCTTGTTCTAATTTATTTTGATTATTACTATAATCTTGCATATAATTAATAACAATTGGAGTATATATTTTTTTTAAATTGTATTCTACCATACATTTTGTATCATCATCTAATTCATGATACCATTCAGTGGTAGAAAATAAAATATTTATTTCCATTTTATTTGAATTATTACTTTTCTTAATTTTTGGATAAACACGTTTTTCATCAATCAACCTATTAATGATTGAACTAATATAAGTCTTATATTGTTCTTCATTCATATTATAAGTCATTATTACTAATTTATAGTATATTTTTAAATAATAAAAAAAGTATTACTAATTATCAATTTTATTTTACTATTTCAAGTTATTATTATATTTTATTAATCAATATTACTTTCTTGTGATATATAATAATTTAATACTGGCTCAATTAGCTTAATTAAAATAGTTTGATATTTATTATCTAAATCATGAAACCATTCCGGTAATACAATATTTAAATTATAACCATTTTTTTCTTTTACAAATGTTTTAGTATAACTCATTTCTTGTGTTAATTTTTCTGCTAATTTTGCAATCATAATAGTATTAATATTATTATTATTAAAATTTAAAGCATTCATTGAATCTGTTAAACAGCATAAGTCGTTACACTCGTTAGCACGTTCGTTAGCACATTCGTTAGCACATTCGTTAGCACGTTCGTTAGCACGTTCGTTAGCACGTTCGTTAGTACATTGATCATCACATTCCATACATTCTAAACAAAATTCATTACTAACTGTTGTCATTATTTATTTCTTCTTTCTAGTTTTGATAAATTTAAATCTAGGTTTTAACCTTTGCGTAATATGTTTTCTAAGTTTTTTTATAATCAATTTTTTTCTTGTTTCTAATTTTTTTTCTTTTGGTTTTTTTTTTCTTCTTTTAGTTTTTCCTTGTCCTGAATTTACACATTTTGCTCTTTTTAACATTTCTTCTTCAGAATTATATATTTTATATTCTTCTTTATTTTTTCTTTTTAAAATTTTAGTATCTTCTATTAATTTTCTTTTTGCTTCTTCATTATCCATTTGTAGACATGCAAATACAAAAATAGTAGAACAAGAATTTTTTCTACCATATTTTTGTATTAAATCTTCTAAAAGAATTCCATAAGCAAACTTTTCTGAAAAGTCATCTTTTATAGTTTTTCTTTGTATCACTTTATCTCCTCTGCCCAATAGTGTTTCTATTCTGTAATAACGGCTAAATAAATTAGTAAATAATTGAGAATTATGTAATGGGTGGTGATATAATTTATAATGATATACATCTCCACTTTTACATGCATCGCCATGCATACATCTTTTACTTGCAAATTGAAACGCCTGTGATAAATTTGGATGACAAATTTCTCTTTCTACTTTTCTATAAACAGAATCTTTGTTTTTTAATGGATTTTTAATAATAGTAATATTACAACCTAAAGCTTTACATGATAAATCAGTCTCATCATAATCAAAATGTAATTCTACATTTACACATTGTTCGCCTGCATTATAAACAGTATATGGATATAGAACTTTACTACTATCGTCATATAAAATATCTTTATTATGTTCACCAAAAACCTGTTTAAACCAATCCATACCATGTTTTGTTAATGCATTTGGAGATTTATAATATTTATCAAAATTATTTGCATATAAACCAATAGGAAATCTAAACAGATCTTTAAATTTATCAATAGTACCTCGATTATACGTAATACATTTACCATATACTCCAATTATACATACTTGATATTGAGGTGGTACTATAAATTTTTTAGTATTATCTGCATTTCCATGAGTTGTTATACACATAAAATTATCTTCACTTGTTGAAGCTGACATTGTTTGACAAGCTTCTTTATTCATATTATTAAACAAAACTTATATTATAACAATATTAAAAATAATATGCCATATAACTTCCTTTTTTTATAAATCCTTTTTTAATATAATAATTTTCTAATAATTCATTACAATCTAAAATCATTTTATAACATTTATTTTGCTCACATAAAATTTTTACATAATTATATAATAAACTTCCTATTCCTTTATTTCTATATTCATCTAAAACAACAAAATCTTCAATATGACCCACTTTTCCTCCACTATGTATAATTTTTTCTTCAATTATTAATGTTATGGCTCCAACTATTTTATTATTTTCTAAATAAAAATAAATATTGTGATTTTGGGGTAATCTCTCAATTAAACTTTTTAAATTTTTAAAATCTAAAATTGTTTCATCTATTTTACTAAAATTGCTATATAGTTGAATTATTTCATTATAATGTGTTTGATTTAATTCAAGATTTTTAATATTAATTATCATTATTTATTTTTTTAATAAATAATAAAATATAATAATAAATAATAATTTTAACTTAAAATTATTATTTATACATTAACTAAATATTAATGAATTATAATACACAAAATGATTTATTGTTAAATAAATTAATGAATTATTATAATAATAATAATAATTTAGATAATATGCTAAATATTATAAATGGACAATCCACAATTTCTCTCAGAATAGTAGATTGGTTTGTTACTAATTATGCAAAAAAACATTTTACTGTTTATACTATACAAAAAAATGGACTAAATGAAAGATTTAAAGTTTATAATGATTATAAACTAAAATTAAAAGCATATTCAAAAAAACGGTTTGATCCGTTTTGCAGATGGGAGAGAATAACTATACCTTATAAAAATGATACATCGATTCAAACAACTATTGGTCAGCTAAATTTTTTTAAATGGGCAATGGAAAATAATGTAATAAATTATATTGAAGAAAATTATAAAAATATTGATCTAGATATGAATACACGTAATAGTATAAATAAACTAAAAAATGTTTCTATTAGTTCAACTGATAGTAATTCTTCTAATAGTTCTACAAATTCCATAGGATCAAATAGTTCAAATAATTCTTTAAACAAAACAAGAAAAAAGAGAGAAGAATTATCAATTAATGCATCAAGAAGTATAAAAAAAGAAACTTTAGAAGTACTTATTACATTGAATTAAATCTTAAACAAACATTTTAAAAAATATAAAAATAGAGTTTAAAAATATTTATTGTTATATAATAGATAATAAATATTTATGAAAAAATTCTTTCCCTCATTAAATAAATATGAAAATTTAATTTTTGCTGATAATGCTGGCGGAAGCCAAGTTCCCGAACAAGTATTAAATAATTTAAATAATTTTTTAATTAATTCTTATAGTCAACCAACTGGTAATAGTATAATAAGTAAAAACTTAACAGCTAATTTAGATAATATTAATGAATTTGTAAATACTTTATATAATAATAAATATGGCCTAATTATTTATGGGGGGTCTTGTACACAATTAATATATAATTTATCACATTCAATGGAAAATTATTTAAAAGTAAATAAAGGTGAAATTATTTTGCCAAATTTTAGTCATGAGTCATGTGTATCACCTTTTGAAAGAATAGCAAAAAAAAATGAATTAGTATTACATTGGTGGAATTTAGAAAATAATTCAGAAAATAATTCAGAAAATAATTCAGAAAATAATTCAGAAAAATATAAAATAAATTATAATACATTACTTAACTTAGTTAATAATAATACAAAATTGGTAGTTTTACCACATGTTAGTAATATTTTAGGAAATATATTAGATATTAAGTATTTAATAAGTGAAATTAAAAAGAAAAATAGTGATACAAAAGTATTAGTGGATGGTGTAGCATATATGCCCCATGGATTAATAGATGTTACTAGTTATAATGTAGATTATTATGTATCATCTTTTTATAAATTTTGTGGTTTACGTATATCAACGCTTTACATAAAAGAAGATAATATGACTTATTTGGAAAATATTAATCATTATTTTTTTAATAATAGCGAAGATATAAATAAAAAATTGCAATTAGGTGGAGTAAATTTTGAATGTGCAAGTAGTTTATTAGGTTTAAAAGAATATTTAATTGAATTTGCACGTTTTTTTAATTATGAAGAATCTAAAAATAGTAATAAAGAAGTAAATTTTGATAGAACATTAGTACAATTTATTTATAGCAAAATATTTTATTATGAAAAAATTTTTAACAATTTATTTAAAAATTTAATAACAAATAATGAAAATATAGAAGTAATAGAATGCAAAGATGAAATGCAAAAAGTTCCAATATATTCAATATTATTTAAAAATTACGATGTAAATAATGTAAATTTAATTTTAAATGAATTAGGAATTATAAGTAATAGTGGTACTTTTTATTGTAATAGACTTATGGATTATTTAAATATAAAAAATGGAGTATTACGTATTTCATTAATGCATTATAATTCTTTTGATGAAGTCAATAAAATAATTGAAACATTAAATTATTTTAAAAAATATAATATAAATTTTCAGTTTAAATGTGACTCGTTATATAAAGGTTTTGTAACAACAAATCTAAAAAATTCATTTTATAATTTAGAAGTTGATAAAAATTATGAAAATAAACGCACAAGAGGTTATAGTTTATTAGATATAGAAAATATTGATGACATTAAAATAATAGGAGATTTACAATTCTATCAATCATCAAATTATAATAATGTAAATGGTGATATTTTAAGAAATTATAAAAATATAGATTATAAAATATTAAAAGATGATTGTTTCAAATATTTTGTAAATACATTTTTAACTACTATTAATAATGAATTAACAAAAAATTCTATAATTGAAAAAATAAAATATATACAAGTACATCAAATTCGTGTTTATACTGATTCTGAAAACGAAGTAAATTTAGTTCCAGAAGGAATACATCAAGATGGATATAATTTTATTGCAATGTGCTGTGCAACACGTAAAAATATTAGTGGTGCAATTAGTCATATTTATGATGAATCTAAAAATATAGTACATAGTCTTCAATTGCAAGAAGGTGAAATGTTAGTATTAAATGATAATAAAATGTTTCATAGTGTATCACCAATACAATTAAGTAAAACAGGTAAAACAAATGAAACAAATGAAATTGGTTATAGAGATATATTTATATTTACTAATATTTCATAAATATTATATTAACATATTTATTACAATAAATGCATTAGGATAATGTAATGCATAATTTTTTATTATTTCTTTTTCTAATTGTGTCAAATTAGTAAAATAATTAGTAAAATGATTAGTAAAATGATTAGTAAAATGATTAGTAAATTGATTAGTAAAATGATTATTTAAATTATAACTATGAGAAAATCCTAATAATAATAATAATAAAATTATGGATTTTTTCATATTTTTATATTAATAAATATTTTAATTTTTATATTAAAAGTTATTTTTATATAAAATATTAATTTTAAAATAATTAAATGGGACAAACTCAAAGTATAAATAAATTAAATTTTGAAAGTGTACAAAATATTATAAATAATAATACAATTAAAGGTTCTTTTATTATAATAAGTACTCTTGATATTAATGATCAAAATTGTTTAATAAAAAATACAGTAGATCCAAATCGCGAAGTAGAAATATTAAATTCTAAGGAAAATAGTAATATAAATATTTTAATTTATGGAAAAAATTGTAGTGATTCAAAAGTAATAAATAAATATAACCAATTATATAAACTTGGTTTTGTTAATTTATATGTTTATATTGGTGGATTATTTGAATGGCTTTTATTACAAGATATTTATGGAGAAGATGAATTTCCCACAACTAATAAAATTCTTGATATTTTAAAATATAAAGGTAGTTCAATAATATAATAATAAATAAGAAATAAGAAATAAGAAATAAGAAATAAGAAATAAGAAATAAGAAATAAGAAAATTGATAATTATATATTATTATTTTTATACAATAATATATAATTAAATAATATTTAATTAAATAAAATGCTATTTAGATTTGTAGCAGGAAATAATTATAATCATGCATTAAATTATGGAAAAAAAATTATTCAACGTGGAACAATTCCAATAATTAATTACATTAGCGAAAATATAAAAAATGATTTTAAAAATATTTTAAATGAATATACTAATCTTTTAAATTATATTGATAATTCTTATATGTTAGCATTAAAATTATCTTCATTAGACTTTAATAAACAAGCAGCATATAATATTGCGGATATATGTAAAAAAAAAGATATTAAATTAATTATAGACGCAGAAGAAGATAAAAATATTGAACAATATAGAAATATTGTTAATTATATGATTAGAAAATATAACAATATACATTCTAATAATTTTACAATTATTAAAACATATCAAATGTATAGAAAAGATACTTTATTAGAATTATATGATGATATTAACTATTTTAATAATTCTAATTGTCATTTTTCATCAAAATTAGTAAGAGGTGCATATTATAATAGTGAATATAAAGATGGTCATCTACTTACTAAAAAAGAAGATACTGACAATAATTATAATTTAGCTATTTTAAAATGTAGCGAATATAAAACAATCCATAATATTATTGCAACTCATAATAAAAAATCAATAACATTAGCAAAAGACTTAAATAAATATAATAATAAATTCATTATAGCAAATTTAATGGGTATGAATGAACATTATATGAATAAATTAAATATAAACAAAGCAACATATATTCCATATGGTCCATATAAAGAAATGTTACCATATTTAAGTCGACGTTTATATGAAAATATTGATAGTATTAAATATATGTATAAATAGTAGATATAAAGCAAGTTAATTTACGTACTCATTATAATTATCATAAAGAGCAAATGAGCAGATTAAGGGTAATTGTTTACAATTATGAAAATAAAATATAAAAATATATTTTTATATATTTTTGTATATTTTTGTATATTTTGTATATTTTTGTATATTTTGTATATTTTGTATATTTTGTATATTTTGTATATTTTTGTATATTTTGTATATTTTGTATATTTTTGTATATTTTGTATATTTTTGTATATTTTGTATATTTTGTATATTTTTGTATATTTTGTATATTTTGTATATTTTTTATATTTTGTATATTTTTAATATTTTTTATATTTTTTATATTTATGGATATTAATAACATTTTACTTAATTTAGAAATAATTAAACAAATTAAAGAAGGAGATAAATTAGCTATACATATTTTACCCGGAACTACAAAATTGTTTGTAGATAATAGTTTCTTGTTATCGGGTCTTAAAAGATGGTATAATGGATACAATAGAGAAGATAATATTAAATTTATAGAAGAATTAATAACTACTGTAGAAAAAACTAGTGAAATTATTATAGATGGTAACCATAATGAATTAGCTAATAATTTAAAAAATGCTGTAAAAAATTCATTAAAGGGTTTAACTAATTTAAAAACAACATATATAAATGATTCTATAACTATTGCAAAATTAACATTAATTATTAATAGACTTAATAAAGTTATAGATAATTTAGAAAATATAGAAAATAATATATCAATGACTATATTAAATAATATTGAAAGTAATGTTAATAACAATTAAATAATTTTAATAAATATATAAATAACTAATTTTATATATATTTATTAAATAAAAAAAATGATTTTTTTTAATAAAACGAAAATTATTTTAACAACATTAATATGTAAATTTGATAATTTTCTAATAAATCATTATTTTGATTATAATAATGAATGTAATAATGAATATAATAATGAATGTAATAATGAATATAATAATGAATGTAATAATGAATGTAATAATGAATGTAATAATCAATTTAATATTACTTTTAACAATATTTGTAATCTAAATATTACAAGATTTTATAATCTATCAAATAATAAAAGCATATTAGATTATAAGGAACAATTTTATTATTATTATCCAAATTATTATAATTTATTAATATCTACATTAATAATTATTTTTGGTGATTTTTTATTAATGATTTTGTTTAGTTCTAAAGGAAGATGGTTTCAATTACATGCATTTACTAACTTATTGATTGTTATTAATATTTTACCTGAAATTAAAAATATTATAATTTTTGATATATATGATACAAATAAAATAAAAAATAATATTCCAAGTTTTTATATATTAATACTACATATTTATCATTTAGTAACATTTAAAAACTTATATGCAATAGATTATTTTCATCATATAGTTTTTATTGGTCTTGGAGTAATTCCAAGTATATTATTTTTAAAAACAAATCAATGTTTTTTAGCATATATAACGGGTATGGGAATACCCGGAGTTATTGAATATACTAGTTTAACATTATATAAAAATAATTATATTAATTTATTAACTCAAAAAAAAATAATTTCTTTTATTTATAATTATTTTAGATATCCATTATGTATTTTTGGTGTAACACTAAATTTTATTAATTATAAAAATGGTTATTTAATAGATAATTATTTTTGGACTATATATTTAAATAGTTTACTATTTTTAAATGGTTCATTATTTAATTATTTAACACTTAATAGTTATTTTAAATATAAATATGAAATTAAAACTAATATAAATATTAGGTATTCAAAAAAAAATAAATAAAATATTTGTAAAATTTAATTTAATATCTTATATAATATGTTCAATATTAAACATATTATATTTTCTTTTTGCTTTATTCTTTTTATTGATACTAGCAGCCCATTTAATATTAATATCAATAGCTCTCGAAGAAATTTTATTGCAAAAAGTTTAACATCAAATAGTTTAATAAATTTAAGTGCAAAAAAATCAGATATTATTTATAACGATGATGATAATGAAAATAATGATCAATATAATAGTTTATTAACTAATAATAATCCGAAACATTTTAAAAATAATAATATATATTTTACAGGGCATTTAAATGAAGAAACTTGTTTTAAATTAAATGAAGCATTAATAAATCATAAAAATTTTGCATTAAGTAACCAAGATTATCCAAATCATATTAACTTATATATTCAAAGTCCCGGCGGTTCATTATTACCTACTTTAGCATTAGTAGATGAAATAAAAAATTTAGGAGTTCCAATACATACATATATTCGCGGATATGCAGCATCCGCAGCTACATTATTAAGTGTTGTTGGATCTCAAAGATATATGTATAATCACTCAGTATTAATGATTCACAGTGTTAAATTACATGATCAAGAGCCATCTTCACTATTAGATGTAAAAGATTTAAATACAAATGTTGATGTATTTATGAGTATTATAAGAAATATTTATTTAGAAAATAGTAATTTAAATAATGAAATTTTAGATGAATTATTTAATCATGATGTTTGGATGAATTCATTAACTGCATTAAAATATGGTTTAATAGATAAAATATTATAAATATTTTAATAAATTATAAATTATAATATTTAATAAGTTATAAAATGACTTGGGATAATTTACCTGAAGATATTATAAATTATATTATGTCTTTTAGAAAAATAAAAACTTCAGGTTATAAAGCATCAACAAAAATACAATGTATGTGGAAATGTTATAGAACAAGAGTTTTAATAGGACGTTATAAAATGCTGCGTTATTTAAAAGAATTTAGAATCTGGAATCCAAGTATTCAAGACTTTTTATTAAGATCACGTATATAATTTTTTATTGCATTATATGCCAATTTATCAGCATTAGCATTACCAATAGAATGAATATCTTGTGAACTTGTATGTGCTTTAATATATTGTAATCTTAAATTTGGATTAGTTTTATAAATATTAAAAATTTGCATAACCAATTCTTTATTTGGAATATTTTTTTGCCATTGTAACTTTTCACATTTTTCTCCATAATTTGTAGCACATTTTATACTATATTCAGAATCAGTAAATATACAAATTTTTTTAGTAAATAAATCTTTTTTTATAATTTTATATGCTTCTAAAATTGCACATAATTCTGCAGTATTATTTGTTTGTTTAAAATCATTTTTTAATAGTTTTGAAACATTTTTTTTATTATTTTGATCAAAATATATTCCTATTCCAGCAATTGAATTTATTTTTCCATTATTATAACAAGATCCATCTGTATATACATAATAATCAACTTGTTTTATATCATATTTAGTATAAATATTTTGAAATATTTCGGAATTACAAGAATTTATATTTAAAATAAAATCTTCTGCATCTTGTTCATTGCTAAAACTTTTAAAAATAGCACCTTTGTAATTTAAAACTTGCTCTTTTGCATCATTCCAAAAATTATAAATACCTATATTATGTCCCTTGGCAACTGCATAGTAAGTCATAATTAAATAATTAATATATTTTTTAAAATATTATTTTATAAAATATATTAATTAAAATAATCAAATTTAAAATATAAATAATTTATTTACACTAAAAAAGATATTAAAGTAATTATTCCTATTCCTATTGCTAATGGGATTAATATATATAATAAATCTTTAAAAAATTGTGGTATTTTACATTTTCTATTATTCTCATCAAGTATATTTGTTAAATCAACATAATTATTATCTTCACTTATCATGTAACATTACATAGTCATAATTTATTTTTAAATAATTTTAAAATATAATTATATTTTATTTTTACCAATTTATAATTTTTTCATTATTTTTTTTTAATATTTCATTTATTTTTGAAAATGGTTTAGAGCCACTAAATGCCGGATAATTTTTATATTGTTTAAAAACACTTAATGGTGAAGGATGAGACGATATTATAATATTATGTTTATTTAAATTTATATTTTTTAGTTTATTATGTGCAAATGCACCCCATGCAACAAATATTATTGCATGTTCACAATTATTTAGTTCGTTTATTATAAAATCAGTAAAGTGATTCCAAAGTTTCATTTGTGAATTTGGTTTAGATTGTATAACACTTAATGATGCGTTAAGTAATAAAATACCTTGTTTAGCCCAATTTTCTAAACTATAATCTTTTAATTCTAAATCTAAGTCATTTTTTAGTTCTTTAGCTATATTTCTTAAAGATGGTGGAATATTATTATTATTTACTCCAAAACAAAGTCCAGTTGCTTGATTTGGTCCATGATATGGATCTTGTCCTAATAAAACTATTTTAGTATTATTTGGTTCAAAATAAGTAAAACATTTAAATATGTTTTCTACTTTAGGAAAAATAGTAAGATTTAGATTTTGTTCTTTATAAAAATCTTTTTGATTATTAATAATTTCTAATATTTTATATATTGATTTATTTTCATTAGTGTTATTATACATATTAAATTTATTCAACCATTTATTACTTACTTTTTCCATATTAATACTTGAATAATTAAGTTAAAATATTTTCAAATTTTTTTTAAAATAAAATATTTATAATATATATAAAATGGTACAAGAACTTACAGAAGAAGTTGCACACAATGTTGAGGGTATGGATGTTAATAAAATGATGGAAGATGTAGCAAATGACGTAACAGGTGGTAAAAAAAGAAAACGTTCAAAAAAAAGAAAAATGACAAAAAAAAGAAAAATGACAAAAAAAAGAAAAATGACAAAAAAATCGAGAAAAAGAAAAGGTAGAAAATAAATAATATATATTAAATAAAAAAAAATATATACTATAAATAAAATATTTATAATATATATAATATATATAATGACTGCTGTTATAAATGAAGAGATGTCGAATGATAATGGTGTTTTAGAAGATATGAGCAATGTTAATGAAAATTTACAAGGTGGTAAAAAAAAAAGAAAGCGTTCAAAAAAAAGAAGTCATTCTATAAAAAAAGGAGGTACAAAGAAAAAAGGTACAAAGAAAAAAGGTACAAAAAAAGGAGGTACAAAGAAAAAAGGTACAAAAAAAGGTCCATCAAAATGGATAATGCATGTAAAAGCTTTTTGCATAAAAACAGGTAAAAATTTTCCACAAGCATTAAAAGATCCTTTATGCAAAAAAACATTTAAACATTAGATAAATTTTAATAATTTATATTTTTTAATATATATAAAAATATAAATTATTTTGATTGAAAAAAATAATCAATTAATGCTTGATTTGCTAATGAATCTGCGTATATATTTTGTTTTCGATAAATATGATTAAAATTTATAGTATCAAAATATTTTAATAAAGTTAAGACTTCTTTATAAAGAGGTTTAACACTTTCAGATTTTACATTACAATTATTATTTATTTGTTCTATTACTATTTTAGCATCGCCTTCAACATATAAATCTTTTATATTTAATTTTATTGCATTTTTTAAACCTTCAATTAATGCTTTATATTCTGCATAATTACTATTTAATGCATTATTTAGTATTTTATATTTTTTAATTAATACATTATTATGATAATATATTACATAACCAATTGATCCAATATTTAAATAATCTCTATTACATGCATCAAATTGTAATAAAAACATAATTATTAAATAATATATTTTTAAACAATTATTTAAATAATTATCTAAAAATAATTATCAAAATAATTATGTAAAAATAATTAATCAGAAAAACTATTATAACTTGTTTTTTTATTTGTTACGTTTTTTGTTATTAATTTTTTTTTAGTGGTTTTTTTTTTACTTTTTTTATCTTGTGAACTATTTGATTTTGATTTTGATTTTGATTTTTCTGTTTTAGAATATTTTTTTGTAGAAGATTTTGTAGAAGAGTTTGTAGAAGATTTTGTAGAAGATTTTGTATTTTTTAATTCTATATATTTTAAATGTGCACATTTTTTATATAATATATATTCTTGAATTAATGAATCTTTTAATAATTTTAATTTATTTTTCATTTCTTTAGATGTATTTTTACCAAATTGTTTTTCTCCATTTAAATCATCTAATTCTTTTTGTAACTCACTAATCTTGTCTATTAATTCTTTTAAATTATTATTTAATTCATTATATTCTTCTTTAAATTGTTCTAAACATTTTTTCTTTTCATCTTTTTGTGATGGGTCAGGATATTTTTCATTGCATTTAATTATTCCCGCATTTTTTGATTCTTTTAATAACATTTTTTTCTCTCTAAGTTCTTCTTTTAAATTATTAATCTCAATTTTAAGCACTTTAATATTTTCTAATATTTCATTATTTACATTATTTACTTTTTTATTTAAATATACTAGTTTTCTCAAATCGTTATCATATATATGGGTCATTAATATTGGAACATTTATCATAATTGGTTGAGCAAATTGTGTAGGATCTTTTTCACGATTTAAATAACTAATATATCCAGAAAGTTTATTTGCTAAATTTTTAACACCACTTTCACTTAATATATTTTTTTGATTCATATATTGTTTTTTAAATTCTTCTTTATCGGTAGTTATTTTTTCTGATTCATTTGTATAAAATAAATTAATTAATTTAAATAATTCTAATGGACTATTTGTGAATGGTGTTGCGGTCATAACTAATAATTTACAAGAATCTTTTCCAGATAGTTTATAACTATTCATAATTAAGTCTTCCATAATATTTGTATCAGGGCGTTCAACAGCTTTTAAATCACCCCCATATAATTTATGGGCTTCATCAATAATTATTAGTGTTTTTTTTAAAATATCTTCTGAACCATTACGTTCTTTTAAAATATTATAAATTTTATTTTTTCCAAGTAATAAATTACTAAATTGTTTATAAGACATAGGTTCTAACCATAATTCGCTTAACATTTTTTTTCTTTGATTCAATTTTTCGGGCAACGTTAATCCTGATTTTACTTCTTTTTGTAATTTAACATGACAAATTTGATCAAAAATATTTTTCCATACATCACTTCTTAAGGTAGTTCTTGTTACCCACAATATATTATAACCTTCTTCTTCAAAACTAGTTGTTGCTGTTGCAACCCCCGTACATGTTTTACCGGTTCCTACTGAATGCCATAACAACATACCTTTATATGGTGACTCAGGACAAAAAAAATTTGTTAAAAAATTTTGTGTTTGATTAAATTCTATTTCATGTGCTTTTTTTGGTTTTTCTCCGGGTTTTGGAACACATCTATTTTCTATTTTAATTGGATCCCAAATATATTTACTTGAATTATATTTTGTTTTAATAAAATCACGTAAACTCAAAAAATTTAATTTACTGGATGGTACCATAGAATTTAAACGAGGAGTTTTTATATTATTATTTTTTGCACCCGCATAATTTATATTTTCATAATCATTTTCAAGATCATCATTACTCTCTTTTATGCCTTCTAAATCAAGGTCGTCCAGATTTTTATTTTTTTCTACTGCATTTGGAACATTTGAATAGCGTAATGCCCATTCATAATTTAATTGTTCACAATATTGTGGAACACTTGACATATAATTACACAATGATTTACGTAAATTATTTTTTATTAAAAATTTATTAGGATGATTATATTTTTTATAAACTTTTTTCATAAACTCTACGCCTATTGGAACATCATGTGTACTTTTTTGCCCACATTTGCCTTTACATTTAATAATATCCATATTAAAAAATTTAGATTTTTTATTTGTATTTTTAAATAAATTTTTTTTAGTACCGCCCATTAAATAATAATCTTTTTCCATATATTTTTCATTTAAATCTTCAATATTGTGTAAATTTTTTGTTAAAATATAATCTGTAGATAATAATGGAGCTAATTCTAATAATTGTAAACTTAAATTATTCATAGCTCTATCAAATTCACTATACAACATAGTTGCATCATTAAATTTCTCAATATTTTTAAAAATTAATACATCTTCATCTTTATCATCTTTTAATGGTTTATTAATATTTTCTGTTATAAATTTAGTACTTCCCAAAGTGTTTGAAGTAATATCAGGAACTGTTAAATAATAATTATATACATATAATGGCCAGCCTTTATCTGGTAAAAAATCTAATCCTTTTTGACCACATGTTCTTGTTGCCCGACCAATTGTTTGTTTTAAGTCAGCAACTGTCATTGATGGTTCAAAAATATGAACATATTTAACATCAAATAAATCAATACCTTCTTTAAATCCACTATCAAATATTATAAATCTTAATTTTTCTCCTTTAATATTACCTGGTCTCTCATTAAATAGTTTTAATAATTCTTTTTTTATTTTTTCATTAAATGTAGATTTATATATTGCATTAGAACATAAAAGACCTACATTTTTTTCACTATTTGGAACATCTATATATAATTTTAATTTTTTAACTCCTGAAACTTTTTTTGCTTGAATTACATTATTATATCCTGCTGCAACAAATGCAGAAGCAACTATTTTAGCACCATATCCCCCTTCTTTAACATCTGAAAAAATAAAATGTTTAAATTTATGACCATGATTCGCTTGATCAATAGAATCTAAATTTTCTATATTTTTCATTAATTGAATTATTTTTGGCGATGCTTGTGCTACATCATCTAAAAATTTTTTAGGGCTAAATACCGATTTATCAAATTTATGATAATTTGCAATTTTGCTAAAATTTGCTGTTTTACGCATACAACTAAAAATTTTTGCACGATTTTTTTTTGTTACTTTTATTTTTTTTTCATCTACTCCACAAAATTGTTCATTTTTTAAACAATCTCTTAATATTTGAAAATTTTCTTGATAAATTTCTGGTGTTATATTTGGATCATGATCAGGATGATCACTTTTATCAGGATGATTTATTAAAATCCATTTTTTAACATCATCTTTATTGTATAAATTAAATTTACACATAATTTCTTGACATTTTGACATATTTAACTTAATATAAGTAAATATAATTTATTAATATAAATACTAAATTTTATTTATAAAAAAATTTTATTTATAAAAAAATTTTATTTATAAAAAAATTTTATTATAACTTGATACTGAATAAATTATCTAAAAAATTATTTATTATAAAATCATGCTCTTGTGTTATTATTTCATAGTGATCTAAATTTTTTATGATAGTCCATTTAATATTATAATTTTTATTTTTTAATTTTTCAAAGCATATTTTTTGTAAATTTAAATTATAAACATTATCTTTTGATCCACTATATATATATATTGGTGTTTTAATATTTTTTTTTAATTTTATATATTTATGCATATAAATTGTTTTTATACAATATATTCCACCAATTGAACGTGGTAATATATTTAAAATATTAAATAAAAGTGTTCCTCCCTGTGAAACACCAACTAAATATATGTGTTTAAAACTATTTAATATAAATGCTTCATTATAAATAATATTTAGTATACGACTAGTAGAATCCTGAAAATCTTGAATATTTATTTTATCTATTTTATTAATATTATTATAACAAGTATAATAATTATACCAAGATTGAATATTATATTGTTTATTATTTGGATAATCTATATTCATAAATGATGCTTCAGGAAAAATAAATTTAATAGATTCAAATATATAATTTACTTTACTTATTTTCTCAAAATAATTCAAAAAATTATAAAAATATTTAGAATCACACTGCATTGGATGTAACATAATAAAAGTAAATTTATGTTTTCTTGAAGCATTGATTATATTACATTTTTGATACATATTTCACTGTAAATAAAATATATAATATATTTTACAAAAAAATATATAATATATTTTACAAAAAATATATTATATAAAAAAAGATAAAATTGATATTTATTATTGCAATTAAATATATATTAAAAATATACGTTTAATTCCAATAATGAAAGCGCAACGTTGCCAATGTAAAAATATTACTAATAATAAAATTTGTTTAAATAAGTCAAAAAAATTATTTATAGTAAATAATAAAAAATATTGTAAATTTCATATGAATTATTATCATAATAATTATGCTATAATAATTCAATCGATTTATAGAGGTTATAAAAAAAGACAATATTTGAATAATATTTATAATAAACTACCATATGATTTGCAAAATAATATTTTATATTTTATAAAAAAAGACTTTTATATTGAAAAACTAAATAACAAATTAGATTTGATTGTTAATAATAAAATTAATAATTATATTATTGATTTTAATAATAAATTAAATACTGATATTAATGTACCATTTAGTTTATTAACTTATCTTTCTAATAATGTAAAAGAAGTAATACATATTTATAAATTATTTGTAAAATATCAATCTATTTTAACATATCAATCTATATTATATAATAACTTAATAAATAATCTAAATAAATTGAATGTTTTATTATATGATTATGAAAATAGAATATTTAATGCATATAGTAATCATGTGCATCAGTTGTGCTATGTATTATATCATAATTTGGATTTTATATTAAATCCTAATACAAGTTTAAGCAGTGTATGCTGAATAAGGAAACCCAAATAAGGAAGGATCATAAGGAAACCTAGGTTTCCTTAATTAGGAAGGATCATAAGGAAACCTAGGTTTCCTTACTTAGTCCACTTCTTCCATTTTTGATTCTTCTTCATTATTTTCTTTATCTTCTTCTAATGATAAAAGTTGCTCTACCTCTACATCCTCTTCATCATCGTCTAATGAAAGACCTAATTTAATCATGCGATTAATACGATTCACAAAAGTAGATGGTTCTTCAATACTAAATCCACTATTAATAAGTGAAGATTCAAATAAAAGATGCACTAGATCTTTTAGTGTACTATCATTTTCATCTTTAGCATGGCGCTCTTTTAATGCTTTAATAATACTATGGGATGGATTAATTTCCATTGTTTTCTTAGACATCATATAAGAACTCATATTTGAATCACGAAGAGCCTGAGCTTTCATAATCCGCTCCATATTAGCTGACCACCCATATTCACCCGTTACCAATACACATGGAGAATCAACAACACGCTCACTTAATACAACTTTTTCTACTTTGTCACCTAAAATAGTTTTAATTTGCTGAGTTAATGGTTTAAATTCATTTACTAATTGTTCCCAACATTTTTGTTCTTCTTCACTTTCATCAAATTTAAGTCCTTCTTTTGTTACACACACAAGTGACTTTCCATCAAATTCCTTAAGTTGTTGAACACAATATTCATCAATAGGATCTGTTAAATAAAGAACTTCATAATTCCGTTTTTTACACTTTTCAATAAATGGAGAATTTTCAACAGCTTTCTTACTTTCTCCTGTAATATAATAAATAGATTTTTGTGATTCTTGCATGTTTTCAATATATTCTTTGAATGTTACCATATTATCACCAGACGTTGTAGAATAAAACATAAGTAAATCAGAAAGTTTTTCTCTATTGGAAGAATCTTCATGAATACCTAATTTAATATTTTTACCAAATTGTTCATAAAATTTCATAAAATCATCTTTATTTTCTCTAATTTCTCCAAATAATTCAATACATTTTTTAACAAGATTTTTCTTGATTACTTTAAGAATTTTATTTTGCTGAAGCATTTCACGTGAAATATTTAATGGAAGATCTTCCGAATCAACAACACCTTTTACAAAACTTAACCATTCTGGAATTAAATCTTCACAATTGTCATTAATATATACACGACGTACATAAAGTTTAATATTTCCCGATTTTTTTGTTTTTGGCTCAAATAAATCAAATGGTGCACGTTTTGGAACAAATAATAGTGAACTAAATTCTAGTTGTCCTTCAACAGAAAAATGCTTTACTGCAAGATGATCTTCCCAATCATTAGTTAGTGATTTATAAAATGAGCCATATTCTTCTGCACTTATTTCTTCGGACTTTCTTGTCCAAATAGGTTTTTGTTTATTTACTAATTCATATTCATGATGCACCTCTGTTACTGTTTTTTTAGGTTTTTCTTTTGTTTGTTCTTCTTCATCTTCTTCAACTTCTTTATCTTCTTCAACTTCTTCAATCTTTGGTTCATCATTATCTTCTGTATTATCGCATTTTTCACAAGTTTCATCTTTCTCTTCTTCTACTTCTTTTGTACTTGTTTTTTCAACATAAAGACTAATTGGATAATTAATAAATTCTGAATGTTTTTTAACAAGATCTTTTAGACGTTGTTCTTCTAAATATTCAAGTTGATCTTCTTTTAAATAACAAGTAATTTTTGTACCGCGACCAAGTTGTTCACTAGAATAATCTTTTTTTACACTAAATGAACCACCCGCACTAGATTCCCATACATATTGTGTATCATCATTATGTTTAGAAGTAACAACAACCCGATCGGCAGCTAAATATGCTGAATAAAATCCTACACCAAACTGACCAATCATATTAATATCTTTTCCCGCTTTCATTGCTTCCATAAACCCTTTTGTTCCTGATTGAGCAATAGTTCCAAGATTTGTAATCATTTCTGCTTTTGTCATACCAATACCCGAATCTACAATAGTTAAAGTATTATTTGTTTTATCTGGAATAATATGAATATATAAATCTGAATTAGAATCTAGTACAGATTTATCAGTTAGTGATTGATGACGAATTTTATCTAATGCATCTGATGAATTTGAAATTAGTTCGCGTAAAAAAATTTCTTTATTTGAATAAAATGTATTAATAATAAGTGACATAAGTTGATTAATTTCAGCCTGAAATGCATATGTTTCTACGTTAGAATCTTCACTCATTATATAATATTTTTATAAATCATTTTGCTTTTAAATTATTTTAAAAAATATTTTTAAAAAAATATTACTTAGGAAGGATTATAAGGAAACCTGGGTTTCCTTACTTAATTCATAAATTTAAATACTTTTTCCATTAATTCATTATAATAATCATTTTCAATAAATACACTACTATTTGTTTCAATATTACCATCAATTACTAATACTTTTCCAGATTCAATTATTTCTGGATTATTTAACCAAGTGTCATGATAATAATGACAGTTTTTTAAATATGACAAAGAAATATTTTCACCCGGTCTTGCGCGTTTTATTACTCTTTTCTCACAAATTTCTGGTAAAGTTCTAATATAAACTGTTTTAATATTTTCAATTATATCACTAAATTCATTAAACCATTTTGAATAAATAAGAAATTCTGTATTACTCATTTTGTTATAATCATATAGCATTTGTGCAAATACATTTTTATCTGTATAAATAGACCGTTCTGTAAAAATAATATCATAATCTTCTTTTAATGCATTTCTAAGTAAACTAAGACGACTAATATAAGCCATCATTTGAAATTGAAATGAATAATCTTTATTGTTATTATAAAATTTTTCAATAATATTTTTTCCATCATTAATGTCTACTATTAATTCCCATTGATTTACAGGTTCATCTAAGAAACAAATTTTAAAATAATGTGTTTTAAGATTACAAAACTTGGGAAAATGACGTTCCAAATAATGAACTATTGTGGATTTACCAGAACCAATATTTCCATCAAATGAAATAATAATAGGCTCTTTCTTTAATGACATTAATTATTTATAATTATTTATAATAATTTAAAAAATATTAAAAATAAATCAATTTTAATATTTATTTATAATATTTAATATGGTTAAAGTAAATAATAAAAATTTAAAATTAAACTGTTTTACACATTATAATATAATTAGTTTATTATTTTGTATTTATTATAATGAATTTTACAACTTTTATGCAATAACAACTTGTTGGAGTTGGTCAATTGTTTTAACATTTCACAGTGCAATTTTATATGATAAAAATGCATATATAAAAATAAGAAATAAAATAAATTGTAATTTTATTGAATTTCATTTTGGCAACTTTATATTACATAGTGTTCCATGTATTTATATATATTATTATCCCCCAACAATGGTTAATTATTACCATTCTTTTATATCATTATTACTAGAATATATATGGGTTTATATTTCAACAAATAAAACAATGGATTTAAGTAATATTTATGCTAACTTTTCAAAAAAAAATATAAAAAAATTATATGTAACTTCTATTATAGGATCTTTAATTGTACCAACTTATTATAAAACATTATATTAAGTATTTTTAAAATATAAAAAATAAAAAGCAGGTATTGATGCTATTATATCTCCGAACGTATCTCTAATATCTTCTTTAAAAAAAATATATTTTTTAAAACTATGAGGTATTAAAATATTTTCAATAAATTCCCATCCAAAAACAATATACCAAAATTTATAATTACTTAGTTTATATGGATAAAATAATATTATTAAATTAGTATTTAATATATGAATAAAAAACCAATAATCTATTAATATAAAATTATTTTCATATAATTTATAACTAAAATCAAAATTTAAACTACTCAAATATTTAACTACTAAAAAACCTGATAATGGTAAAACCCCATAATCTAATATTAAATTATTATAATCAATAATTAAATTATTATAATCAATAATTAAATTATTATAATTCATATATAATACTATAAAAAATAATATATTTAAATTATTTAAAGATATTTTAATATATATAAATAGATAGAAAAGTAGTTATTTAATTTACTTATAGCAAAATGCTGTGAAAAGTGAATAAATTATCTACATTTCTATCTTTTTTATTTTGCATTGATGCCCGAGCGGTCTAAGGGGTACGACTCAAGTTCGTATGGCGAAAGCCTCGTGGGTTCAAATCCCACTCAATGCATTAATTAAATAATATATTTCAATAAAAAATATATTATTTAAAATATTTTTCCAAAAAAAGAGTTTAATTTATTATAAAGTAAATTTAAATAACTTTCGTCAGTTTCTACAATTGATTTAAAATTAGAATCTTTTTTTTCTAATTTTATATCACTATTTATTGGAATAGGTGTTTGAATTCGTTTTACTTTAGATACAACATCAGTTGTTTCTTCTAAAGTTATTTTAAGTTTGCTATGTTTTTTTTCTTTTTCTATTTTTTCTACTTTTTCTACTTTTTCTACTTTTTCTACTTTTTCTACTTTTTCTACTTTTTCTACTTTTTCTACTTTTTCAAATTCTTCTAATTCTAAACAATTAATTATATTAGTATAATCTTTATTATCTATATGCAGCAAAAAATCTTCAAATTCTGAAAATAATATTGGTTGCCTCCTCTAAGACGCAAAACCAAATGTAATGTTGACTCTTTTTGGCAAAGAATTCCTATAGTTTACCATCCTATAGGCCTGGACTATACCTTAAGGGATCATCATTCTTGGGCAGAACTCACCCCCACATACTTTAAGTCTCTGAACTACTTACCATAGCACCATATCCCATATATGCCTTAGGTAGCAGATGCGGATTACGTTATACTCTATTCGTTGTTACTATGCCACGAGTCATTACCTGTGGTGCTATATACAGTTTCCCATATATAGGTAGTAGAATAGAGCTATTACGGAACGGTCCCCGCAATTGATATGTGTCGCCTTGTTTAAACAAGACTAGCCTACGGTTCACGTAGACTAACACCCAAAGTTGATGTTATAGTCACTTAATGTGCGACCATCTTCGAGCTGTTTCACTCAATACCTCTAGTTTCCTAGAGGGTTAGACTATACCTTAAGAGGATTACTCCCCCCAGACCTGTCTAGTCGTTGAACCTTCACCATATACAATTACTTATTATTATATTTATTACTTTTTGATAAATTATCAGATGCCCAAAGTGGTTGTAAATTTTTATAATTAAAAGCATTTTTAATATCTTCTGGATCTGTTAAATTATATTTAGATATTGGTTTAATATGATCAATATGCCATGTTTTCAGACCATAATTATTCCATGTCATCCCATCTAAAAATTGTTTTTCAATATATGCTTTTAATTCCAATGGTGTACAACCAATTAACTCAACTCTTGAATTAATATACGCAGTTCCTTTTAATGTAGATTGTATAATTTTTGCAATTCTGCTTCTTTGAATAGAAATTATTCTAAAAGAGGGATCTGTTTTATATTTTTTATTATTATATTGAATACATTGTTTAATTATAATTTCTTTTTTTTCATTATATCTTTTATCACTTACCTCTTTTCTTCTACCCGAAGACTTATATTTTTCATTATAAATTATATCTTTTTCTTTATATTTTGGATCAGTTTCTCTTTTATTTTTTTTATATGCAACCATACAAGTTCTACACATTCTACATAATTTATCCCAAGAACTAATTTGTTTTGTAAAATCAGTTAATATTTTCCAATCATCACAAGTTGGACAATGTTTTTTTTCTATATTATCAAAAATTTTATGTTCTTTTTTTGGGGGCATCTATTTAAATATATATTAATATTATTTAAGTAATTTTAATAATTGTACTTAGGTACTTGGCTGCTGATTACCCATTTCAAACATAGTATTATTATTGTTATCATCTAATAGATTTTCACCATACCCAAGTTAAACTCTTGGCCACATAAACCTTTCGGATTATGTTTGGTACTATTAGCTTTAGGGCGTTCCAGCAATTTAGGTCTGTCGCAGATTTAAATTAAATCTACTAGCAGCTGTCATATGCTTCCAATGAAACATGTAGGCGACTAACCCGATTTTCCTATAGATACCTACATACTATAGGGGGACTACTTTTCTAGGCAAACAGTTCACCTGCAAATATTAATCGCTGTTGGTCCGGCGGAATACCTTCTTTATCTTGAATTTTTGCTTTAATATTATCAATTGAATCACTTGGTTCAACTTCTAAAGTAATTGTTTTTCCTGTCAGTGTTTTGACAAAAATCTGCATTTCTGTATATATTGTTAATATTTTATATTTAAATATTTTTTTAAATAATAAAAAAAATATTTCTTTTTAAATAAATTATTAAATTACTTAATTATTAAATTTCTGTTCTTTGACGTTTAATTAATGGAATTCTTAGATTTCTATTATTATTATTATTATTATTATTATTATTATTATTATTATTTGTTTCAGGTTGTGACATAGTTCTTTCAATATTTGTAAAGCCTGCATCTCTATCACTTGAATGACGTATTGCAGCACATGCTGCCGATCTATATGCAGATAATACATTTTCATGATCTTCGCTATAATTTAAAGCTTGACTAGAATCAATTCCATATTTAGATGCTTCTAAAATTGCATCTTGATTTGCTCCTAAATAAAGAATCTTAATATTAAAATTTTCTTCTGCATTTGTAATCATGGATTTAATAGTTTCTGAATTATAAATTTTACTACTATTTTCAAGACCATCTGTTACTACATAAATCGTACAACAATTATATGCATTTGTATCATTTAATTTTTTTTCCATAAAATAATTTAAACTATTTCCAATAGCATCTAAAAGTGCAGTTTGTCCTCTAGGTACATATTGCCTACGTTCAATTGGTCTAACATTTTCTAAATCTAATGATCTAATTAGCATATTTTCTTCATGATCAAAGAACTTAATAGATACTTTAATATTAGTATCATTTTTAGTTTCTTTTAATACTTCAAAGGTAGAATTAATACCACCAATTGTATCATCTTCTTTACCACTCATTGAAGCCGAACGATCAATAATAGCAACGACTTCATGAATAGCATTAGTAGTTTCCATTTTTTAAATCTTTCTTCTAAGATAAATATAAAAAATTTTTAAATCAATTTTTTATATTTTATTTTAATATGTTTTAATTAAATAAAATTAAAGCAATCTTTTGAGCAATAATAGAATGGTCCTAACTTATTATAAAAATTTATATTATATTTTTTATTACAAGTATGACATATTATATTTAAGTTATTTAATATAATATATAATATATAATATATAATATATCATCACAATAATATAGTTTTTCCATTTTTAAAAATATATATCTAAGTATAGTAATTGTATATTTAGATATACAATTTTTATTTTATTTTATTTTATTTTATTTTTAAAATTTATTTTCTATTTTTGAGAGAAAATCATTTAAATTAGCTAATAAAGATTGAGATTTAGAATAAGTTAATTTTAAAGTATTTCTATTAATATTGGTTTTTTTATCATATATTAAATAATATTTATTATTGTCTTTATGATTTTTGAGAGAAATATACTTAGGCAAGCTAACTTTATTAGAATCATCTTTTTCTAAATCATCTTTTTCTAAATCATCTTTTTCTAAATCATCTTTTTCTAAATCTTTTTTTTCTAAATCATCTCCTAATAAACTGTAACTTTCATAATCATCTTTTTTCAAATTATCTAATTCTAATAATATTTTTTTTATTTGTTCTAACTTTTCTAATAATGTTAATTTATTTGATTTGGATGAAACATATACTTTATGTTTTATCATATTTGGATGTTTTTCTATTTTAAAAAATTCTCTATATAATTTCTTTTCTACATTATAACATTCTTTATAATAACCTACATATTTAGGTAACATATGCTGATTTAAATCTTCTGGTAATTTTATTGCATTATATTTACGCTGTCGTTTTATACTTTCTTTAATTGCTAATTCATTTATATTGTTAGCCATTAATAACTTAAATTATTAAAAATATATATTTTAAATAATTATTTTTAATTTAATTTATAAATAAGCATATAATTATAAAATTATTTTGATCCAGTTATTTCGCGATTCTTAATATATTTAAATTTATTATTATGTATTTTTAAATAATTGTCAATGCATTTATTACAACATGTAAAATATAAAAAAGAAAATTCTGGAATATTTGATCCAAAATTATTAAAATCTTTTATAATCATTGTATTTTTAAATATTCCAATGTCATGACCTAAATATTCATCTTCGTATGGAAGAAGTATATAATCAATTATAAAATCCATACATATCCAACATCTCATAGAATCAAAATTATTATTAGTGTTAGTATTATTAGTCATACTTAATTTATATAATATTTTTTAAAATTTTATTAAAATATTATATAAGGAAACCATATTTTCTTAAAATAGGAAGGATTATAAGGAAACCTGGGTTTCCTTAGCTAATATATAATCAAACTAACAGTCAACAGGCCTTGTAATCCTGCAAAAAATTTAGAAATATTTGATACGGGGTAAATATCTCCGTAACCTAACAAACATCCAGTTATTATAGCAAAATATAAACGATTTAAATATTTTGTAAATAAATTTGGTTCGACTTTTTCGGCTGTTAATTCTTCTTTTTTTACATCTTTTTCTATTTCTTTTGCAGCATCATCTATTACTTCTTCTTTAATTACATCTTTTATGATTTTGTTAGATTTATAATAACTATCTAAATCTTCATAAATATTATTAAAATTTTCTTTTATTTCTTTTTGAACCTTATCTTTAATTACTTCTTCTTTTACTAATTCTTTAAATTTATTTACTCCCTCAAAATGTGTATCATCTAAAAGCATATAAATTAATGAAAAAAATATCATTAAAAATAATAAAATTTGAATTTTATTAAATTTAAATTTAATTAAAATATGTAAATTATTTTGTATATTTTTTATTATTTGATTCATATTATATTAAACAAATAATAAAAATTTAGTAGATTCAAAATTTAATAGATTTTGTTAAATAAAACCAAAAGAATATACCAACAAATGCTTTACTCAATAAATCTAAAATATTATAACCAAATATTTTTGTAAGTTGTGGCGTTTGATAAAATACTCCATATAGTGCCCATAATATTACAAATAGCCAAAATATTACTTGAGATTGTTTTGTTACTTTGGAACCTGTCATATAAACTTTCCAAACTGTTCCATACATCAAAAAGAAAAATACAAATCCAATAATATTGGCACTGGTTACACTTAATTTACCTAATTCGCCAATATAACCTGATCCTAACATCAAGAAATTAAATAATAAAATTAAAACAAATGGTATAAATGTTACAGTGATTTTATTTTCCATTCCTAAAACCATACATAAAACTAAAAGCATTAATGGCGTACTTATTGCCCAATCTGTATAACGCATATCATTGATTTTTTCTAAAGGTAATTCTGATTCTTTATTTTTTTCTTTAAAATTATTATTTTCTTTTGCTTCTTTTGCCTCTTTTGCTTCTTTTGCTTCTTTTGCTTCTTTTTCTACTTTATTTAATTTATCTACAAATAGGCCATAAAAATATCCTGCAACAACAGAAATACAGGTTTCTAGATTCATAATATGGCGAATTTGGGGATTTGGATTGCGCAAAGCTTCAATAAAACATATTGTACCTGTTGTAATTAGGAATATATATGTAAAATAAAAACTGCTTTTTACTAAACTGACTTGCATATATTATAATATTTTATAATATTATAATATTTTAAAAATTTATAATTAAATATATTATTTTAACCACAACTTTTTATTCTTCTATGACCATATTTATAAATATTATGAATAGATAATAAATTTAATTCTTCTATAACCGCACTTGTTGAACTATTTTTATAAGTTATTTTATTTTTAATAATTTCAATATTAAACATTAAATATTTTAAACATTGCAATTTGAATGGATAATAAATTATATAGTTTTTATTATTTATTATTGCATAATAAAGATTATTATTATTTATTGTATTATATAGCGCTATACAAGAAAATATATGCCACAAACTATGAAAATTAATATAATTAATAATATTTCTTGAACAATAAACAGAATCAAAATTCCAAATTATTTTTGCAAATATAATAAGTAATAAATTTATAATATTATTTTTTAAAACTAATATATTTTTACTATTATAATTATCTCTTATAACTAAATGTATATTAGTGCAGAACTGATAAATTACTATAAATCCTGAATTAATATAAATTATATAACTTCTATAGTTATTATATACAATATTAAATGTCAACATTAATACAAAAGACGTTGTAATAATAGCGAATAAAATATTTGTTATTTTTTTATAATTTTTTATTAACAATTTATTATTAGTTAATAATGTTATTAATGAAAAACTAATAATAATTATTACACAATTAATATCAAGTAAGTGGCCCCAATAATTTTTAGTATAAAAAAAATGATGTAAGCCCGAACTTAAACCTAATAAAATAAAAATATTCATTAAAATATAAAAATTTATATGATTATTTTTTAATGTTAAGCCATAAGCCCCATAAATAGTATATATAAAAGAAGATATTGAATTTCCTAATTCATATTTAAAATTATTTTTTATTAAAAATAATGTACTATTTTTATTTATATTTAAATCTATTGTATTATTATATAATTGAGATTCACAAAATCCTATAACATTATTGCTATTTTGTATAAAGATTAATAATCTAAATAATATAAATAATTTCATAATTTTTTATATATTGATATACTTATTGAGTTTAGATTTTTAAATAATATTTTTAAATTGTTTTTTATAAAAATATTATAAAAATTATATTATTTGTAATTTAGAACCTATAAATTTAAAATAATTATTATTATATGCTATATTTCTACTTAATGCTTTTACTAAAGTTTTATCACTTATATGTAATTTTTTAATACAATCATATTTACATATAAATTCTTGAATGAGTTGTTGTTCACTATTATATTGACCAATACCATTTTTATATAAACATATTTCTCTCAAATTATGTTTATTTAAAAAATCAGATTTTAATTTTAAATCACAATCTGATAGTAAAATATAATAATAATCATTAATAAGACTATTATTTTTTACATGATTATCTAATGCAGATGAAGAAGAAAAATTATTAGCCAATGCTGCAGTTTTACGATCTAAATATACATTTATAATTTGTGTTTTGTCTTTATCTAGTTTTGCAATATAACCTAAATTTTGAACTTTGGTTTTTTTTGTAGGTTGAATATTATTAATTATATATGGATCTAATTCTCTATCAACATATAACCACCTATAACCATGATATATTGTATTTTCTGCAATTGCTTTATTAATACTTGGTCTTTTAATTTGATAGTTTTCTCTCATGCATTCGGATACAGAATCATATACTTTTATTAAACTGAGAGTCTCTGGATTAATTTGCTGAAGTCGTGGACCTAATGTTACCAATGGTTGATTAAAATTTGTTGTATTTTTAACTTCTTGAAGATTTAGTTTTTCTAATATTGTTTTATTCATTTTTTCTAAATTATCTATTTTATTTAATAAAATGTCATTATTTGTGTTATTATTTTTTATTAATTCTTCAATAAATGAATTAATATTTCCATTTTTATTTAATTCATTTAATAAATTCAGTTTTTCGCATTCTAATTTTAATTTTTCTACTTCATCATTATTATTTTTTTCAAAATATTTAATGTTATTATCAATAATTTTTAATAACATTTTATAAGATAGTTCTTTTCCGATTAAAAATAATTCACGTTCATTTTTATGTTTAGCCAAATCAGTGACTCTATTACATCTAATACTTTCATGGTTATGTAAAAAACTTTCAAAATCTTTACTTTTATATACAAAAAAACAATCTAGCAATAAGCATTCTTCATAATGTGATTTATGTTCATTAAAACGTCCTAATATACCTCTGCGACTTTCTCCAATTTTAATAACATATTCTCCATTATTATAAGATTTAACTTTAATAATATATATTAATGATTCACTATTTCCAAATTCTTTAAGTAAAATTTTTTGTCTTTCTAATGCTTTTTCTTTGATTAATTTATCTTCATATTCTTTTTTCTTTTTTTCTTCAACTTGTTGTAACTCTTTTTTTTTGTTTTCTTCAACTTTTTCTAATTCATTTTGCTTAATTAATAATTTATTTTTCATTTCAATTGCTTCTTCTTCTAATACTTCTTGAATCAATTCTTCCATTTTAAGATAATATTCATGAATTTCATCTGCTTTTTTTGTTCCTGCTTTTAAACATAATGATTTAAAGGTTTTAACATTTAAATAATATTTTTCAGAATTATGACCACCACTACCTTTAGTTTTTGCGACTGCGTCTGCGGTTGCAAAATTATTGTTATTACTAATTGAATATTTTTTACTATAGTCTTTGTTTAATATAAAGTTTTTTTCTAAGCAAATAGTTGCATTATATTTTCTATTAAAACCCAACCATTTCCATATACTATCTAAATCAACAATATAATCATCTGTTTTATGATAATTTAAATAACTATAAAAACTTGCTATAAATAATTGTTGTTGTGATTCATTAAAAGTGTTTTTTACTTTATTTAATAAATTATTATTATGTGTTTCATTTAGTTTTGTAATAGGATTATTTGTAATTAAATCAACAATATTGAATGAAGTCATTTTTATAATATTATTTATTGCTATTTCTTTAAATTATTTTTGTTACAATAATTTTGTTTCAAAAAAAAGAAGTAAAAATTTTTAAGTTATTTTTATTTAAAATGTAAAAATAAAAATAACACTTAAATCTAATTCGAATAGGCTAATCCACCCATACCACTCATGATACGGAGGACATTGTAGTTGACAGCGTAGACACGGACTTTCGCGGTGTTAACACCTTGGACGGTAGCATTGGAAAGAACTAATTGTAAAGTGGCGTTGTCAATACGTGAGAAATTGCATGTGCCACTGGGTTGATGTTCTTCAGGTCTAAGGGCAAAAGAGTAAACATTGATACCTGTGTCAGGCGCACGGGTGTGGTGTTGGAAGGGTTGAACTAAGTCGAAGTATGTACCTTCACGCTCCGAGAAGCGATCTTGGCCATTTAATTGTAATTTGGCAACAACAACTGGATTTTCACCCCAGCAGTGCATGTCTAACGCAGTTTCGGCTAAGACGAATGTACCAGCATCAGAGACACCTGATTCGGTCATATTACCGGTACCTGTGGCAAAACCAGTTGTTGGTTCTAATACATTGGCAAATGGATCTTGGAACATACCACCACTTGTATTATTAATGAATTCACCATTAGACGCAACATTTGCAGCACCACCGAAGGCATGAACCGCATTTGGTAAAGCATCTAAGGCATCAGTGTAATTGAAAGGTTGGGCACCTAATAAGTGGTTTAAGCCTTGGTTAGCTTGTAAAGACGCGCAATAGTCAACATTGGCATCAGGTTGAACAACCCAAATTAATTCTTTGCAAGGGTGATTTAAGTTAAGTTTAATTTTGTTTGACGATGAACCAACCGATTCATCACCGGTGAATTGTAATTGTTCAATTAAGTATTCGTGGGGATTTTGAGCCATACGGCGACGTTCATCAGTATCTAAGAAAATGTAGTCAACAAAGAGCGAAGCAGCCGCTAATGATTGTTTGTAAGCATCTGCAACTTTCTCGCCAGTACCATTTAATGAATTAACCGCCCATAAGCATTCTTCAATATTGCGAATATCTAAGTTAATTTTAACTTCGTGATATTGTAAAGCAATTAATGGTAAAGCAAGGCCGGGGTTACGGCAATACCAGAATTGAAGTGGGACATATAAAGTGGTTTCTGGAAGAGCATTACGAGGAGCGCAAACTTGGCGAACACCATCAGCTGAGCAAGGTCCATCAACATTCGAGAAAGTTGGGTCGCAAACGTATGTAAGTTGAGTGGTGTTACCAATCATTTTGTAGTAACCACGTTCTTGTTCTTTCGATAAAGTTAATTGATTCCAGATGTGCATCCAGTCACCATATTGACGATCAATGCGTTGACCACCAATTTCAACTTCAACTTGGGAGATTAATTGTTCACCTGGCGAGTCTAACCATCTGGCATATACACTGTCGCCATGACTTTGATTAATTTCTGGAAGAGTGATTTGTAAATAGGTGCGATAAGCTAAGTCACCATTGCGCGATATGGTGCAAGTAACACGGCGACCGAAGTCAGCTTGTCCGTTGAATGTTTGTTCAATGGATTCCATCGCGAAGTTAGTGTGACGACGATAGGTTACTTTCCAGAAAGTAATTTGAGGATTACCGGTTAAATAAACATCTTGCGCCCCGTAGGCAACTAATTGCATAAGACCTCCAGCCATTTTTTATAATAATAGTAAAGAAAAAAATATTTGTAAAAAACAATTTATTAATTATATTTTTTAATATTTTTTTAATTAAAACTAATAATTTTATTAATATTATATTATAATTATGAATAAAAATAATTTACAAAATAAAACATGTACATTGGATAAAAAGCATGCTGAAATGGTAGAAAAATTTAAAAATAATGAAGAAAAAATTATACCAAAATTATTAAATGACATAGAAAAAAATGAAATAATGCTAAATAAATTAATTAATAAAAATAGTAATAATAAAAATAGTAATAATAAAAATGATAAAAATGATAAAATTGAAAGTTTACAAAATACTATTAATAATTTAAAAAAAAAAATTGTAAATTTAAATAATGAAAAAAAAAATTATTATTTGAAAAATGCTAAATATATATTTGAATATTTTGAAGATAAACAAAATATAAATAATTCAAATAATATTAATAATAGTAATAACAATAATAATATTATTAATAATTTTTTTAACATAACAGATGATAATAATTTACATAGTAATAAAAATAATTTAGAACATTCGGAAAATAGAAATAATTTTATTAATAAATATTTTTATAATATTGACAATAATTATTTAAATTACAATAATTTTGTTTATGAATCTGATATATGTACTAAATGTAAAAAAGGTGAAATAATATATGTTGAATCTGAAGGTATTAATATATGTAATTATTGTTCAAAAACAAGTAAATATTTAATTGAAAATGATAAACCATCATATAAAGATCCACCCAAAGAAGTATCTTTTTATGCATATAAAAGAATTAATCATTTAAGAGAAATTTTAGCACAATTTCAAGCAAAAGAAAGTACTAATATACCAGATAATATATTTGAAAATATTAAAAATCAAATAAAAAAAGAAAGAATATTATTAAAAGATTTAACAAATAAAAAAACAAAAGAATTATTAAAAAATTTAGGGTATAATAAATTTTATGAACATATTCCATATATAAAAGATAAATTAGGTATTAAACCACCAGTAATGACTTCAGAATTAGAAGATAAATTATGTAATTTATTTAATGAAATTCAAAAACCATATGCAAAATATTGTCCCAAAGATCGAGTTAATTTTTTGAATTATTATTATACATTATATAAACTATGTGAATTAATTAATGAGCGTTCATTTTTACCATATTTTCCTATGTTAAAAGATCGTGAAAAAAGAATAGAACAAGATCAAATATGGAAGAAAATATGCGAAGAATTGGGATGGAAATTTATACCTACAATATAAGCGGGGTTAAGCACTACGTTTTTAAAAATTTTTTTCATAATTCTCTCAAATATATTTTTATTATTTATTAATTTTTTAAATAAATAATAAAATTCTATATTTTCAAACTGATTCTTTTACATATGTTTCTTTGCATAATTTTTTTATTACTTTTTCATCTATAGAATCTGTAGATTTTCCGATTGTTGATATTGTTTTTGTAAAATAATCTGAATTATCTTCATTATTCATAAAATTTGGTTTTAATGTTTTCCAATTCACTAATGCATCATAATTTTTTGAAGAAGTTTTTTTTATAGCATGTTTTATTTTTTCTTTATTATTATCTTTTTCCCAATTATCATTTTCTTTTATATATAGCGTCTCTCGTTTTATATCAGTGCAATGCATTGGTCTCTCATAAATTGAAAGTTTACTCATATTATCTATTATTGTTTTACTTATTCCATCTGCTAAACCATTTTGTTTCGTAAAATCTAATTGTTCAAATGTAACATGCAACGATTTTACAAAATCACTTAGGTTTATTGCATCTTTGCATTGTTCATTTAAAAACACGTGTATATTGAATTTCTGATTATTATTTATTGTGTTATTATTACCTACTTTTGGTATTAATTCACTAATTTGTGTTTGTTGTTTATTTATTTGATTTTGTTGTTGGACAATAATATCTTTTAATTCTTGATTATCATTTAATAATTTTAATACTACATCATTTGATAAAGTTAATTTATTATTTGAAATATCATCTGGTTTTATAATATAATTACATTTCTTCTTATGAACACATAAACCTTGTTTATACTTATATTTTTTACCACATTCACATGTAAAAAGGTGTTGTGCTACTTTTTGCTCCTTTTGGTCATTATTAGTCATCATTTGGTCATCAAGTAGCCGTTTTTTGTGTTTATCAGTTGTTAAATGTTTTTCAAAATTTGATTTTTTATTGCATTTATAGTCACATATTTTACAATAAAAAGATTGTGTTACTTTTGCTACTTTTGAGTCATCATCGGTCATCATTTTATATAAATATAGAAAAAGTTCTAAATGAATTTTTTATTGAATTTTAAAATATGGTTAGAAGATTTAATTCTATTTTTTTTACTTTTTATAATCTTAAAGGTAATAAAATATGAAAATATACATAATTTGATGTTTTTTAAAAGATTTTTATATTATTTCATTCATTTCAAAAATGGACATTCTTAAAAATGTCTAATTCCAAAAAAATTGCCAATTTTTTTTTACTTTTTTAAACACACTTTTTAAGCATTTAATTTTATTTTTTTTTTTATTTAAAAAATTTATTATTTATTTAAAAATATTAAAAATTTAATAAATAATAAATTAATAAATAATAATCAAATGAATACAAGACCAAGTTGGGATGATTATTTTAAACAATTAGTTCAACTTACTTCTAAGCGTTCTTCATGTGAAAAATTACATGTTGGTTGTTTATTTGTAAAAGATAATAGAATAATAGCACAAGGATACAATGGATATATTGCCGGATGTAAACATAAAATGATTATAAAAGATAATCATAATATTGCAACTATTCATGCAGAACAAAATACTATAACAGATTGTGCAAAACGTGGTGTTTCTAGTGATAATTGTATTGCATATATAACACATTATCCGTGTTATAATTGTATGAAATTAATGGTTTCAAGTGGTATTATCAAAATCAAATATATAAATGATTATAAAAATGATCCATTAGTATGTGATTTAGCTGTAGAAGCACAAGTAAATATAGAAAAAATTTGAATTATTAATTAAAAATTTTATTAATAAATCTTTGATTATGATTACTTATATCTTTTTTTTTTCTATATTTTTCTAAATCTAACTGTTTACTATTATGTCTTCGGAGGAACGCCGTGTAGGCCTTAATGACATTATTATTTATAACCCTTAATGGGGGGCAATGATGGCGGCGGCGGGGTGGCGGCGGCGGTGGTGATGAAAGGCGAGGACGAGGACGAGGACGAGGACGAGGACGAGGACGCGACCGTAGCGATGGCCGTGGCGATGGCTGAGGCGACGGCAGAGGAGATGGAGGCGGTGGCGGCGGCAGTGGTCGTGGTGACGGCAACAAGTCAGATCGTGGCGATGACTGGGGCGATGGTGGTGGTGGGCTCGGTTGGTGGGACCGGCGGGAGCGGCGGCGGCGGGACCGTGCACCCCTCAGATTCGCCCCACTTCCTAATTTGAAATTATTTTTTTTACTTCTTTTTAAATTTCTTCTTTTTTTTAAAAGTTTTTTTTTTGAAGTTTTCTTTTTTAGATTTTTTTTTCTAAAAGTCTTATTTTTAAATAATTTTCTTGTTCTTGTTCTTGTTCTTGTTCTTCTTCTTGTTCTACCCATTTTATATATATTATATAAAATTCAATATATATATTATGATATATATATAAAAATTTAATAATTATTTACATAAGTAGTTAAATTGCTAATTACGTTATTAATAACAAAAAATAATACTCCAAACAATGCACTATTAAAGAAAAAACCATATAAATTCATATTTCCATCATTTTTAAATAAAGAAGGTAGTATTTTTTTTATAAACACTCTGAAATATGGTAATTGAAATATAAAATATAATAATGATACAATTAAAGGTAATTGTATTGTACTATAAAATTGCTCTAAATTATTTTGATAAATTATTTGCTTATTATTTTGATTTACTAATTGTTCAGGTGTTTGCATATTTTGTATATAATCTTCATGGCTGGGTGGTGGAGGTACAAAATTTGGTTTTATTTCAACATCATTAGCATTTTGTGTAGGATTCATTGGTATATCGCGTGAAGGTAGTTGTGTAATACCTTGACTACTTGCTTTTTGTAATTGATTAATTAATTCATTATAATTAGGATTATTTTGTACAACATTATTTGTTTCTTGACCTAATGTTGTATTAGAATTTATATTTTGATTAATATTAAGATTGGAATTAGGATTAGGATCTTGATTCATAATTTGAGTAGTTGCTTCATTTAGTGTATCATTTTTAGTAAGTATTATATTATTTTGATTTTGTTGCATATTTTGTTGTAAAAGATCATTTTGATTATTATTATTAGTTGTTGGTAATTGGGATATTGAAGTTACATTATTTGATTCCATAATTATTATACTAAATAAACTATTTATTTATTTATTAATTTACGCAAATTTTATTATTTTTTGCGGGAAAATCGCCCCGCCCACGATTACTATACAAAAAAATAACTTTATGGGGTTACAAAAAAATACTTTTATCTAAATCGCATGACAAGTGATTTTCCCACTATTTACGCAAATTTTATTGTTCTTTCCATAGTACCACATTTAATATTTTCTTCATCTAACATATAACATTTACTGAAATTTGAATCAAATGAAAATATTTGATTTCTTAAATCCGATTGTTGTGGTCCAGAAAAATTATAACAATTTTTACCTTTACAAAAATTTCTAAATAATGTAGCTAATCCAAGTCCAAAAATTATTGATAAAATTATTTTTCCACGTTCGGTATACATTATATTATTAATAACTCGATTAAATCCTTTATTTAACATAAAAATTAATTATATATTAGAAAATATAAAAATTATTTATTATATTTTCTAATGTGTATCTATATTATTTATTAATAATTATTGTATTGGAATATTTTTAATACTTGTTTTTTTAGCTGGACATTTTACTTCTTTTAAATTATATTTAAAACAATTATCTGCTTTATCTTTATATTCTATTTTATCAAAATTAGATGTTGTTGGATATATTATAATTTGTTTTCTATCATCATTAAAATATATATATATTAAACCAGCAAATAAAGCTAATAAAAAATATTTAAAATTTATAATTTTTAATAAATTCATATTCTATTTATATTAATAAAATATTATAATATTTTATTATTAATTATGAATTATTAATTATGAATTATTAATTATGAATTAATATTTCCGAATCACTATGTAAATAATTTTCTTGTATTAAATATTTATAATCATTATCTGGATCTTTTTCAATAGCATTATATTTATAATTTTTATTTAATATTTTTTCATCTATACTAATTATATTTGTTATATAATAACTAATTGCATTATTTAAATATTTATTTTCTTTTGTATTATAATACAAATCTAATATATCTTTAAACTCAATTATATGAGTATGTTGTTGTACTAATAATTCTTCTAAATTTATTTTTATATTTTCATTATCATATATATTAACATATTTTTCAAATAATTTATTATGTTCTCTTTGTAATTCTGTTAATTCTGATTTAATTTTTTCAAAATTTTCAACAGCTTTATCTTCTTCAATATATTTAAATATATAATTTAATTTTGATAATATTATTTCTTTTTTTTTTATATTTATATTATCTTCAATAGTTAATAAATCATCTTTTAAATTTGTAAATTTTTTTTTACTAATATTGATATTAAGATCACATGGAGTGACTTTATTTCCACAAAATGCCTTTAAATTAGTATTATTTATTTCAAATATTGTTCCTCCTTCATTTTTACAATTAATACATTTAAATTTAGTTTTAGCTAAAAGTCGTTTTTTAACATCTATTAAATTATCTGATTCTATAATTTTTTTTTTTGTACTTTCTTTATATTTCTCATATCTTTTTTTTAATATATAAAAATCTCTTATTTGGTCCAAATATTTATCATATATTTCATCTGATTTTGAAACAGAATTTGAATTATTTTTTAAATTTGAATCATTTTTAGAAGTAGCACTACTTAAACTTTTATTTGACATATTTAATATTATACATTAGAAATATATTTTTTTATGTAATAATTCCGCTTCTGGATGATTGCTATAATCCGGTAAATTAGTTATCATATTATTTTTTATTCTTTGATTATTTTCAATATTTGCTTTATTATAATAAACTAATTTAGACATTATATATTGTTTGTCTTTTAAATTTTTTTCATATTTTTGTATACTATTTTTACCTCCATTATATTTAAATAATAATAAAATAGTTAATACTATTATAAACAATAAAAATAAACCTATATTATAAAAAAAACTAAAATTATTATTTTTAATAGTATTACAATTTTTTAATACATTTTTTAAAAAAAATTTTACATTTGGTGTTATTAATTTTGGATCTATACTATTTTCTATTTTATTATAATTTATACTTAAATTTAAATAATCATCTTTATTTTTATCCATTATTTATATGTATTATTTAAAAAAAATAATTTATACATATAAATATAATTAATAATGTCTAGTACCTCTAATTCTGATGATACTATTGATATAAATAGTGGTGCAACAGAAACAAATGGGGGTGCATCTCCCTTATCCAATATTATTTATTTTATATTATTAACTATTATTTATTCTGTAGTAACCATTGCTTATTTATATACTGGTAACACTCTGGAATCGTTAAAACAAAATTCTAATAATAAAATCTTTTTATTAATATATATTGCATTTTTATTAGCCGGAAATTATTATTTAAATTTAAAAACAGCTAAAATAATATGTAGTGATACAGAACTTTCTTCATTATATTCTCAAGTATTATTAATAACAATAGCACCTTGGATTTTAATTTTTGTAATTTTATATTTTATTTTAGAATTATTTAATGGTTGGATAACACCATTTTCTAACACAATTGGTTATCTTGTTGCTAGTTTTCTTGGTGTTAAAAAAACTATTACTAAATTATTAAATAAAAATTCATCAAAAGATTTATCACATGTTTTTAAAAATATAGATAATCATAATGAAAGATTTATTAATGAATTTTCAACAGATTTAGTAGAATATGGTGAGTTTATTGAACAATTACATAAGGATAACATATTTATAAGTAGTGATTTAGAAAATAATCCAAATATAATAGAATTATATAAATTATTAAGTATTAAAAATATAATAGGAAGATTGGTATGGTATATTTTAGCCGGTTTATTAATTTGTTCTGTTACATATAATTATATAATTAATATAAAATGTTCTTCTTCTTTTTCTGGTAATAAATCACAAATATCCGATTTATATAATCAATAAAATAAATAAAATAAATAAAATAAATAAAATAAATAAAATAAATAAATTCAAAAATAATATTTAAAAAATGACATTATTAAATTGTATATAAAATAATACAGCTAAATATGAAAATATTGAAAATATAATTACAAATAACCATATTGGTAATATTGTCTTGTTTTTATATCCTAAACCAAATTCTCGTACTTTTCCATTTTTTGTAAATGCTATTTCTGGTTTAATAACTATTAATAATATAAACATTAATATAAAAAAAATCATTGAAACTAAAGTTATATTTTTATTAAAAAATTGTTTAAGCATAATTAATATTATATAAAGAAAAATATAATATTAATTTTACTATTTTTATAATATTTTATTTTTATTTCTATTATTTTCTATTTCTATTTTCTATTTTCTATTTTCTATTTTCTATTTTCTATTTTCTATTTTCTATTTTATTTAAAATACATTATGATGAGTAGCAAGTTCCTGCCCAAGCATTCCCATAAATCCAATCATAGCAAGTCGACCATTATTAAGCTCTTTATTTAATAGATCATCACTAACTTGACTAACATTAACATTAAACACATTTCCAGGCTGATAATCTTCTTTAAGCATAAATGTTGTTTGCGTTTGAAATGGATTAACCCACCCACGACCCATGCGCACAAGTTCATATGAAGCAAGACCTAGCCAAAATGGCGCTTGATGATAAGTATCCATAGATGCTAAATAATTAATACCAAGCATAGAATCATCTTTATCCATTAGTTCAACAAATGGAATAAATGCTGTTGCAAGCATAGCGGCACGACCATGTTGAAGTTCTGCTTCACGAGTAAATTTTACACGATTTTCACTCTTATTCTTAAGAACATTTAGTGGATCAAAATTTTCAATTGGAGGTGTTGAACCAACATACTTAAATGTCTTAATTAAAGGAGCTTTCATAATAAGCGCGTCAGTCATCATCATCATCATCATCATCATCATCATCATTGTAGTTTGCATAATATATACTTTATAATGTATTTAAATCTTTAAATATTTTTAAAAATCTATTTTTATTTTTATTTTTATTTTTATTTTTTATTTTTTTAATCAATAATCATATTCATAATCACTACTATAATCATCATCATCTGGTATATTATTCATATTATATTCTTCATCTTCTATTTCTTCAGCTCTTGCCATTTCTTCTTCAATATCCATTTTATATATTTCTTTGTTCATATCTGTAACATTACTTTTTTTATTTAATAAATGTTCTTTTAATGCTTGTTTTTCTAATTCTGCACGTTCTTCGTCATAATTTTCTTTTACATATTGTGTTAAACCTTTTTGTAAACCTTTACTCCATTTTTCTAATTTATTATTTTTAAATATTGTTTCAATATCTCTTTCTTCTTGTGTTAAATCTTTTAAATAATCTGTAATTAAATCTTTTTCTTTTTCTTTTGTTATTAATATATTTTGTTTAACTTTATTATAAGAATTACTAATTAATTTATAATGTTGTTTCATTATACCAAAAAATGTTAATAAATAATTTATAATAGTATTATTTATATCATTTTTAACAGATTCATCAATGTCAGGTAATAATAATAAAAATTCTTCTGAATTTGCAATATCTAAAATATCATTTATAATATTTAAAAATATAAATTTATAAAAACTTTCTATAAATAATTTATCAAAAACACTATATAATGTTATAGTTTTTTTATAATCTTTTATTTCAATATTATTTTTATAATGTGTATTATGTAATAATTCAATAAGAATTTTAGTTTTATTTTCTACAATTTCAAATATTTTATTAAATTCTGGAAATACATTGCTACTCATTAATGGTAAATAATATTTTTTTAGTATATTGTATATATCATTATTATGAACTTCTGATAAATTCCAATGTTTTGGCACGTCATTATAATTAATATTTTTATTAGTTATTATATTTGGAAAAATTTTTAATAAATTATTTATATAATTAATTACAAAATTATGATCATTTATTGTAAAATTAATATTTAATGCATCTTCTATTAGTAAATAATTTTGTTTGCTTAATGTACTATTTCTTTTAATAGATGCCAATATATTATTTTTGGTAATATTATTATTAGATAAAATATAATTTTTTATTTCTCTTGTTAATGAACCATCACTCATTAAAGTATAACTATCTAGAACTTCTTCTAATTTATTTGTTATTTTTTCATAAAATAATTCTTCTTCCTGATTTTTATAGTTAGTAAGTATATTTCTAATAATTTCAAAATTTGATATTATTTTTTTATTATTTACTATATTAATATTTCTTTTATTAATTAAATTTAATAAATCTTCAAAATTACTTTTATTATAATTTTTACCTTGTGATTTTAAATTACTAATTGCCTCATTAATATCTATATTTTTTAAAATTTCAGTTGGTTTATTTAAACATATTGCTTTTAATTCATCATCAATTGGTAAATTATTATTAAAATTACAATAATATATAAATGATTTATAAATTGTCTTTTCACTAAAATAATTATCTAATTTTGGATAAGTTAATTTATTATTTTTATTATGATAAATTATTGATGCTTTATTTAATTCATTTATTCCATTTTTTAATATTTTATAAACACCCAACAAAGAATTTTTTTCAATAATAGTTTTATCATTATTATTTAAATAACTATATACATTTTTTTCATCATAACAACACGAATTTTCTAAAAATAATATTTCATTATTATTTTTTAGAATTAAATCTTGTTTTAAAATTATATTTTCTATACTTTCTAATATACTAATACTTAAAAAAAATATTTTTGAATTTATTACATCATAATCATTATTTATTTTTGCTTTTTTAATATTTTCTAATACATAATCATTAAAATCACTACTCAATGGTAACAATTCTTTAGAATCTATTTTTACTAATTTTAATGGCGGATAAAAATAATGCCACTTTATTTCTTCATCAACTATATTTACAACATTTGATTCTTCCGATTTAATATATTCTTTTTTTATTTCTATTAATTCAACAATATCTTTATTTGTTAATATAAATTTATCTATAACACTTGTTATTTTTTTAACTAATACACTTTCATTTATTTTTAATATACTATTCCATGGTTTTATAGAACTTTTCATTTTGCATGCAATACAGGATATATATACTATATTTTTATTATCATCTATTAATGGATATCCGTCAAAAAATCTTACACATCCTGGGAAAGTTTTTTTTGCACTTATTTTTGGAATATTTATTAATATGCAAATAATAATAAAACTTAATGTTAATACTAATAATGATAAATTATATGTTTCTTCATAATCAGGTAACTTTTTAATTTTTCCTTCTTTTTTTGCTGTTTCTAATATTAATTTGTCATATTGTTGTTTTGAAGGAACAGTTTTATTTATTAATTTCATGACATTTTGTATTATAAATTCTTTATGATTATCTAAATTTATATCCATATTATTTGTTAAACCATTTATTATATATTTAATCATGTTTATTGTGCTGTTTCCACTATCTTTTTCTTCATTAAACAAATTAAATTCTTCAATTAATTCTTTTGTATTTAATTTAAACCCCTTTTCATCATACCCTTCATCGCTACTAAAATCTATATTTTTAATTATATAACCACTATGTTTATCTACCCAATAATTATTATCATCACTTATTGTTCCTTGATTTGCACATATAGTATCCAATTCCAATAAATAATCTCCTTTACTTAAAAATACATTTGCTAATTTTAATAAAAAATCTGGTATTAATTTAACTCCTGTATTATTACAATATAACCATTTTTTATCATCATTATTAATTGCTTCACGTGTAAATCTTAGACAAAAGGTTTTTATTAAAACTTGCCTTTTATTAAAATCTGGATAATTTAATATATAATCTCTCAAATTTTCATATGGAGAACTAATAATTTTTAAATTATTTAAAATACTATTTAATTTTAATAAATTATTATTAGTACTATAATCCCTCTTTTTTTTTATTTTTGAAATATTATTTAAATATTTTTTAGACTTTTCATAACTAATATTTAATTTTTTTTTTATTTCTTCAATACTTATATCATACTCTATATTAAAAGTTTTAAGTATTTCATCTACATCTTCTCTCATACTTTTATTCAAAACTTGTGATTTATTTTTACATTTTTCATCTTTATAAAGACAGTCTTTATTTGAATCACAAAAAATTTTATTTGAATCTATATAAAAATTATCCTTAAACTGTTCATCAATTATCCATATATTATCTTTACGAATATATATAACATTTTTATTATTTACTTTATCTATCAATAAACAATAATCTCCGTCTATTACTTCCTTTTGTTCTTCAATAATTGCCTTTGCTTCTCTCAGTGCTTGTTCTTTTGTCATATTCATTTTATTTTCTATTTCTGTTTTTAAAAAATTTAAAAACTCTTTAGAATCCATACTTTCTTTTTGATTTGAATATTCATTTATTAAACCATAATATGTATTATCATATATAACATCAAAATAAATTAATTTATTATTGTCTTCATTTAAATCATCTAACGATTTATATTTTTTACTTAAAAAATATTTTTCACAATTATTTGAATCTAATTTTTTATCTTCTTTTATTGTTTTATCTTTTTGTTTTATAAAATTATCCAACAAATTTGATACAATTAAATCCATTATTGTTTTATTTAAATTATTAAATAAAAATGCTCCTCCATCTAGTTTTATAAAATGACTATATAATTCATCATTATTATATAATTCATTATCAATATTATAATTATTAAACAACTCTGTTTTTAATTCTTTTGAAATTAAATTAAATGAATTTTTATATATAGTTTTTAAATATTTATTATTATTACTATTTAATTCACTTATTAAACTAGTTAGTTTATTATTATTACTTTGTTTTGTTTTAATATAATTAATTATATTAGATTCTAACATATTTTTAATAATATTATAATTTGCATCATGTAGATCATTAAATGTTATATTAAATATTTGTAAATCATTATTCAAACTATTATTATTTACATATTGTTTATTATTATTAAAAAACTCTATTATATTATTTGTTGTGGGAATAAATGATTCCAATAAATGATTATAATATATTGAATAATCACTATCAATTATTGAATTTATAGTAAAACTATTTATATTATTAAATAATTCATTATTTTTGTAAATATTATTATTAGTATTTATAAATTGTTCTTTATCAAAATCATCTATAATAAATTTATTTATTATACTATTTTTATTTAATATTTTAAAATAATTAAGATAATTTAGATTTAAACTACTTCTCTCCAATATAGAAGTATATTCTAAATTTATTTTTGAAAAATTCATAATTGTTTGGGGTAATGTTAAAAAACCACCTATTGTTATTTCATTATTATAAATAAAATCTTTTGTTATATATTTTTTTTTATTGCCTACATCACTAGTATGTTTCATTTTTATATTAGTGCCAAAATGATCTATAACAAATGATTTTTTTTCTAATTTTCCTTTATTTATTACAATACTTTGAAAATCATCAAAATTATCATTTAATATATGCATATTATTATTTAATGATTTCTTAACATTATAGTTATTTACATTATTATCAAATTTCTCATATAATTCATTTATATATTTTTCATAAGTATATAAAGTATCTTTTGATGATTTTTTTTCCCATTTTTTAGAAATACTTATTAAGTCTTCAATATATTTACCTGTTTCATTTTTAACATAATTATTATCAATATCATCGTCTAAATCATCAATATATATATTTCGTTTATATAAACCAATAGGAAGCAACCAATACAATTTTTTACTTAAATTTAATAAAACTTCTTTTAAAGGTTTATAAAAATTATTTTTTTCTTCTTTCATCGATGGAATATTATTTAAATCAAAATCTGAATAAAGATTTCTTAATTCTTTAAATCTAATGCTTTCTAAAAATATTCTATCTTTTATAATATCATCCAAATTTTCTTTTTTTATAGAATTTAAATTACTATCTAAATAATCTTCTATTTGCTCATCTAATAAATAACGTTTTTCTTTATCTGGAACTTCCACATTATAATATATTTCTTCTGTTTTTTCACCAAATTCTATATTATCCAATATTATTTCATTAAATTCATCAAAATTATTCACATTTAAATCGTCATCATAATCTTTTACATTTTGTAGACTAATTTTGTCTATTTTATCATCATTTATTTCTTCTTCTTTTATATCACTTTTTTTTATTTCACTAATATCTTCTTCGCTTGATCTCAATACTATTTTTTCAATATTTAGATTTTCAGGAATTCCACTATATGCAAAATCTATAAAATAAATTTTATCACTTTTAATATCTTTAATTTCTATCATATCATCTTCTATATTAACAATTTTACCATTTAATATAAATGGTAATTTACCACCAAAATATATACTTATTATTTTATCAATTGTTATATTATTTTGTTTAATATAACTTGGAGATTCATGTCTAAACAATAAATGAATCTTTTTTATAGATTCTTCTAAAAATATTTTATTTTTAAATTCTAATGTTAAAGAATTTACTTCATTTTTTAAATTTATTTTTTCACTATTTATCAAATCTATAATAAATATCTTTTCATGTAAATTAGAATTAGTTGGAGCTTCAAATTTAATTATATCACCTAATTGTAAATTTATATTATTTGTATCATTTTCACTTGTCATTATAATTATACTTATACTATAATTATAATATATTTATTAATTATAAATTTATTAATGAATTTTAATTTAATTTAATATTTTATTAAATTAAATTAAAGATATTTTTTTTTATATTAATAACGTTAACATGTATACAAATAATATTGAATTAAATTTAAATGATGTTTATAATAGTGATCCTGAAAAATTTATTAATAAAAAATATACATTTAATAATTCTGAATATAATATTATAAAATACAATAAAGAATTACTTACTAAATATAAAGATAATGATGAGGAATTTAATATTATGTCAAAATATAGATCAGTTATAATACAAAATAACAAAGTAATAGCATATAGTCCAGGCAAATCAATTAATTATGAAAAATTTATAAAAAAATATAGTATTAATAATTCATGGGTAGAAGATTTTATTGACGGAACAATGATAAATGTTTTTTATGATAAAATAAATGAAGTATGGGAAATTGCAACAAAATCTAGTGTTGGAGGTAATATTAGTTTTTTTAATGATACAAAAAATTACAATTATTTTGTTAATACTGAAAATAATAATAATAATAATAATACTTTTCGCTCTATGTTTTTTGAAGCATGTAATTTTAATAATTTTAATTTAAATACTTTAAATACTAATTATACTTATACTTTTATTTTACAACATCCTTTTAATAGAATAGTTACACCTATTACAAGTCCAATTATTTATTTAATTAAAATATATGAAATTATTAATAATGTACAAGAAAATAAAGCAATTATTAAAGAATTAAATTTACAAAATTTTATAAGCAGTTCCCCTTATATTTTTTTAAATACTGGCGTTAAATTTATTAACAAATATGTTATTGATGAAAATTTTGATAGTATTAAAAATTATTATACCAGTAAAGAAATACCTTATTATTGTGTTGGTTGTATGATATATAATGAAGACGGTACACGTAGTAAATTAAGAAATAATAACTATGAAATTGTAAGAAAATTACGAGGTAATCAACCTAAATTACAATACAATTATTTATATTTAAAACAAGAAAATAAAATAAAAGAATTTTTACGCTATTACCCAGAACATAGTTTTATTTTTAATAAATTTAAAAGTAAAACATTTCAATATACAAATGAACTTTTTATGAATTATGTTAGTTGTTTTATTAGAAAAGAAAAACCTTTAAAAGAATACGAATTTCAATTTAAAACCCATATGTACAAATTACATGAAAAATTTAAATCCGAACTTAAACCAAATAATAAAACTATTGACAAAAAATTTGTAATAGATTATTTTAACCAATTACATCCAGCACAACAAATGTTTGTTATAAACTATAGCAATGAAACCTCTTCACCTATAGTATCAAGTGAGGAAACTAAAGATGTTGTTATGAACAATGAATCATTTATAATAGTAAATTAATCTCCATCTAATATATCTTTTATTAACATTCCACTAAAAAATCCTGTCATCGCAGATGTACCATAATCATTATAATAAGGACTTTGGCCAAGTAATATTACTCGTGGTCTCTGCTGATTATTATGTAAATATAATTCATTATAACTTGGTAAATAATCATCATATAATGGAGAACCAACCGGAATATTATTAGAATTATCTAAATTATGATGTATTGGATATACTGTTGGTATTGTATTAATATATACTTGATCATTATATTTTTCATTTTTAGTAAAAATTTCACAAATATTTCCCATTAATAATATTATAATAAAATAATATTATTAATTATTTTATTATTTATTTTATTAATTATTTAAAATTGCTATAAAAAAATCAACAAAATATTAAATTAGGAAGGATCATAAGGAAACCTAAGGTTTCCCTTAGTATTAAATTAGGAAGGATCATAAGGAAACCTAGGTTTCCTTAGTATTAATCTGTTTTAAAGAAATTTCTAATCTCATTTAGTAAAGTTAAACTAGCATTAACACTTTCTTCAATTAATAATATTATATCATCTTTTTGAATTATTTCTTTAAAACTAATTTTAATAATACTATGTGTATCATGTGGATGTTTTTTTAAAAATCCAACATAATTTAATTCTTTTTTTTCTTTGAAATATACACTATGTAAATAAAATTCTATGATTTTACCAATAGTATAATCTTCATTTTCTAATGTTAAAATATATGTATTTTCCATTGTATCAGTTGCTGGATTGATTAAATCACTATTTTCTTTAAATGAATCTAATGCTAAATATAATTTTTTAATAATAATATTACTAGCTAATTCTAATAATTTATAATTACTATATATTCCAATAGTTTCTATTATAAAATCAAAACTATCTTCAATAAATATTCTTTTTGCATCTAAAAGCATCCAATCTTTTTTCATAAAACTAATTTCATCTTTTGAATATGAGTCTCTAAGTGTTTTTTCCTTAATTTCCCATTCTTCTTTAATTTTTGAACTATCTAAACTATTACCATATGATGCCGTTGATACTACATTAAACATATTATTATCTTTTGCATTACTTATTTCTAATTTTGCTTCTAAATTTATTTCTTCAAAATCAGAATTACTATTTAATGACGGTAACAATCGTACAATATCAATAAAATCACCGCTGATAGGGTCAGGTGGAAATATTTTACTAGTTTCTGATTTTGATAATTTTTTTTCTAATTTAATATTTTTAATTTCAAAATCTTCAGATGTTGCATAAAGTATATTATTTGTGGTATTTTTTTTATTAAGGGTTACAATATAATCCTCTATTGGAAAAGATTCAATATCATCTATATGAATAGGAATACAACTAATTCTTTGTTTAATTAATTCATTATTAAGACGTGTTTTATTACTAATTATATTTACATTATTTTCTTCATGTGGTTCTGTTTTAATAACTACACATGGTATTTCTGATAACAATATACGGCGTATTGCATTAACATAGCTAACATTTATATTACTGATTGTAAATTTTAAAGTATTATTATTTTCTTCTAAATTAGAAATTTTTACTTTTGTTGCCATTATTTAATATATAAATTATTTTTTAATAAAAAATTTATTCAATTTTAATTATTTTAATTATTTTAATTATTTTAATTATTTTAATTATTTTAATTATTTTAATTTATTTAGTTAAAAATAGTTATTAAATAAATATATATTATTTATGAGTTCTATTTTATATTATAGCAATTTTTGTAATAATTGTAAGAATTTATTATCAGAAATTTCCAAATCAAATATTAAAAATGATATACATTTTATTAGCATTGATAAAAGAATAAATAAAAATAATAGTACATATATTATACTTGAAAACAATGAAGAATTATTATTACCACACACCGTTAATGCAGTACCTGCATTATTACTTATAAATGATAATTATAAAGTATTATTTGGGGATTCTATTAAATCATATTTAAAACCAATAAATGAAGTTAAAAATAATATTTCTACTAATTTTAATGGAGAACCTAGTGCGTTTAGTATGGATAATGGATTATCAGGTGTAGTTTCTGATAACTTTAGTTTTTTGGATCAATCTAGTGATGAGTTATCAGCTAAAGGTAATGGTGGATTGAGACAAATGTATAGTTATGCAACAATTAATCATAATGATAAAATAGAAACACCTCCAGATGACTATGTTCCAGATAAAGTAAATGAAGACAGTTTAAAAAATTATGAAAACAATAGAAATACTATTAAATAATATTAAATAATATTAAATAATATTAAATAATATTAAATAATATTAAATAATAATTTATACTTAAAATTATAGTATTAATATTTTAATAATGGAAAATAATATTGCTGTTATTTCAAATGAAATTATTATAGAATTTGGTAGATTATTAAAAGATTTATTAAATGACATACAAACGTCTTTTAATGAAATTTTTGAAAATATTATAACAAAAAATAATGATTATAAAATTATATATGAAAGCAATATAACTATTTTAGAAAATGAAGATTATGATATTAAAGAAACACAATTATATAATAGTATTAAAAATATACATGTTTTTTCTATGAAAAAATTTCCTGAAAAATTCTTTGACATTTTATATCAAAATGAAGAACTTTTTATAAGTAAAGAAAATAGTGAATTACTTCCAAATATATATTTTAGTGAACTATATAATGATAGCATTATAACCACTAGTATTAAAGAAACTATTTGGAAATATTTACAATGTATTTTGTTTTCTATTGTACCAAATATACAAGATAAAGAATCTTTTGGCATGAATAATAAATTATTTGAAGTTATAAACGGAGAAGAATTTAAAAGTAAACTTGAAAATACTGTAAATCAATTAGGTAATTTATTTAATAATTCAACAAATGATTCAACAAATGATTCAACAAATGATTCAACAAATGATTCAACAAATGATTCAACAAATGATTCATCAAATAATACTAATAGTTTTAATTTTAATGATTTTAAAAATTTTGCAAAAAATGATATATCTTTAAATATTGATGATTTATTAAATTCTAATGATGTTTCATTTAATTTTGAAAATATGTTTAATGAAATAAATAATAATACTAATAATACAGAATTTTCTGCAAATTCAATACCAAATAGCAAAACTATTCATGATCATATTAATAATTTAATAAATGGAAAAATTGGATCATTAGCTAAAGAATTAGCAGAAGAAACATCTAAAGATTTAAATATTGATTTAGAAAATCAAGATATAAATAATGTAGGTGATGTATTTCAAAAACTTTTTAAAAATCCAGGAAAACTAATGAATTTAGTAAATAATATTGGTTCAAAATTAGATCAAAAAATAAAAGATGGATCAATTAAAGAAAGTGAATTATTAGAAGAAGCAAGTAGTTTAATGAAAAACATGGGATCTATGCCCGGACTAGGAAATTTTGAAGATATATTAAAATCAATGGGTAAAAATACACCTAAAGGCGGAAAATTTAATAATAATGCTTTTCAACATATGATGGATCAAAATATTAAAATTAGTAAAATGAAAGAACGTATGAAAAAGAAAGCTGAAGCCAATAAAACTGAACAACCAAATTATGAAAAAAATTATTCTGAAACATCAAATAATAATAATAATAATAATAATAATAATAATAATAATAATAATAATAATAATAATAATGATTTAAATAGTTTAAATTCAAATTTAGAATCATTAATGAAACAAATGAATGAATTACAAAATAATAACAATAATAGTTTTATACAAGATTTAATTAAAAATGAACAAAACAAAAACAACAATCAAAATAAGCAAAATAATAATACACAAAATCCTAAAAAAAAAAATAATAAGAAAAAAAATAAAAACTAAAAACTAAAAACTAAAAACTAAAAATAATACAACAACTTATTTTAATAATTATAGTAAAAATTTATTATAAATTAAAAGCTCTATGGATAAAAAAAATTGATTTATAATTACTAAAATATTAAAATTATAATAATTATAAATCAACACAATTATGCAATCATTACAAGAACGAATCGAAAAACTTGAATTGCAAATTTTTCATTTTAAAAATTCAAATTTAAATAAAGACAATATTTATTTAAAAGATTTTCCAAAACCATGGAAAATTGAAAAACCAAAAGGATTACATATTTATGAAAATGGATTGTCAAAAGAAACACGTGATAAATTGTGGAAATTTTTCCATCCTAAAAATGGAAATAATGAACCTGATGTACCAAATATTGAAAATGGTGATTTTCCATGGACACAACGATTTAAAAGATTTCCGCAAACAGCGCATTATAATGGATGGCATAGTGGAAAATATGAAGGTAAAGAAAATCTTAAAATATTTGAAAAAACATATCCTGAATTATACAATGCAGCAAATGAAGCATATGAATTTATAAAAAAACAAAATATTTTGGATATTCCAAATTTAGAATTATTTATACCGGAATCTGTTGCAGTAATGCGACACAAAGCAGGTTGGGGGTTGGGTAGACATTATGATAATGCACAAGATGAAAATACAGGAATTGTTCTTTTAATTACTATTTCTGAAAATGATATTATTCCAAGAAAATTCAATTTTGTAAATGCACCATGCGGAAAAGAATTTACAATAAATACAACCGATTCCCAAATTGTAATTTTTGGCGGACAATGTTATGATTTTTGGCAACACGAATCATTAAGAAACAAAAAACAAACTGGTGAAGTAATATCCCTTACATTAAGATTAGCAAATATATGTGGAAGTTCTAATTTTAATACAACTAATTCTTATAAAAAAGGAGCACCCGCAGCAATGAAAATAGCCCATAAAAGATTGTATAATAAAATTTTTACATAATAAAAATATTATTATATTATTTATTATATTATTTATTATATTATTTATTATATTATTTATTATATTATTTATTATATTATTTATTATATTATTTATTATATTATTTATTATATTATTTATTATATTATTTATTATATTATTTATTATATTATTTATTATATTATTTATTATATTATTTATTATTTTTTATTTTTTATTTTTTTATTTTTTAGTAGTTAAATAAAAATAATTAACAATATATATATAAATGACATTAAATAATATTAATAATGATCCATCTAATAATATTATGTTACAAAATTTAGAAAATAAAATTAATATTAATAATAATACAAAAATATGGTTTAATAATCTTTCTGTTTTAATTGAACAAGATAAATTATTAGAAATATGGCCATGTCAAAATATGTCACGTGAAGAAAAAATCAATGCTATAACAAGGTTAATAATATATCTTACTTTTTTTGGTTTTATTATGACTCAAAATCAAAAAGTTTTAATAAGTGGTATTGTTACTTTAATTATTTTAGTAATAACATATTATATTTTAAATAAAAAACATTTGCAGTTATTAGATAAATTTAATAAAGAATCATTTAGCAATGAAGAAATGTATGAAAATTTAAAACACAATTTTACAAATCCTAATACAAAAAATCCCAATATGAATATATTATTACCTGAAATAAATGATAACCCCGAGCGATTAACTGGAGCTCCATCATATAATAAAGCCGTAGAACGTGAAATAAATGATTCTGTTAAAAATATTGTACGAACTAATTTTAATGATCCTAATATAGATGAAAAATTATTTAGATCAAATGAAAATGAATTTAGTCCGGATGAGTTACAATTTGAACAATCTATGAGACAATTTTATACCACGCCTAATACAACTGTTCCAAATAATCAAAAAGAATTTGCACAATTTTGTTATGGAAATATGGCATCATGTAAAGATGGTGATGTAGAACAATGCTTAAAAAATACATCAAGACATATTAATATGTAAATTATTAATTTTATCTTTAGGAATAATTTACGTTAGTATCATTTAAAAGTCATAAAATTAATAAATAATTTTTATTACAAAAATATTTTTATTACAAAAATAATTTTTATTACAAAAATAATTAAATTTAATATATTATAAAAAAATAATATATTAAACTATTATAAATGACAACTAATAGTAGTGCTTATCCATATACTTTTGATTCTATGTCTAGAATTGGTAATGATAATACTGCCATTGATCAACGCACAATACAAAATATGTCCAATGCTAATCATCATTTAGAAAATTTTTACCCAGCATGTCCTATGAATGAAGCAATGAGTTTTGCTTTAGCCCAACCAAACGTTTTTTATAAAGGATCACATGAAGGAGGCATTAAAGGATGCAAAATTGAAGATAATAATGATCTCAAATATACACATATTAGCCGTCCTGCATGCAAACTTACATTAAATAGTCGCCCATATTTAACTGTTCCATATTTAGGACGTGGTGAATGCGATACTGACAAAGAATTTAATTTAAGATGTGGTGAAAATGCTTTAAATAAAAAAACTGTTAATAATACTATGGAAATGAACTTTTCTGATAAACAAAATTATCCATTATTAAATGAATTAAAAGAATATAATAATAACAGTGCATATCGTATTGAAGATGATGCTTTAAGTGGTTGGCAACGTGGTGGTATGAGCGCGCGCGAATATGCTCGTAGTCAAGATAATAAACACTAAATATTTTATATTAATAGTTAAACTATAATAATAGTTAAACTATAATAATAATTAAAAAGTTATTAATATTATTTTAATATGAATAATATGAATAATATGAATAATATGAATTATAATAGTGAATTAATTTTAACATATAAAATGTTTAAAAAAGAAGAAGATTGTAATTTATGTTATCAAATTCAATTATTACAAGCATTTAATATGCTAAAATATGATGACTTTATTTTGCAAAAAAATATAGAGACTATTTATGAACTTCTAAAAAATGATACTAATATAAAAGAAATATTACTAATTATTTCTGAAAAAATGAAAACTTATATATTTTTTAGTTCAATAGAAAATAATAACAAAATAGTTATATTTCAATTATTATTTTCTTATAATTATTTTGAAACATTTCATAAATGCTTTATAAATTATATTAATGATTTTAAAAATGATACTTTAAATAAAAATAACGATTATTTTGAAGAATTAAAAACTTTTGTAAATAATAATGATTTATAAAATTTTGTTTTATAATTTATATTATTCTTCATCGATTGAATCTTTTACATATGTTTCTTTACATATAGTTTTTATTACTTTTGTATCTACTTTTTCATTTGATTTACCTATTGTAGATAATGTATGACTAAAATAATCTTGTTTCAAATCATCATTTGTAAAATCTGGGTTGTCATTTTTCCAATTTATTAATGCATCATAATTTTTATTGCATGTCTTCTTAATTGCATTTTTTATTTTTTCTTTTTTATCATCCTTCGTCCATTTATCGTCTTCTTTTATATATAATGTTTCCCTTTTAACATCTGTACAATGCATAGGGCGTTCATATAAACTTAATTTATTCATATTTTCTATTATTGTTTTACTTAAGCCTGCTGCTAATCCATTATTTGTAGTAAATTTTAGCTGTTCTAAACTAACTTCTAATGATTTTATAAAATCACTCATATTTAACGCATCTTTGCATTGAGTATTTAAAAATACTTGAATATTTAATTTTTGATTATTATTTGTAGTATTATTTGTAGTATTATTTGTTATATTATTACCTATTTTGGGTATTAATTCGCCCATTTGTTTTTGTTGATCCATTATAATATTTCTCATTTCTTTATTTTCTTTAACTACTGTTAAAAACATGTCTTTATAAGACATATTTCCAACATCATAATCCGTAATAGTTGTGTCTTCATTATTTTCATTTTTTATAAAAATACATTTTTTTTTATGATTAAATAAGCTTTGTTTATGTTTATAAATTTTTCCACATTCACAAACGTATTCTGTTGTGGAACTTTTTGGACCCAAATCAGTAAGTATTGGGTCAGTATTTGTCTTTTTTTTATGTTTTGATGTCAATAAATGTCTATCATATTGACTTTTTTTACATGTTGAATAGTCACAATCTTTACAATAATTTTTTTTGGAACTTTTTGGACCCAAAAAGTCAGTCATAAGTCAGTATATATATACTGACCGAAAAAAGTTCCTAAATTTTTTTTTATAAAAATTATAAAAATTTAAAAAATTTTATAAAAATAAAAATCATTTTTTGCAGCATTTTTCGTAATAAACATAATTTAGTGCATTTTTCAAAAACTTTTTATATATTGGCTCGTCCATATTAAAAATGGACATAAAAAAATGTCCAATTTCAAAAAATTTGATAAATCTTTTTTTAAAAAAAAAACATGCATATTTTTCCTTTTATAAAGTTGTTATGCAAAATGGTCACAAATCCATTTTAGCCATTTTTTGGCTTTTTTTAAAAGAATTTCCATATTTGGTAATATAAAACTTTTATTAAAAAATAAAGAAATTTACAATTTTTAATTTTTAAAATAAAAACTAAAAAAATAATATATATTTTATATAATATGGCTTCAACCAGAAATAAAAATACTTCTCTCGATTATAAATTAGAACAAAACAAAAATAAAGATTTTGAAGACCATTATTTATATTTACATTCATCGGCAGGTAGACCCATAACAGAATGTATGCCTTCAATAGGATATATTGCAAGCCATATGAGTAGAGATGCTTTAGCAAATAATCCAATTGATATTGAATCTAGTTTATATGGAATAGGTGCATCTAATTTAGTAAATCCTTTAGAACCAGTAGTACCTAGCATAAGACCCATGGACTTTAAAGATTTTTTTGAGAGACCTAAGGCAGTTATTATGCCTTTTCCATTAGTATATGAAAAAAATCAAAGACCACATCCAGTATAAAAATATTTTATTTTAAATATTTTATTCTATTTTAAATATTTTATATAATTTTATTTTATATAATTTTATTATTTGCAAATAAAATTATATTTTTTAACCATTACTAGTCATTACCACCATTAATTTTTTTTAGTTGTTCATCAATTTTTTTTAATGTTGAATTTTCATCTTTTTTATCTATTTCCTTATATATATTTAATAACATATTTGCAACGGCCTTTACATATATTATATGGTCAGTTTTGAATGGATTATTTTGAGATGGATCAGTTACTCCTGATGGTGCTGGTCCTGTAGTGTCACTATTATTATATTGGATTGCTACAGATTTTGGACAATATAGATATGCGTATTTTTCGTTACTATCATCTGTAGGAGGCAAACTAATAAGCAATAAAACATATTGTTTATCATAGCCTTCTGGTTTAGGTAAATATTTATCAAAGTCTTCTATTATTTTTTCTGCAATAGTATTATTAAAAAAATCATTTCCTTCATTTTCTCCATAAATTTTATGAACTTCTATATTATCTATATTTTCAATATTATCATTTTTATAATTTAATTTTAAATCCAAAGGTTCGTTTTTATTTATACATAACATATTTACGTGTTTTATTTCTATAGTACTTCCCTCATTTTCTATTTCTATTTCTATTTCTGGACCATCGCGACCATATGGTTTTGAATAGTTATTTGTTGGATAAATAGAAGAAATTTTAAATAACTTTGATTTATTATCTAATTTTATACCTGTAGTGTATTTAGGATGGTATTCTTCTCCAAATTGAAATTTATGATTATTAGGAGATATATATTCTATATATATTTCATTTTTAGGTATCTCTTTATAGTAATTTTTAAATATTTTCTTAAATATTTCTGTTAATTTTGTATATGAATTTTTGAATATAGATACATTTTCTATCGCTTTTGTTATTTTATCTGGCTTGTTTCCAGATTTATCATTATTACTGGTTTTTATATAACGCAAAATAGTTTCAAAATCAGATAATGATTTTGTATATTGTTTAGGATTAATAAATTCTTTTAAGTTTATTAAATCACTTATAAATTTTATATTATCTTTATCATCTTTATATTTTTCTTTTAATTTTTTATGCAACTTTAGGTTTTCAAATAATTGTTTACCATTATCATAAAGAAGTTTATCTTTTTTATCTTCGGTTTGTTTCATATTATTTTCTAAATTCTTCTCTTTAATCTTTAATTGATCTTGATTTTTTATCTTAGTTTCTTCTAAATCGCTTGTTAATTTATCAATATTTTCTTTTAAATCACTTGATTCTTTATCTAAATTTTTTTTATCAATTTCTAATTTATCTATATCTCTTTGTAATGATATCCTTGTATTTTCATCCGTTACATCATTTATTTCTATTCTTTTATTACTAATATTAGTATCAATTTTCTCTAATTCGCCTTGCTTTTTTTCAAATCTTTCTTTTTCTTCGTTTATTAAATTAATTTTAGTTTCTTCAATTTGAGTGTGTTCTCTTTTTAAAGTCTCTATAGCTTCTTCTTCTTTTTTTATATCTTTATCTAAATCTTGTATTTGTGTATCAGTTTGTTTTTGACTTTCATATTCTAATTCTGATTTTATATATTTACTTATAGTTTCAAATGTTTTACTATCTATATTATTAACGCCTGATTTTGCAAATATACTTTTAAGTTCATTTATTTGTTGTTCTTGTAAAGTTAGTCCATACATTTTTTTTGAAAAATTATTAAATTGGTGTATTAAATTATTTGCAAAATTTTCATAATCTTTATTATTCTTTGGATTTAATGTATTAATAAAATTATAATATTCAATACATGTATCATCAAAAGAATTTTTACATAAATGTTCAAAATATGGTTTTATTAAAAACATATCAGTTGCATTTCCCAAATTATTTTCTTTTAAAGTATTTTCAAAATAATATTCTAATATAGAAGTTGTATCTTTATCTATATTTTGTTTTTTATTGTTTGAAGAATTTATTTTTTTATTAATTTTTGCTATTGCATGATCAATATATAATATATAACGAAAATATATTTTATATTTTATAATATCATCATTTTGATTAACCATATTATATATTATATATTTTAAATATATTATTTAATAAAATATAACTATAATTTATAATATATTTTATTAAATGCCTGGAAATAGTGATAATGCAGTATATTTTATTAAAGATTCTGATCAATATAATGAAGATGATATATATATAGATTGCCAACCGGTTAACGAAAAGAATGTGGTTACAAGTGATACTTATAGTGGAGATGTTTTAGATGGTCAAATTGGTCAAGAAGTATTAGATGATATAACTAGTAGTAATTTTAATATTTATGATAATGTTGCATTAAAATCATTATTGGCAGTAGGAATATTTGCAGTTATTTTAGTTTCTGGTAATTATGTATTTAACACAATACCAAATAGTAGATTACAAAAAGCAATTAATAATGAAAAATTTAGATAAAATAAAAAATATTTAAGAATTTATATATTTTCAGCATTATGAGAATCACATAAAACAGGATGATAATTATCACTATTTGGTATATTATCTAATTTTTTAATAGATCCAACTATTTCTTCTTCTAATGTTTTTTCTGTTAAATGACTATTTAATTTTTTTAAAGTATTATTTTTATTTTGTTGTGAAGGTTTATTAATATTTAAATCAATTTTCTGAGATCTATGTATAAATACTAAAACACCAATTAAATATACTAAGGCTAAAACATTATTAGTATATAAATAAAGCACTACTACACTAATCAATAATGAAGCATATATAAAAGGTCTATTTAAGTATTGAGTTGAATTATATGGTACATTAACTCCACTTAAAATATAGATAATTATTAATACAATAAAAATAATTTGTAATGAAGACATGTTTTTAAGATTTAATAATTCTTTACTTAATAAACTCATTTATCTTTTATAATATTATTAAATATTTTATTTAATATATAAATTAAAATTGTAAATAAAATATTTTGAAAAGTTAGTTAAATTTATAAATTTATTACTAATTATTATTAAATGAAAAAAAAAATTAGTCCAAAAAATAGGGCTATTTATGAAAATATTAATAATGAAATAGAATTATTACGAAAAAATGATTTAATAAATAGTTATTTAGGTAATAAAGGATATTCTATATATAAAGTTTGTTTAAATAAGAATATTATAGATTTTATTAAAAGTGAATTAACGGTTAAACCATTTACAAATAATAGTTTAGTAGAACCAAATTCCTTTCCAATATATCAAGAATCTGATAAAAAAATATATGTTCCAAGATTTTGGGGTATTCAAATATTTGGAAATCCTAAATATATAAAAATTAATTATGGAAAATCTATAAATTTAAGTTTTAAAGGGGATTTGAGGAGTTATCAAAAAGAGGTTTTAAATAGTTATTTAAAACAAATTAATTTTGACATTAATAATGATAATAATGATAATAATGATAAATCAAATATTGGTAATAGTTCAGCTTTAATAGAATTGTGGACAGGAGCAGGAAAAACTGTTTTAGCATTAAAAATAGTAGAAGTAGTTAAAAAGAAAACTATTATATTTGTTCATAAAACATTTTTAAAAAATCAATGGATAGAAAGAATAGCACAATATTTACCAGATGCAAAAATAGGAACCATTCAAGGTCAAGTAATAGATATAGAAAATAAAGATATAGTTATTGCAATGATTCAATCTATTAGTATGAAATGTTATCCAGAATCATTATTTGATGAATTTGGTTTATCAATTTATGACGAATGTCATCATATATCAAGTGAAGTTTTTAGTAATTGTTTACGAAAATGTACAACATTATATGGTCTAGGATTAAGTGCAACTATGCAACGTAAAGATGGTTTAAGTCATGTATTTAAGATGTATTTGGGTGAAATATGTTATAAAAATAAGGCAATTCAGAGTAAAGATGATGTATTAGTAAAAGCAATAGATTATAAAGTATTAGATGATGACGAATATAATGAAGTATCATATGATTATAGAGGAAATGTAAAACATACAACTATGATAAGTAAAATAGCTAGTTATGAATATAGAACAAACTTTATATTAAGTGTAATTTATAATGAATTTAAAGTTAATCCTAATCAACAAATAATATTATTATCACAAACAAAAAATATGCTAAATTACTTATATAAAATGATAGTAAGTACTAATATTTTAACTACTGGATATTATATTGGAGGAATGAAAGAAGCAGATTTAAAAATAAGTGAAAAAAAACAAGTAATATTAGCAACATATGCAATGGCAGCAGAAGCATTGGATATTCCTACTTTAACAACATTAGTTTTAGCTACATCAAAGTCAGATATTGTTCAAGCAGTAGGTAGAATTTTGCGTATGAAACATGCGAATCCATTAATTATTGATATAATAGATCAACATGAATGTTTCTTAAACCAATTTAACAAACGCAAAGCATTTTATAATGAAAAAAATTATAAAATAATTCGAACAAATAATGAAAATTATATAAAATATATAAATGATGTAAATAATAATAATTTAACTATAGACGAAGAATTATGGAAAACTTTAGTTTATAAACCAAGAAATAATAATAAAAATAATAATAATAAAAATAATAATAATAATAAAAATAATAATAATAATAAAAATAATACATTAAATATAGATATAAGGGATACGAGCGAACATGTATGTTTAATTTAATTTATCTTCTTCTAGTTCTATTTTTTCTTAATGTTTTTTTATGATGTTTTTTTCTATAATTAGTTTTTTTATATGTTCTTTTTTTTCCTTTTCCTTTTTCTTGTTTTTTTTTAGGATCATAACCACCAATCATATAATATTTTATATTATTAAAATATTATATTTTTAGAAATAAAATAATTTAACGGCGGCGAACTTTGCGTGATTTTTTCATAGTTTTTTTGCCTTTTTTAACCTGTCTTTTTTTGTGGTGTGTTCTTTTTTTTTGGTGGCTTCCTTTTTTGGGTCCTCTTTTTTTACCGCCGATTTGCATATCCATTGCCATGGGTTCAACTGTAGAAATCATTTTTTATAATATAACAAAATATTTTTTTTTAATTTAAATTATATTTATTTTCTTAATAAATTAGTTAATTTATTTTTTTCAATAATTGGATAATTACTAATTTTTATTGGTATCCATTTTTTTAAAATATAATTATAGTTGCATAAAATATTATACGAACTGTTTAAATTAACAAATTTATCAATTTTAATATTTTCAAATTCTTCTTCATCCTCACTTTCTTCAATCTTATCTAAATTATTATTTTCTATAATTTTTCTAAATAATTTATTCATAAAAACGCTAGTTTTATAACTATCAATTAATGCTAAATCATAAAATATTTCAATATTATTATGCATTACAAATAAACTATATATGTCATTATTTATACATGGTATAATTTTGAATGTTGCACTTAAATTATTAAATTTAATAGAATTATTATTTAATAAATAATTTCCTAAATATTTGCTATTATTATATATTTCAATACTATGATAATTAAAAGAACTATTATAAATATATTTTATTATAGAGTTATAATTATTATCTATATTTGGTAAGCAAATTTTATTATTGTTATTAATATGTATTAATGGCAATATTCTACTAAATAAATTAAGTTTTAATTGAAAATTATTATTAAAATTATTTTTGTTAATTAATTTATTATAAATATTATAATTTTCTAAATTATTTATAACAAAATAGTTAATTATTTTTGTATTATTATATTTTTTTTTATTATCTTCTATTTTTTTAGTAAAATATATTCCACTTAATAATACATTATTATAACATAATGTATTATCATAATCAATATTAATTTCATAAAATTCATTAGCTTTATCATTTAAAGCATTAAAATTATTTATAAAAATTAATAATGTTAAAAATTTTTTTTCATAATATGTAAACCATAAATAACCTCTTTTTCCTTTTGGTTTTAAAATATAAAATTTTGGATTATTTGCAAATAATATATTAGAATCACTTGTTTGATTAATATAATATTTTTTATTATTAAATGGAAATCTATTAAGTATTACTTTTAATATATTCTCATTTAACAATTTCATAATTATTTTATTTTATAAATATTATTTAAATAATGTTTATAAATCAGTTTTTATTTATTTGAATTTAATTTATTTAAAAAATCTTGTAATTCATTTTCTATATTTATTTCTGAATTTGCATTATTTGCATTATTTGCATTATTTGCATTATTTGCATTATTTGCATTATTTGCATTATTTGCATTATTTGCATTATTTGCATTATTTGCATTATTTAGTAATGTATTAATTTTATTATATTGAATACTTGAATAATTTAATATATCTTTAGACTTATTAGTAGTTAATGTTTTTTGAAAAAAATTAAATAAATAATGAATTAAGCTTATTAGAATTATATAAATTATAATCCATTTGAATATATATAAAAACATTTTTTAATATATTATTAAAAAATATATCTTAAAATAAAACTTAAAAAATATATATATATTATTTTTAAATGATTAAATGTATATTAATAGATAAAAAAAATATTAATCAAATTAATATTAAAAATTTATTAGAAGAAGAGTTATATAAAAGATGTAATTTTAAAAATAATAATAATTTTAATAAAATAAAAACATGGTCTATTTTTAATAATTGTAATATAGAATTATGGGGTAAAACAGAAGGATTAAAAAATTATAAAAATCAGAATGAATTTTTAATAAAACAAGATATATCTGTATATGGCAAATGTATATTTATATTAAAAAACAATTCTAATAATTTATTATCATTAAGTTTAGATGATTTTAATAAATTTTATAATTTACATGAAAATAATACAAATGATGCAAATGATGCAAATGATGCAAATGATACAAATGATACAAATGATACAAATGATACAAATGATACAAATGATACAAATGATACAAATGATACAAATGATGAAAATGATATTTTAAAAGAAATTAATTATTATATTAATAATGAACTAGATTATGAAGTATATAATTATAATGATGAAATTTAAAAAAGTTAATTTATAAAAATTGAAAATATAAATAATTTAAATATTATTAACTAATATTTATTAAATGAGTTCATTTATAAGACAAATAGACGATGGTTCACTATTTAGAAATAAAATCATAGATTTTTTCAATAAAAAAATTAAAAATGAAAATATTAGTGAAAATTTAGAAAAAGGTATTTACAATTATACCTTGACACAATGTGATAATAAAAATTTAATAAAAAAATGGTCAAATAATTATTTTGTTTTAATATATATTCAAAAAGTTAAAAGTATACTTTTTAATTTAAATAATGAGAATGTATTTAGTAAATTAATTAATAAAGAAATTAAAGCTCATGAATTAGTTTTTATGAATCATCAAGAATTACGTCCAGATATATGGAATACATTAATTGAAGAAAAAAAAATTAAGGATGAAAATAAATTTTCGCCCAAAATAGAAGCTTCTACAGATGATTTTACTTGTTTAAAATGTAAGTCAAATAAATGTACTTTTTATCAATTACAAACACGAAGTGCAGATGAGCCGATGACGACATTTGTTACTTGTTTAAATTGTGGAAATAGATGGAAGTTTTAAAAAATTTATTATAATATTTCCAAATCTCTAATATGCCAATATTCACATCTATTTTGAATAGGTCTTTGTATAATGAAAGGTAATTTTTTTTGTTTTAATTCCATATCAGCAATAATAAAATTATCTAAAATATTTTCATCAACATCAATATATGGTTTACTATTATTATTTAATTGTTTAACTCGTATTCCTAAAATTTTTGTTTTTTCATATTTAGTTAATATAGGTAAAGTTTTATGAAATTCATCAATAATAATATTGTTTTCATTTTTTATAATATTTACTAAATTATAAATTTCATCATAATTTTTTGATAAACATTCGGGATGAGATTCCGTAATATAATTTTTTTTATATTCATTAGAATATTTTTCCATCATAATATCTTCAATAATATTTAATTTATTATCATGTTTATTAATTTCTAGATTATTATAATTTGATATATCGTGTTTTTCTTCACCTATATTATCTTCTTCTTGATCTTCATCTTCATCTTCATCCTCAAAATCAGAAACATCACTATTAGGATTATCAATATAATCTTCATCATCTTCAATTTCTTTAACCTCTTTCTTTTTATCGTCTTTTTCATCATATGTATCACTTAAATCACTAATACTATTGTCGTCTGCATCATCATCATCTTCATCAATATTATCAGATAAATTATTATTATCTTCTTCTTTGCTCATTATATTACTATATATAATAAAAAATATATAATCAATTTTTAAATAATATTTTTAAGTTTACTTATTTTTAAGTTTACTTATTTTTCAGTATTCCATACTATATCACAATGACTACATAAATAAATATATTTCATATTTGTATTATCATACCGTATATATAAAATTTCTCTATTGTTAGTATCAAAATCTTTATTATTAGAAGAACACTCATTATTAGGACATTTAATATAATTAATGCGTGGTAATGTTATATCATATTTAGTATATTTATTAATAAACATATTAGATTTAGTATTATCATTTTTACTGATAATTTCTTTTAATACACATTTGGTAGTATCTATCAAATTATCTTTATTATTACCACAATTTCTACAATAATAAGATATTTTGTTACAATTATTATCTTGTATTTTAATATAATACATATTATTACATTTATCACAAAAATGCATAACTAATAATATATATAAAATAATATTTATATATATTATTTTTATTCAATTTTAATTTTATTTAAATTATTTCTTAAAATATTTATATTTTAATTTTATTTAAATTATTTCTTAAAATATTTATATTTTAATTTTATTTAAATTATTTCTTAAAATATTTATACTTAAATTATAATTTAAATTATAAATTTCAATATTAATAATATTATTATAAGGAATTAATTTTTTTTCTAAATCATTAATATTATTAATAATATTATTAATATTATTTTTAAAATTTTCAAATATTATATCTTTAAACAATAACAATATATTGTTATAAGTGTTGGTATTATTATTTAAAATAAAATTAATTTGTTTAATAATAGAAAATTCTATAGTTTTATAATTAATTAATAAATTGTAAGGTATAATATTATTATTACTACTAGTAATTCCTGGTTCATTTAATAATGGAGTTTCATTTAAAATTGAAGATAAAATTATTAATATTGAATAAATAGTTTGACTGGAAGTCCATCCTTCTCCTTTCCATGTATTTAATATTGATAAACAAACTTTTCCATCACTATATAAATTTGGATTAAATCTCATTTTACCATCATTTGTTAAATATTTCACTTTTGGAGGATTAAATGGATAATCTTGAGGAAAATTAAATTCAAATAAAAAATTTCCGTAGTTATACGGTGTATTACTATTTCCAATAATTAATGCATATCCTTTTAATATTGATTCTTCACTATGTTTATAATATATATTTTCCAAAGGATTATTTAACAAAAATTTAATATCACTAGTTAAACGTTGTATGGTTATTTTATTTAAACTCATTATTCATAATAATATATATTAAATATTTTTAACTAAATTTTAAAAATATTATAAAATTGAAATAAAAATATATTTTTATATATAAGTAAAAATAATGAATAATTATAATATAATTAATAATACATATTCATATAATAAATTAGATACTTTTTTACAAAATAATAGAGCTGAAAAAGGTGGTCATTATAGTCATACAAGAATTGGTAATAAAGAAATGAATATTTATGGTGGCTCTTTTAATATATATGAAAAGGATTATAATAAATTTTTAGATTTATATTATGAATGTGTATTTATTAATAAAAACGAAGAATTTTTGACAGAAAAACAATTATTAAATGATGGTCCATTATTAGTTGATATTGATTTTAGATTTAATTCTAAAATCACTCAACGTCAGCATACTAAAGAACATATTATAGATTTAATTTATTTGTATTTAAATAAACTGAATGAAATATATAGTTTTTCTAGTAAATCAAATATTAATGTTTATATTTTGGAAAAAAAAGATACTGTAAAATTTGATAATAAAACAAAAGATGGTATTCATTTAATTTTTACAATTAAAATGTCAAAACCAGAACAAAGTTTATTAAGAAAAAAAATATTAAATGAAATAGAAGGCATTTGGAATGATTTGGCATTAGAAAATAGTTTTAATGATATATTTGATGAAGGAATAACAAAAGGATATGTCAATTGGCAACTTTATGGATCAAAAAAACCAGGAAATTTATGTTATAATTTAACATATTATTTATCATGTATTTATGAAAATGATGATTGGTCCATAAAAGAAAATAAAATAGAATCTCTAGATATGAGAAAACATATAGAATTAATGAGTGCTCGTTATAGTAATCATAATAGTTTTGAATTATTAAATAATGAATATTTATTAGAAGCAATTAATAATGAAAAATTATTAATTAATAATAAAACAACAAAAAATATAAATTCGACTAATAAACTATTATTTGAAGATTATGATTTAAGTCAAATAAAAAATGTTAATGAATTAGATAATTTGATAGAAATTTTATTTAATGAATTATCAACAAATGATTATGAATTAAAAGAACTTCATGATTTTACATTAATTTTACCAAAATGTTATTATGATGAAGGATCTTATAGTAAATGGATAAGAGTTGGTTGGGCTTTAAAAAATACACATGAAAAATTATTTTTAACATGGATAAAATTTAGTTCACAATCAAGCACTTTTAGTTATAATGATATTTCAAATTATTATAATATGTGGAAATCATTTAATAAAAAAAATGAGGATGGTTTAACAACACGATCAATAATGTTTTGGGCAAAAACAGATAATTTTGAAAGTTATGAAAAAATCAGAGAAAAAACAATAAGTTATTTTATTGATAAAACATTAGATTCTATTATTTCAAAAGATAAAATTGGTGAATTTGACTTAGCAATTGTATTATATCAATTATTTAAAGATAGATTTGTTTGTGTTAGTATTAAAAATAATCAATGGTATGAATACAAAGAAAATAAATGGAATGAAAATGATTCAGGAAACAGTTTAAGATTATTAATTTCTAAAAAAATGCATGATATTTATATGAAAAAAGCAAATGATTTAATTGAAATAATTACAAAAATGGAAAATAATGATGAAAATGCAGATACTTTAAAAATAAAATCTTGCAAATTAGGTGATATATGTATATTATTAAAAACAACAAGTTGGAAAAATAATATAATGAAAGAAGCTAAAGAATTATTTTATGATAAAGAATTTTTAGATAAATTAGATTCAAATCCATATTTATTAAGTTTTAATAATTATGTTGTAGATTTTAAAAATAAAAATTATAGAAAAGGTAGACCAGATGATTTTATTTCAAAATCTACAAACATTGATTATATTCCAAGTAATATTTTATATAAAAATAATGAATCATTAATAAATGAAATTAAATTATTTATGAAGCAATTATTTCCAATAAAAGAATTAGAAGATTATATGTGGGAACATCTAGCATCTACACTAATTGGAACAAATGAAAATCAAACATTTAATATTTATACAGGAAGTGGTTGTAATGGTAAATCTAAATTAGTAGAGTTAATGGGTAAGGGATTAGGTGATTATAAAGCAACTGTACCAATTACTCTTATAACACAAAAAAGAGGTTCAATTGGCGGTACATCATCTGAAATAGTTCAACTACAAGGTGTTAGATATGCTGTTATGCAAGAACCAAGTAAAGGTGATAAAATTAATGAAGGTATTATGAAAGAAATTACTGGTGGTGATCCTATTCAAGGTCGTGCATTATTTAAAGAAACAGTTACATTTATTCCTCAATTTAAATTGGTTGTATGTACAAATGTATTATTTGATATTGCAACAAATGATGATGGTACATGGAGACGTATTCGATTATGTGATTTTATGTCAAAATTTACTGATTCACCATATAATAATGAAGAAAAATTTCCAAAAGAAAATTTTCCATATCAATATTTAATTGATAAGAAGATTGATGAAAAATTTGAAGTTTGGGCACCATTATTAATGTCTATGTTAGTTAATATTGCATTTGAAACCCAAGGTAATGTTAAAGATTGTTCAATAGTAATGGCAGGTAGTGATAAGTATCGTGAAGGTCAAGATTATTTAACAGAATTTGCAAAAGAGAAAATAATGCGTAAACATGATGGTAAAATTAAGAAAACAGAATTATTAGAAGAATTTAAAAATTGGTTTATTATGCATTATGGAAGAAATAATTTACCAAATGGTAAAGAAATAACTGATTATATGAATAAAAAATATGGAAAATGCAATAGAGGAAAATGGTTTAATGTAGAAATAAATTACGAAGAAGAAAGTGATATAGAAGACGATAGTGACTAAATAAAATTTAAATTATTATTTTATTATTTAAATTTTACTTATTATTTTGTAATTATTTTATTATTTTTTTTCAAAAATATCAAAATTAATACCACTATTAGGATAATTTGATTTAATTTCATTTAAAAACTTAGTAAAATCTTGTTTTGTTCTCGTATTATAATTTTCATAAATTTCTTGATGATTATTTTGAGAAGTTAAATATTTATAACATTTTTGTATTATAGCTTCTACTTGTAATCGATTTTCATTTATTTGTTTTGTAATATACATATTTTTTTCACGATAGTCATCTTGTGAAGAATTTACTAGCTTATTATTTAAATCTTTCATTTCGTCTATTAAGTTTTTAATTAAATCTTTTTCTTTTTTTATATTTAAAATATTTTCACCACTTGTCATCTTATCAGCAATATGCATTCTAATGTCAGAAGGTAACTCTCGTATATATGCTTTATTTTTTTTTGAGCTACTTTTACTTTTACTTTTACTTTTACTTTTACTTTTACTTTTAGTTTTATTTGTGGAATTATTATTTACTTTTTTTTGTGTTTTTTTACTATTACTATTTGATGGTTTATCTTTTTTATAAGAATTATAATTTTTTATAAAATCTTCATGACTTATATAATATTTTATAAAAAAATCTATTAAAGCTGGTTTACTAGATTTACCATTTACATTAGATGTTTTAATTACTTGATTATCATTATCTTTATTTTTTGTATATTTAAAAAATGAACGCAAATCATTATATGAAAATGATTCTAATTTTTCTTGGAATGACATTACTATATAATATAAAATAATATAAAATAATATAAAATAATATAAAATAATATAAAATTATATTGTATCATCTGTTTTGTTAAATTTATTAACAATATATGGATAACTTATAACATCATCGCGTATATTATTATATTCTAATATAAATATATAAATTTTATATATATTATCTAAAACATAAGCTAATATAAATGGAGTTATTATATAACTAATTAAGCCAATAATATTTTTTCTTTCTTTATAATGTTGTTCTTTTATAAAATCAGAAAATATTAAATATAATGCTAATAATGAAAAATATATAATTAATACAAAAAAATGTGCTGATTTATAAAAATCATAATTACTATTTTGATAATTATTTTTTCTTTCATCCATAAATAAATTTTGTTTGTAAGTATCTATTTTATTTTGTATATTAGCTAAACGATCCAATTTTTCATTATATATAGCTTTTATTGATGATTTATAATCAAATAAATGTTTATAGCTAGTTATTAAAGAACTCATATAATTTTCTAATTTATTAAAATCACTTGTTTCTTGGGTTCTAAAATCATTCATAACATTATTTGCATTATTAATACAATCAGAATAAAATGTATCAGTAGCTCTTAAAGCTTGATGTCTTGCTTGTATACCACTATCTAAAATTTTTATTGTATTTATATTATCCATTGCTTCTATTATATTACTATTTGATTGTTTAATATTATTAAATAATTCTCTAGTAGAACTATACCACCAATTTCTCCATGAATCCCAAGATTGTTGATCAAATTTTGAATTTGTATAATATGTACCATTTAACATACTTTTAGTATAATCATTTAATTCAGTTATAGTATTTTTAGCATCACCTAAACTAGTACTTTTTAGAGCTTTATCTAAACCGACTTGAAATACAGAATAAGATTCATTAAAAACTTCTTCTACTGCAGCATTGCAATCATCTTTTGCCATGAGAGTTATATATTATAAAATAAAAATATAATAAAATAAAAATATAATAAAATAAAAATATTATAAAATTATTTATTACATTCGTTTATTACTGCTTCTTACTAATGAATCACGTAAAAGACCTTCTTTTTTTGAAGTTACATTTTCGAGTGTTGTAAAATTTTCGAATGTATATGGTTCAATAATATTAAATGTTTCTTTATTTTTATTTTGCATAGATTCAAAATAACCTCCAAAATTTTCACTTAGTACACATTTATTATTTAAATTATCATAAACCATGGAAACATCGCAACATTCATCGCCTACACAAGTTACCCCTAAATTCTTTAAAACAGAACCTTTTGATTTCATTTTACCTTGTTTAATTAATTCACTTGTTTGTCTATCATAAGGAACTCTTATTCTATCATAATCAATATCATCTTTCATATATAATAAATATAATCTATAACTTATAAATAATACTCCAATTGTTATAATAAATGCAATACTTGTTAAAGTTTTATTATTATCAATATATTCATATTTATTTAAGAAAATAATTGGTATTAATAAAACTATTAAACAAATAACAACTTTTAAAATAAAAATATATTCTTTATATGCTTTATTATAATATGATTTAATTTGAATTTTGCGTAATTCATCATTATTTTTTTGTTTTAAATCTTTATAAACTTTTTCAACATTGGTACCTGTTTCGTCATTAATCATATAATCAAAAATTAATCTAGTTAAAATATTATCTTTTTGTGATAAAAGTTCTCCTGTAAGATCATATGTTGATTCTTCTAATCTTTGGTTAATATTTTCTTGTAATGCTACCGATTCAGCTTCTTCTTTAGTTTTTAAAAAACTTAATAAATCATAAATTTCTTTGCGTGAAAATCCTTCTTTTTTTGAACCAATAAATGATTCTAAGCTATTTTTTGCAAAATCAATTTTTTCTGTAACATAAGCAGATAAATTTTGATCAAAATTCATTTGTTTGGCATTTGTATCTTGACTACCTATTAATCCGCCAATTCCTCCATGTAATACTTCTCTAGTATCATCAACTAAATCATTTGTATCATCGACTCTTTGATTTATAGTAATTACATCATTTTCTGCTTCATCTTTTAAATCATTTGTTTCATCTTTTATAAAACTTGTTTCATCTTTTATAATACTTGTTTGATCTTTTAGATCATCTGTTTCATCTTTTATAATACTTGTTTTGGTTTTAATATTTTTTGTTTGATTTCTTAAATTATATGTTTGATCTTTTAGATCATTTGTTTGATTTTTTAAATTATTAGCTTTATTTTTAATATTATTTGTTTGATTTTTTAAATTATTAGCTTTATTTTTAATATTATTTGTTTCATCTTTTATATTATTTGTTTTTATAGAAAAATCATTTGCTGCTTTAGAATATCCTTTAGCTTTTTGAGATGCAATTAATGAATCAAGTGTTGCTTCTTTTCTTATTCTTGCATCATCCATTCTATCTGCAATAACAGTATTTCCTTCTATAAACCCTTCGCGTATAGCTTCTTTTCTATAACTTTCTATAGAAGAGTTATTATTTTTAATTCTTTGATCAATATTTCTGGCTGCATTTTCTTTTTTTATCATATGGTCAACACAATTATTTCTTAAAGATTCATCTTCTATAATGTTGCAACAATCATTTTTCATATCTATGCTAAAACCTATAATCATTTATGCATTTATCTATTTGTTCTTGATCTACATTATTTTTCTACATTATTTTCTTCACCACTTTGATTAGCACCCATAATTAAATATAATTATATAATATAATTAAAATAAATTAGATTATATAATTATTTTAATTATTTATATTTCTTAGTAATATTAATAAAATTAGTATAAATATTGCTGCTATAATACTCCAAGATGCTAATATATATTTATTACTTTTAAATTTTTTGTTAATATCATTTATTCTAGCATCTATTGTATCTTTATTTTTTTTGAATTTATCAATATAATTATAATTACTATTATAATTACTATTTTCATTAAAATTACCTAAAGGGTCTACATATAAAGTATTGTATTTGCTAGACATTTATTTTTATAAATTATAAATAATATAATAAATTATAATAAATAATATAATAAATTATAATAAATTATAATAAAATATAATAAATTATAATAAAATATGTATAAAAAAAACTATAAATAATGTAGAAATAAAATATATAAATAATGTAAATTCATTTAAATAATTTGGAAATAATTTATATATTAATATCATTATAATACTAATTATTAATATAATAGCTAAAATTGTATAAATTAATCCTATTCTAGTAAATTCTATATTATTATTTCTAGTTGATGCTTCATTAAAATTACTTTTATTATTTAAATTTAAAAATTTACTATATAATGATTCAGCACTAATGTTTTGGCCTTGTAAATTAAATTGTGTGTCTTGAACATTCATTGATGTAACTAGATTATTACATAAATCTAAATGATTAGAAATTTTTGTTAAAATAGGAGTAATATTATTATTTATGAAATTATTATAAATAGAATTAACATTCTTTTGAGTAGTGCTAAAACTATTAGGCATTTCTTTAAAATCATCAAATTTAGATTTTAATTCTAAAGTTTGATCTAAAAGAAAATTATGATAACTAAAATCACTAGTATTGTTATTATAATAATTAGTTTTTATTAATCCTTCTCCTAAATAAGTAGCTTTTTGTATGGTACTATCAAACATATTATTATCACAATTTACATGTATATTAGTTCCAGAAACTAAATTATATAGATCACATGAATCAGTCGGATTATTATTATTATTATTAGTATTATTATTATATATATATAAATTACATCCATCTGTTTTATTGCATTTATATTCACACGAATCACTTTCATCAAAATTACCATAATCAGTAGTTAATATAGGAGAAACATTTGAATAAAATTTTGTAGGTTTATTTTTACATAAATTTTTATATTCGCTATTAAAATTTTCTTTATAACTTATTAAATCACTAAATGAAAAATATAAAGTAATACTTAATAAAATTAATATACTTATTAATTTAATAAAATTATGACTTTTCTTATTATTAAAAATTTTATTTTTCATAATATAATTATATTATGTTATGAAAAAATATTTTATTGTATATACTAGAAAGTTAAATATTGTAAGTTAAATATTGCAAGTTAAATATTGCAAGTTAAATATTGTAAGTTAAATATTATTATAAATTTTATAAAAAACAAAAACTAAAGTTATAATTAAAATAATAATTAAATTATATACATTTTTATCTAAAAAACAGTTTATTAATAATATTATAATAATTACTAAATAAATAAATTCAATAATATTATTAGTATTCCTATTACTATTACTATTACTATTACTATTACTATTACTATTACTATTACTATTACTATTACTATTACTATTACTATTACTATTACTGTTAGTATTAAAATTAAATATTTTTTTGTTTAATAAATTATTATTTACTTTTTCTTCATTAATTAAAGTACATTTATTTCCAATACAACCAATATATTCTTTGGCCTCTATTAAAGTATTTAAATTATTACTATTATAACTATTATAACTATTATTACTATTATAACTATTATTACTATTATTACTATTATAACTATTTTCTAAATTAGATTTATTTTTTTGTAAATTTTTACATTGGTTTATATCATAATTTAAATTAGTATCTATAAAAATAGTTTTAGAATTATTCATAACTTTTTAATATATATATATTTTTATTTCTTTTTTGCATAAAAATAAATTAAAAAAATAATTATTAGACTTAAAATAATTGTTTCTGATAATTTAATATTTTTTAAATATTTTGTATCAAATAATTTACCATTATTAGCTCCATCAAAACCAAGTAAATCATTTAATATTTTTTTTTCATGTGCTATTTTTTCTTCTAAATGATTTAATCTATATAAATCATATTTTGTAATAATATATAAATTAGAAATATCTTTGGATAAATTTTTAAGATCAGTAAACATAATATTAAAATGATTTCCTAATGAAGTAAGAGATTCATCAAACAATCGTTCTTTATTATTATTTAAAGTTTTATTATTTTGATCACATAAATAATTTATAAATCTAGATTCTATATTGGTTAATTTAACATCAAAATCATTTTTAATAAAATTTTTTTTATAATTATTATTATGTCTCTCAAAGGTATCATACATATTGTTAATATTAGCATTATTTAATATAGAATCTGTATTATCATCTAAAATTAAATCTGTTTTATATAATACAAATGTGCTATTATTTGAAGTACTATCTATTTTTCCAAAATGCATAGGACCATTACCATTAGTTGAATTATATTTATAACATTTTGCATTATTATAATCATTTAAACATACATCACTACTACTAATAACACTATAATCATTACTATTTAATTGATAAAAAAATTCAGGTTTAACGATTTTTCTTGTTTCTTTTGTTTTACCTAATAATTTTTTTAAAGTTTCATTAAATGGATTAACTAATTCATTAATATTACTAAAATCACAACCACTTTCAGCTTTTGGAATATAACAATTATATGTTAAAGTACCTGCATTATTGTCTAAATTAGTAACTAAGAAATAATCTTTTTGTTTTAAAGCAGCTTCATCTTTACATATTTTAAAAATAGTATCTTCATCGCTAAAATTATTAATATTTTCTGTTTTTGTAAAATGTGTGTCTAAAAATTCTGATAATGTTATATTATTATTATCATTATTAAAAGTAGAATTCAAATAATAACAACCATCATATTGATAGTCTAATAATTCATCCATATTATTAATTATATATTAATTATATTAAATTTTGCATATTCTGTAATATAAACTATAAATAGATGTTCTACTATATCTTTCTATTTTAACTATATTATCAGGTCTTATTCCTAAAACCAATGAAACAGGATCAAAATAAGAAATAGTTGGAATTTGATTATTATTTAAAATATTATATTGTTTTCTAAATTCTTCTTCTTCTTTTTCATTTAATATACTGTGTTTTGGTACTAATGTATGTTCTAAAATATTAAATTGTAATCGTTTAATATTAATTAAAGATATATATATTTTTTCATTCATCCAAATATCTTTTATTGTTTGAATTAAAGTTTCATTAGGTTGATCTTTTATAACTATCATTAAATCATCTTTTTTTTCTAAAATATTTTCTAAATAAAATAAATCTTCAATAATATTATAAATATTTTGTGGTTTTAATATTTTATTTATATAATATTTAATATAAATCTTATTAGTATTGCTTTCACATAACATATCGAGTTGATCTTGTTCTACTAAAATTCCTATTTCATTTATTCCATCATTCTTATAATTAGAAACATTAAAATTTCTTTTTTCTAATATATTTAATAAATTTTTTCTAGAATTAAAAATACTAATAATATGACTATTATTATTCATTATATTGTTATTAGATTATTATCTATATATTATTTTCAATTTTAAATTTTTTTTATTTAAATTTATAAATCAAAATTAATTTGTTTTTTATCTTTATTATTTTCACTATTTTTCAAATCTTGTTCTTCCTCTTGTTCCCCTTCTTCTTTTTGTTCTTCTTCTAAGATTGATATTTCTTCACTATTTTTGTTTTCATCTACAATATTTTTACTTGATTTATCTTCTTTTGATTCTTCTTTTGATTCTTCTTTTGATTCTTCTTCTAATTTAGTCTTGTTCTGATTTAACATCATTTGAGCTAGATAATTTTGTAATAAAGTTATCAAATTGTTCTTTAGCATTATTTGATAATTGTTCTAAAGCACCCAAAGGTTCATTAACTTCATCATCACTACTACTAATTTCTTCTTCAGCTGCTTCTTCAGCTTTTTTTATAGATTGCCTTCCTACTTTTTTTATTCTTTTTTCTAAACTGTCACTTTCGGATATATCACTTAAACTTTCATCACTTTCATTATCTTCTTCTTTTTCTTCTTTTTCTTCTTTTTCTTCTTTTTCTTCTTTTTCTTCTTTTTCTTCTTTTAAATCTTTTCTTAATATTTCTTCATCTTTTGTTATTTTTTTAGAATTAAAATAAAAATCATTTAATACTTTTAAACTATGTTCTTGATTTAATGAGGTTAATTGATCTATATTTTCATCAGTAATAATTCTCATTTGTATATTCATGACTTGTAATTCTTGTATTAATAATTTAAATGCATATGGTACTTTAATAATACTAAAACTTCTACCAAATTTTGTTACAACTTCAATATTTTGATTATCTTCAATGTTTGTATTAAAAACAAGTGGTCCATCACAAAATGGACTAATAAATATATTTTTTGCTTCATTATATATTGCTATTGTTCCACTATTATTGCACACTGCAACATAATATTCATCTCCTCTATTTAACATCGATTCTTGCAAAAAGTATGATGCACCATGAGCTAATACACAATCACGTTCCATTTCTCCAATTCTTAAACCACCATCATTTGCTCTGCCTTGAACAGTTTGTCTTGTTAATACTGTTCTTGGTCCACGTGCTCTATAGTTAATTTTATCTTTTACCATATGTTTTAATCTCATATAATAACAAGGTCCCATAAAAAGTTCCATTTGTAATTGTTGACCGGTTTCTCCACTATATAATAATTCATTACCTGTTGAATTATATCCAACTTCTTTTAATAAACGTCCAAAATTTTCATATTTTGGTCCTTTATTTATGAAAGCAGTACAATCACCATATCCACCATACATTGTACATGTTTTTCCCAATAATGTTTCTACTAATTGACCAATAGTCATACGACTAGGTAATGCATGAGGATTAATAATTAAATCTGGTCTAATTCCATCTTCAGTAAAAGGCATATTTTTTTCTGGTATTATTGAACCTACCGTTCCTTTTTGACCACATCTACTACAAAATTTGTCACCGTGTGCAGGTATCCGTTCTTCTCTTATTCTAACTTTTGCAATTCTAAATCCTTCTTCACCATCTGTAATAAATGATTTATCTACAAACCCAAGTTGTCCTTTTTTTGGAGTAACAGATGCATCTAAATAATTGGATTCATTATTAACATTATTAGTTGCTTTACCTATAATTACTTTTTTATCATCTAATAATGTATTTTCTTTAATTAGACCATTATCATCTAATAATGAATAATCATAACCAGGTTTTTTATTAAATATTATATTATTTTCAATATTAATAAATTTAGAATCAACATTTGAACCACTTACTTTAGAACTTTCTTCATATGTTTCATAACTATTTAAATAAGTAGTATTAAACATTCCTCTTTTGATTGATCCTTCATTAAATAATATACTATCTTCTACATTATAACCACCATAACATCCAATTGCAACAATTGCATTTATACCATAAGGATGTTCTTCATTATTAATATAAGTTAAATATCTACTTTTAACAAGTGGTAATTGTCCATTATTTAATACTACACCCATTTTATCAATTCTATTTTGATAATTAGAATGATACAAACTAACAGCTTGTTTACTTTGTCCACATGAAAAAAGATCACGTGGTAATTGATTATTTTCAGGAAAAACAATTTGATTGCCCATAATTCCTAATATTAATGAATTATGTATTTCTATGTGGCTTGTATATTTTTGTATAGATTCTTCATTGTGTGAAATTAATGCAGTTTCTGATTCAGCTGAATCCAAATATTCTAATATTCCACATTTTTCAATTAATTTATTAAGTTTTTTTTGATTATTTTCTACATTTAAATCATCATTTGATTCTATTTTATTTTCATATAGTTCTTCAATAACATTATATATCTTATTTTTTTTTATAAAATCTAAATAATTTAATTCATCTAATTCATTTGTTTTAACTTTATTAAATCCAATTAACAATTGATAAAAATTAAAATCTTTTGAATTAATAATTTTTTCAATATATTCATTCTTAAAACTTGGTATACTATTATTAACATAATAAATCGGTCTTGTTAATCTGCCGGAATCAGTATATATATAAATAATATTTTCATTAATAGCCCAACTGATACTTGTATAAATTGGTAATAAACCTAGTCTTCTATAGCTAATGAGTAAATTTAATGATTCTTTAGGATTATTAATAATGCCGATCCATGCACCATTAATAAAAATTTTACTATTATTTGCTATATAATCAATATTACATTCATCTAATAATTCTATAAAAATTAAATTTTTCAATAATTCAAAGATTTTATTTTTAGAATATCCATTAGTAATATATGCGCCAAGAGACATATGTTTATGTAAACCAACATTTCCACCATCAGGTGTATCAACTGGATCAATAATACCCCATTGCGAAGAATGTAATAAACGTGGGCCTACAACTTTAGCACTAGAATCCAATGGTAAATTTAATTTGCGCAAATGTGATAAATATGAATTATATGATAATCTGTTTAAGTCTTGAATAACTTCCGGTCGACGTGTATGTTCTTCTGCACCCCATGAACCTTTAAATGCTTTTTTAAACCCGGTTTCCAATATACGTTCTTTAAAATATTCTTTATAATTATTTTCAATTAATAATTGAAAATCATTTTCATAAATTCCTTGTTTATAATAATATTCTTTATCTATTTTTTGAAATATATGTTTTTGTTGTAAAGTATAATATTCTTTAAATAAATCATATATCAAATAACCTGTTAATTCTACTCGTTTAAATTTAAAATTATCTCTATCGGTGGGTTCTTCATGATTTTTATAAACTTTTAATAATTTATGTACCATAAAACCTATAAAATAAGCTTTATTATTAAAATTATTTTCTCCAATATGAGGTAATAAATAATCCATTAATATTTCCATTACATGAACAATAGTTTTACCTTTTGTTAATGTTGCAATATATTTTAATGCAGTTTCTTGATTAAAAATCCCACCTGCATCATGAATTGATGGTATAAATAAATCAATATAATCCATATATTTATCTAAATCAAGTAAACAATATTGAATAATTAATTTATCTGAAATAATACCAAGAGCTCTCATTAAAATAAATAATGGAACTGGCTTTCTTACATTAGGTACATTAACAACAATTTGATTATTACTATATTTAGTAGACGATCTCATAATTCTTAGTGATAATGTTCTAATAGGTTTTGATGAATCTTCTGAAACAGAACGAATTTCACAAGTATGGCTATATATTTCATTATAATCAGATTTAATATATATCATATTATCTGCAAATTTTTCTTGACAAATTATTACTTTTTCTTTTCCATCAATAATAAAGTATCCTCCATAATCATTTTTACATTCACCCATATAAAATTTTAAATTGTTATCCATTTTATTTAAAATACATAAATCAGAATTTAACATAATTGGAAATTTTCCAAAATATATTTTTTCTAACATAGTTTCAGTTTCATTAAATTCTTCCTCAGATGAATCTGATTTGATTTTATATTTAATTAATACATCAATATGTAATGTAAAAGAATAACTCATATTTCTCAATCTTGCTTCATTAGGATACATATAATGACTTCTGGAATCATCATAAATAATTGGTTTACCAAAATATAATTTAGTTCCATCTAAACCTCCTAAAAACATTTCTGCTTGTAAATTATATTCTTTAGTAGTAGGGTCCTGATTTTTTAGAATTTTTATTGGATTTTTTTCTTTAAATATATTATAAATTTTATTATTTATAAAGTCATTATATGAGTCTAAATGGTGTCTTACAAACAATTCTGGATTATCTTTAAAATATTTATCAATAATAATCCAGCTTAAATTTTCATATAAATTATTAGACATTCTTTAATATAATTAAACACTAAAAAATCTTTTATTTCTTAATAACATATAAATATTATATTATTAATATTATAATATTAATTTAAAATTATTATAATATTTCAATTTTTATATAATCATTCTTCCAGTAAATGTAACTAAAATTAAACCTAATATAACAAATAATAGTAAAATTGGTAATATTACTAATAACCATGATATTTCTTTATAACCTGCTTTACATAAACAATTTAATATAAAAGTCCAAAATACAATATAAATTGCTTTAAATACAAATATTAAAAAAGTGTTTGGTAAATAACATTCATATGGTCCCAAACAATATTTTGTTGTATTTCCAAAATTTTGAATAGCAATTACAATAAATGCAATTACAGATATAAATAAATAAACAAATGCAGGACTACATAAATTTTTAAAATCATTGGAAAATTTATCAAAATACTTTGCCATTTATAAAAACTAAAGATAAAAAAAATTAATAATTAGTATAATTATATTCTTGGCTATCATTACCATACATAGTATTATAAGTATTATTTATACCATTTTCAATAGTTCTATTTATATAAGTAAATGGTTGAAATATTGGACCGCCCCCTTTCATAGATTTACAACCATATTGTATTCTTTTATATTTTTTTGTTTTTTTACCTAAATCTTTTATTATTAATTTTATATGTTTTCTTGATTTTAAATGTTTTCTTGATTTTATATGTTTTTTTGATTTTATATGTTTTCTTGATTTTAAATGTTTTCTATTTTTTAAATATTTTCTATTTTTTATATGTTTTCTTGATTTTAAATATTTTCTATTTTTTATATGTTTTCTTGATTTCTTCATTTATATTATATAAATAAAATATTTATTCTATGTCGACATGTGTTAACATATGTCTGCGGCAGCAATATTTATTTAATTCTAATATATCTAATACTTCTCCTTCGGGGGTTTTATTTATATTATCTTCACTTAAATAAATAATTTTATCTATTTCTAAAGATTTACTAATTTTTCTTTTTTTTATTTCTCGTTGATAAAATCTATATTTATTTGCTAATACTTTTCCGCATGTAAAACATTTTACAGGAATAATCATAAATAATATTTAATATATATATAATTAAATATTATTTAAATAATTTCAATTTTAAAATACTTTTTTTATATTTCAAATAATGCTAATCTATTTAATTCTTTTACATCAATTTTTATACTATTTACATTTATATAATTATATAAAACAATAAAAAATATAATAAAAAATATATTAACTATTATTAATATTAATAATTTTAAAAAATCATATAAATTATACATTATTAATATTAGTTAATATAATTTTATTAATTTACTAAAGTAACTAGTCATTAGTAACTTCACGACATATAAATCTTGCTAAATGTCTACATGGACAACTACATTCAGTATCTTGCATGTCATGAAATTCTGTTTCAATCCACGGAACCATATTTTTTGGTTTGTTAATTTGATGTTTCTTACAACACTTACATGAATTTAATGTAGTTAATACTTGATCATTTTTCAAAACTTTATTTTTGTAAAATATACTATAATTTCTAATGCCACATCCTAAATGACATTTATGATGCGCAAATCCCACCATTTCATAAATAATTTTTACCTTGTTTGAAATATATTTTTTTATGTATTTTTGAATAATATTTGATGCCCACATGTAATTGAAACTCCAAATATGCTCAATCAAATCGTATGGAAGTTTGTAACCAATAAGTGAGTTACTTATAGCAATAGAATTCATGGTTGTGAATTTCCAAAGAATTTGTAATTGGCGGCTTGCACTATTAATATTAAAATAATAATAATTATCAATTTTTATTTTACACCCTCAAAATTATAGTATTTAATTTATTAAATTTCTAATAATACATATCCATTATTAGATTTACTAATTTTATATTCTTTATTTTCATTATGAATTTTGTTATGACAAATTTCGCATATATTTATTAAATTTGCTTTGTGATTTTTATTAAACTCATTATTTATAATTCCATTAGCATTTGAATTTTTTTGAAATTGTAAATGATGAATTTCAGTTCCTTCATTAATATTACAAATTTCGCATAAGTCTCTCAACTTTCTAGAATTATATTTATTTTTTTTTTGATTATTAATTAAATTTCCACCATTTTTTAAATATTTATTTCTTATATTATAAGCTCTTTCAATAAAATCATTAGGTAAATCGAGAGATTTGCATACTTCTAGTCCATACATAGATTGTCCCGGCCCTTCTCTCAATTTTCTATCATAAATTAATGTTTTTTGTGCTTTATCATAAATAACACTCATATGATAAGTTTTTAATTTTTCTAGATTTTTCAATTCTTCATATTCCAATATTTCATGAAAATGTGTTGCAAATAAAAATGAACTCTCTATTTTGTGAAGTCTCTCTAAACTACACATAAATATACTCAATGCAGATGTACTTTCTGTTCCACTACATAATTCATCTCCTAATATAATACTGTTTTTTGTAGCATTTTTTAAAATAGTTCTAAGTTCACACATTTCTACTGCAAAAGTTGAGAGACCTTTAAAAATATTATCATTACCTAATATTCTTGTAAATAAATAATTATATGGATAATAAATAAATTCTTCACAAGGAACATAATTACCACTTTGTGCTAATATAATACTTATACCAATTGATTTTATAAAACTAGTTTTACCAACAGCATTTGTTCCATATAATAAAATCCCATTTATTAAACTCCCAATACTTAAATCATTAGTAACATATAATTCTTTATTATTAATATGTTCTATTAAACAATGACGCATTTTTTTGAATGAAACATAAGATTTAGTTTCATTATTAGATCTAAAATCTTGATCAAAAATAGTAGGTTTACTATAGTTATATTTATTAGCATTATATGCTTTAACATGACATACATCTATTAATGAAACAAAATGAGAGATAATTGTTAAATTATTATTTTTTTTATTTAATATACTAAAATCATTAACAATAGCATTATAATTAGTAGTTAAAGCATTAATTAATACATCTTTAGAATTATGAATAGCATAAGCAATAGTATTAATAGCATTACTAAAAATTATGCTATTACAATTATTTGAACCATGATTTTTAAATTCTATAGTTGTTAAATCTAAATTAATAGTTTCTTCTATTCCACTATAACTAGAAATATATGGAATATTATAATATTGTCCAGATTCTTTAATAATTTTATCTATAATTTCTTTTAAAATAATACCACGTCTTTTTGTTATAAGTAATAGCGGATCACTTTTATTTGTTTCATGAATTTTAACATAGCATACTTCATCTTCTTTATAATTTTTTTTATTTTTTAAATTATTTTTTGGTTTTTCATAATCAGCTATAATACTTGATAAAAATTGAGAGATTGCATTCAATTGTTCACGCGAATCTAAGCTATTTTTAAATAAAATATTTAAATCTTTACTATATTTTTTATTAATAAAACTTAGTTTATTTAAATCATAATTATTTATTTTTTCCATAACAACTAAAGATGCTTTATTTAAATCAAAATGATTTTCTATAAAATTCATAATAGTTTTACAATAATCATAAATATCATATTTAATGTAATATTTAATATATTGATATAGTTGATTATTTTCTTTTTTTGTTGTAATTTTTTTAAATAAATTTTTAATATTTGAGAGATTATTATATAAAATAGCAAAATCTTTTGGATTAATATTTTTTAATACTAATTTTCTTTCTATTTTTTCAATATCTCGTACATCATTTAAATCAGCTCGTATATTTTTATAAAATTGACTATCTAATAAATGTTGTACAACATCATAACTTCTATTTAATGTTTCTATATCATTAATAGGATGTAATAATTCATAATTAAATTTTCTTTTTCCACCATTAGTAATACAATTATTTAATAAATTAGCTACACAACTTAATTTTCCATTATAACGTTGATCGCTAATAATATTTAATTGTTTTAATGAATGATTTGCTAATACTAATTTATTACTATGATTTTCAAAAATAGGATAATCAATATCTTTTACTAAAGAAGGATTATGTTTATAAATAAAATCTAATAAAAAACATAAACTTTGATTTGCAAAACTATAATCACGAAATTCACTTTTTTCTAAGTATGATCCAGTTCCATATATTTTATCAATTAAACCTTCTTGAAATTTTTGCTTTTCATAATTATATGCAATTTTAATAAATTCATCATTTTCTTCTTTAGTTCTTGTATTATTTAAATAAATTTTATGAAATTTGTGTGAGTGTATATTTGCATAATTAATTAAAATATCAATATATTTTCCATCATAATCATTAGTAATATTAGTAATTATTATAGTTTCAGAAGGATTATAAATTGCAATATATTTTTCCAATTCATCATATACACTTGGACTATCAATATAAGGATGACTATATTCATAATTTATTAATTTTCCAGTTAAAATATCAATAATACTTAAACCAATAGTTAATAAATGTTCTTTATTTATTAAAGAATTATTTGTTAAATGTGTCCAAATACATATTGTATTATTACTTAATCCATTATTAACATTATTATTTTCATTAAAATCAATTAAATCATTATTATTAAAATAAGTTCCAGGTGAATAAATACATGCCAAACTTCGTGTAGTATTTTTTCCTTGAATATCTTGTGTAAATACTGGTACGGTATAACCATGTTCTAAAAGACGTTTAACATATTTATCTAATTGTGGTAATCCAAAACCAGCCATAAAAACATCTTCTTTTCCAATACACATATTTTTTGGAGCAATAACCATATCATTAATGGCCGCAAATTCTTTTAATAATGCACCTTTATAACTACCATCTGCAGACAATATTCCATAAACTTCATAAAAACTACCAACTTGAATTAATACTATTGTTTTTGGACCATGTGACCTTGTATATTGTTTAACATATTCAAAATATTCATCTGCTAATGTCATAATAAAATTATAATTTTAATTATTAAAACACAAAATTATAATTTTAAGTAATTTTATAAAAAATATATAAAATTAAAATCTAAGATGCATTCCCATAGTGGCTCCGCGTTTATTAATTTTTTGAGAATTATTTGTATTGATTCCTCTTGGAACTAAAGGTTCTTTTTCTAATTTAGATTCTTTTACTAATTCTTCAATATTTAATTTTATTTCTGGTTTTATAACTGGTTCTTTGGGTTCTACAACTTCAGGTTCTACAACTTCGGGTTCTACAACTTCAGGTTCTACAACTTCAGGTTCTACAACTTCGGGTTCTACAACTTCAGGTTCTACAACTTCAGGTTCTACAACTTCGGGTTCTACTACTTCAGGTTCTACTACTTCAGGTTCTACTACTTCAGGTTCTACAACTTCAGGTTCTACTACTTCGGGTTCTACTACTTCGGGTTCTACTACTTCAGGTTCTACAACTTCAGGTTCTGCTACTTCAGGTTCTACAACTTCAGGTTCTACAACTTCGGGTTCTACAACTTCGGGTTCTACAACTTCGGGTTCTACTTCTGCTTCTAAAACTTCTTCTTTGGATTTTGTTTTATTACTTTTTCTTGGCATATTTATATTATTAATTATAAAAAATAATATAAATTTATTACTAAAATATATATTTATTTTCCTTTTTTTGGTGCCACAGACCCCCCACCACGAACTCTGCTAACTACATTGTTAACAAAATTAACATCAGCACCATCTCTAACAAAATTAGTTTGACTATTAGAATCTTTTACCTTTAATGATCCTCCTCCAATAGCAGTTAAACGCAATCTTTGAGTTCTTAAAGTAGAAGAAATATTATTTATAGGTTTTGCATAAACATTGCTAGTTTTTATATTTTTATAATTATCATATAAGTTTGCTAAACTTCCAGAACAATCATAATTAGTAGTTTGTTTTATAAAAGCTCGTCTTCCTAAAATAAAAGTTGAATCTCTGTCAGCAGTTCCTCCGCTCATAGTTGGCATATTTTTTGAAATAATTGTTTTAGACATGTTATAATAATTATTAATATAAATAAATATTAAAACATATTTGCAAAATAAAAATATATTTATTATTTATTATTTATTATTTATTTTCTTACTCGTCTAATAGCATGTTGTGATTGAGAGTTATTAGCACCTCCAAAACTTTTATCATTATAATTTTTATTTATTGCTTGTAATTTTTTAAATCGTGCATAATCAGATCCATCATATACAAATCTTGGATTTCCTGAAAACATAGCACTACCATTTCTATTTAAACCATCACCACGAACTTGAACACGAGATAAATTATTACCATTAACTTGACTAGATTCTATACCATATCTAATATCAGTAGCAACAATAGAATTAGTAATTACATCACCAGCATTATATGCACTTCTAAATGGTCCTAAAATATTTTTATTATATAAAACAGGAGAATAACCTAATCCAGAATTATACATATTACCAAAAGCTTTTGCTAAATATTTACGATTAGCAGAACGTTCACCACCACTTACAGTATGACCTGTAATTAATGGTTGATGCCCTTTTTTTTCTCCACCTAAAGTTTTAGGATCAAAAGTATTTGACATATTTATATTATATAAATATATATAAAAAAATTATAATATATATGATTTATTATTATTTTTTACTTTTATTCAGTAATAATTCGCGGAGCAATATTCATTGTTATTAATTCTTGAAACATTAATTTACATGAATATGGAATTTCTACATAGCTAAAGTCTATTCTATTTTCACATGTATTACATATATGTATATTTTCAATATCATTATAAGAAGCAATTAATCCACATTTATTACATACATGTACGCTAAATGTATCTGATGCATCATAAATTCGTCCTTTTGTAAATCTTGATGCTCCATGAGAAATCATACAATCACGCTCCATTTCACCAAAACGTAAACCTCCATCACGCGCACGCCCTTCTGCTGGTTGACGTGTAAGATTTACCATTGGTCCAATACTTCTACTGTGTTGTTTATCATTTACCATATGTTTAAGTCGTTGATAAAATGCAGGTCCAATAAATATGCTACATTTTAATTGTTCACCAGTTAATCCATTATACATAATTTCATTTCCTTTAGAATGATATCCTAATTTTTGTAATTCTTTAATTGCTAAATTTATATCAAAATCACCAAAACTGGTTCCATCACCATAAAGTCCTAATTGAATTAAAACTTTCCCAAGTAAAGTTTCTTTTAATTGTGCAATAGTCATTCGACTAGGAATTGCATGTGGATTAATAATAATATCTGGTTTTAAACCATCAGCAGTAAATGGCATATCTTCTTCTGGAATAATATTACCAATTGTACCTTTTTGTCCATGGCGGCTAGAAAATTTATCACCTATTACCGGTTTTCTGTAATTACGTAATCTTACCTTACAAAAATTATATCCATCTCCATTTGTATCAATATAGTTTTTATCAACAAATGTAGTTTCATTGCTTCTAAAAATATAGCTTTCATCAAAATATTTAATGGATTTAGTATAATCATTTTTATTTTCTTTAATTGGAATAATTTTAGATATAATAATATCACGATCATTTAGTAAAGTATTTTCATCAACAACACCATTTGAATTTATTTTATTATAATTTGCAAATTTCATATTTTTTGTTTTATTTTTATCCGGTTTACATCTAATTTCTTCATTACCATTAATTTTTTTATCTTCATCTTTTTCTGTATGATATATTGTTGCTAAAAATAATCCTCTATCAATAGAACCTTTATTAAATAATATACTATCTTCTTGATTATATCCAGTATGGCTTGCAATTGCAACAATCACTTGTTCACCAGATGGAATATTATTTAGTTGAATAATATTCATAATCCGAGTATCTACTAATGGTCTCATAGGATATGATAATACATATGCAGTTTTATCCATTCTATTATTAAAATTTGTTACATACATACCAATAGCTTGCTTACCCATTGCCGATTGGTATGTATTTCTGGGGGATTGATTATTTTCAGGAAATGGAATGCATGATGCTAAAATTCCAAAAATACTACTAGGATGAATTTCACAATGAGTATATTTATAAATATATTTACTATTAGTTACTTTATTTAAGTAATTTTTTGTCATAGCAATCATACTGTTATTTTGTTCATATGAATCAACATATTCAATTATTGATTCTTCTAAATTACCGCTGTAACATAAATCATTCCAAGTAAGTTCATTATTTTTTAATTTATTGAAAATATCAACTTTATTATAATTATTATAAACAAAATCATTATTTCTAATTTTGAATAATGGACGACTAAGTCTACCCGCATCATTACAAATTTTTATTTCTAATAAATTAGTGTCAAATATAATTGATGTATAAATATTGATAATTCCTTTATATTTTTTATCTTTGAGATCATTATATAACTCAATTGGATTTTCTGTAATACCTACCCAAGATCCATTAATAAATACCTTAACATTATTAAATATTTTTTCATTATCTGTTTTTATCGAATCTAATGTTTTAATTTGAGGAATTATATAATCATATAATCCATTACTATTTGAATATATAGTAATATGTGTTAAATAACTTAAATTTTTAACTATTCCAACAGATGCACCTTCTGGCGTTTCTGCTGGACATAAAAATCCCCACGAAGAGTTATGTAATCTTCTTGGTGGAATTAATTTACCACTTTTATCAATTGGAGTATTAATTCGTCTTAAATGACTTAATGTAGAAATATATGTTAATCTATTAAGAACTTGTGCAACACCAACTTTATTACTATTAATTTGTTTTATACCAAAATCTCCAGTGGCTAATGCACGTTTTATACCATTTTCAATAGTTGTTGATTTAATAATTTTATAAATATTTGTATTATTAATAATATTTTCATAATCTTGTGTGGATTTCCATGATCCATTATTTATTTCACGTACCAAATATTTTTGAATATCTTTGACTAACTTATTAAAATAATTTCTAAATAAATTATTAAGAAGTGAACCAGTTAAATCAATACGTTTATTTATATATGAATCCCTGTCAGATTCTTCAATCCAACCAAATGAAGTTTGTAATAATCGATTAGCCATATATCCTAACATGTATATTTTTTGTGTTTCTGTTTTACAATGTGGAAATATATCATTATTAATTACTTCTAATGCAAAGTCATGCTTCTTTTTTATACCAGTATCTTTATCCATATTAAGCGGTGTATAAATTACATTAGAAACAATATATTTGATTGCCGATTCATAAGTTATATATTGATTTGCATCAATAATACTACCTTTTAAATTATATAATATTTTTTTATTATGTTTTTCTTCATTGCATAATAATATTTTTTCACATATATCTTTATCACTTATTATATTAAAAGCCCTAAAAATTATAAATAATGGAATGGGATTTTTTAAACGCGGAATATGTAAATAAATAGAATTACCAAAAGAATTTGTTTTATTAGTAAGTGTTAGTGTTAATTGTTTAGGAGAAATACATTTCCAATCAGGAATACATTTAATTTCAGCGGACCAAGACCATTTTGTACTATTTTTTGATATATTATAACAATATATTTGATTTTCAGCAGCACGTTCTTGACCTAAGCAGGTTTTTTCAGAACCATTTATAATAAAATATGCACCGGGATCCATTTTACATTCTCCACTTTTATTATAGTCAATATCTTTGTATTGATTTAAAATACAAAGATCGGATCTTAACATAATTGGTAATTTACCGATATTAATATTTTTAAGAACTTTTTCAAATGTTAAAATATTATTATAATTATCTCCATTTTTAATAATATATTTAATATTAAAATCTATAGTCATAGCTCCCGAATATGTAAAATTTCTTAGACGTGCTTCTTGAGGTAATAGAATTTTTGTGGAACCATTGTTTTCATAAATTTGAGGTCTATGAATGGAGAAATTTTTAAAATTTATAAAAATTTCTAATCTATATAAATCAAATTCTTTAATATAATCATATTCAGAACATATATGAACAGGATTAAACATTTCTATAGTATTTTGAATTTGTGTATTTACAAAATAATTATAAGATTCTATTTGATGTTTAACTAATTGTTTTAAATGATGATCTCTAAAATATGATTCAATTACATGCCATGGTATTTCATTTTCGTTTAATTTTTCATTAATAATTTCTTTCATATGATTAAATTGATTTATAATTAATATTTAAATATTATTTATATATCAATTTTAAAAATTTTTATGTAAAAAAATAAAATAATTAATAAGTTTTATATTTAATAATGAGTAATAAAACTTTAAAAATAGATCCTAGTTTATTTAGTTTGAATAAAAAAAATAATAAAACTAATAAAATTAATAAAACAGAAAAAACATTATTAAGAACCGAATTAACTAATAGTAACAAAGTTAAAAAAGAAATGTTAAAAAGAGTAAAAGAATATCAAAAAAAGAAAGAAATAGAAAAAATTAGTGATGAAAAATCTGAAAATAATGAAAATGATATTTTTGAAGAAAATGATTTTGAAAAAGAATTTAATAAGTCACTAAATTTTCTTGGTAATTTAGCAAAAAAAAATAAAATGAAAAAAAATAAAACAGAAAAAATTAAAGATAATGTGGAAGTAAATTTAAATATTTCAAGTGACTTAAATAGCGAACCCAGTTACGGATGTTTAAAAAATGGGAATAAACCAACATATAAAGAATTTAATAAAACAAGAAAGAATGATCAGCGTATAAAAATTGTATTGGAAAATAATACATATGATATTAATAAAGGAGATAATAATAAAGAAGATATTATAATAAATGTAAATACTGATAATAATAAATTAGATACAAAAAAAGATAATAATAGTGATTTAATGAATGAAAAAATAAAAGAAGAAATTAAAGAAGAAATTAAAGAAGAAATTAAAGATAATATTGATCTTGTTGATACCAATGATTCTTTTGCTACTAATGATTCTTTTCATACCAATGATTCTTTAGATATTAATGATTCTTTTGATACTAATGATTCTTTTGCTACTAATGATTCTTTTACTATTAATAATAAAGATACTAATTTTATTAATAATATTAATAATAGAAAAAATGAAATAATACACTTAGAAAATGAAGATAATAATTTAAATATTCCAAAAATAAATAGAATAACACGAAAAAAAAAATTTCTTCTTGGAAAAAATAAAAAAAAAAATAAAATAGGTATATTACTCAAAAATAATGAAACACGAAAAAATATAAAAGAAGAAATTGCAATAATTAAAAAAAAAAATATAATGGATATTAAAAATTATTTAAGTGAAAAAAATTTAATTAAAAAAGGTTCTGAAGCACCCAATGATGTTTTAAGAAAATTATATGAAGATAGTATTTTAAGTGGTAATATTAATAATCTAAATAACGATAATTTAGTATTTAATTATTTATTAAATTAATATTATTTTTTATGTATTATTTTAAAAATAATATACAACAAAATTAATGCTAATAAAAAGTAATAAGTATCATTTAAAATATCTTTATTAAAATTATTAAAATTATTAAAATTATTAAAATTATTAAAATTATTAAAATTATTAAAATTATTAAAATTATTAAAACCTTCATAATTATAAAGAGTTTTATCTTCATCTGATATATTTTCAATTTCATCTACAGCAATATTTACATAATTACTACTTCCATCATATAATTTTTTATATTTATTTAAAATATGACATTGTAGTTGTACTTTTTTACATTCGGGTTCTGAGGTACTAATAATAGAAGAAAAAAGTCCTGCACCATTAATTCTTGATGCTTTACTTAGTGAAGAAGGCAAAATACCGGATTCTTGAGAATATTCATCACCGGGCAAAGTCATATTATTTATGTATGTATATCTATCAACTTGTTTACCAATAACCGGATCAAAACATTTTGTACCAGTTTTTAATACATATTTATTTCCTAATTTTTTTCCACATCTGGTATCCAAAATTCCAGATGGATCAGTAAAAAGTCCTCCAATATATTTCGACATACCATTCCATCTTTTTTCAATACATTCAGTACCAGTAGGACTACATATTTCATCATCTGTTTTATTAAGAACACTATCAGCATCGCTTATACAATAATTATATGGATGTCCACTTCCATAAAACTCATCAATAGTACAATCATCTGGATTAGGAATATTACTCATATTAATATTATAATAAAGTAATATTTATTTTTTATGAATTAATTTATAAATTAAATATAATATTATAGATGTTAATAATATATAATAAAATTCTTCAAGTTTTTTATTATTTTTAAATAAATTAATATTTTGAATTATATTATTATTATTATTTAAATTACTAAATTGTTCAATAATATTGTTAGTCTTTACTATATCACTTAATTCATCAACAGCTATATGTACATATGGACTAGAACCATTATATAAATTATTATCTTTATTTAAAACATGGCATTGTACTTTAACTTTTTTACAATCAGGGTTTGAATCTTCAGTAATAGCCGATAATAATCCAACTGGATCAATACGTGTTACACTACTAACTGCTGCAGGGAGTATTCCACCACTATTACTTGAACGCCCTGTTATTACATTTGTAGTATCCATATTATTTATATAAACATATCTATTGACTAAGTTTCCAGTATCAACATCTTTACATTGTGTTCCAGTTTTTTGTAAATATTTATTTCCTAATTTATAATCACATTTTTCACTTAAACCCTGTCTTGGATTATAAACTAAAGAAGAAGAATATTTAAATAAACCTCCTATATTTTTTGAAATACAGTCGGTACCCCAATTATCACATTCACCTTCTGTATCAAAGAGTTCATCGGTTGATGCTGTACAATAATTATAATTATGTCCTATACCGCCGAAATTATTTGCTATGCAATCATTTTCATCATTTGAATTGGGCATATTATTAATAAAAGAATATATTATATTTTAAATTATAAATTAAAATATATTATAGCTTAATATAAAATAATATAAATAAAAATTATTTATATTTTAGCACCACTTAGTGTCGCAATTTTTTTTATACGATCATTTTGATTTTTTTTTAATTTTTTTTTTGGAGCATCAATGCCTTCAATTATATTAAATTTATTACATATATAAAAAATACTATAAAATAATAAAAGTATTAAAATAGTTATTAATAAATTTCTAAAATTAAATATTTTTTTTACCATATATATAAATTAAAATATTTTTTATATATAAAATGAAATTTTATAATAGCCAAAGAATAAGATACCCATTAGACCCTTGGAAAGATCAAGCACATATAAAAAATATATTTATTGCTAAAAATGTTTTAAATAATGATTTTAAAAATTCAAATAATTGTACTCCTTTTAATAATTGTGAAAGTAAAACTAAAAATAAATTTAATGCAAATCCACTAAAACATTACAGAAAACAATATGTTTTAGAAAATAATTATAGTTTTAGTAACAATTCATATATTGGATTATTAGATAAACCAGGTAGTTATATTGTTTCAGATAAATCATGTGATTCCAGTAACAATACAAATATGTATGTTCATATAATAGGTTTAAACGAAAATTGTAGTCCACAAGCAGGTGATAAATCTTATGATCCATCATTAAATAGAACAATATGTATTGCTTCTAATCCACAATCAATGGTTATTAAGAGAGCAAATACTAAATTAGATAATAATTATTGTTCATCACAAAAAGAATATATATATAAAAAATGTAAAACATTTGAACAAAATTTACCATCAAATAATAATATAGATGTAGAAAATGGAACATTTACAAATTGTCTTAATAATGGTGACAATATTAATAAAATAAATTGTAAAACAACATTTAATCCTTCAAATAGAAGATATCAAGTTCAAGGACCGGTTACAAGTAGTTCTAGAATAGCATCATTAAAATATGGTTATAATAATGAAAAAAATAAAATATATAGTGATTATAATAATCCTAATTTATGTCCATCAAATTTAACTTCAGAAGAATGTAAAAATAGAAAAATATTATCACGTCCTCATTGTATTGGTTGTCCAAATGATAGCCAAACAATAAGAAGAAAAAGAATTAACATATTAAAATAGAGTTAAAATATATCTTTATTAACTGGTAAATTATATTTATTACACCAAGTAATACATTTTTGTATATTTATATTTTTTAAAATTAATAATTTATTTTGTAATTTATCAAAATCAGTTTTTTTATTATTAGTTGACATATCAAATATATCTTTATATAATAAAAATGATTCTTTAGGAGATATTGAATAACTATAACTATTATTTGGAGATGTATTAAATTTAACATCAATTATATTAGATTTATTTATATCTATAGGTTTACTTGTACTATTTAAACTTAAATCTTCGTGTTGACTATTTTCATTCAAATTATTATTTGTAATATTGTCAATAGTTAGAAGATTATCTAATTGATTTAATACAATTTCTAAATTTAGATTATTATATTCTCTTATCAAATTTAATGTAATATTTATATTTTCCAATTGTTGTTGTCCATAAATAGCATTAATTTCTTCTATTTTATTTAAAAATAAAATAGGTAATTGTATATTAAAAAATGTTTTAATATTATTTAAATTATTCAATATAGTATCAAAATTATTAATAATATAGTCTTTTAAATTAGTTGTAAAATTATTATTTTTAAAATTTTTACATACAATATATTTTTCTGAATTAGCAATTCTACTGGTATTTGGTTTATATGAAAATACATTCTCATAACAATTAGATAATAAAAATATCATTTCGATTGTTTTTAAATTAAACATATCAAATACTTTTAATATAAATAAACCACCCTTTTTCTGCATTATTATTGCATAAAAAATTTGTGAAACAATTAATTTTAAACTTAATTCTTCTTGTTTATTGAAATCTATGGAAAAATCAAATCCTCCATCCCCTGTAATATAATCAATTGAATTTTTAAATTTATCATTTATAAATAATAGATTTTCTTTTAAAAATAAATCACCATTTTTAGATTCTCCTGTTATAATTTTAATATTTTTATTTGAATTAATAAAATTATTACTTTTTTTCCAAGATGGTATATTATTATTGTTAGAAATAAGTGTCATACCATAATATAAATCTTTTTCATTATTTCTATAATACTTAAATGCTTCAATAAAACCACCTGGACCTTCTGCCAAATGAAAACTAACTATATTATTTTCATTATTTAAAAAATTAAAAATATTTATAATTTCTATCATTTTAAAAAAAGATCTGCTTAATGGTTTATATTTACATATTGAAGAATTTTTATTATTATTGAATGGTGTATGTATATATTCATATGGATTTGTAATTTTTTTATAAAAATCCCAATCTTTATTATTATTATGAATTTGTTCTTTTATGTAAATTAAGTGTGTATGTAGTGAATTAGATATTTTTGGTTGACAAATTTCATTTTCAGAAGAATATAATTGAATATCAAAAGTTATATTATAATTAAATGAAGGTATAGTAATATATGTCATAATAATATTATTAATTAACTAAATAATATTAAAATAATAAATTTATATTGTTTTCATAAATAATATAAATTTAATAATATATTAAACTTTTGAAGATTTACTTTTTTTTTCTAATTTTTTTTTCTCTCTTTCTTCTTTCATTTTTTGTTTTTCAGCTTCTTTTTCTAATAATTTTGCTTTTTTCTTTTGTTCTGCTAATTTAATTTTTTCATCTATAGTTAATTCTAATTTAACTTCTTTTCTTTCTTTTTCTTTTTCTTTTTCTTTTCTTTTTAACTTCTTGTGTTGTTTTAAATTGTATGTTATCATCTTCTATTTTTTCAATTTCTTCATCTAATAATTTTTTATTATCATCAAGTAAATCCATTTTATTTTTTTCATCAGATTCATTATTTTTTATTAATGACGGAATATTTGATACATTTCTAATTTTTTTAAATATAAAACAATTATTTAAAAATGATATTTGTTTTTCCTCATCACTCATATTTAAACTATTTCCAATTTGATATTTTAATTCTTTATTTTTTTCACATTTAACTGTCATTTGATTATACATTGTTTCAAAACTAGTTATACTAGATGGCATATTTATGTCTTTTAATTCAGAATCAGATAACATTACAAATCCATAATTTTCTAAAATACGAACTAAATAATTAAAATTTACTAAATATTCTCTAATAGTTTTATTAATAGATTCTTGATATATATCAATAGCATATCCTAAACTAGTTTCATCATTATCAAAATTTTTAAAATCATATTTTTTAGTAATTTGCCATATTTTTTTAGTATTTTTAAATAAACTAATACTTTGATTGTTTTCAATAGATTCTAACATTTTAAATATTTTTTTTCCATCAAAACAACAACCAATAAAATATCCATTAATTGCTGTACATTGAGAAATATTTTTTAAAAATTCATTTAAAATTTCTTCTTTTTCAAACATATAATGTAATGCAAACATAATTGAACTAACATTAAATCCATTATGTGCTATTCCATAATTTTTGTAAACACCTTTACCTAAAGTAGATTCGTTTTTTGTACCTATACCAAAAATAGCATTCATTATATTTTTATTTTTAGTATTTGAAAAAGCATCTCCAGATTTAATATTAGCACCACTATTACCATTTAAAAATATAGCAGATGGAATATTAAACATTTTTTTCTTATAATTTAAATATCTTGCACATGCTCCATCTAATCTATTTTCAATATTATCTTTAGATAAGTCAATACCAAAAATGAAATTTAATTGTGTTTTTATCCATTTTGGTAAATCACCACCTTTACCACATGCATAATCTATTAAAATATTACCAGAATTAATAATATTTTTAAATAATTCATTTTTAATATATAAATTATGAAAATCTCTAAGACTACGTGTTTCTGTTTTAGAAGTTATTTTATTATAATAAATATCATCATCATTATTATCTATAATTATACCTTTACCAGTTTTAATAATTTGTTCACTTATTGGATTATGAATAGAGTGCCATGTTCCATTAGCAACATGATAAGCATTACCAAAATTTTTTATACCAGATTTTAATTCAGAAGTTTTATCATATCTTACTCTTAATGGAATCCATCTAAATAATCCTTCTTTTGTAGTATCATATTTAAATTCTACTATAGTGTTATCTTCAATTTCTTCATTTTCCAAACTATATATTTTAAAACTACCAGTTTTATCATAAACACCACAAATATTACATAAACCTGCATTTTCATCACTTGGATTTGTTGGATAAAATTGCATTGGTTTATAATTATTTTTATATTCTTCTGAATTTGATATTTTAGTATCTTCAATAATCATATTAAATGGATTAATATAACCATGCATTTTTTCATCAAAACCTACTTGTAAAACTAAAGTAACATATTGGCTTAATGTATTTGAAGAAGTTAAATTTGTTCCATTATTATATATATTATTTATAATAACTTTATTATATTCATCTTTTTTAAATTTAACTAGAAAATCAATAGTATTATATTGTGGTGGTTTCCATTTAAAACATTCTTTCCAAGTTATTTTAAAATCAGGTGCAATTATTCCAATATTATTTGATCCAACACCAGTATTAGTTGGTGTAAATATTAATCCATCTGTATTATATTCATATAAACCATCTTTAATATTATTTAAAATATTTTCACTTGCTTTAAAAATATTATTACTATAAAATTTTTTTAATACTACTTTTAAAGAATTTTTAGAATTTAAAACAATAGATTTTGCATTTAAACTATTAATAACAGAATTTAAAATATCTAATCTATAATTAATAGTAGTTGTTTTACTTTTAATAGTTTTTTCTTCTTTATTATCATTAATAAGTGGTAAATTAGTTACATTTTTATTATTTATAAAATAAATATCAAAACATGCAAATAAATTTATAAATTTTTTATATTTATTATTTAAAATATGCTCACCATCTATAATAGTATTAAATAATTCTTTATTTTCTGTTAATATTCCAGTAAATTGTATATTCATATTCATTGAAATAAAATATATTTTTCCACTATTATTAATAAACAATAGTTTACGTAAACCATCTGCTTTATCAGTAACACAATAATTGTTTCTAATATTTGGAATTGTTTTATTAGTATCATCTATATCTTTTGAATCTAATATATTAATATTTTGTAATGTTACAGAAGATGGACCTATAAAATCCTTTACATTTATTTTTTCATATAATTCATTTTTTATATATTTAGTATTTTTTGTAATTTTTAAATAATTATTAAGAACATCATTTTGATCTATTAAACTAATTGGATAATTTGACTCTTGTAAACCTATTAAAATAATTTTAATTATTTTTTTTAAACTTTCATATAAATAAAATCCAGTATCATATTTTGTTTTTATACCAATATCAGAATTAATACATTCTATTTCAACTTCATAATTTTCAAAAGAATTAAAAACATTTGAATCATTAATATTAAATTGTGATACTAATTTATTATTATTTAATTTAGACATTTTAACTACACTACAGTGAATATTAAATGGTAATTCGGGATGTTTAAATTCAAATCTTTTAATAAATCTAAAAATTTTTTTAGTAGAATCCCATTTTTTTATAATAGTTTGAATCTTTTCATCATTTAAATTATAATTTTCTTCAGTTTGAAATGAAATTCTCATATTATATTCATCATAATCCAGTGGGTAAAAAACTGTTTCATCTTTTTGAAAATATTTTTTTTCTACAAATTTAATATTTTGAATATCTTCAATACCAGTTATATTATTATTTTTACAATAATATTGTATATTAGGTAAACCAAATATTTCTGTTCTAATTTTAGAATCTTCATTGTCTAAAATAATTTTCAAACTATAATTTTCATTTTTTAATTCAAATTTTTGAAATAATAATGTTTTAATAATATTATTAAAATCTATTTTTGTTAAATATTTTATTTTTTTTGTACCAAATCTGATTTCAAATTCAGGAGTAATATTATCTGTAAATTTATTTTTATTATCTATATATAATTTAATAAAACGTTTAAAAAGAGTAGTATTTTTTGAATCTTCATTTTTTTCAAATGTTGAAACATATTTTTTATCACTAATTATATCTTTTATAGATTTTGACATATTATATATAATTATTTATTATTTAATAAAAAATAAATAAATAATAAATTTTCAATTTTAAAATTTTAAAATTTTAAAATTTTAAGTTAATATATTTAATATATTTGAATATAATTCTTTTTTTGTCTTTTTTTTATTTGCAGAATTATATATAATAATTTTTAATTTATTACATATATTAATTAAATCATCTAATTTATAATAACTAATTGTTTTTAATGGTTTTTCTAAATTTTCTAAATAAAAATAATTATTTATAATATTTTTATAATCATTTTCGCTAATATTAATATTATTTATAGTATTATTTTTAACGTTTATTAAACTATTATTATACTTTAATTCAATAAAATTAAATATATTATGACTATTTAATAAACTATCTTCATTTAAATCATTATTATTTAAATAATAACTATAACTATTATTATTAGTTGTTATAAAAAGACTAATATTTTTTAAACAACATAAACCACAAAAAGTATTAAAACTAATTTTTTTAGAATTTAATAATTCATCTTCTAAAATATTTAATTTATATTTTTTTTTAATTTTATTTTTATTTTTTCTTAATTCTTCTAATAACAAAATTTTAGTATCTTTTTCTATTTTTAATATTTTAAATTCATTAAATTCATTAAATTCATTAAATTCATTAAATTCATTAAATTCATTTACTCCATTTTCATTTAATCCATTTTTATTTAATAAATTATAAAAACACCAAAAAAAAGTATCTTCTTTATATTTTAAATTATTATTATATTTTCTTTTTGCTTTATTATAGTCAACATATAATAAATTTTTGCTAATATTTAATTTGTCATTTTGTTGATTATTTAATTTACTATTTTCATCACAAAAAATTAAATTAAAATTATTATCAATATTATTATCAATATTTGATAACATATATTTTTTTAATTCAATTAAATTAGTATCATGCATCTTAAACATAAGTTTTATTCAATATTATTTATAATAATGTCTTTATTATTTTAAAAAAAATATTTTTTCTAATTCTGTTTTAGTATTTTCATCTTTATTTATATATTCTTCTTGATTATTTATAAATTTTATATAGTCCCAAAGTAATTTAATTATAGTATTTGGTAAAGTTGTTAAATTTACAAAAATTCCATTATTATTTTGTGTTAATTTTATTTTATTTTTATATAATATTTTTGCTATTTCTAAATGATGTTCTATTTCAAGATTATCAATAGTTTTTTGTAATTTTTCTAAATCATAATAATCTATATTTTCTAAATTGCATGCATTATTATCTTCTTTATTTTTAGTATTTTCAATTGTTTCCATTATATTTAAAAATATTTATAAAAAAATTTTTAAATATTTTTAAATATATTAAATATATTAAATATATTAAATAATATTTATACAATAACTATGAAGTAGTTGTTTTAACAAAGGTTTTTTTGTTAGATTTTATACTTTGATTGGATTTATTTTTTTCTTCTAATAATTCAGCAATAATTGAAATAAATGGATCATTTAATTCATACCGATAACCTATAACACGAACTTCTATATTATTTCCTATATTAATTTCTGAAAATATTGAATTATTATAATTATGATCTCTTGCAACAAAAATTAAATATGGAGAACTATTATCTTCATCTATTATACTACATTTTAATCCTACTTTAGTTGATGTATCAACTTTACAATTTAAAATCATAGATTCATAAGGACATGCAATTAAACATTCTATTAATACATTAAACATTATATAATCGGAAAATAACTCTCCCAATGAAATATCTAATATTTTAATTGAATTTTTTTTTACAAATCCATGAATTATACATTTATTTTCTATTTTAGTTTGCAACATATCTAAAATTTTATTTTCTACATTATTATCTACATCTGAATATTTTAATTTTAATTTTTGATTAAATATTTGTTTCATAAATAATTTTTTATTAGCAGACATATTAATATATATTATTATATTTAAATATTTTTATATTCAATAAAATCAATTTTATAATTTATTTATAATTTTTATTATTTATAATTACTTCATTAATATCAGCAAACCAAAATTTTTCATCTTTATTTATGTGTTTAAAATATCTTAATATTAATTCTAATAATATAGAATATAAATTTGCAGATAATTTTAGTGGTTTCTCTTTTATAATTGATTCATAATATTCTAGTAATTGCGGAGAATCAAATGATGTACTATTTTTTCCATTATTAAATGTTTCTTTAGTACTATTAAATGTTTTAATTTTAAATTGATAATCATTTCTATATTCATTGGATGTTAGTTGATTTAAAACTTTTATAAAGCCTATTATTATATCCGAATTATTATTATTAATATTATATTTATTTTCAATTATACTATTTAAATCATTATAATCCATAGGATTAGCAATATTTAATAAATTATTACTATTAAATACAAATAAAACATAATTATATTTATCAAATATATCCTTTTTATAAATTTCTGGTATAATATTATAATCAAAAATAAATCCTTTTAATTTTTTATTATCACTTTTAACTATTTTTTCATCATAATAAGATTTAATTATTTGAATAACTGTTAATTCAATAGAATTTTTAAAAATAAATTGTTCATTTAAATTATAGACATATTCTATTAATTTTTTAGTTGAATCAAAAGTTAAAGTATCGAGTAAAATATTTACTATTAAATAAATTACTTCTTTTTTGGGTATATTAAATGAATCTATTTTTACATTGTTTAAATTTAAAATATTGATATTTTTTTTCTTAAAATTAAATATTAATTCACTCAAAATTTTTATTTTTTCTTTATTACTTTTAAAACTTTGTATATAGTTAGATGTTGGATTTATAATATTTTGTAACTCATTAACAATATAATTAAAAATAATATTATTATTATTTCTCGTAGTTAACATTACATCATCATCATCATCATTATGTTCTTCAAATTCTTTAACTATTTTGATTTTATCTTTATCTAAGTTGATTTTTTTATTTAATAAAGTATTTTCTATTTTTTCAGGAACTTTATAATTAATATATGAAGTATTATTTTTAATAGGATGATTTTTTGTAAATAATGAACTATTTTTATTATTAAGAACTAATGGCTGAAATAAATATAAGTCATCAATATTAATTAAATAACCTTTTTTATTATATTTATCTTTTATTATTATATTAGAATTATTAGTCATATTATGTAATGCAATATATATTGCATTATTGGTGTATTTTGAATCTTTTGATAAATATAAAAGTAAATCTAATTTATTATAAAAATATTTTTCTTTAAAAAGATCTTCTATTAAAGAATAAATTTTATTAATATTTAAATCATAATAATCTATATTATATGTTTTATTATTAATATTTTCTTCTTCATATAAATCATTATTAACACATTTATAATTACAGTTATCCATATAATCACATATAGCACTATCTGGCTTGTCGCCTGGATTATAATTAATTTTTTCATAATTTGATAATTCTATATTTATTCCATCTTTTAATACTTGTTTAATATTTTCTTCAGAAAAGTTTTTAAGTGAACTATTTAAAAAACAATCAACACTAATTTCTTTCATTAAACGTGTTATTTTTCTAATTTGTTTAATTTTAAACTCACATTTTCTATATATATAAAAATCAATAGCTTCACTATATTTATTATTTAATAATGTAGAATGCATATATATTTTAACATTTCTTTCTTTAAAAGGCAAATCTTTATGACTACATGTTCTAACACCCCGACCTATGATTTGTTCAATTCTATTTATATTATACCATGGTTCTAATATATGTATTTGTCTAATAAATTTAAAATCTATACCTTCACTCCCCGCAGATGATAATAATATTACCTTAATTATTTCTCCATTGCTATTATTTAAGTCTGTACATGCTTTTATATCTTCTTCACTATTTGGTGTTATTTTTTTATCACCACATATTATTGTATAAGTTGCTAATTTACTATTACTTGTTTTTTGTGAACTATTTATTCTCTTATTACTAATTAGATCTAATTTATTTATATTATTAAATATTTCTGGACAAAATAAATTTATTCCATTTTTAAACCGCGAAAAACCATTAGCTTCTAATGCTAATGCAATTGGTATTAATCCACTTTCAATAAATTGAGAATAAATTATAATAGGACCTTTAGAATTTTCAATAGATTGTAATATATTATATATTTTTATACTATATTTTTCTATATTTTCTTTTAAAAAAATATTTTTCTGATTTTTCTTTTTAAAATTATAATTATGTTTTGCTAACAATTTATTTGAATCATTATAAATCATAAAATTATTTAATCCATTTTTAGATACCAACAATTCAGGATTTATTTTTAAATCATCTAACTTATCATCCTCGCAATTATCAAGCTGTTCATTTGGATAAACCATATTTAAACATTCTAATGGTTTCAAGAATGCAGTATATTTATATGATTCCAAATCTTTTTTATCAATATTATTTATTATATATTTATATACTCTTTCTTGATAACTTGATATTTTATTTAAATAAATATCAAAAATTTCTATTTTAGAATCTATTCTAGAATCATTTATATCATATATAGGATATTCATCTAAATTTTTTATGCTTTTAATTATATCAAAATCATATGGTAAAATTCTATATGGAAAAATAAAAGGATTATCTCCTTTAACATAACTAACATATCCATTTAATTTTCTAATTAATAATTGTTTTCCAATTTCAATACCTTGCGAATCAATTATAAAAGTCCCATCTTTATTAAAAACATCTTCAACTTCTATAGTAGATCTTTTATCATTTAAATTTAATAAATTTGTTAGAAAAATGATTTCTTTATAATCATTAAATATTGGAGTAGCAGACATTAATATTAATTTCATATTATCAACATGTTTTACTAATTTATATAACTGTGAAGCTACTAATTTATTACTATTTTCATCTGAATCTCTAATATTATGAATTTCATCTATTATTAATAATCTTTCTCCAAAATATTTTTGTAATTTATTTTTTATTAATATATTTTTTTGTTTTTCACTATATGTTTTAGTATTTAATAAATTATCTATTGTGCTTATTTTTGTTATTATATTTGCTAATTCAATATATCCAATAAAATCATAATAGTTATCAATTATATTATTAACTAAATTTTTAACTTTTTCTTTAGAAACTGTACCATTTAACATATTTATATCTTTTAATAAATTATTACCTGCACAATTATTAATAACCCATTTATTATTTATTATTTTTAATTTTGATTCATCAAATAACTGTAATTTAAAATTTGCTCTTACTTTTGGTGATGCAACTATAATAATTTTTTTATTTATATTATTAAATTTATAATAATCTCTTACATTTTCTGCAATATTAATTGCTGAACATGTTTTACCTGTACCCAAACCATGATATAATAATAAACTATTATATGGTGTATAAAATGATATAAAATTTTTTACAAAATTTTGATGTTCTAATAATTCAAACTCTTTATTACATAATTCATATGACTTGGCTTCCATATCTAAATCATCTTCTAAAACAATGTTATATTTATTTTCATTAAATTCTGTTTTTTGTGCTATTTTTAAATTTAATAAATTATCATCTAAATGTGGATATATATAATCAAAATTTTTTAATAACTTATCATCATTGTTCAAGAATGATTTATTATTTAATAATTCTAATGCATTTAAAAAATATTGCATATCTTTTTTTGTTTTTAACTTGTATTTTTCATTTTCTAAAATATTTTTTTCAAAGTCATTATTATTTATATTATCCTGAAATAAATTATATAAAACACTATTCATAATTTTTTTATTTTTAGATTTAATAAGATCATTAAAATCATCTTTTCCTTGCTCTTCATTTTCTTCTTCTTTTGATTCTTCATTTTCTTCATTTTCTTCTTCGTTTTCTTCTTCATTTTCTTCTTCGTTTGATTCTACAACTTTATCTATTATGTCTTCTTCATCAAATTCTAATTCATCTTCAGATGAAGGTTCATCATCAGACGAAGGTTCATCATTAGATAAAGGTTCATCATTAAATAAAGGTTCATCATCAGACGAAGGTTCATCATTAGATAAAGGTTCATCGTCAGATAAAGGTTCATCGTCAGATAAAGGTTCATCTTTTAAAGGATTTTCATCTTTTAAAGGATTTTTATCTTTTAAAGGATTTTCATCTTTTAAAGGATTTTCATCTTTTAAAGGATTTTCATCTTTTAAAGCTTCCTCGGATGCTTGATCTTCCAAATAAGGTTCATCTATTTCACTTAAATCTAAATCTTCATCTTTTATTTCTTGATCACTCATATATATTAAATATATACTTTATAAGTTTTTAATAAATTATTTAATTGAATTATAATATTTTTTTTTTCAACATTATAATTTCTTATATATTTTTCTGCTTCATCAAGTTTAACCCAACTTACTTTACTAATTTCATTTAATTGAAAGGATTTTTCTGGTTGATTAAAATTTTTAAATAAACCAATATAATATTTATGTTTATAAGATTTATAATTTGAACTTGTAAAAATTTCATCAAATGGTAATATATTATTGATAATTATTATATTGTCTTTTAAATAACCGGTTTCTTCTTCAAATTCACGTAACCCACAAATAATATCCTTTTCTTGATAATTTCTTCTTCCTTTAGGAAATCCCCATTCTGGCTCATTATATGAGTTTTTACAATTATTTATTAAATAATTAATATCAATAAATTTATTATTTATAATATAACCATTTTTTAGTTTTTCAAATTTTATTAGTGATAATTTTTCTTCATTTTTATATTGATTAGTAATACTTGATCCCCATAAATAATTCCATAGTGTTTTAAAATCATTTTCTAATAACATTTTATGCTCATTTAAAGTCATTTTTTCTAATATTTTAACTATATAGTTTATATCTTCCAAAATATATTTTCCTCGCATAAAATCAACAAATGCCAAACTATCTTTTCTTCGTATTAATAAAACTTCCGCGGAATTATTTACTATTCTAATAGCAATTATACCAATACTAGTAATCGGTATTTTACATTGATGAAATAAATGACCTATTTTTCCACAATTATTACAAAATATATTTTTTCTATTATTATACATAAATTTTCAACTATATGTAATTATTATTATGTTTTTATATTATTTAAGAATAATGACTTTGAATCCGGAAATTTGGGGACCTAAATATTGGTTTTTTTTATATACTGTTGCTTTAACTTATCCTCTTTCTCCCAATGATGTATCAAAAAAAAAATATTATGATTTTATTCAAAATTTTCCGCTATTTATACCAAATTTGGAAATAGGTAGCACATTCTCTCAATTTTTGGATTATTATCCTGTTACACCTTATTTGGATTCACGAGAGAGTATGTTAAAATGGGTTCATTTTATACATAATAAGATAAATATTTATTTGGGAAAGCCTGAAGTTACTTATTATGATGCAATGAATAAATATTATGAAAATTATAAATTAAAAGAAGTAAAAAAAAAAGAAGAAAGAGAAAATAAACATAAATATGTGTTTGGTTCTACAGTTTTTGTATTAATCTCTCTTATTATTTTTTTATATTTTAAAAAATAAATATTTATGTTCTATTAACTAAAAATCATAATTAATAAATATATTAATATATTAATTATGAAACTGGAATTATTTATTGGAGCAATTGTTATATTTTTTGCAGCAAATATTTATTTTGAAGGAAAACTTATGCACTTTTTAAAATCATATAGCAAATATTATAAAATGGGACTAATAGGATTTGTAGGATTATGTGTATATTTATATTTAAAGCGCTCACCTCAAAATGCCAAAGAATTTTTTAATAATGCACATGGTTATATCAAATATTTACCGATAGATAGACAAACTACTAGTTTTGTAACACCATTTATAGATTTCACAGGAAAAGCTTTAGGAGACTCAATAAATTCTAATTATAATACTAATTTAGTAAATAAAAATCCTTTTAATAATTCAAATATAAATACTATAAATAATTTACCTAATGCACAAAGAAACGCACTGTTAGCAAACACCAATACAAAAACAAAACGATCGGTAAGCGAAACAAAAAAAAAATATGTAGCAGCAAGTCAAAATTGGTGCTGTAAACATTGCACTAAACAACTACCCGCATGGTTTGAAGTAGACCATAGAGTTAAATTAGAATATGGTGGTTCTAATGATGTAAGTAACTTGGAAGCATTATGCAGAGAATGTCATGGTAAAAAAACGGCATTAGAAAATTTATAAATTATACATTATGTTTATATATAATTCCTGTATCTCTGTTATAACCTATCATACCACTATTTGCTAAACTACTTGCTAAAGCTTTAATTTTCCTTCTTTGTGAACTAGATGATTTGATCTTGATCTTTTAGTCTGAAAAATAGATGTTGCTGGGAGTTGTATTGGAGATATTTTAACTGTTTTTTTATGTCCAAAAAATCTATTATAAAGTCTGTTAAAATAATGTTTTTTACTATTATTTGAATTATTTTTTTTTTTTCGTGCTTCGCTTCTTGTAATAGGTGTAGTTTTTTTACCATTTATTGTATGTGTTCTTGTTCTACTTCCACCTTGTTTGTTTTTTCTTGTGTTCATTTATATTATATATATATAATTTTATTTTATAAAAATTTATTTATATATTTATAGTAATATTATGAGTATATTTGAAAATATAAAAAAAATATTTGAAAATATAAGTGATTTAATTTCTAAATTTTTAGTTTATATTATCCCCATTATTAATAACTTTTTTATAGAATTGGTGGATACTTTATTTAATGGAGACAATTTTAAAATGAATATATCAATAATATTAGTAGTTTTTTTATTATTATATTACTATATTATTTATGTTTATAATTTATTCAATATACAAGAAACAAAATTTTCATATATTTTATCAATAAGTGTTTTAGGTATTAGTTTAACAATTTATTATTTGTTAATTCATAGAAATCAATATAAAAAAGATGATTCTATTGACCCCACATCTTATAGTAAAGATAAAAATAAATTATATAAAATCAAAGAAAGCGAAAAAGGAAATAAAAATTATGATTTTAATATGGAAAATATAAAAGATACTTTACTTATACCAATATTAAATAGTTTAAAGTATTTTTTTAGTTATATATTAATATTTTTAGTACCATTATTAGTATTAATTTTAATATTTTATATATTACAAAATTTTCAAAACTCGTTTACATTATTAAAATATATATTTGGATTAACTATATTTATAACAACATTAGCAATCATAGCAAAAATATTAGGTTTTGATAATCAAAATAATAATAATTTTTGTAGTAAAGATAATCTTGAAAATAATCCCAATAAAGATTTTTTATCTAATATTTTAAATAAACTTAAAATTTTAATATGTATAATTAAAAATTTTATATTCTTTATTCCTTGTTTATTAATAATTTTAATAGATAAACTTAAAGAAGATATTAAATTAACACATTCTACAATATTTATATTATTATTGTTAGAAATAGCTTTAATAACAATGGTATTTTTTATTCCAATGTTATATAAATTTATTATTCAATTTAATGGAAATGATTTATTAGGCGGAGAAGGACCATTTTATTTAAATGAATATAAGGTAATAGGCACATATCAAGAATTATATGGTCAATATAATGATAATAAAAAAAATGATAGTACTTATTATAATTTTAATATACCGTTTAGTGATGAAAAATATAATTTAGAAACAATTTTTAATGGTGGACCTCATAAAACAAAATTAGGTGATTATAGTTATAGTATTAGTTTTTATTTATATTTAAATCCTCAACCTGAAAATACAAGTATTGCATATAATGAAGAGACTACTCTTTTTAATTATTCAAATAAACCAATAATTTTATATAATGGTAAAACTAGACAATTAATTATTAAATCTAAAACAATAAGAAATGAAAGTGATCAAACTGACACAATTTTTATTAGTGATTCAAATGCTTATAATAACTATAATTTAAAATATCAAAAATGGTTACATTTTATTATTAATTATGATAATAATATTATTGATATTTTTATAGATGGTAAGTTAGTAGCGTCAAAAAAACATATACCTGATTTTCATGAAAATGAAAAAATAAGTATAGGAGATGAAAAAAATAAATTAGACAAAAATGGAATACATGGTGGTATAAAAGATATTTACTATTTTTCACAACCTCAACAACCAAATAATATAGAATTTTTATATAATTTAACAAAAAATAATTAATATTAAAATTAAATTTAACATTAAGAATAAACTATTTTATTTATAAAATAATATAAAATATTATATATAAATGGAAGCATATAAAGTTGTATTAATAATTTTTTTAATTTTATTAATTATTTGGATATTAGGAAAAATGTTTTTTACAACAAATATTGTTTATGATATTATGTGTGATGCTTCAACACAAGCATCACGTGATAGTTTAGCAGAAACAGGTTCATTATTTAATACAAATACTAATGTAATTAATAATTTTCAAGATAATGGAACAACAAATTTTATGTTAAGTGTTTGGTTTTATATAGATGATTGGGAAAATAGCATATCAAAAGAAAAAAATATTTTATTTATGGCAAATAATGGAGGAGCAGAAACAGTTTTTTCATCTACTGATCAAATTGGTATTAGTCAAAAATTATGTAAATCATCTTCTGGTGTATCATATAAAAATTTGAATATAGCGTTAGATGATTATAATAATAATTTATTAATTGATATAGAAACAATGCCACAATCATCTTCAGATGCAGCCGACGCTTCATATTGTTATACTAGATATTTAATCAAAAATATTTCTATTCAAAAATGGAATTGTTTAACTATTTCAGTCGATACAAAAATTTTAGATGTTTATTTAGATGGTAAATTACGTAATTCTTTTATTTTACCAAACATATATAATTCAAATAATACAACATTATCGAGTTCCACAAAAAAAATGTATTTAGGATATATTGGAAATAAATCACTTGGTTTTGAAGGTATTATTACCCGGGTAAGATTTGAGCCAAATTCTATTAATCCCCAAGAAGCATATAATATATATAAAGAAGGAATTAATGCATCATTAGCAAACTCTTTATATGATAAATATAGTATGAAAGTATCATTTTTGGAATATAATAAAGAAAAGGGCTCTTTTACAATATAATAAATTTTATAAATATTATTTTTATATAATATTATAGTATATTAAATGGAAAATTTTAAAAATAGTGTACAAGAAAATTTTGATAAAATTAAACAAAACACAAAAAATATAACTAATAATATTAAAGAAAATATAGAATTAATTAAACCTGAAACTAAAATTGGAAGTTTTAATTTAAGTGCTGATTTTTTAAATTCAAATACATTAATAGCAAAAGCCAGCTTTTTATTATTAATAATAATAATATTTAGTTTTCTATTTTATATATTAAGTAAACTTATTATATATTTGTTATCACCAAGTGAAACACCATATTTATTATATGGCATGAAAGACGCAACTGTTCCTTTATCCATACCACAGCCATTAAGTAAAAATGATGCAAAGCCAATATTAAGAAGTAATAATCAATATGATGGAATTGAATTTAGTTATGCATTTTGGATGTATGTTAATGAAGTAGAATATAATGATGATGTTGATTATCGTCATGTATTTCATAAAGGTTCATTAAAAGATGGTGATCCGCCCGGTGTTTATGGTCCAAATAATTGTCCAGGTGTTTATTTATATACTGGTAAAAAATATATTTCTGATGATTTAATTAATAAATATCCTTTACTTGGTATGCTTGTTAGAATAAATGTATTTCAAAATAATGATTCGGACGAGGCATTTAAAATATATGATGATATTTATATAGACGGTATTCCTATAAAAAAATGGGTATGTGTTGTTTTAAGATTAACATCACAAAATATAGTTGATGTTTATATTAATGGTACATTAACTAAAAGACATAAATTATCAAATTTAGTAAAACAAAATTATGATGATGTATATATTAATTTTAGAGATGGTGGGTTCAGAGGAAATTTATCAAATTTAAGATATTATAATTATGCAATTGGTACATATGAAATTGAGAAAATAACAGAAGCAGGACCAAATTTAACAATGGCCGAAGATTCTAATATAAAAAATGCTGCACCACAATATTTATCACCACAATGGTATTTTAATGACAGTGATATAGTAACTGATAATTAAAATTTGTATAAAAATATTAATTAATTATATTTATTTATATAAATAATTAATGACTAATAAAAATTTTTCATATAGAAAAAATTATATTGCTATAAATTCTGATATTTCAAATAATACAAAAATATTTATTAAAGGACTATTAAATGATAAACAAAAAGATATAATTAATAGGACTTTAAATAATGAAAAGAGAAAAAATCGTATAATTATATCTGGAATAGCAAGTGGATCAGAAGCAAGTGTATCAACTAATATTTTTATAAATAAATATAATTTAAAAAATAATATAAAATTTATGTTTAAAAACAATGATTACAATAAAGCAAGAATATTATTTGTAAAATCAAATAATGATGTATATAATAATGATCTAACTTTACTCGACAGCAGTAATAATTATGATAACTTAAATAACGTATATATGATATATAAAGATTTAGATATTAATAATAATATAATTAATTATAATGAAACCCCAAGATTTAGAATAAATTTGAATTTTTATAAAAATTACAAATATAATACTTTAAATAGTGATTATTATAAATTTAAATTAAATGACTTTTCATTAAATAATTCTACTACTATAACTAATCTAGATATAGTTAATGATTATAGTAACAATAAATTAATTAATAATTATAATATTAGTGATTTTTCTAATTTATTATTATATTTTTATAATAATAATTTTGCTACAACCCCATATAATATTACATCTGATTCAATAGATATAAATGAATCTTCTTTTAATTTTTTATTATATAGTAAACCATCTGCAAATAATATAACTTCAAAAACATCAAATAATTATACAAAAATAAATTTTAATAATAATGAATCTATAATTTTTTTACCTTTTAAAAATTATGATTATTATTCTAATAAAGCAGGAAAAATCTTATTTTATAAAGATTGTATACATTTTAATAGTTTAATATTAGATAGTTGTAGTAATTTTTATACTAATTATTATAATAAAGATAAGAATATCAGTCCTTATAAATATTATGATATTAGTAATACTATATTTTTATCATTAGGTAATTTTATGTCCGGTTTTACTCAAAAAAATTTATTTAAACAAACACTATTACAAAATACTATTATTGATAATAATATAAATATTAATAAAATATTATTTCGATCATTAAACAATAAAATAACTATACCTTCTGAATTAACTAATAATTATTTAATAGAGAAAAATGATTATAGTTATAATTATATTTTTGATAATATATTATATGGTTATAATAATTTTAATAATTTAAAAAATACAACATTGGATTTAACTAATTATTATTATAATAATTTTGATTTTTCAAAAAATACTTATTTAAATGGTTTTAACAATTATAATATAAAAAAGAATATAAATGATTTTAATTATGAAATAAGCAATATAACTTTTATTTATTCTGATGTTTGTTATAACAATAATTACAAATTAAATTATAGTAATACAAACAATGATTTAACTTTTGATTTTAGATATAATTATGATATAAGTTTTAATGTTAATTATTCAGTAAATATAGGCTATAATGATAATAATAATATTAGTATACCTAATATAAATTTTTTTAAAATAGATTTTGTAACAAACTTTAATATACCAGAAGGTAGCTTATTTAATAATGTCGAAGAAATATTAATTTATTATGATCCATATAGTGAAAATACTCCCGCTGAATTTAGATATCCAAATAATAATCTTGATATTTGTAGAAATTTTCAACTTGATTTTTTAAACACTGTTATTGAAAATATACCAGGAGCATTAACTTCAACAACTAATACTTCATTTATTCCAGAAAAAAATAGTAGTAATTATTCTAAAAAAATGATAAATGGATTAATTGGATTTAATAATGTTCCAAAATTATTATCTATAAAACCATATGACGAATCAATATTAATTGGAAGAGGATTTAATAATCAATTAAATTTTGATAATGGTAAAAGATCAACCGACGAACTGCAATTATCAGATCAAGAAAGATTAGATAGAAAATGGTTTAGTCAAAAATATAAATCGCAAAATAATAATAGAATTTCTTCAAAACAACAATTTGCTAATTCAGTAAGATCTTCTAGACGAATAATGTTACGTGGGACTAATGTTAATAATTATAACTCTGGTGATAAACCACCTTTAATCAATAATATTGAATGTTTAAATACTATAAGTATAGTAAATATAATACAAACTAATAATGGTAACAAATTTGTTTTAAATAATTCTAATATTTATTATGAACAAAAAAAATATGGATTAAATAATGGAAATTATATTTTAACTAATATATCAATAAACCATCCAATAGCATTATTAAATAGAAATGTTAGTAATTTAATTACTTATAGTGGTAATCAAAATAATAAATTAAATAAATCAATTAGTGGTACAAATTTTGATAATAATTATGATTTTTATTATGGAACTATTTCAATAAATGTATTAGGTGATTTTAATCAAGTAAGTATATATTGTTTTTATCATGGTTACATGGGAGGAGAAAATTTATTAAAATATAGCAATTCATGTATTAATAATCAATAAGCATTAGCACCGGCATTAACACCAGCACCAAATACAGGATATTAATAAGTTTTTAAAGTTTTTATTTAAAATATTTATTTTAAAAATTGATAAATATTTTAATAAAAAAATTTAGTATTAAATTATTATAATTATTTAATAAAATATATGTCTTATGACAATGAAAAAATAAATGTAACGGATAAAACAAAAGATAAAATTTTTAAACTTTACGATTATAATGTATATGATGGTTTAAGTGAAAATAATAATAAAGAAAATTTTAATAAATATAAAGACAATAAAGAATTTATTATTCAAGCATTTGGTATTAATAAAGATGGGCAAAGTGCTTCAATAATTATAGAAGGATTTAACCCCTTCTTTTATGTAAAAGTAGATGATACTTGGAATAATCAAAAAAAAACAGAATTTATTAGTCATTTGAAATGTAAAATGGGTACTTATTATGAAGAAAGTATAACAGATTCAAAACTAATCAAAAAACATAAACTTAATAATTTTGATAATAAAAAATTACATAATTTTATTAAAATCTGTTTTAAAAATCTTCCTGCATATAATAAAGCTAAAAAAATATTTTATCAGGATATTACTATTGGAAGTTATTTTGAAAGAAAATTAATTAAAGAAGGTTATACTTATAAAGATGATACAGGTTGTACTAATTGTTATTTGTATGAAGGAGATATTCCACCATTATTAAAATTATTTCATATTAAAGAAATAAGTCCAAGTGGATGGATTTGTTTAAAAAAAGATAAAATTAGAAAAAGTAAAATACCAACACATTGTAGATATAATTATAATATTAATTATGATGCTATTGTTCCAATGAAAACTATGGAATCTATAGTAAATTATAATATATGTAGTTTTGATATTGAAGCAAGTAGTAGTCATGGTGATTTTCCATTAGCTATTAAAGACTATAAAAAATTAGCAACAAATATACTAGAAAATATTAATAATCATGAACCAGAATTTTTAAATAATTATAATTCAGATTTATTAAAAAAAGAAATTTTATCAGCATTTGATTATGATCATATTAATTATATTGATAAAGTTTATCCAAAAGTATGTACTTCATTTATTCAACTTGAAAATAATTTTTCAAATTTTATTAAATATAAACCAAGTGAAAATAAAAATAAAAAGTCTGAAATAATTCTTGATGAATCAAGTGATGATTCGGATGATGATAACAATAATGAAGATCTTAATAATGAAAACAATTTTTGCAAATCAAAAAAAACAAAAAAAATAAAAAATTATAATAAAAAAGATGCTACTATTTTAGATCTTATTAAAGATACTTCTTGTGAATATTCAACAAAATTATATGAACTTAATATTGCCTTAACAAAATATTTTCCACAATTAGAAGGAGATGTAATAACTTTTATTGGTTTAAGTTTTATTAATTATGGATCAAAAAATCCACATAAAAGAATTATTATTGTAAAAGGTGGATGTAAAATTCCTGATAAATATATTAACTGGTCTTTAGAAAACGAAGTTAGTGTAATTGAAAAAAAAACAGAAAAAGAAGTATTATTAACATTCACTAAAATTATTCAACGAAATAATCCACATATAATTACTGGTTATAATATTACTGGTTTTGATTTTGAATTTATGTATCAACGATCTCAAGAATTAGATTGTATACAAGACTTTTTAAAATTATCAAAAAATAAAGACGAAGTATGTATTAACAAAGATTGGAGAACTAGCAAAGAAGATATTGAAACCAGTAAAATAGTACTTGCATCAGGTGAATATAATTTGCGATTTCCAAAGATGCCTGGACGAATTATTATGGATATGTGTGTTATTTTTAGAAAAGAATTTCAACTTAGTTCTTATAAATTAGACTTTGTTTCATCTTATTTTATTAGTGATTATATAAAAAATATAGAACATGATGAAAATAAAGAAACAACAAAAATTTATAGTAAAAATCTTATGGGAATAAATATTGGTAGTTTTATTAAATTAGAAGAAATTGGATTCAGTAATAATGCTTATAAAAAGGGCAAAAAATTTGAAATTATTGATATTAATTATCATGATAAATGGTTCATTATTGATTCTTATGAACCTATTGATTTAAATAATACTAAATATAATTGGGGTTTAGCAAAAGATGACGTATCCCCCCAAGAAATTTTTGATCTAGCTAATGGCGACGATTATGATCGCTGGACTGTTGGTAAATATTGTCTTGCAGATTGTGATAATGTATTATGGTTATTACTAAAAGTTGATGTTATTACTGATAAAGTTGAAATGTCTAATTTATGCGATGTCCCATTAAGTTATTTAATGTTAAGAGGTCAGGGTATTAAATTACAAAGTTATGTATCAAAAAAATGTGGTGAAAAAAATACATTAATGCCTACAATTCAAAAAAATAATGCTTCAGAAGGTTATGAAGGTGCACATGTTTTTAATCCAACTACCGGATTATATTTAGAAGATCCTGTAGCATGTGTAGATTATAGTTCACTTTATCCTTCGTCGATTATTAGTGAAAATCTATCACCAGATAGTAAAGTATGGACAAAAGAATATGACTTAAGTGGAAATTTAATAAATGTAACAGGTGAAACAGATGAAAATGGTAATTATATTTATGATAATTTATTTGATGAAGGTTATAAATATGTAGATGTTTGCTATGATACATTTAAATATATAAGATTAACAGAAAAAGCGGCTGCAAAAAAAGTAGTAGTTGGTTATAAAATATGCAGATTTGCACAATTTCCAGATTCTAAAGCAATCATGCCTGCAATTTTAGAAGAATTATTAGCAGCTCGTAAATCTACTCGAAAATTAATTTTAATACAAACCGATGAATTTATGAAAAATATTTTAGATAAAAGACAATTAAGTATTAAAGTTACTGCTAATTCATTGTATGGTCAATTAGGCGCTTCTACAAGTGCATTTTATGAACCAGATGTTGCTTCTGCAACAACCGCAACAGGACGAAAATTATTATTTTATGGACGTGATATTATAGAACAATGTTATCATAATAAAGAAATAACATTAAGTGATAATAGAAAAGTAATAACAAATGCAGAATGTGTATATGGTGATAGTGTAACAAATTTAACACCTATTTATGTTCGTATTAATCAAAAAAATATAGAAATTTTAACAATTGAAAACTTAGCAAAAAAATATGGAAATTGTTTATATTGGAATAAATGTAAAGAAGATGGAAAACAAGAAAAATTATATATGAATTTAAAAGAAGATATATTAATTGAAACATGGAGTTCAAATGGATGGACAAAATTAGAAAGAATTATTAAACATGAATTACATGAAAGTAAAAATATATTGCGCATTTTAACACATACTGGTTTAGTTGATGTAACTGATGATCATTCATTATTAAAAAATGATTTAACAATTATTTCACCAAAAGATGTTAATATTGGAACACAACTTTTACATAAAACATTAAATATACAAGATTATATTACTAATAATAATGAAAATATTGAAAATAATTTAGATTTAGATTTAGATTTATTAATATTAAAAGCACGTATTAGTGGATTCTTCTTTGGTGATGGTAGTTGTGGTTGTTATGATTGCCCAAGTGGAAAAAGAAATAGTTGGGCTTTAAATAATAAAGATTATGATTTATTAAATTATTACAAAGAATTGTGTATAAAAGTATATCCTGAATATGATTGGACTATTAACAATACATTAAATTCATCTGGTGTATATAAACTTGTTATAAAAGGTAAACATTTAAAAGACTTTATTCAAACTTTTAGAAATACTCATTATAATAATAATAGTAAAATTATTCCAAGTGACATATTAAATTCTTGTAAAGAAGTAAGACAAGCATTTTTCAATGGATTATATGATGCAGATGGTGATAAAGATAAAAATGGTTATATTAGAATTGATCAAAAAAGTCAATTAAGTGCATCTTATATTTGTTTATTAGCAAATTCAATTGATTATAAAACATCAATTAATACTAGAAAAGATAAACCAGAAATATATAGAATTACTTGTACAAAAAATAGTCAACGTAAAAATGCTGATGCAATCAAAAAAATAGAAAATATTACTAATTATATTAAAAATAATATGCATTATTATGAAAATAATGAAAATAATGAAAATAAATTATATGTTTATGACTTAACTACAAATAATCATCATTTTGCGGCAGGTATTGGTAATATGATTGTTCATAATACAGATTCAGTATTTTTCAAATTTAATTTAAAAGATGCAGAAACAGGTAAAAAAATTATAAATAAAGAGGCCTTAATATATACTATTGAATTAGCTAAACAAGCAGGAGAATTAGCTAGTAAATTCTTAAAGAAACCACATGATTTAGAATATGAAAAAACATTTTGGCCATGGGCTTTATTATCAAAAAAACGTTATGTTGGAACATTATATGAAGATGATCCTGATAAAGGTAAAATGAAATTTATGGGTATTGTGCTAAAACGACGCGATAATGCACCAATTGTTAAAGATATTTATGGAGGTGTTGTAGAAATTTTGATGAAGGAAAAATCTATTAAAAAATCAATAGAATTTGTAGATAAATCATTAGAAAATTTAATAAATGGACAAGTAATTATGGATAAATTATTAGTTACAAAATCACTTAGAGGATATTATAAAAATCCAAAACAAATTGCGCATAAAGTATTGGCTGAACGTATTGGATTACGTGATTCTGGTAATAAACCAGGTTCGGGCGATCGAATTAATTATGCTTATATTAAAAATCCAGATAAAAAAGCATTACAAGGCGAAAAAATAGAAACACCAAATTTTATAAAAGAAAATAATTTAGCACTAGATTATAGTCATTATATTAGTAATCAAATTATGAAACCATTATTACAACTATATGCATTAGAATTAGAAAAAATACAGCAATTTAAAGATCGTCAATTTAATATTGAAAATTATAATACTAATAAAAAAATATTAAGTTATAAAGATGAATTAATACGTATTAAAGAAAAATGGCCCGAACCAGAAAAATATGCAAAAAAAATAGAAGAATTAAGATGTAAAGAGGTGAAAGCATGTTTATTTGATAAATATTTGAATAAATTAAAATAAAAATATTTATCTAAAAGTTAATATTATTTATAATCTAACTATATTTATAATGACAGATTCATTGAGAAATAGTATTCAAAATCATAGAGCTATAAATATTGGTGATATTTATAAAGATGCTCATGCAGCCCCACCTATTACAGATAAAAAAAAATTATCAGACTTTATTGAAAAAATAGTGGCCCAGGGTATAACAAATGATTATAGAGAAGATAATTATAAATTTAAAGTAACAAAAAAATTTATTGAACAATTACTTTTACCCGAAGTAAAAAAATATATTTATTCTGATTTGCCTTCTATACCAGAAACATCTCAATTAGGTGATTTTAATGATACTACTAAAATTCCAAAGGAAAATAGAAATATATTACCAAAAAATATTGAATATTTTTTTATTGATGCAGCAATGAATCCTGTAGATTATAAAAACATTGAATTAAATGATGAAAAAATAGTTGAAACATTTGCATCATATATGGATCCTGCAACACGTACTGAACCACAAACTATTTTGTGTAATGAATTAGAGTTTTTAAAAAAAGATGATTCACATATAGCATATATAGATTTAAGTAATTATGGATTTAAAGAAACTTGTTATGTTAAATTATTAAATGAATCAACAGAAAAATTAATGTATATAGAAATAGGTTTAAATAATTTATTATTACAGTGTAAAATAAATAGGAAAGGTTCAATTATATCTGATAGATTTAAATTTACCAATGAGAATACTAAAAATACTATATGCGACTTTAATACAGTTAAAGATATATTTTTTAAAGGAAATCCTCAAAAAAATAAATATATAGATAATAATATTAATAGCACTGATGATGATAATATAAAAAATATATCAATTATGTTATTACTATTAAAAGAATTAGGAGATACAATGCAAGCAATTATATTAGAAAAAATTTTAGAAAAGGCAAAAGAACAAGGTACTAATTTAGGTACTAATTTAGCTACTAATTTAGGAAATTATTTAGGAAATTCGTGTTTATTAACGATTGATACTGTTCTTGCAACCAGATGTTCTATGTTATCTGTTCCATTTTTATTAAAACATAATTGTATTTTAACATCATATCAACCACCAATTAATGACGATGATAAAAAATTAATTCGAATAGCATATGATAGAAATCAAAAATTACAAGAAATAGAAAGAATAAAATCAAATAATGATGATGTATTAATTAGATTAACAAATTTTTTAGATAAAATTAATGCAATTGAAGTAAATCAGAAAATACAATTATCAGAAGAAACAGAGCAAGCAGTTGAAGTAAATAATAAAACTAGCATTATTAATTTTATAAACGGAATTATTGCAAAAATAGAGAAAGCAAATAAGATACTTACCGAAGATATTTCAAGTATATTAAAAGAAAACTCAGAAATAGTTAAAAGAAAAATAAATGACACATCTAATAATAAAGATAAACAATATTATAAAAATATAGAAAAAATTTGTATAGCAGAATTTTATATTTTTAGAACTTATATTTATCAATTAAATGCAATAAAATTATTTAAAAAAATACAAAAGAAAGATAATTCTAATATATTGATAACATCATGTTATGGTTCAGCAAGTAAAACTTGTTTATTTAAAACTAAAATACCAAATAAATTATCTGGGACTAATAGTAATATTGATGTTGGCTTTTCATTAATAGACAGTGATAATAATGAAATATTTGAAAATGGATTTATGAGAAAACTTGAAACATTAATAAAAGGTAACGAAACAAAAGGTGGTTCTTCTAGAAAAAATAATACTAGTGTTACCAGTGTTAGTAGTGAAGATATTTATATTAAAGTTTATCCATATATATATTGTTATCCATGGTTTTTAGAATATATTTTAGATTATATAAATAATCTAACAATTTATGTATTTTTAAAACAATTAATTAAAAAGGATGAAGTAAAAGAATCTCTTTTAAGTACAATTTTTTCATTAAAAAATGAAAAAAAATATTATGAGTCAAGTTTAATTAATAATATTTATCCTGATAATAAAGAAAAAATTTTAAAACTAGCAGATATTTTAAGTTTATTAGAAAAAATTATAAAAAATAGTTATACTAAATCTACTAAATCATTACCATTACCGCGTAAATCAAATAAACCAATATCAAGAAAAGCTAAATCAGAACCTAAAAATCTAAGAATTTTAACAAGAAAAATAAAAGGTCCAACATCACCAATATATCAAATAAATTATCCAATAACACCAACAAGACCAACAACACCAACAAGACCAACAAGACCAACAACACCCACAACACCGGAAAGAAAACCAAACAAAAGAGCAAAAACAAAAAAAACATCAGCAACAAAAACATCAGCAACAAAAACATCAGCAACAAAAAGAAAAAGAGCAACAACACCCAAATAAAAAATAAATAGTCACAAAATATAATAACAATATAATAAAATAAAAAACATTATAATAAAAATATTATAATAAAAATATTATAATAAGAATATTATAATAAACTATAAAAATTTTATATAAATTATAATATTTATAATATATAATTATTAAATGTCTAAAAAATTTAATATTACATTTAAAAATATAAATAATTATTCTAAAAAATTTAATAAAAAAAAAACAAATAAAGTTTTTAAAAATGTAAATACTAAAATACCTTTTAAAAATTTAGTATTAAAATCGGATTATGTTCAAGATAAAAAAAGAGTATTTAAAAGATTTATTGATGTTAAAACATTACCAACAAATCAAGAAAATAGTGGGCGGTGTTGGATATTTGCGTTTTTAAACATAATAAGAATAAATATGATTAAAAAATATAAATTAGAAAATTTTGAATTTTCTCAAAATTATTTATTTTTTTATGATAAATTAGAAAAAGCAAATTATTTTTTAAATGCAATATATGATAGAAAATATAAAAATATTCATAATATAAAAAAATATAATATTGAAGATATTAAATTAATAGATATTTTTGAAAATGCTGTAAATGATGGTGGTCAATGGGAATTATTTTCAGGGTTAGTAGAAAAATATGGATTGGTTCCTAAAACAAATATGGATGATCATTTTCATAGTAAACACTCAGATGATTTACAAAAATTTTTTAATAATTTTTTAAAAAAAGCAGGAAAACAAATATTAGAATCTAATATAGAGCGTTCTAAACTAATAAATTCATTATTATATGAATGTTATAAAATATTGGTTTTATTTTTAGGTGAACCACCTAAAAAAATAACATGGCAATATTATGAAGTTAAAAAAAATAAAAAAAAACAAAGAGTTATAGAAAATATTAGTCCATTAGATTTTTATAAAAAATATGTCCCCTATAATACCAACGATAAAGTTTGTTTGATTAATTATCCATGTCCAAATGTAGATTATTATAAATTATATAATGTAGAATTAAATTTTAGTTTAATAAATACTAAATTAAGAAATTTTGTTAATGTACCCATGGATGTTATATTAGAAACTATTAAAAAATCCATAGATGCAAATGAAGCAATATGGACCGGTATAGATTGGCAAAAATATAATTCATCTAAAGAAGGTGTATTAGATATAGAAGCATTTAATTATAAAGATATTTTTGAATTTACTAATAAAATGGATAAATGTGATTCATTAAAATATCGTCAAAGTCATCCAACACATGCAGTAATTATAAGAGGCTATAATTTTGATAAAGGTAAGACTAATGGATTTTTAATTGAAAATTCTCATGGTAAAGAAGATAAAGATTTTAAAGAAAATTATTATATGTCTTTGGATTGGTTTAATAAATATGTATATAAAATTGTTGTTGATAAAAAATTTGTAAATTCAAAAATAATAAAATCTTTAAATAAAAAACCAATAACTTTACCATTTTGGAGTCCATTTGGTTATTTAATGAAAGGTGGAATAATTGATTATAATTATTGATTATAATTATTGATTATAATTATTGATTATAATTATTGATTATAATTATTGATTATAATTATTGATTATAATTATTGATTATAATTATTCATAAGTTGTATATTATTATCAGGATTTATTAATAATGAAATAATTTGTATATCAGTTTGAATTGAAATATTTTTTTGTTCTTTTATATTTTTTATTCTAAATTTTTTTTTATTTGTATTTAAAAATGTTAAATTAATTAAACAAGATATTATAAGTAAAAAATATATAAAATAATTGTAATTTGATTCTTCATAAATATTATCACAAGGAGAATTATTATTATATAAATTTATATTATTATTACTTTTTGAAGCATACATATTATAATAACAATTTTCATATATTATTAAAATATTCTAAATTATTATACTATATATTTAAATTTAACACGATAAATTGTTAAAATAATTACTCAAACTATCGTAAGTAGCTACTTTAGTTAATATATTATTTACTGAACAAGTGTTTATTAAATTATTAATAGCTATTTCATTTTCTTTATTTTTATATTTAATTAATTCATTTTTTTTAATATAAAATGCATAAAAAAAACAATCTATATATATTTCATTATTGTAAATAATATTATTTATAATAATATTATTTTTAATCATAATATATAAAATAAATAATATATTTTATATTATTTATTTATATATTATATACTTATACCAGTAAATAATGTTTGCTAACTATGATTATACAAATTTTCCATTAGTTAAAATAGATTTGAGTGGAACTGTTAAAAATAATGATGATTTTTTAAACTTTACAAATCAATGGTTAGAATTATATAATAAAAAAACCTATTTTGAATTTATTTTTAATACATATAATTGTGGATTAATAAATCCAAAATATTGTTTATATACTGCATTATTTATAAAAAAAATTAAACAACAAAAAATTCAATATTTACAAAAAAGTACAATTTTTGTATATAATAAATATATATTTCAGTTATTAAAAATAATATTTTATATTGAAAAACCGGTGGCACCAGTAGAAATAATATTTTATAATGAATTAAACAATTCAACAATAAAACAAATTATAAATATTTAAATAGAATGCCAAGAATCATTATTAAATGGGCTTAATAATATATTTCCTATTCTATTTTTCCAAAATTTAACTCTTTCATCAAAAATCTTCTCTTTTGTTGTTTTTGGATATAATTCATCTTGTAAATTCATTGCATCTAATTCTGTTTCTTTTGGTTTATTACCATAACAATTAGCACCCATTAATACATAATTATTTTTCACATAGCCTCCATTAATTCCTGGTAATCCACAATCATATTCATGTCCTTCTTTGGATTGTAATTTTAAAAAATTACTTTGACTAGTAGGATACAAACCTAGTTGATCTTTTGACCAACCATAAGAACACCAACTAGCACCTTTTTTTTGTGCTTCTCTCAATTGTTCGTAACTTGCCATTTCAGAATCCATTGATTTGCAAACAGCTTTTGCATCATTATATGAAAATCTATTTCCCGGAATATGATATACTTCACGTGTTTCAATGTTTGAAATATCAACACTATTTTTAACAATTATTTCTGGTTCTTCTCCAAAAATATTTCTTAATTCACTAATAACATTTATTCCATAAAAATAAGATAACCCATTTATAAATACTAAAATAATAAATAAACCCCATAAAAGAGCTTCTATAAAAATAATTCCACCTGAATTATTTGATTCATAATTATTACTTTTTCCTAAGAAAGCAAATAAAATATAATATATTAAAATTATAAAAATAAAAACGACTAAAACAAAAGGGTTAGAAGCAAAATTATTTACAGTATTATAAAAATCATGTGTAATATTGTTATATAATGACATAATATATATATAAATATATAAATATATATTATAAAATAAAACACTAAATATTAACTTTTTTTAAAAAAAAAGTGTATGCATTTTGATTATTTATCATGGATTCATTTATTTCACTTACATTAGTATCATTAAAATGAAACCATTTATTATTATTACAATGTTTTACATATGATGTATAATGTCCACCTAAAGAACCACCACTATGATTCGTTACTCCAAATAATTCATAAATATAACTTTCTTTATCATAACCAACTACATATTTTCTTAAATCAATATTTTTAATTGGACAATTTACTAATTTATTAATTTTTCTATTTTTATTGTCAAATCTTTTTAAATTAATAATTAATATATTTGGCAAACTCCAAAATAATATATATTTATATACATCAATATAAGTTTGAGATTTAGAATTATAATATTGATTACTATCTGTTAATTCTTCTTTAATTAAATACTTATCAAAACAATCATAAATAGTAATATTATTTTTTTCTGGAATAGGCAAATCCAATAAGCAATATGGTTCTGGTTTATTTACTAAAATATCATTATTTATAATATCTTCAATTATTGAAACATGAGTACCATAAAAAATATCTAAAAGTTCAGAATAATTTTCCGAATAATATTCTTTTATCATTTTATAACATTCAATTGCCAGTTTATCTGTTTCGTTTTTTTGTATACCATAAATATTCATATTTACTTTACGCTTAAGAGAATTATTAAAGCTATCAATTATGAACATTAAAAATTCGGGTAAATCATTTTGTGCATATCCACTAAATAATTCTAAATTTTTAGTATTTGATACATATTGTATTGACTTAATAAATCTGTTTGGTGCTATTGTACAATTTTTTTTCCACATTAATTCTTTTAATTGTTTCCATTCTATCAATAAAATAGAATCATCTATTTTATTTAAGTTAGTATTATTAATTGAATTTAGTAAATTATTAAATAATTTACAATGTGATAAAATTTGCATACACGAATTTATATAACATGTATTTCCTAAATTTGCTAATCCAGTTAAACCAAAATCATCATTATTTAATTTCATATAAAATACTTATTTAATAATATTATTGTAATTTATTTAAACATATTTTTATATATATATATAATGTTTAATAGCACTAATTTAGATAATAATTTAGATAATAATTTAAATAATTTAAATCATAATATAAATAATAATTTAAATAATCAACTTAATACTGAAATTAATAATTTAGAAAATATAGAAAATATAGAAATAAATTTATTTTATAATTACATGACATTTATTAATAATTATATTAATATTGTAAATCATAATATAAGATATTTAAATTCTACAAATGATACTTTACACAATATTAATAATAATTTAAATTATTATTATTATAATACATTATATAGAAATAATAGAAGAGTACGTAGGCGAATAAATGAAGATTATTATAATCAAGAAACATTTTATAATCAAAATGTAGATGATAATGTAGAAGAAAATGTAGAAGATAATGTATATGATAATGTAGAAGAAAATGTAAATGATAATGTAGATGATAATGTAGAATATAATATAGAATCAATAGATGATAGTTATTATTTTAATTTATCAAATACTAATATTGAAAATATTTTTGATAATAATACAACTAATATGTTGTATTCTGAAATAGCAAATCCTTTAAATTCTAGTTGTAGTATTACTCAAGAAGATTTTGAAAGCAATGATGATGTATGTATAATAAATAATTGTGGTCATATTTTTTTTAAAAATGCATTACATAATTGGTATAAAAGACATTATAGTTGTCCTAATTGTCGTTATAATTTTTTAGAAAATACAAATTTAATTAGGTATACTTCAAGGGATAATAGTTCAAGATTGTTATTAACACATGAACAATTTAGAAATTTTTTAGCAAATAATATTGTTAATTCTTTTTTAAATACATATAATAGAGATTCTTCTGGAAATAATTTTTCTATATTTTTTGCAACTAATTAGTAATAATTTATATTGATTTATATAGATTTATATAGATTTATATATATTTATATAGATTTATATTGTAAATAATATTATTTATAATATAAATATTTTTTAAAAATAAGTAATATTTAATTGATTTAAGTATTTAAGATCTACTGTTTTTTTTACTATTAAATCAGATGCTAATTTATTAAATTCTTGTAAATTAGCTTCTAATATATTAATTGCACATTTTAAAGCATAATTTATTAATTGAGATACAGATTCATCTATTTCTGTTTTTGTTGATTCACTTAATGTTAAATAAGGACTATTTGGATTTTGTATAGTTTTTGGCAATTCAATATTATTTGCTGATTCTATTCCAAATAATTGAATATATTGCCTAGCTAAATTATCTGCTTGTCTTAAATCTTGACTTGCGCCTGATGTAATTTCTAAATCACTAACTGAATTAAACAATTTAAAATTATCATAATTTAAATCTTCATTTTTATTAACTATTTTAGTATATAATAATATTTCCGCAGCACGACCACCCATGGTAACAATCAAATTTGCTAATAAATATTTTTTTGTAGGATAACTATTATATTTTTCTTTTGGTGTAAATAATGTATAACCTCCTGCCCCATTTGTATTTGCATTAATTGTTACTTTAATTACATCAAAAAATTCTTTAAATAATAATGCGGCTAATGTATGTCCTGCTTCATGATATGAAACTAATTCTTCTTCTTCATAATTTATATCTTTATTAAGTTTTGGTAATCCAATAACTATTTTTTCAAATGCATCTACTAAATTTGTAGAATTTATAGTTGTCTTATTTTGGCGCAATGCTAAAATAGCTGCTTCATTTGCCATATTTTCAATATCAGCACCTGAAAATCCACCTGTTAAACTAGCTATTTCATCTAAATCAGTATTTTGTTCAACAAATTTATTACGCAAGTGAACATCTAAAATTTTCCGACGACCAGTTGTATCGGGTAAACCTACTTGTACTTTGCGATCAAAACGCCCTGAACGCGTTAAAGCGGAATCTAAAATATCTGCTCTATTTGTTGCTGCTAAAACTACAATAGAATCTGAAATTTCAAAACCATCCATATTTGTTAAAATTTGATTTAATGTTTGTTCGCGTTCTTCATTACCACCACCCCCAAATTGTTCTCCGCGTTTTCTACCAACAGCATCAATTTCATCTATAAATACAACACATGGACTATTATCTTTTGCCATTTTAAAAAGATCTCTTACACGTGATGCTCCAACACCTACAAACATTTGAATAAATTCTGATCCTGATACCTGAATAAATGATACTCCTGCTTCTCCTGCAACAGCGCGTGCTAATAGAGTTTTACCTGTGCCGGGTGGGCCTTCTAATAATACACCTTTTGGTACTTTTGCACCAGCAACTTCAAATTTTTCAGGTTCTTTTAAAAACTCTACTACTTCTTGTAATTCAAATTTTGCTTCATCACATCCTGCCACATCATCAAATTTAGTTTGTATGTCTTCACTATTAATAACGCCATTATTTTGAATTCTACCGGCATTCATAGGATTCATCATTCCGCCTAATCCGGGACCTCCTCCTCCTCCGCCCCCTCCGCCCCGAAATTGTTGAATTAATGTTAAAACAAAACTAAATAAAAAATATGTTATAACAGCATTTATAATAAACCCTGGACCGCTAAACCCTGGCATATTATTAACATTGGGATTAGTTATTTGTACTATTTTATAATAAATATCATTATTTATTAAAGCATCAACTACCAGATTATTTACTTTTGTTATTCCCGTTTCTAAATAATGAAGATTTTCTATTTTTGGAAAAGCACCTTCAAAATTATTATCAATAGCAACTAAAGAATTAATATCATTATTATTCATGTCTTTAATTAAACTAACACTATCAATATGATGTGCGCTTATTTCATGTAAAAATTGTTTTAAATTATATTTATCTAATTCACTGGCCGATTTTGCAAGTTGATTAATAATTATTGATGGATCATAATCAGGTATAGACATTTTTATTTTAAGATTATGTAAATTATATTTCTTAAATGTTAATATAGGCATATAATTGAATGCATTTGTGCTAATAAATAATAAACTTAATAATAATTTAATCATTATAAATATATTAAATTATTAACTTTAAATCTTTATTATTTTTAATATTTAAAAACTAAGGTTTTACGTTGATTAAACGAGAGAAGTTTACTACGTTTACCTAAAAATTCAAAATATTTTTTACTTAAATAATATCTTTGTTTAACATTTTTTGCATTTTTATATAAAGTATTTTTGTGTTTTAGCATGGCTTCTAACCGTACCTTCATTATCATACCAACTTGCCATATTCGTTTATGTGGATATTTTTTAGTTTTGTATAAGTTTTCTAATTTTTGAATAGTATTTTTTACATCATCTAAAGTAGTATATTTTATGTTTATTGTATCACTTGGATTTTTATTTATATATACATCAAAACTTTTTTTAGGATTATTTGGATTATATAAAAACTGTAATTGTTTTTTATTTTTTTTTTTAGTTTTTTTTCTAGTTTTTTTTTTAGTTTTTTTTATATTCTTTTTTCCACCTTTTTTGAGAGATTGCTTACAAAATTTATAAGGAGCGCATGAAGCCCTCATAGTAAATCCTTTGACGACTTTAGTTAAACAAGCTTTTTGAGAGAATTTTCTAGGAAGACTAAATATTTTCCCGTCTTCTCTCAAACACTCTTTTTTATTTTTAATTTTTTTAGAACAACAATTCATAATTACTAATATATATTAGTATTTTAATAACTTCTTTTTTTGGCACTTTTTTTAATTTCTTGTTTTCGATTCTTTTTTGTAAAATTTTTTCTTGATTTTTCATTGGGATCAATATATGCATAAAATTTAACAAATATTTTTTCATCAATTACTTTATCATTTATTATAAAATGATTATATAATTTTAATTTATCATTAACATTTTCTTTTTTTACTCTAAATCCATTTGGAATATTTAAATGTTTAAATAATTTATCTGATAAATTGATATTATAATTTTCAATATTATTATTCATTTATATTATAATTAAATAATAATATTTTAAACAAATATACACTATTAAATAGAAAAATAGAAAAATAGAAAAATAGAAAAATAGAAAAATAGAAAAATAGAAAAATAGAAAAATAGAAAAATAGAAAAATAGAAAATAAACATTATTTATATGTTCTCTTAATATTAAATGTATTATTATATGTTCTTCTTGATTTTATAAATTCTAATAATTCATTTGCCTGAATATCATCTTTAAAAAAATCGTTAAAACAATCTAATAAAAAATTATAACTGATTACATTACCGATTTTTGTATTAATTAAACTTAACTTACCATCACTAATATTAATAGATGGGAATTTTGTATTTTTTCTCTCAAATTCAGTTATTAAATTGTGTGTAATTTCACCTTTTTCATTACGCAATAACTTAATTTGATTATTTAAATTTTTACATTGGTTGTCTAAGACTACCCATTTTTTTATATTTTCTTCAATATTCATATTATATTAAAATGTACAAATAATATTTAATATATTACTAAATATTATTTTAATTAAATATTATTGTTTATTTTTTACCTTTTTTAGCTTTTCTTGTAGTTTTTCTTTTTTTAGAAAATTTAACTTTTTTCATACTTTTTTTTCTTTTAAAAAATTCATTTAAAAATAATAAACCAGCCGGAACACTCATATCAGCTAAAACTGAGCCTCCTTTGCTGCCTCTGCGTTTACTTTTTTTACTTTTTTTGCTTTTTCTTTTACCACCATGTAACTCCATTTCTGTTTTACCGCTTAATGGTTCTTTCATTTCTAATGATCCTCCCATATTGTCTATATATAATAACATTAGAAAAATATTTATTTATGTAATAGTTTATTTGTTTTATTAATATAACGAATTAATATAATTAATATTCCTAAATGTAAAAAAAAACTTATAAATATATAAAATATAAAAATATATAAATAAATACCTAATTCATTTAGTAAATTTTTAAGAATAGGTTCACTTATTTTATTAATATGAGATTTAAACGATTCTGATTTTAAATAATCATTACATATTATATTAAGTAAATTAGTATTATTTTTAGACATTTGTATTATATATAATTTTAGTTTTTATATTATAAATTAATTCGTATAAGTAGTAATTTAATTTTTCTTAAATTTAAATAATGGATAATATAATTGAAATTAATAATGATTTTGATTTTAATGCTTTAAGTTTAAATGATCCAATATTAATTAATAATAATTATTTTAGTAAAATTAATTATGGTAGAAATAATAAAAATTTATATTTAAAATTAAATAAATGTTTTAGTAAAAATAGTATTGTTAAAACAAGCAATAAATGTTTTTGTGAACTAAATTATATTATAAATGAAAATAATGTTATATTAGAATTTTTTGAAAAATTAGAAAAATTTTGTTTAGATAAAATAACAAGTAATAAAGATAAATGGTTTTATAATTCAGATAATATAACAGGTAATGATATTGAAGAATTATTGACACCTACATGTAAATCATATAAATATGGGAAAAATATATTAATCAAAACATTTATTTTGAATAATAAACTTTTGATTTATGACGAACAAGAAAATAAATTAAATTTAGAAGATTTTAAGGTAACCCATGAAGTAATTCCATTGGTCCATATTAATGGAATTAAATTTTCAAATCGATCATTAATTTTAGACATAATTTTAAAACAAATATTATTATTAAATCCAAATGATGATTTAGATAATAAATGTTTATTATTAAACAATTCTGGCAATATTAATAAAAATAAAAAAGATTTAGAAAAACAAGAAAAACAAGAAAACCAAGAAAACCAAGAAAACCAAGAAAACCAAGAAAGCCAAGAAAGCCAAGAAAGCCAAGAAAACCAAGAAAACCAAGAAAACCAAGAAAACCAAGAAAACCAAGAAAGCCAAGAAGAAGAAACAAAAGATTTAAAAGATTTAAAAGAAGAAACAAAAGATTTAAAAGAAGAAGAAGATTTTAAAGAAGATTTTAAAGATGACGAAGAAGATGAAGATGAAGATGAAGATGAAGAAGAAGATTTAAAAAAAAAATCTAATAATTTAGTAAATATTAAGTTAGGTGATTTAGAAGATATTGACAATGAAACATTTAATATTAAATCAAGAGATACTATATATTTAGAAATGTATAGAACTGCAAAAAGAAAAGCTAAAGAAATTCGAAAAAATGCTATACAAGCGTTTATTGAAGCAAAGAATATTAAAAGTCAATATAATTTACATTCTTTAGTTAATAGTGATAGTAGTGATGAAGAAATTTAATAAAATAAATAATAAAATAAATAATAAAATAAATAATAAAATAATCAATAAAATAATTAATAAAATAAATAATAAAATAATTAATAAAATAAATAATAAAATAAATAATAAAATAATTATAAAATTATTTTATTATTTAGTTTATATAAATGTCTGATCTCAAGAAAATGTTTAAAAACATTAAAAGTGAACATGTTTTAGGAATAGTTGGATTAATAATTTTAGTATTTGCATTTTATAAATATTCAGAAGGAAAAAATATATTCAAAATGGGTATGACACAAGGAAAAGCACCAATAAATCCTGCTCCTATAGATAATCAAAATAAAATTATAGGAAGTTCGTCAACCACCAAAACATATGCACCATATAATGGTGCATCAAATAGTTCTGTTTCAAATTCAGCAAGTAATGCAAATGCTATAAATAAACCCGCATCCAATCCAGCTGATTTATTACCCTCAAATAGTGCATCATCCAATTGGGCTTCATCTGTTCCTAATAGTGATTTAAAAGGAATAAATTTATTAAATCCTTCACAAATAACAGGAATTAATACACAAGGTTCATCATTAAGAAATGCTAATCTTCAAATACGTTCAGAACCAGCAAATCCAAGAACTAATACTAATTGTCCATGGAATATTTCAACTATTGAAACAGATACTTTTAGAAAACCATTAGAAATAGGAGGTGGTGCATAAATAAATTCATAAAATCAAAAAAAATAATATAAAATTTTTCATTTTTATAATAAAATTTTATATTATAAATGAATATTATTAGTAATAATTTAATAAATATTATTTTAACATTATTTATTATTGTCATTGGTATAAAATTATATTTAGAATCTGATACATTTAATTTAAGATGTATAATTTCAGATGTTAATGGCAATAGATATTGTGTTCGCGATAGAAATAAATTACATTTAGCAGCAGACAGATTAGCAACAATAAATAATAGAATGAACAAATTGATTGCACATGTTGGTAATAAATATCCAAATAAAGAGAATATAAAGCGTTTATTACAAGGATATAATCCTAAAAAAATTTATGAAACATTACCAACCAGTGAATATACTGCATATAGTGAAAATAAAGGTGAAAAATTAGCGTTTTGTTTAGATACAGAAAAAAATAGTAATGGTAAATTAATAGATATTAATACATTAATGTATGTTGCGTTACATGAATTAAGCCATGTTGCTTCCAAATCGATTGGTCATACTGAGGAATTTTGGGATAATTTTAAATTTTTAATAACTGAATCAAAAGAAATAGGAATTTATAAACCAATAGATTATAAAAATAATAATACAAAATATTGTGGAATGACTATTACTGATAATCCATATTATGATCATTAGGAAATCGACCCGAGCCGTCGCAACGGTGACTTCACATACGATTATAAAATTTGGTAGAAAATTTACGCAATATTTAACGAATTATTTGAATTATTTTATTATCATAAAATGTAATAAAATAATTTATAACATATTTTAATTTGTAACATGATTCTGCATAGAAAACAAAAATTTATTTCAGATCTTTTGCTAAATTTATTAAACAAAGTTACTAATTCTCTCACAAATATTAAAATATTTTTATAATTTTAATTTTATTATGATTTCCAAACATTGTAAAATTTTTTTTCTAAGCGTCGCTTAGGACAAGACCCCGCTCCGTTTATACACCCTATCAAATATATTAAAATCATTATCCAAATCAGTATTTTTTAAATTATAATCTTTTATATGAATTTCTTGACTTATAAATCTAAATAATTCTGTATTAATTTTCGGAAAAAATGTATCACATTTAAACTCTTTATCAATATATGTTTCATAAATATTTTGGACTTGAAGATTAGGAGATATGTCTTGATTTAAAAACAATTCATATATTTTTGTTCCACCAATAACCCATATTTCATCATAATTTTTTGTTTTTAAAAAATCTTCAAGTAAAGTAATATTTAAAAAGGATTTTATAATATTGTTATTATTTGGATTATATTTATTATTTATTTTTTCATTTATATTTAGCGTCGATGATAAAATTAAATTGTCTCGGTTGGATAATGGTTTACATTTAATACTTTCAAAAGTATTTCTGCCCATTATAATTGCATTATTACCTTTTCCCGTAGTTAATTTTTGAAATTTTTTTAAATCACTTTTAATATGCCAAGGCATTTGATTTTCAAAACCAATTCCATTATTATTACAATATGCTACAATAATATTAATGTTCATAATTATATAAAAATATATAATTGTATTTATATAGATGTCAAATATATTTAAAATTTATATTAATAATTATGATTATGAAAAAAATGAAAATATATTAACACATTGTTTAATATTTATTAAAAATAAATATTTTCAAAATAACAGTTTAGAATCTATTGATATATTGAATAATGTATGTAGTGATTCAAAAAAATTTTTAAAATCAGAATATTTAAATAAATATTTTAAAGATGATTTTAGTGATTTAGATAAAATATATTTAAATAAATATGATTTAAAAATACATTTTATAGACGAAAATATATATAATGATGATACTATTGAAATTATTAAATTAAAATTTTTAAAAAGTTACAATTCTATTAATTCTAGCAATGAAATATGTTATGAAGAATTGTATATGTTTGGTTTAATAAATAAAAAATATAATCCATTGGAAATTTATAACAATTTATCAAATAATGGAAATAATATAATAAAAAATGAAAGTTTAATGAATTATTTTAATAATATTAATGAGCGCGATATATTAATTCCAATTTTAAAAAATAAAGAAAAATATGATTATAATGATTTAAATGAATTAAAAATAAATAACATCAATATCCAGACGCCTTTAGGTCATATTATATATAATTTATTTAATATTAATTTTACTACAAATCCTTTTAATGTTAAAAAATATAGTTCATTATTAAAAACACAAACAAATAATTATATAGAAATAAACAATAACAATATTTTATTTGAAAATAATTTATTGGATAATAATTTATATATATCGTTATTTGAAGATGTAATAAATTACAATAGAAAATTATTATATGATGATTTAGAAAATGTAATTAAAATTTATTTTCCATTATTAAATAAAAATGGAATTAATAATTATGAAAATTTTTTATTAAAAAAAAAAGATTTATTAAAAAATACTAAAGAGTTTATAAATAGTTCTATTTTTATAAATAAAAATAAATTTATAGATACTATTTATAATATATATTATAATTCTAAACCATTTGATAGTAAATTGAATGGTATTTATTCTATTAATTTTAATATGTATTCAAATATAAATTTGAACTTATCTATAGAAACATTATTTAAATTATTTAATAGTACATATAATATTCCATTTATTAAATTTAATCCAGGAAGAAAAATAGAAAATATTTATAGATTATATTGCAATAAAATTTCTAATAATAATAAAAAAATACCATTATTAAAAAGAGAAATTATAGCAAAATATGCTAAAAATATAGGTAAAATAAATACAATAAGTATGGCTATAAATGATAATGGTAATACTAAATTTAAAAAAATAGAAGATTTTTTAATAGAAATTAATAGCAACGGAGTGTTAAATATTAATATTAATTTTAAAAGTCAAATATATAAACAAGAATTAGAAGAATTATTACAATATTATTTAAATGAAATTATTTTAAGAAAAATAGAAAATTTAAACAATTATGATATTAGTAATTTTGAAAGTTTAGATACTACAAATATAGAAATAATAAATATAAATTATTATATAATTTATAAGTTAACTAATAAAGTAGAAGATTTTAATAAAATTAAAAAATGTTTAAATTATATATTTACTACAGAAAATGAAAAAAATACTAATTTAAAAAAATTCTATAAATATAAAAAAGTTTCATATTATGATGATACAAATGCTATAAATTCTTTTATAATAGATAATATAAAACTAAATATTAAACCAAATAAAATTATAGAATTAATAAAAGAGAATTTTGATATAAAATCCGATAATGAATGTAAAGAAATCTTTAAAAATACAATAGAAACACTAAACTTTTCTAAAAATTCGAATAATAATTTAAAATTAAAAATTAAAAATAATACAGGATTCAAAACAAACATTGAAATTAATAATAATAATATAAATATCAATATTAGTGATATTAATAATATTAATTATATAGCTTTTATCAATTTATATATTGATGGTTTATTAAAAATATTAAATTATGATAATGAATCGTTAATTGATAGCAAAATAGATTTAACAATTTGTAATCAAACAAGAGGAAGAAAGAAACATGATGATAACCAAGAAGTATTTTACAAAGATGAAGATAGCAAAGATATTAAAAATATAGATAATATAAAATTATATAATAATGATTTAAATATCGATGATGATGCTATGTCAGATGTATTATCTTTATATAATGATAATGATAATGATAATGATACTAATTTGCTAGATATTTTGTTAAATGATGATGATGATATTAATGATGATGAAGTTGATGAAGACGATGAAGATATTAGCGATAATATGAGTGTTTTAAATGATGAAATAATATTAGATGAAGATATTAATTTAAGTCAAATCAATAATAGTTCAGAAAAAAAACAAGATATTGATTATGAAGATCTAGAAGAATTTAAAGATGATGATATGAAACCCCCCCGTGATATTAAAGATTTAAAAAAATCAGAAGATTCAGAAAAATCAGAAGAATCAGAAGATTCAAAAAAATCAGAAGAATCAGAAGATTCAGAAAAAGATGAGCCATTAAAAAAAGATGAGCCCTTAAAAAAAGATGAGCCATTAAAAAAAACAATTAAATCAAAAAAATCGGATACTTCACAAATAAATGATGATTATGATAAAAGCTATTATAAATTAAAATTAGAAAAATATGAACCTAAATTATTTCAAAGTGATAAAATAAAATATATAACAAAAAAAAATATAGTTGTTTCAAAAAAAAATGGAAATTATATAAATTATTCAAGATTATGTCAGTCACCTTTACAACCACTTATTTTAACAGATAAAGAATTAGAAAATATTAGATTAAATAATCCAAATTCGCTTGATGAAAATAGTATATTAAAAAAATATGGTGTAGATAATGAATATAATTATATATGTCCTAATTATTGGGATATGAAAAATAATATACCATTAACAAAAGAACAAGCTGAAAGTGGTAACTTTGGGACAATTTATAATAAAAATAGAAATAAATCTGGAAATATTTTGAAAAGAGCTGTAGACGGAATATTAGAACCAAAATTTTTAAAAAACGCAATAGATAATCCTGAACTTAAAGATTTTTGTTTACCTTGTTGTCGTAAAAAAACAGCTAAAACAGATGGCAAAATAGAAACATTTAAAACAGACTGTCTAAATAAATACAAAAAAATTAAGTCAAAATTAAATAATAGTTCTAAAAATAATGATAGTTATGTTTCTAATTCAGATAATAATAGCGATAATAATAGTGATAGTAATAGTGATGATGAGCATATAGATTCAAATAAAAGTATACAAAATAGTTTAAAAAAAATTTATGTTTCAAAACATGATAGAAATATTTTATTGAAAGATAAAGTAGGCGAACTGCCGTTAATTATAAGTAGATTTTTGCAATTTAATAGTGAAATGTGTAAAATTCAAGGAGAATCGATGTTAAAAGAAAATTATAGTTGTTTATTAAGATATGGTGTTGAATCGAGTAGTACGCAATCTTTTATAGCATGTATTTCTGATGCATTTTGTAAATATAAAAACATTAAAAATACCTTGTCTATAAAAAAATTTAAGAATCATATTATAGATAATTTAACAATAGACAATTTTATTAAATATAATAATGGTAATTTAACAAATATTTTTTTGTCTAAAAATATAACAGATGAAATATTAGACGATTTTATAATTTCAGAAGATTATAAAAATAGTGATTTTTATAAATACATTACACATGATAATATTAATCAAATTAATTTATATAAAAAAATATTAATTTCATATAATAATTTTAAAAATTATTTAAGAAGTAATAATCATATAATTGACTATACATATTTGTGGGATATAATATGTAAACCAAATAGTGAATTATTTGAAAATGGTATTAATTTATTAATATTTGACATTACAAGTGAAGATGTTACAGAAAATGTTAAAGTTATATGTCCAAGACAAAATTATTCAAATGAATTTATAGATAATAATAAAGATAATTTAATTTTATTGAAAAATAATAATTATTATGAACCAATTTATATAATTAAAGATTCAAAATATAATCGTGTTAATCCATTAATTTCATTTCAAATTGATACTAATGATTTGAATTTAGTAGAATTTAAAAGAATTATTAATATTATTAAAGATAATTTAAATGAAAAATGTATTTCTAATAATGATAATGATACTAGTTATGAGTTTGAAAATAATTTAAACTTGTATACTATAATAAATATTATATTGAATTTAGATTATAATATAAATTATCAATTAGTCAATTATGAAAATAAAACAATTGGAATATTTATTTCTAAGAAAATACCCATAAATAATGATGAAATTATTAATGAATATTTTATACCTTGCTACCCATCTAAAATTCATGAAAAATATAATATTAAATTTATAGATGATGAATCTATTAATTATACAAATTATAAAGATACAAAATTATTTTTATACAAAATTTATGAAGAAAGTGAAGAAAAAATCAAAATAAAACCAAAATATAAAATTATTAAAGATGAATTAATAGTTGGTATTTTAACTAATGCAGATCAAGTAATTTTAATAGATCCTCCGGAAATGTATGTCGATGACGAATTAGAAAATATGAAAGACAATAATCTTTTAATTGATAATGAAGTTGATATAAAAATACAAACAAATAATAAAGAAGATGAAGAAAGAATTATATTAATAAACAATATAAAATTAGAAAATGCTTTTTATAAAAACTTTAAAAATACTATTAAAAAATTATTAATTTATCCACTGTATATTAGTAATAAGAAAAATATAATTAATATAATTAAAAATAATTCAATTTTATATTTAGATAAATTACATCAAGTAATAAATGAACTTAAAATAATAGGAAATAATAATATAATATTTGCTAACTTTGATAAAGATATTATAAAAAATATAAAAAAAATTTCAAATTTTATGCAAGAATGTAATGATGAGTTTTGTATTTTTGATAAAAAAAAGAAGATTCCAAATATTACAATTCCTTCTGAAAATTTAATAACTGGAGATAATAATGAAGATATTTATTATTTAAAAGCATCAGACGAATTTATTAGATATAATTTTGATAAAATATATTTATATGATATAAATAAAAATTATAGTATTGAAAATATAAAATATGAAATAAATGATGATGAAATAATAATTTTACAATCTTCAATAAATAATTTATTATTTAACGAAAAAATTAATATAAAAAATGATTATGAAAATTATACAAATTTTGATACATTTTATAATATAAATAATGAATTACTTGAACCCATTATTACCAAAGATTATAAAATTGATAAAAAACGTTTAAATGTAAAATCATTTGGTCAACCTATTGGTGATAAAATGAAGATTAGCATACCAAAATTAAAAATAGAATCTATGAAAAAACTTACAGCCATTAAAGAAGAAAATGATACAGATGAATTAACTGAAAAAAGAGATAAATTATTAGAAAGAGAAGTAGGAGAAAAATTAGAAGAAGAATTAGATGAAGAAGTAGATGAAGAATTAGATGAAGAATTAGAAGGAGAATTAGAAGAAAAAATATACAATTTAGAATTATTTGAAGATAAAAAATCTACTGAATTATGTTTATTAAAAAAATCAAAAAAATTTAATGTTAATCAAACAAGTATAATTAAATATTTTAATAAAGAATTATTTGAAACTTATTATACTTTTTCAAATATTAATGATCTTAGATGTTCTTATCAATTAATAATAACATTGATTAAATATTATTATAAAGTTATTTTAAATAATAATAGTTACAATGATTTAACCATAGACAAATTAAAAGAAGATTTATTAAAAATATATACTGAAGATATATATGGTATATCATTTATAATTAATAGATTTGATTATGATAAAATTCCCGTTAGACCATATATAAGTATATTAAAATCAAAAATAAAAAATATTGAAAAAGAAAAAGAAACTATTAATGGAACAATAAAGCTAATATTAAATAATGAAAATTATTATTTAACATATATTGATATATATTTAATATCAAAAAAATATAATTTACCTATTATTTTTATAAATCAAACAATAGTTAATATTGAAAGTATTGAGTCTAAAAATAAAATTAATAAACATTTAATATGTAATACAAATAAAGAAAAAGATTATAAAAATTTATATTTTTTTATTAAATTACCAAGTAATAATGTAAGAGAAAATATTAAATATCATAAACTATTACATACTCAAAATAGTTTATTAATAAATATAAATAATGATATTAATGATGAATATAAAAATATAATTTTAGAAGATATAGAAAATTATAATTCGGATAAAGATTATATATTAATCGATTCAGTAAAAACATATAAAAAGCTAACAAAAAAACAGTCATCTAAAAGTGAAAAAATATAATTTTTATAGTTTTATTATTAATTTATTAATAAAATTATATAAATAATGTAATTATATTTTTGTATATGTTACTTAATATTATAATATTAAAATATATTTGAATATTTATTATAAGTATTTTCATTAAAAAAAAACTATAACTAAAATCTTTTAATAATGTATTTTCTAATAATAATTGATATTTGTGATATAAATTTATATTACTTACAATTGTTTGATTATGATTATTTATTTCATTTGATCCTCTTAGTATTGGTATATTTGTTATTTCATTTGTTTCGCTAATTGTATTTCTTTCATCAGTTGTATTTCTTTCACCAGTTGTACCTGTTTCATCAGTTGTACCTGTTTCATCAGTTATACCCGTTTCATCAGTTGTACCCGTTTCATAGGCTATATATGTTTCATCACCTACATATGTTTCATCGCCTGTTTGTACTATTTCATTTGTAAATCTTAATATTAAGTTATTAGAGTTTTCTAATAAATATAATTCATTTGATACAATTGTTTTTAAATTTTTAATTAAAAAATCTATTATATAATTTTCATTATTTCTATTAAAAAATAAATAATTTAATGATGGGTCTATTATTTTAATATTATTATCATATAATAAATTAAATATAATTTTTAATTTATAATCAATTACATTTTTATATTGTTTATTTTTATAAAAATATATTAACATCATATACTCATGTAAATAATAATTATAATATTCTATTTCATCGTATGTTAAATTATAAAATTTTAATTTGTAATTAGTTATTAAATATTTTATACTAAAATTTTTAATATATTTACTTATAAAATTTACAAATGTATTTACTAATGATAATAAATTAATATGTTTTGTATGTATATCACAATTTTTTATATAAATTTTATATGTATTACTTACAATAAATATTTCATGTAGTAGAAAAAAATTTTTAAGATTTAAATTTTGATAATAAAATAATTTAAATAATAATGGAATTTTTTTATTATTATTAATACAAAAAGTATAAAAATTATATAATACATTTGTCTTAAAATTTATATTTGTATAAGGATTTTTTATATATATAGGAGATATAATAATATTATCTATATGATCAGAATTTTCAATGTTTGTATAGTGTAATAATGAATTATTAATTATTTTAACAAAATCATTATAGGTAAATCTATAAATAAATTTATTAATAATTACGTTAAAAGTAACATCTTTTTCTTCTATAATGTTACATAATAAATCTTCATTATTATAAATTTTATATTTATTTGAAAGTATTAGATTAAAAAAATTTTTTAATAATTTACACATTTTTTTTGAGAGAATATATGAGTTTATTAATATATAATTATTATCTTTATTAATATCGTCATAGTATTTAAATACATTATTGAATTTGATTAATTTATTTATTTGTTTTATTTTTTGATTTTTAGATATAAATATATTATTAGATAAATTTTTATTATATATTATTTTAAATAATTCTATTTTATTTAAAATACTCATATACTAATAATAAATAATATTAATATAATATTATTATTTATTATTTATTATTTATTATTTATTATTATTTATTAATTATTATTAATTATTATTTATTATTTATTATTATTTATTATTTATTATTTATTATTATTTATTATTATTTATTTATTATTTATTATTTATTATTTATTATTTATTATTATATATCAATATTATAATCATCTAATAATCCTGTATCATTAATTGTTAAATTATCAACATTTGTATCTATTAATATATTGTTAATATTACAATATGGATTTTCTTCATGTATACTTAATTCTTTATTAATATAATCATTTAATAAATTAAGATTATTATATATTTTATTATCAGATTCTGTTTCATTACTATTTGTTTCAAGACTTTTAAGATAATTAAAATCTGATAATATTTTAAAACTATTTGTTCCATAGTAACCTTGTTGTCCACACATAATATTTGAAGATACACCTTTTAAATTATCCAATTCGCCATGTCTTGCTGCTTTTAAAAACATTTCTGGTGTTTCTTCAAATGATGCTTTTGCTATTGGTCCAATATCATCATTATTAATACCATGTCTAAAAATAGAAACCATTTTATTTGAATATGTCATTCTATCACATAAAATACTTAAATGATGATAATTAATATATGTACTATCAAATTCAATTACTTCAGAAAATTCATCGAAAATAGATTGTCGTGCCGCTTCAATACCTAATATGTTAAAAATTTCAATAATATTATTTGTAGTGCATCTTGTTTTGTCTACAAAATCTAAACTTAAAATATCTAGTAAATTACTTCCAACTGTGTCTAATACCCATTCTTCTTTTTTTATATATTTCATATCTTCTTCTTTAACATTATCGGTAATTTTGCGTAAAATTACTTTATCTATTTTTTTAATTCCTCTTAAAACTAATGTATTTAACAGTTCGTCTTGAAAATTTTTAAATACATATATTTCATCTGATTGGTCTAAAGACTCCAAAACAGTTTTTTTCTTTTTTGAATTTGAATTATTAGTTAATCTAATTCTAAAAATTAAATTATTATCATTATAATCATTATATATACAGCTGATATTATCATAACTATTATTTAATGCAAAATGTACATCTTCCATTGTAATATTTCTATCTAACATTTCTATTTTATTCATTGTAAATCTAATAACCCATTTAGATTTTTCTTTTACAACATATGTAGATTTACATTCATCTAATAGTTCTTCTAATTTTTTATATTCGTCTAATAAATTGGTATCTTCAACAATTGATGTCGATAAACTATCTGGATCAAAATATATTTCAGATACTTCAACAATATCTTTTAATTTTGTATGCTCTAATTTATTAATAAATTCTGTTGCTTTATTTTGATTATATCTTTCTAGTTCATTTAAATAAATAGTACAAGAAGGATTTTTTGGATTTTCGCTTAAACTTAAAATTTCTTCAATTCTTGGAACACCACGAGTTACATTTGATTTAGATGCTACTCCAGCGAAGTGAAAAGTATTTAACGTAAGCTGTGTAGTAGGTTCACCAACACTTTGCGCAGCAATCATTCCAACCATTTCACCAGGGTTAACAATAGCTTTTTTATAAGTATTATTTATTTTTATTAATAACATCTCAATAGACTTTTTTGTTAATTTTTTATGCATTAATAACTCTTTGGGACTTAAATAATAATAATATAATGTTTTAAATAATTCATTTGGTTTTGCATAATATAATGTATTTAATTTTTCAAAATTTTCTTCAATCAAATTAAATACTTCTAATGGTGTAATATCTATTATTACATTTTGTTCCTGAATACCAGCTATATTATTAATTATATTTACAAATGATACTGGTAAATTTACAGAAGATTTATAAATATTTTTGAAAACTTTTCTAACAATTAAATCACGCATATTAATAATATAATCAATATAACTTTTACTTTTTTTATTTAATTCAGATTGTTCTTTTCTAAATTTAGCATAAGCTTTTTTTGTATAAAGTGTATTATATATTGAATCTTTGGATGAATCATTGGGCATTTGAAAATGTCCATAAATTTCTTCTATATTCATATTAACAAATGGAATTTGTTGTGATTCTATATGTATAGGATCAAAATTATCATCCCCATATACATATTGAACTATTTTACCTTTATTGTTTCTAACAGTCATATCATAATTTACCATTATATCTTCCATTGCTTTAATTATTCTTCTTTGAATATAACCAGTTGAACTTGTTTTAACTGCTGTATCTATTAGACCCACTCTTCCACCCATAGCATGGAAAAATACTTCTTGTGGTTTTAAACCACTAATAAATGAACTTTCTACAAATCCTCTAGCCTCGGGCGAATCATCATATTTATTAAAATGAGGTAATGTTCTATTTTCATATCCATATGGGATTCTTTTTCCATCTACATTTTGTTGACCTAAGCAAGATATCATTTGAGAAATATTTAAATCACTTCCTTTTGATCCTGCATTAACCATAATTACAAAACGATTATTACTATCTAAATTTTTTCTTCCAATTTTTCCTGCTTCAAAAGAAGCTTTATTTAATATATTATTTACTTGAGCTTCAAACTCTTCAATATTACTTTTTCCTGTTTTATTTTCAAATATTCCAAGATGTGTTTCATCTATTAATGATTTGACTTCCATTTTTTTTTGACTAATAACTTCTATAATTTTATTATTAGTATCATTATCTGCTATTAAATCACTTATTCCAACACTATAACCATATATTTTCATATATTCTGTTACAATATTTTGTAAATTATCTATAAAATCTCTAGAATGTTCTTCATTTAAATCATTATAAATTCTTTGAATTAAACCACGTGTCGTATCTCCTAATACTCCTTTTTCAATTTGACCTCTTTTATATATACCATTGTTAATTTCTAATATATTATTACTTGTTTTTTCATCATCATTTGTATTAAATTTTTTTGTTTTATATTTTATTGAAATATTTGGAATAATTTGTGATAATATTTCAAAATTAGAAATATTATTATTAAAACTTATTTTTTCTAAATTAATACTATCTAAATGCATTAGTAAATTCATTGCATGTCTACTATCAAAGTTAATATTTTGTTGTGTAAATAAATAACTGCTTAATAATGAATCTTGAAAAATACCAACAATTGACTTGTTATTTGCTGGACTAATTATTTGATATTTAACAGCCGCTAACATTTTTAATTCTATTTCAGATTCTTCATCCTGAGGCATATGTAAATTCATTTCATCACCATCAAAATCAGCATTATATGGTTTTGTATCTCCTACATTCATTCTAAAGGTATCTCCTTTATTCATAATTTTTGCAATATGACTCATCATAGACATTCTGTGAAGTGTAGGTTGTCTATTAAATAATACTGAATCTCCATCTAAAATATGTCTATGAACTATATCACCATTTTCTAATTTAATTGATTCTCTATCAATATATCTTAAACTAATACAATCTCCTGTTTTTTTTTCATAAATTTTAGCACCTGGATAAACATCAGGACCATTTAGAATTAATTGCATTAAATAATTTTTATTTTTAGAATTTACAGTTATTGGCTTTGTTAAATTTTTTGCAATTTTTAATGGAATACCTAATTCACTAATTGATAAATTAGGATCTGGAGTAATTACAGAACGGGCACTAAAATCCACTCGTTTTCCCATCAAATTTCCTCTAATACGTCCACTTTTACCATTTAATCTATCTTTAATAGCTTTTAATGGTCTACCTGATCTTTGAGCTACAGCAGCCACCCCAGGTATTTTATTATCAATTAAAGTTGCTACATAATATTGTAAAACAGTTGTCCAATCATCTAATATATTTGGTGATGAATTTTGCTCTATTTTTTCTTGTAAAGTTTTATTTGATTTAATTATATTTATTATTATATGTGTTAAATCATCTTCACTTCGTTGTTGAATATCATGTTTTACAGATGGTCTTACTGCCGGCGGTGGAATTGCTATAACTTGACATATCATCCATTCTGGTCTTGACCACATTGGACTAAATCCTAGAAAATTCACATCTTCGTCTGAAATTTTTTTAAATATTTTAATTACGGTTTCTGGTATCAACTTTAAAATAAGTTTATCTGATTTTTGAAATTCGAAACTTTTAATTTCTTCTTCTTTATCGTCCCATTCTGCAAATAAAGTTGCTAAACCTTCTTTTTTAATTTTTGGTTGTAAACAACCACAACCATTTTGTGAATCTTCTCCACACCGTTTTTTTTTACTTGCAATACTAAATACTTTTTGCCATCTTTCATCATTATTACGGTCTAATAAATATGAGTATTTTTCTTTATCTATTAATAATTTACTACATTTTATACAAATACATCTTAATATCTTAATTACTGATGATAAATATTGAATATAAAATACTGGTCTTGATAAACGAATATGACCAAAATATCCAGGAGTTTGAATATAATCTAAGCCATCAGTTGGACAAATTAATCCTGGATCTAATATACCCATTCTAGGATCAAACAATCCACCTAATACAGGTTTATTATTTACATATGTATCTCTATTTACTATTTCAGCAACAGAACCTTTTTCTATTTCTTCTGGACTTAAAATACTAAATTGTATACCAATAATTTTAGATATATCTTTTTCAAAATTAGACATACTTCTTTTATATTACTAAAATAATATTTAGATAATTTTAAATCAATTTAATTATAAATATAAAAAAAAATATAACAAAAAAAAAGTAAATAACAGTTTAACGTTTTATTTTTTATTAATTCTTAAAAAAAAATTGTTTATTTTTTATTTTATATTTTTTTTATTATTTAACTATATTATGTCATATTATAAACATTCTTATAATACTAGACTATCTTCTGGATCTATTAAACGTAAAAAATATACAGATGATAATTCAGATGATTTAAATGATTCTGATTATTCATATATTTCAGATAATTCAGATAATTCAGATAATTCAGACAATTTAGATAATTCAGATAATCAAAGTATTGAAGATAATAGTTTAAATAATATTTCTAATAACAAAATAGAGTATTATAAATTTTTAAATAAAATTTTCCCATCTAATTACAGTAAAAGTAAAATTAAAAAAATTAAAAGACAAAGATTACTAACTCCTAAAACAAAAGCTAAAAATAATGATTATGATAAAAATATTAATTTTGTCTTAGATTTTAAAAAAAGTAAAAATAATTTTTATAATTATAATAATAATTATGATGATGATTATAATAACTATTATAATAACAAAATAGATTATTATGACGAATATGATCATGAATATGATGATGATGAATATGATGATGATGATGATGAAGATGAAGATGATGAAGATGATGATGAAGATGAAGATGATGAAGATGATAAAAAAAATCTTAGAAAACAAGCTGCAAAAATTTTACTTAAAATATTAAAAAAAAAATATGAGAAAAATCAAGTTGAAGATAATGATGAAGATAATCATGAAAATTACAATGAAGATAAACATGAAAATTACAATAAAGATAAACATGAAAATTACAATGAAGATAATAAAAAAAATAGTAAAAAATATGATAACTCAACAAATGATTTAATAAATAATAATGAAGAAGAAATTATTCCACCAAAACCGTCTATTTCAAACAAAAATTATAAAAAATTTTCTAAAATTTTAGAAAATGATGATAAAGAATCTGACTATTTTAAGAAACAATTAACTCTCAACCAACAAGAAGAATATATTAATAAATTACAGAAATTAAATTCATTAACAACTATAGAAACTCCTTATTTAATTCATCTTATGAATATTGATATACCAGATAATTATAAAGCTTGTGCTTTACGTAAAATTAATATGTTAAGAAATATGGGAGATGGTTTTGGTAATAGCGAATATTATAAAATTAAATCATGGGTAGATGCATTTATTAAAATTCCATTTAATAAATATAATAATCTTCCGATTAGTTTTGCAGATGGTATAGAAAAATGTCATGATTTTATGGAAAATGCAAAAAAAACATTGGATAGTGTTACATATGGCCTTGAAGATGCCAAAATACAAATTATGCAAATGATTGGCTTATGGTTAGTAAATCCTAATGCTATTGGTTCTGCAATAGCTATTAAAGGTCCTCCGGGAACGGGCAAAACAACTCTTATTAAAGATGGAATTAGTAAAATTTTAAATAGACCATTTTCACTTATTGCATTAGGTGGATGTGGTGATAGTGGATTTTTAGATGGTCATGACTATACGTATGAAGGAAGTAAATATGGTAAAATTATAGATATATTAATTCAATCCGGATCAATGAATCCAGTTATTTTATTTGATGAATTAGATAAAATTAGTGATAATTCAAGAGGAAATGAAATAACCGGAGTGCTTACACATTTAACAGATAGTACACAAAACTCTCATTTTAGTGATAAATATATGTCAGAAATTAGTTTAGATATGTCAAAAGCACTATATATTTTTAGTTATAATGATGAATCTAAAGTTAATCATATTTTAAAAGATCGTATGTATAAAATTGAAACAAAAGGTTATAAAACAAAAGATAAATTAATTATAGCAAAAAATTATTTATTACCTAAAATTAGAGAACAAGCTAAATTTGAAGAAAATGAAATATTTTTTGAAGATGCTATTTTAGAATATATTATTAATGATTTTACAGAAAAAGAAAGTGGTGTACGTAATCTTAAAAGATGTCTTGAAATTATTTATACTAAATTAAATTTATATAGATTAATGAAACCTGATATAAATTTATTTGAAAATAGTGAAGGTTTTAAATTAAAAGAAAAAATTAGCTTTCCTTTAACATTAACAAAAAGTATTATTGATAATTTAATTAATAAATCAAAAGATGAAATCCCATTTGGAATGTATAATTAAAACAAAATTATAAAACTTGATTTTCAGGGTTGACAGGTGGTTTTTCATTTTTGAGATTAACAATTGTACGTTTTCTAGCGTCTGTTAATAATGTTCCCGGTTTAATTGGTTCTCTTAATATTTCTGTTGGCTGTTTTTTTCTTCTAGTAGCTGCAGTAGCTGCCATTACTGTTTTAATAGCTTTTTTAAATCTTTCTCTATTTTTTTTACTTCTATTATTTTTATCATTTTGAAATTTTATTGCCATTTGTCTATTATTATTTCTAATTATTTTTTGATCTAACTCATCCGCTGTAACAAAATTATCTCCGTATAATAAATAAGGATATTGATTGAAACCTTTTTCGTCTGACCAATCTCCAAATTTTTCAAAGAGTTCTTGAAATGCCTTATTAAATCTTTTTACATGATGTTCTAAATATTCTATTTTTTTTTGTAATTTTTTTTGTGATTTTAATGATTTTAAATGGCCATCTGATCTAGCTCTGCGAATACTACGTGTACGACTTGACATTATATATATTATATTATATATATAATTTATCTTTCAGAAAGTAATGTATCTAAAATTTTTTGTTTATCATTTATTGTAAAATTTTTTAAATTAATTATTCTTCATATAACCAACTATAAAAATAACGCTGATCACTAGTATTTTGTAAATTACTAAATTTGAAAAAAACACTTGAATCATTACACAATGCTAACAATTCCTTTTTAAAATCTTTAATTTTATTTACATCATAAATATTGTCTGCACAATGATATGGATTTTGAACAATAATAAATGTTCTAAATTCTCTCATATTTGGTACTAATTCAAATGCTCCAATATAAAATGGACCATGTTTTAAGTTTACATCCATTGGATAATAACCAATATAAAAATAATTTTTAGTATTATTTTTTTGACTAAATTCTCTCATTCTAAACATATCTTGATACATAAATGTTGGAAAATAATCGGGAACATGAACCATTTCATATATCCAAGTTTTCATCCATTCGCCTGTTGATAATGAAGATAATAATTTTAAATCTTTTGAACTGGGTTCAATTATTTCATAACGTTCTACATTTATTGTTTTATTTGTTTTATTTAAAATCTTATTTTTGCGCTTTTGTAAATATTCTTCTTTTGCTTTTAACTCATTTATTTCACGTTCTCTCAAAAACTTATAAAAAGATGGAAAATTATTTAAATCATTTGTTGAATTTAATTCATGATTCATATAAATATTAAAAGTATTATTAATAACATTTCCATATTCATCATAATTATTGTCTAATCCCATTTTAACATTATTTATTACATTATTTATTACATTATTTTTTTTATTAATAGTAACTAGTTTTGGTAATAAAAAAGAATGTATTAAAATAAAATAATTAAATAACATATTATTTAAATTTAATAAAATGTTATTTTTAAATTTTTAAAATATATATATAATTAAAATTTTTGTGATTCTTGTTCCATTATTTGTAAAGCAATATCTCTTCCTGTTTTTGCATCACTTGTTTTTGGTATTTTAAAGCGTTTTTCTCTCTTTAATTTATGTTGTTTATTAAAAATATAGTTTGAGTCATTTAAAAATTCCTCATTGTCAATACATCTAAAACATTCCCCCATAATTTTTGCACATCTTATTACATTAATACCTTTTGCATTTTTATATTTTTTTGTTTTATATTTTTTTGTTTTATATTTTTTTGTTTTATATTTTTTTGTTTTATATTTTTTTGTTTTATATTTTTTTGTTTTATATTTTTTTGTTTTATACATTTATAATAATTAAATATTAAATATATAAATAATTCTTTTAATTAAATATTATAAATTTTACCATCATTTTCTGTTTCATATGAAGAATTATATGTATAATTCTCAAATTCATTAATACTTACATCACTTGCGTTAAATTCAGGACTTATATAAATATTATAATCTGAATCTACTAAAGGATTAAAAGGAAAATCTTCTCCTTTTAATGCTAATGTTGGACTATAATAAAAATTTTTATAACTTTCTCCTTCTTGAGTTAACGATGATTCATGTCTATTTATTCCACGTCTTTGTAAATAATATTGTTGGTCCGGTGTTATACATGGACATCCTTTTGAGCTAGAATAATCATTATAATATAAACAACATTCCGGTAAAAATTTATTATTATTAAAAAGTGGTTTATTTAGTTTAATTTCAACATTTGGATAAGCATTAAAATTCATAGTTCCATATTTAAATTTATTTCCATAATGATGTATCATATTGCTAGATGGCTCAAATATGGCATAATCTAAATTATTAAAATTCTCTTTTTTAAAAATTAAAAATGAAATTAGTAATCTAAATAAAACATATATTAATAAAAATAATAAAAAAAATTTTATATTCATTCTTATATTTAAATAATATATTAAATGTAAGAATAAATATATGAATTTAAAAATAAATTAGCTACCTGGGCTATCAACTGGTGATGGCGCAACAGGCGTCTCATCCATACTAGTTTCTGTATCCATCACGCTTGGTGTATTTGCAATTATTTCTGAAGCAAAAATTGATAATATTCCATACATTAAACCAAATAAAATACTAATTGATAATGCTACTAAAAAGATTAGTAAATTAGTTGCAAATATAATCCAAAGAGTTGCTGCAAGAACAGGGACAAATGCGGCAAAAACCGATACAGTAATCGCTACAACTAGTGATACAAGTGTTATAACTAAACTTATTGTTGCAACAATTATACTTGGTAATAATGCTGTACTAAAAAAAGCTAAAGCTATTACAGTAAATATATATTTTAAACTATCTACTAAAAGTATTAATGTATAATATAAATTAGTTAATATGCCCAAAATATGATTAAAAAAATTAACAACTCCTATAAAAAGATTATTTATTGAAGATAATATTATCTTCAAACGTTCTATAATTAATTCATATATTTGGTATAATAATTGTAATAAATACATTAAAAAACTTATAAATTGAGAAACTAAACCACCTAAATATGTAAAAAACTGCATAATAGAATCAAACATACCATTTAATGGACTAGTTGCTTTTTCTGCTATATTATAATTAGTTTCATTTAAACATTGTTCAAAATTTTTTTTATTAAATAATGGATCATTTGCATATTCCGGATTTAATATAGATGCAAATGGCATAAAAAGAGGATTACATTTATTTTTTTCAAAATTAACTTTTTGATTTTCTAAAGTATTAATACTAAAAAAATATATAACTATTATTAAAACAATAAAAATTATAATTATAGAAATCCATATATCAAAATTATACAAATTGTAATATGATAATTCATCAAAATAGTTTTTTATAATTTTAGATAAATTATTATTTATATTACCTTTATTATCATTCATAATAATACTAATTATTATAAGCACACAAAATATATATAATATAAAAATTTAATTTTATATAAAGATCGCCTTCTAAAAAAAAAGATATGTATGTTAATTGATTAAGTCGAAAGTCAATGTTACTAGCTACCCCCCTCCGCTGCCTCTGCCTCCACACCGCCGTCGCTGCCTCCACTGGTGTTATCTGTGGTGTTCTCGCCACCACTAACTATATCAAGGATCACTCCTGATATATTTTCATTAAAAATAGTTTCAGTAGTAATAATACCGCCTTGTACCATATAATAAAAAACGGTTATTACTGAAAATAAATTACCAAAAGTATCCGTAATAACTATATACATGTTTGACAATTCATTTCCCATGTTCATTATTTTTCCTTGTAATTCTGAAAATATATTACCAATAGTTCCTTCAGTGCTTAAACCAAATAATTTGATTTCATCAAACGTTTTTAAAAAACTATTTCCTGTATCTGCAAATATTTCTAGAGATCCAAAAATAGGCTCTAAAAAACTTGACATAAAATCTATTTGAGTTGATTTTATACATTCGTCATAATTTTCTTTAACATCATGACCAAAAATATCGGCAAATGGCATTACTGATGGATTACATTTATATTCATCCCAATTATTTTTAATAGTTGTTATTCCTACACTTAATGCAATTAATAAATGCAAAAACATAAATATTATTAATATAATTACAACATTTCCTAAATCTCCTAAACCCATTATGTATAGTTATAATAAATATATAATTTAATTTATTATAAATATATTTATTATAATTATTTAATAATTATTTAATAATTATTTAATAATTTTTTAATAATTTTTTAATAATTATTTAATAATTATTTAATAATTTTTTAATAATTTTGAGCTTGCACCATTTTTTTAGTAAATGATTGTATTTTATCATTACCAACCAATGGTGTAGTGTCGCCATTTCTTGGATTAGATACTGTAATACCTTCGACTAAATTAGAATTACCAAAAAATAATAACCCTAATATTAATAAAACTAAAATTATTAATAACATATTAATATTTTTTTTTAGTTTAAAACTAAACATTAATTTAAAATATTTTTCTAACATTATTAATATTAATAAATATTAAAACATTTAAAAATATATAAATATAAAGTATGGGTTATATTTATATATTATGTCTAATAATGGAATATTAAACAATCAAGAAAAACTAGATTTACAATCACTAATCAAAGCAAATGAAACGGAAGATTGTACTGAAGATATACGTTCTAAAAAGCAAAGTAATTTAATTAGAAATGATGTAAAACAAATGGTTTATTTAAAACAAAAATATGAAAGATTAGCTAAATCTAATCCAATAGAATTTGATAAAATGTGTACAAGTCAATGCAATTTTTTATTTAATAATTATACTGATATTTATAATAAAATAAAAAATGATAATCTTGACTTAAATATATTAGATAATTTTTTAACTATATTAAAAAAAATAGAAGATGGTAAAATAGATCAGCATGAAGGCTCTTATTTAGTTGGAAAACATCTTAAAGAATTATATATTGATAGCGCCTTAAAAAATGAAAAAAAACAAGAAGCAAAAGATAGACGTAAAAAAGTTCCTAAAAAACCCCCTACAATAGAAAAAGAGAAAAATATTAGTTATAAAGATTTTAAAATATTAAATGAAAAAAAATAATATAATATGTATTGAAAAAACTCACTGCCTATATTTGTGGACTATGCGTAAATATAGAAGCACTATTATTGGATATTATGTGAAGAATGTATGAAGACCCTAATTAAACATAGCAAATTTATTAGATTTTATTTATAAAATGCTGATAAAAATTATAATATTTTATATATATAATGAAAAAATATATAACATATAAACGTTATAAAAATAATAAGAAAAGTTATAAAAATAATAAGAAAAGTTATAAAAATAATAAGAAAAGTTATAAAAAGAAATTTAGAAAAACTAATAAAAAAAAATTTAGAAAAACTAATAAAAAAAAATTTAAAGGGAAGGGATCGCCAACAAATAAACATGTACTAACGCCTAAAAATCAGGCTATAGTAAATACAGCACGATCAGTACCAATGCAAACACATAGAGTTGTAATAGACCCAGAACTTTTAGAATTAGAAAAGCAATATAACACTAGTAGAGATACATGGGAACAAATACTAAATAACAAAGATAATGAAGAAGTTAAAAAATTTTATAAATCATTGAACATATTCTATAAGAAAAATAATAAATATTTTACAAAAAATGATTTTAAGTTATTAGAAAAAATGCGTAATTACTTCTCTAAGGATGAAACGGGTCTAAAGTTAGATATAAAAGACAGCACGTTTTTTACAAACTTTTTTATGAGTTTATTGGATTTGGTTGCATATACCGATGAAATAGATGAAATAAAAAAAATATATGATGTATTCTTAAATTATGTTTATTATGACCAGAAATATGCGCAAAGACGGTTGCCAAACGCGGTCCGATTACCACCACCAACAACGACCTTGACAACACCACCCTGTATGAGTCCTCCGCCACCAGGAACGTCTATGTTAACTTGGTTAGAAAAATGTCTCAAAATAGCAAAAGTAAAATAAATATTATGTTGTGAATTATAATTATAACGATTTTAAAATATTAAATGAAAGAAAATAATATAAATACTTAATTTTATTAAATATAAAATATGAATCTTTATAAATATTTTATATTTAGCATTGGAATAGTTAGTGCATTTTTTGCTCCATCTATCAAAACTTCCTCTGGACAAAAATTGACTATTGTTGGTCAAGGCCCCCCATTTCTTTTTTCTACTGGTTTATTTGGAACAATGCCTTCTGCATTTTATAGTGAATTTATTAATTATTTAAAGAAAAATATTACTATTGTAAGTATTGATGGTTTTAATCCTATTACTGAAAATACTATAAATGAAGTTTGTAATGCATTAAATGTAGATAAAATTGGATATATTGGTCATTCTTCGTTTTTTCCAGAAGTATTAGATAATCCTAATATTGAAAAAGCAGTATTAATGGATCCTATTAATTTACCTTGGGTAAGTTTTGATGGATTTAGTAATTCAATTATTAATTTAGATTATCCAGTATATGTAATTAAATCAGGAAAACTTTATAGTGGATCTAAAACATTACCTGAATGGCAAGATCCAGATTTTAAAAATGATGTACAAACCTTGGTTTATGATGATGTTGGTCATCCAGATATATTAGATAATACTTGGGCAAATATTGCAAGCACAATTGGAATATGGGAAATGGCTGAAGGTGAAAAAATGAATTATAGTAATTGGAAATTTAATGTTAAAACAGAAATACCAAAAATTCGTAAAACTTATAGAAAAAACATTGCACAAAAAATTAGTGAATTTATTTTTTAATATTATTAATATATAATGAAGACTAAAAAAAGAAAAAAATATAAAAAGAAAACTTTTAGAAAAAAAAGTTATAATAAAAAAAATCTTAGAAAAAAAAGTTATAATAAAAAAAATCTTACTAAAAAGCGGTTTAGAAATAGTTATAGAAAAAATTATATAACTAAAGGTAAAGGTAATAGTGAAATAGATAATGATAAAATAGATAATGATGAAATATATAATGATGAAATAGATAAAATACTAGTTCCATCTTTTGACAGCCCACGCTTTAAAACATTTTATGAACATATTATTAAGTTATTGAATGAAAAAAAGAAAAAAACAATAACACAAAGTACAGTAGAAAATTTTAAAAAAAAGATTTTAAAAGAAATACATAAGTCTTTTGAAAAAGTGGATAACATATGTAGTGAGATAATTATAAAAAATTTTTTATATCCTGAAGTAGCCATTAAAATAAAAGAAATAGATGACATAAAAGAAAAAATCTTAGTGTCGTTTGTTAATAACAACTATGGTGAAGTGAAAAAAAATTTGATATTACTCGATAAATATGCAACTGAATTAGAGAATTTTAACCCTAATAACCGTACAAAAGATCTAAAACCACAACCTTTACCACCACCAAAAGCTTTACGAGCCACAAAAGCTTTGCCAGCCCCAACACGTTTACCAGGCCCAAAGTATTCACCATAAGGTCCACTATTCCCATAACTACTCTCCTCAAAATTTTTATCGTAATAAACACTTAATAAACATGCATATACATAATGCAAATGAAATCATGTATATTAATGTAACAAATTCTTCTAACATTGACTCATCTTTTGTTGGAACAATATTTAGCAATAGTTTAGGTTCATTATCTTTATAACTACATGTAAAAGTATAATAAATATTTGCCAAAATTGTTTTTTGATTACTATAATCTTCAAAAACTGCCTTAGGTTCAATATTATAATTTACTTTATAATTTATTTCAAATTCTTTTACTATGGTAAATTCATAGGGTAAATAATAACTATTACAATATTTTTTATTTAAACCATAATCTGTACACATAATATGTTTCTTACTAAATCGAATAATATTAAAATTACAACTATTTTGTATAGTATTTTCTGTCAAATCATCCGGATAATAAGTAATAACAAAGAAGAATATGGTAGAAAGCATATTATATTATTATTATTAAAATAATAATATAGTGTTTATCAATTTTTTTATTAAGTATATATAATGGTAAAGACACGTAAAACATATAAAAGAGGCGGGAACGGCGTTAAAAATGATAATTTAAAAAAAACTGTTAAAGCTGCATTAACACAAAAAGAAAAAGAAAAAGAAATACAAAAAGATTTAGAATTAATAGATAAAAAAATAGCTGAACTCAAAAAACCAATTACTAAGAAAAAAAAAGATGTTGAAGAATTACAAAACTTAAAAAAAATATTTGAAAGTAAAACAAAAAATGAAGAAAGTAAAGAACATGAAAATCGTATAAAAAAAAGAAGAAAACGAAAAGTAAATTTTGAACAAATTACAAATTTACTTGAAGATAATCAAAATAAAGAAAATTTAAATACTTTTTTAAAACAATATAAAAGTAATAAAATATCTGTAAGTGGTTTAGAAAAAAAAATGACTGTAAATTTACAACAAAAAATAAATAGTGAAATTGGACCATTAAAAGAAAAAATTAGACCAGAATTAAATGTTTTAACAAAAGAAAAATATAAACTTAAAACTAAATTAAGAAATAATCAAACAAGACAAAATAAGAGCTTACAAAAAACAAAAAAAATAAATAAAATAAATAAATATTTTTAATTTCTTATATATGGTTTACAACTATGACTTTCGTGCAATTCTATTTTTTTATATTTTTCTTTATGTTTTAAAATTGCTTCATTAATTCGAGGATTTAAATTTCTATTGCTTGCATTTTTATAAATATATTTTGGTATAGCTTCCGGTACTAATTTTAAACTATTTAATACTTTTTCTCTCATAATTTATTAATAATATATTATATTTTTTATATTATTATTAAAAATTATAATATATTAAAAATTGAATATTAATTATTTTGTAATAATATAAATAATTAGTGCATATTATATTAATATATGAGTTTTATTTTATTAATAGTAGAATCACCTGCTAAATGTCAAAAAATAGAAAAATTCTTGGGACCAGGATATAAAGTATTAGGTTCTTTTGGTCATATTACACATCTTTCAAATTTAAAACAAATTGAATTTGAAAATAATTATAAACCTAATTTTGAAATAATAGAATCAAAGCAAGCACAAATAAATAAATTAAAACAAGCTATAAATAAAGCAAAAGAAGTTATATTAGCGACTGACGATGATAGAGAAGGCGAAGCAATTGCATGGCATATTGCACAAACATTTAATTTAAATATTGAAAATACAAAACGTATAATTTTTCATGAAATTACCGAACGTGCTATAAAAAATGCTTTAAACAATCCAAGTACAATTAACATGAATTTAGTATATGCTCAGCAAGGTCGACAAATCTTAGATTTAATTGTTGGATTTAAAATTACTCCATTATTATGGAAACATATTGTTTCAAATACAAAAAATTCATTAAGTGCTGGTCGATGTCAAAGTCCAGCGTTGCGTTTAGTATATGATAATTATAAAGAAATTCAAGATTCGCCTGGTAAATTAAGTTTTAATACTAGTTGTTATTTTACAAGCAAAAATATACCATTTGTTTTAAATATTAATCATTTAAGTCATAAAGAAATTAAAGAGTTTTTAGAAGAAAGCAAAACGTTTGATCATATTTTAAATAAAGAAAAGGAAAAAGAAGTTACAAAAAATCCACCTCAACCATTTACTACTTCCGGATTACAACAAGCTGCAAATAATAATATGCATATTTCACCTAAAGAAACCATGGCAATAGCGCAAAAATTATATGAAGGAGGTTATATTACATATATGAGAACAGATAGTAAAGTATATAGTCAAGATTTTATTAATGAAACCAAGGATTATATTATTAATAATTATAATACAACTTATATTAATCCACTTATACAAAACTTGATTCAATCAAAAGATAGTTCTAATGAAGAAAAGAATGAAGAAAAGAATGAAGAAAAAAATGGTAACAAAGATTCTAAAAAAAAGAAAAAGGATTTAAAAAAAGAGAAAAAAGATGATACTTTAATTCAAGAAGCACATGAAGCAATTAGACCAACGCATATTAATACTCTTGTATTACCAGAAGACGAAGATGTGTTTACTGCAAAACATAGAAAATTATATAAATTAATTTGGTCTAATACAATAGAAAGTTTGATGGCTCAAGCTATTTATAAACAATTGGTTATAAAAATAAGTGCACCACAAAAGTCTTATTATAAATATGTAGCAGAAGAAAATATATTTCCAGGATTTAAAATTATTGGTGGAATAGAAGAAGATAAATATTTTAAATTTTTAGAATTAATTAAAGATGGACAAATAGATTATAAAAAAATAATATGTAAACAAACATTAAAAGATCTAAAATCTCATTATACTGAAGCAAGGCTTGTACAACTTTTAGAACAAAAAGGTATTGGTAGGCCATCTACATTTTCATCATTAATAGATAAAATTCAAGAAAGGAATTATGTTAATAAACAAAATATTAGTGGTAAAAAATTAGAAATTATTGATTATATTTTAGAAAATGGAAACACTAATATAATTGAAGAAAAGGGGGAAAAAGAATTTGGAAATGAAAAAAATAAATTAGTTATAACTCAAACAGGTTTATTTGTAATTGAATTTTTAATAAAATATTTTAATGATTTATTTAATTATAATTATACAAAAAATATGGAAGATGAATTAGATATTATTTCAAAAGGAGAAAAAAAATTTTATGATTTATGCAATGAATGTAATATTTTTATTGAAGATCTTATAAAAAATAATGAATTAACAAATCGGACTTCTGAAAATATAGAAAAAATAAATATTAAAATAGATGAAAATCATAGTTATATTATTGGTAAAAATGGACCAATAATTAAATATAATAAAGAAGATGGAACATTAGGATTTTATGGAGTCAAAGAAAATATTGATATTGATAAATTAAAAGCAGGTACATATAAATTAGAAGAAATTATTGTTTCAACTGAAGATAATAATAAATTATTAGGTATATATAAAAATAATGAATTATATTTAAAACATGGTAAATTTGGTTATTATTTAGAATGTGATAAAATAAAAAAATCATTGAATTATACTAAGATTAATGTACCTATTAAAAATATAACTTATGAAGATGCAATAAATATATTAGATGATTGTGAAAAAGGAAATAATTCATTATTAAGAAAAATAGACGAAAATCTATCTATACGTAAGGGAAAATATGGAGATTATATATTTTATAAAACAGAAAAAATGAAAAAGCCATTATTCTTTAAATTAAATGGATTTAATGATGACTATAAAAATTGTAACATAAATAATATTAGATCATGGATAAAAGAAAAATACCAAATTTAAAAGTTATTACAAAATTATTACAAAATTATTACAAAATTATTACAAAATTATTACAAAATTATTACAAAATTATTACAAAATTATTAATTAATAAAAATGATATAATTTTTTAATTTAAATATTTGTTATTAAAATAGTTAATAATTCATATGTTTTATTATATTTTATGTTATTCTATGCTAATCAATGTTGTAAATATTCCATATGATAAAGGAGCAAATCAACTAGGATCATCTGAAGCATATAAAGAACTAAAAGATGATTTAAGTAGTCTAAAAATTAGTAAAACTATTAATATAGAAAATTGCAATAATAATCATGATAGAACTATTTTAGGAGATGGATTTTTAGCATGTTGGAATATTTTAAATTCTAATAATTTTCCCTTATTAATTGGTGGTGATCATACTTGTGCCGTTAGTAGTATTTTTGCAGCAAATGAATATTGCATTATGAATAAAGAAAGTCTTGGTGTTTTATGGTTTGATGCACATGCGGATTTTAATACAATGGAAACATCTCCAAGTGGTAATATTCACGGACTACCTGTTTCAATATTATGTGGACATACTTTACCTATTTTAAGTTTTGGAAAATATTTGGATCCTGATCAATTTTTATATTATGGAGTTAGAGATATTGATAGTTTAGAATTTACAAGATTTCAAGATTATAATATGCATTTTATTGATTATAAAAGTTTAATTGATTTTCAATTAAATGAATTACAAAAATGGATGCTTAAATATGATAAAATTCATTTAAGTTTTGATATGGATTGCTTTGATGCAAATGATTTTGCAAGCGTAAATACACCGATTTTAAATGGTCCTAAAAAGGAAGATATTATGAATATTTTACAAGAAATTAAAAAATCTAATAAACTTATTTCCATGGACTTAGTAGAATACAATCCTACAATAAGCAAAAATAATACTTTAATTATAGAATTACTTAAAACTGTTTTTGATTAAAATAATATTAATAAATAATATAAATATTCATAAATAATATTAATAAATAATATAAATATTCATTAATAATATTATTAGCATAATGTATAACAATATTAATCATATATTAGAAAATATTAAAATGATGTTATTAATAAATGCAAAAGATAATAGCAATTATAATAATATTATTATCTTATTTTTTATTACTTTTTTAACATTCATAATAAATAATGAAAACTGTTATTGTAAAATAGAAGAAATTTTAAAAAATATATTTAATTATTTTATATTTTTTTTACCAAAACGAAATACAATTATTTTGGAAGGTAAAATATGTTTAAAAGTATCTGGTTATGTTACTAAAACTGATAATTTATTTAGTAATCGTTTTAATGCATTTTGGTACTATATATCAAAAAATAATTTAAATAATCCAACAATATATTCTCTCAAAGAATATGCTAATAGTTCAAATATTTATGATGACTATGGCGATCCTAAATGTTTTAAAAGAAATTATAATAATGAAAATAATATTGAAGATGATAATATAAATGACGCTAATAATAAAGATATTTTTATTGTTGATCAATGTTCATATTTTAAAATCAATAAAGAAATATTTTGTAAAGTAATTAAAAAATTATATGATAGAGGAGATGAAAAAAGACAAACACAATATGAAATGGAAAATATTACTATTGAAATATATAGTTATAAATTAAGTTTAAAAGAACTTGAAAATTTTTTATCAATAATTGATAAAAATTATCAAAAATCTCTCGAAGAATACAGAAATAATAAAAAATTTATTTATTCCTTGATTGGTAGCTGTAATGATAATAATTCATATGATAGAGAAATAAAATGTTGTTGGGAAGAATGTGAATTTATTAGTACACGAAAATTTGAGAATTTATTTTTTGAACATAAATATGATTTATTAAATAAATTAAATTTTTTTATAAATAATAAAGAATTTTATCAATATGAAGGTCATCCATATACATTTGGATTAGGATTACATGGACCCCCCGGAACAGGTAAAACAAGTATTATTAAATGTATAGCAAATAAATTAAATAGACATATTATTGTAATTCCATTGAGTAAAATTAAAACACAGCGTGAATTTAGTGAATATTTTTTTGAAAGTTATTATACACGTAATAATGTAAAAAAAATAGACTTTAAGGATAAAATTATTGTTTTTGAAGATATTGATTGTATGTCTAACATTGTTAAAAAACGAAATAATGATTCTAATATTATAAATAAAAATGAGAGTAGTGATAATGAAAGTAATGATTCTAATGATAATAATTTTGAAAAAAATATAATGATGCAAAATAAATTATTAAATAAAATAGCAAAAAAAGTAGACGAAGAGCATGTAGAAAGTTGTTTAATAGACATAGATAAAAATAAAGATGATAAAATAACTCTCTCATTTATTTTAAATATTATAGATGGAATAAGAGAAACACCTGGTCGCATTTTAATAATAACAAGTAATAATTATGAATCATTAGATCCAGCATTAATACGTCCAGGGCGTATTGATATGACATTAGAAATGAAAAATGCTACAATAAATACTATGAAAGAAATGTTTTATCATTATTATAAAAAAGAAATACCTTTAAATTATCTTGATAAAATGAAAGATTATATAGTTTCTCCGGCAAAAATAATAAATTTACGTTTACAAAATGAAAATAGCGAAGACTTTTTAAAAAAATTATTACTAGAATTTTGAATATTAATATTTTATTAATATAATATTATATGACTTACAATATTGATGGTTTAAAATATTTTATTTATAATACAACAATTAATAATAAAAATTATTTGGAAATTCCAAAAGATATTAGAATATTAATATGGAAATATGCACATAATTATTCATATATTCAATGTTATATTTGTGATAAAATATTAATAAATTTAGAAATTAATACTTTTAACAATATACAAACTGAAAATTTTTCTATTATAAATGGAATAAGTAGATGCTCAACGTGTTAAAATTATTATAATATGAATATAAAAAAATATTATAATATTAATATAATACTATAATATAATATATGCAAGACTTACCAAATGATTTATTATTATTTATTAGCTCTAAACTAGATTTTAATTCAATATTAAATTATTCAAGTATTAATAAAAATAATTTTAAATTATTTGATGATTCATTTTACAAAGAATTATCTGAATTATATTATGGTTCAGAATTTTGGGCAATAGCAAGTAAAAGACCGGTTTCCATATCAAAACCATTAAAAAAATTTAAATTAGAATTAATACGAATAGAAAAATTTCAAGGACATTTAGATTATTTAAATATTAATAGGTGGACAAAAAAAGATTTTTATAATTATTGGAAACATAGAGATAAATATTCACTTAACAATGATTTAAATAATGTATTAAATATTTATCTCTATGTTTCCAATAATTATAAAAATATTAGTTATAGAGATTTTTATAATTATTGGAAACATAGAGATAATTATTTACTTAATAATAATTTAAATAATGTATTAAATATTTTATAATATTATTTAAAGTATATATTATATTATAAAATAAAGTATTTAATGCTTGATTTAATAGACCGACTAGAAATAATTAAAAAAAAACCTGTTTCTCAATATATGCCTGGTTCTGTAGAACGTGTTTTTGAATATCATGAAAAATATGGAAAAAATGAAGATGGAACTAATCCACTAATTATTAAAGCCGATCCTATTGAATTAAAGAAGAAAAAATCTATCAATTAAATTAGGAAGTTTTTAAATTATGAAGTTTTTAAGAAACCTAAATTTTTAAATTAGGAAGTTTTTAAGAAACCTAAATTTTTAAATTAGGAAGTTTTTAAGAAACCTAGGTTTCTTAATTAGGAAGTTTTTAAGAAACCTAAATTTTTAAATTAGGAAGTTTTTAAGAAAGCTAGGTTTCATAATTAATATTAATATTTTCACTGGTTTCACAAGAATTAAAATAATTTGCTATATTTTTTTTTATAATTTTTCTATTAAGATGAGATCTTTGTTTCATAGATAAACAATCAAAATTTACCTTTTTATAAATTATTGTATTATTTATAATATTTTCTATAATAAATTTTTTAGCCATTTTATAGTATATTATATATAATATTTTTTATATATATAATATGAATTATATAAAAAAAATATTTATTTTTATTTTATTATTAAATTTAAATAAAGTTGCTGCCATCGATGAAAAATTTCATGTATGTGGCTCATATTGTGGACCTAATTGGTGCAATAATATGTGGTTAGCGGAAAGTAAATGTAATACAACAATAAATCCCGAATATCATACATTAACAGGATATTCTTGTGCAGATGAATGCTGTAAAATACATGATGAATGTTGCGGTCAAAATAAAAAAAATCAAAAATCATGTAACAAAATAATAATAAATTGTTTAAGTAAATGTAATCCATTAAGTTTAACTTGTACTTTAGATTTTATACCAGTACCGGCAGGTACAATTGAATTAGCAATGAATATTGTAGAAGATTGGTGTTGTGGTACTCCTTGCTAAATATATTAATTAGGAAGTTTTTAAGAAACTTGTAATCTTTAATTAGGAAGTTTTTAAGAAACTTGGTTTCTTAATTAGGAAGTTTTTAAGAAACTTGTAATCTTTAATTAGGAAGTTTTTAAGAAACTTGGTTTCTTAATTAGGAAGTTTTTAAAAAACTTGGAATCTTTAATTAGGAAGTTTTTAAGAAACTTGGTTTCTTAATTAGGAAGTTTTTAAAAAACTTGGAATCTTAATTAGGAAGTTTTTAAAAAACCTGGGTTTCTTAAGTTTCTTAATTTATTTAAAATTAAAACTTGTTCCACACCCACATTTTGAATCTATATTAGAGTTTTGAAAATCAAACCTCGAACCCATAATATCTTCAATATAATCTATTTTTGTTCCAATCAGCCACATAAAACTATTATTACACAAATATAAGTTATTATTATCAAGTTCATAAATTTCATCTAATTTATTTGGTTTTTTATCTTCTTTTAAAATTTTAAATTTGTATGAAAATCCATTACATCCCCCACCTTTTAAATATAAAAAAGCAGCTTTACCATTTTCTTTTTTAATTAAATTTTGTAATACATTTTTTGCACTTTGACTAATACTTATCATTAATAAATAATAATAATTAAATTTTAAAATATTTTATTATTATTATTATTATTATTATTATTATTATTATTATATATTTATTGCAATATAATAATTAAATTCTTTATTGCACAATGGGCATACATTTTTTATATTTTTCCATTTATTAATACAGGCTTCATGAAAAATATGATTACAATTATTTAATATTACAATTTTTTTGTTATTAGTATTAAAAAATTTTAAATATTTTAAACATTTGAAACAATTTAAATATATGTGTTTATTTAAACCATTTGGATTATAAAGATTATCTAAGCATATTGAACACTCTTCACATTGAGAATTAATTATTGTTATTTTTTTAGATATATTAGTATTATTAAAAATATTAATATTCATAAAATATAATATTAATTTATTTTTATTTTTATTATAACTTATATTATTTTTAAATTTAATTTGTTGCTATATTTATATATAAAACTATGATTAAAAATATAATATTATTAGCAATTATTTTTGTTTTAGTTGATGCTGGATTTTTATATTTAATGAGCAATAATTTTCAAAATATGATTCAAAAAATACAAGGATCACCTTTAAAAATGAAATTAATACCTACTATTGCATGTTATATTATTTTAGTATCTTCATTATATTATTTTATAGTTTATAAAAAAGGTTCTTATATTGATGCATTTTTGCTAGGTTTCTTTATTTATGGTGTTTATGAAACAACAAATATGGCAATCTTTAAAGATTGGTCACCAAGTGTTGGTTTAATAGATATGTCTTGGGGAGGATTTTTATTTTTAATTAGTAGTTATTTATATAAAAATAGTTTAAAATATATTTAAACAATGATAAAATTTATAATATATTTAATCTTGGTAATAATTTTGATGTCAATAAATAAATGATTTATATAGATATTTTATGCACAATAAAAATACACAGTTAGGATATAGTTATTTATCTCATCATAAAGAAACAAATTATTATATGTCATTAAAAAAAATATGAGAAATTTAGATAATGATAAATTTAGAGGAAGAGCTTTTTGTTATAAAACATCGATTTCTATATTTTTAATAGCTTTATAATATAAATATTAATTTTGTGGTATTTTATATTTAATAAAAATTACTTTATTCCAATTATTTTGATTTGTATTATTTCTATATATCAAGGAATAGTTTAGAATAGTGTTCATACTAATATGATTTTTGTACACTATAAGCTGATACTAAAAAGAAAAATAATGAAATAATAAATATTTTTATATCAAATTGTTTAATATAATTTGCTACAAAATAAAATGCTACTGACCATGCTATTACATATAAACTATCACCAAATAATGCATTAAACCCTGCTTTATTAATATAATCTTTAAAATAATCTATCCAATAACTAGAATATGCTTTTGGCCAAAGTTTAATTATTGTTGCAAATATTGAATCACCAACTAATTGTATAAAAACAAAACATAATATAAAATAAATAAATAATTGTGGAATTATTTGTATTGAAACTAAATAATTAAATAAACGTAAACTAATAATTATTCCACATATAACATATAATGCATCTTGAGCAATTACATTCCAAATATTTATATTTTTACCACTATACCAGTTTGTAACTTTATCATTTTTTCCACTTATTGAGATATAAAATAATGCCATAGGTATTTCAAAAATTGCAAAAGCTGTTATCCAATTTAATAAATTTGCATAATTAAAAGTATATAAATTCATATTATATAATATATTATATTAATATATTAATTAATATAAAATGTTTCATAATAAATTATTAAGATGTTTTATAAGAAATAAATATAGTAAAGTTTTAGTAAATCATTTTGAAAAGCCTCAAAATGTTGGCTCATTTGATAAAACATTAAAAAATATTGGAACAGCAATTGTAGGTGCTCCTGCTTGTGGTGATGTAATGAAACTTCAAATAAAAGTTAATCCTTTAACAAATATAATAGAAGATGCTAAATTTAAAACATTTGGTTGTGGATCAGCTATTGCTAGTTCATCATATGCTACACAATATATAAAAAATATGAAATTAGAGGATGCAAGAAATGTTAATAATGCAACAATAGCAAAACATTTGAAATTGCCACCAGTAAAATTACATTGTTCAATGTTAGCAGAAGATGCTATAAAGATGGCAATAAGTGATTATTTAAAAAATAATAATAAAAAGAATATATAATATAATAAAATAATTATATATTATATATTATATATTATATATTATATATTATATATTATATATTATATATTATATAATGGAAATTAGCAATGATTTAAACAAATTTTCAAAAATAAAAAGACATTTAAGTTATAAAAAGTATTTTAAAAAATTATTTAATACTGAATTTGATTTTGAAATTATTAATAATTGTAATTTTACAATTTTAGCAATTATAACTCATGAAAGGATTAATATTACAAAAACAAGAATAAATGCAGGAGTTAGTGGTGCAGAAATTGAAGTAGAAGGCCAACCTAATTTACATAAAGAAAGTATAATTTTAATGTCATATCCAAATAATTATGATATACATTATAGTAGTCATACTTTTACAATACCAAAAGGTAATTGTTTTTTAACTATATTTTTTTTAAAAGAAAATAATTATAGCCCAATATTAAGTAATTGTTATATTAATTTATATAAATATAAAGGGTATAATGTAGATCTTCATGAAGGAAAAGTAGCATTTAGATTGCCTTCATTTGTACATAATTTTTAATATTAAATATTAAATATTAAAAATATTAAAAATTATAAAATATTATAAAATATTAAAAAATATTAAAAATTATATTATTTATAAAATACATAATATGATTGCAAGACGTTTATTTAATTTTGTAAAAGCTAAAATACCAAAAATATCTAATACAGAGCTTATTGCATTGCGTAGTGGTAACACTTCTTTAGATCGCTCTATTTTACTTGGAAAATTAGAGTTTCCAAAAAAGGAAACTATTGTTAATAAATTTCCCGAATCTAAGCTAAATGAATTATTAAGTGCTTATGATGGAACTAGAGTTTATCCTAATGACAATTCTAATTTTTGGATTGATTATTTGGCAAAAAATAAATATTTTAGTTTTTTAATTGATGAAAGTTATGGGGGTATAAAATTAAGTACAAATGAAATGTCTAATATGTTAACCAAAATAGCTAGTGTTGATCCTGCATTAGGAGTTGTAACCATGGTTCCTAATTCTCTCGGGCCCGGTGAATTATTAATTCATTATGGAACACAAGAGCAAAAAAATAAATATTTACCTGGTTTGGCAGATGGAACTTATATTCCTTGTTTTGGATTAACAGGACCAAATAATGGATCAGATGCTACTGGTTCAATAGATGAAGGTACTATTGTAAAAGTAAATGGAAAAACAATGATTAAAGTAAATATAAATAAACGTTATATTACATTAGCTCCTGTTGCAAATTTAATGGGTATTGCTTTTAATTTAAATGACCCATCAGGATTATTAGAAAATAAAAAATCGGGAATTAGTCTCGCATTATTAGAACGTGGGCATGATGGTTTAATACAAGATACTCATCATAATCCACTTAATGCGGGATTTCCAAATGGTACTATTAAAGGGGAATTTTATATTGAATTAGATCAAATTATTGGAGGACCTGAAAATATTGGAAATGGTTGGCAAATGTTAATGGAGTGCTTATCTGCGGGTCGAGGAATAAGTTTACCTGCAACAGCAAATGCTAGTTCTAAAGTAGCAACATTTGGTATAATAAATTATGCAAAAGTTCGTAATCAATTTAATATGCCTCTCTCAAAAATGGAGGCAATAAAAGAAAAAATAAATATTATGGTATTTAATACATGGATTATTCAATCTTCAATTGATTTAACAAATGACCTTTTAGATGCTGGTAATAGTCCCGCTGTATTAAGTGCAATAATGAAACAACAATCAACCGAACGTGGGAGAGAAGTTTTAAATCACGGTATGGATATTCAGGGTGGTGGTGCAATATGTTTAGGTTATAGTAACTTTTTGGAAAAATTTTATAGAGCAGCACCAATAGGAATAACTGTAGAAGGTTCAAATACATTAACTCGGTCTCTCATTATTTTTGGTCAAGGATTAAATAAATCACATCCATATATATTTCCTATTTTGGAAAGTATTTTAAAAAACGATAAAAAGAGTTTTATGAAAAATTTTAAGGCAATTTATAGTCATTCTCTCAATTTATATTTTTCAACTTTTAATTTTACTAATTTATTTCCAGGAGTACCTAAAATATTAGAAAAACAATTAATTGATTTTGCAGCATTAACAAATTTTGTTGCTTTAAAAGGTGGTTCATTGAAGAGAGAACAAATGCTTTCGGGCACCATGGCTGATATCTTCAGTAATTTATACTTAGCTCTCTCCGTACAATATTATCATAATAACTATAAAGCTTCAATTATATTAACAGATTATATTATTAATAAATTAATAAATGATAATCAAAAAAAAATAAATGAAGTAATAAATAATTTAGGTTTTGAGAGAATATTATTAAAACACTTAATTAATCCTGTTTACAATGTTTCTTATTATGAAGAAAATAAAATATTTGAAGAAATAATAAGTAATCCAAATATTATAAATGAAATTAAAAAAAATATATATATAGAAAATAATATATTAGCAGATTTAGAATTAGCTGGGTCCGGTAAACTAGATATTAACTCAGAAGAATATAACTCTCTCAAAAACCGCATTATTAATGTTGATGAATTTAAAAATTCTTAATAATTATGAAAAAAGTATTTTTATTTTAATTATATAATTAAAATAAAACTTAATTTAAAATAAAACTTAAAGTATTATTTTCACAAATAGCAATACTAGAAGATGATGGTCCATATATACCCTGTGCTGATAATATTCCCGATGTTAAACCAACTACTATACATGTAATTACCCATCCAAATACAGTTTTTCTTAAAATATAAAAATTTATACCTTCTATATTAGTTATATTTTTACAAGATTTATTTTCTAATATTCCTACTCCTATTGTTGCACCAACTTGACAATGTGTTGTTGATAATGGTATTTTTAATCTACTTCCTGTTATAATTACTAATGCCGATCCCAATTCAATGCATGTTCCCCGACTTGGTGTTATTTTACATAATTTGCTACCTATTGCATGAATAATTTTTTTACCATAAACTATTAATCCAATTGCAATACCAATACCACCCTATCCCCAAAATCCAATATGCATCATTTTTCATATCAATTTCTTCTGAAAGTTTTCCATTTTCTCTATAAATTAAAAATATTGCAACAAATGGACCAATTGCATTTGCTACATCATTTGCACCATGACTAAACGAATCACATGATGCTGTAAAAATTTGTAAATATTTAAACATTTCTTCTATTTTAGGATCAAACTGTTCTGCATTATTATGTAAATTAATTACATTAGTTAATTGATTATTTGATACTATATTAAATTTTTTTTGATTATTATTTATTTCTTCCAACTCTATTTCTAATGAATTAGTTGTCGAAATAGTAATAAATTTTTTTTCTACCAATTTACGTAATTTTGGTATAAATGGCAATACTATTAATCCACTCAATGATCCTATGCCAAATGATATACATACTACATATTGTACAGGCAATGTATCTAACCCTATTCCTTTTGCACCTTTATATATTATAAAAAAAGAATTAATTGTTAATGTTGAACCTACTAAAATTGGATAAATAAAGTTCAATCTATTTGATTCATAATTATGTCTTAAAACAAATTGTCTTGTTAATCCAAAAATAAAAGAAGAAATTAATCCTGAAAATATTGGTGAAATAAACCATGATAATACTATTCCACCTACACCACCTATATATGGAAAACTATCTACTTCTTTATACCATATTACACAATCGCTTCCTGCTAGTGCTATTGTCATACCTATCATACCACCAACACATGAATGAGTAGTAGATACCGGCATTTCAAAATAACTAGCGGTAAATAACCATAATGTTACTGAAAAAATAACCCACATACAACCATACATTAATAATTCTGGTTCATCTTCAAAACATTCATAATTTGCAATACCCTTTCTTATAGTATCTAATACATGACTTCCCATTAATATTGCACCTGATGTTTCAAATATTGCCGCTAATAATGATGCTTGTTTTAATGTTAATGCTTTAGATCCAACAGATGTTGCAAATGCATTTGCTGCATCATTAGAGCCTATTCCCATAGATGCAAAAAAAGATAATATACCACCACTAATTACTATCCATAAAAACATTATAGTATTATTATTATTATTATTATTATTATTATTAATATTTTTATATTTGTTTTATTATAATATTAAATATAAAAAATTGATATATTAATTTTTATTTTTAACACATAATAATTTACACAAATTACATAATTAATGACAACCGCTTTTGCTTTTGAATCAAATATAACTAATTCAAATAATAATTCAAATAATAATACTAATCATAGTTATAATTATAGTTATAATTATAGTTATAGTTAGTAAACATAATATAAAAAATAATATAAAAAATTTATATCAATTTTATTAAAATTGATATAAATATTATAAAATTAATTAATATTAATTAATATTAATATTAATATGTCTATTGATGATAGTTCTATAACATTAATTATGGGGCCTATGTTTTCAGGTAAAACAACCGAATTAATTAATATTTATAATGAAAAATGCAGTATTTATGGAAACGAAAAATGTTTAGCATTAAATTATGCATTAGATAATCGTTATGGCAATAATAAAATAGTAACACATAATGGATTAAGCATTGATTGTTTTAATATATATAATATTATTAATTTTATTAATGAACAACAAGATAAATTCTTACAAGCAAATTATATATTTATTAATGAAGCACAATTTTTTGAAAAATTGTTAGAAAATATATTATATATTAAAAATATATATAAAAAACATATTATATTATGTGGATTAGATTTAGATTTTCAACGTAATAAATTTGGTCAACTTTATGATTTAAATATATATGCAAATAAAGTAATTTATTTGCATGGAAAATGTAATACTATTGGTTGTAATTTTCCATCATTATATAGTCATAGAGTAGTACAAAACAAAGATCAAGTATTAATAGGAACTAGTGAATATGTTCCTTTATGCAATAATTGTTATATAAAAAATAATTCTACATTAGTAGAAATTTAAAATATAAATATATTATTTAAATATATTATTTATAATACAAATGGTTTACGTACTTCATAATTTTTCATTTCATTACGTATTTGATTTATTTCAAATGTTAATTGAACATTTGAATTATTTAAATCTAGTAACATACCATTATGGTAACGTAATTTAATTTTTAATTTTGAAATTCTATCTAACGGCGGTTGAAAATAGCTTACTCCTTCAATATAGCATTCTTTATTATTAATACTTTGATTTTGATCACATATTATTATTGGTGTTTTTGCAAAAAATGAATTTACTATTCCTGAATTAGTATTATTTATTTTATCTATTATATATGGTTTAATTTCATCAGATTTATTTAATTTTTCAACTTCAATAAATATTTGTTCATTTTCATTTAAATCAATATTTTTAGGAGATTCAATTATATATGATCCACTATTTATCCAATCTGAAGTTTCATATTGAAATTTATAATTATTATTGGAATTGTTAGAAATATATATAGTTTTATTAAATCCTAATATTGCACCTAATCCCCATTTACTATGTTGTTTATAAATATTATTATAATTATTAATTATGCAATTATTATAACTTATGATTCCTGTAAATTTTAACTTAAAACTAGATGATGGATGTCCAATATACATTTTTCTATTAACTTCATTAAATTTAACAATAAATCCAGAATCTATATTTTGAAATATAGTATTTAATGAATTTTGTAATTGAATTTCATTATAAAACCCATCTTCTAAAGTTATTGTATCAAAAACACCACTATTATTAAATTCAACCAATAATTTATTATTTTGTAAATATTCACTAATATTATAAAACTTATTTTGAGTTTGTATATTTACTAATCTTATTGATTCTACATTATTATAATTTTGAGGACAACTTATTTCAAATTCAGAAGAATTAGGCCATTTACTTATATCTCTGTCATTACTATCTATGGACAATATTTTTTTATCTAAAGTATAATTTTGTAATCTATCAATTAATTGATGATTCATTATAATATATATATATTTAAAAATAAATAAGTTTATTATATTTTCATATATTAATAAAAATATAATATGGGTACTAATGCAAACATTTCTGATTTAAAACATAATAAAGGTATATTTGGATTCGGATTTTCTCATAATAATAATTTAGATTTATTAAATTTAGTAATATTAGCATATGCAGGTATATTTATACAATTTTTTTTTTCAAGTACTTATGATCCATATGGTTTGAATGGTCCTGCTACAATTTCATTATGGGGTTATGGATTAACTGGTATTGCTATATTTTTAATGATTTTTATTAGTATATATATAAATAATAAAAAAACTAATATAGAAAATAGTGAACATACTTTTGAAAATACTGGGAATATACTAACTGCTATCAGATCTATAATTTTAACAGATAGTTTACCTATAGTCTTTACTTTAGGAATAATATTTTATATTTTTTTTATAAATTATACTTATTTTGAAAGAATTAATAAAGGATTATTACCAGATACATATAATACTTATTATTTATTTTCATCAATATTATTAATTTCTCAAATTGGATTAATTGTAAAATATTTATATAATGAGTTGGATGGCTTAGCTACAAAGAAATTTAATTCTAAAGAAACTACGATTATTAAAAGTTTAAGTTATATATTAATTACTTTAAATTTTGTTTTTATTTTAATAATGCATATATTACTTGAATTTTTTTCAACAAATGGATAAGTATTTATAATTAAATATTTATAGAATTTATAGAATTTATAGAATTTATAGAATTTATAGAATTTATAGAATTTATAGAATTTATAGAATTTATAGAATTTATATAATTTTTAACATTAATTATTTTAAAAGTAATTCCAATATGTTCTTTATTTTCCCAAATACCAGATATTTTTAATATAAAGGTTTCTATATTAGAATTTTTTTTTAAATCATTTATTTTTAAATTTGAATTATTTAAATCATCATAATCAGAATAACTAAATTTAATTATTCCATTATTCATAAATTCTTTTAACTTTAGTTGTTTTTCTTTTTTTATATGTAATAAATTTAATATTTTTTCTTCTATAAAATTAATTTTATCTATAATATAAGAATTATTACAAATATCAAAAAATATTTTATCTTTACTAATAAAATTATAATTCAATTCAAAGAGTATAAAAATACCATTAAAAGTTAAATATTTATTTGAATATAATAACTTATAAAAATTATTATATATAACAAAACTATTTTTTATTGCATCACATATTGTTATATAATTTAAATTTAAACTTTCGATTGTTTCTGATATCATATTAATATTAAGATTATATAATATCTTTATTTATTTTTAAATGTATTAAAAATAAATAATTAATAAAAATAATGCTAATAGAAAAAGAGAGTTTTAAAAGTATTTTAAATAATATTCAAGAAAATAAAATTAACAGCCAAATAAATATTGATATACCAGAAAATTTAGAAAATTTACCAAATTTAATAATTTATGGTCCGCCTGCAAGTGGTAAATATAGTGAAAGTTTAAAAATTATAGAAAAATATAGTTTAAGTCATTTAAAATATGAAAAAAAATTAATTGTAAATTTTCATAAAAATATTCATATTATAAAAATAAGTGATATACATTATGAAATAAATTTAGAAAATTTAACTTGTAATTCTAAATTATTATTTAATGAAATATATTCAAATATATTAGATAGTATTGAAACTAGTATAAATAAACAAGGAATTATTTTATATAAAAATTTTCATTATATTGATAATGAATTATTAGATATATTTTATAGTTATATACAAAAAATAATAAATAATAATAAAATAATAAAACACATAATATTAACTGAACATCTATGTTTAATACCAAAAAATATTTTAAATGTATGTCATATTTTAAATATACAAAAATTAAGTATATCAAATTATATAAAATTAGCAAATAATGATAATAAAAAAATTATTAAAAATTTTAATAATAATGAGAAAATTAATTTTTTAAATAATATAAATAATATTAATATTATTAAATATAAAACTATAAACAATGAACTCGAAAATATAATTGATTTAAAATATATTTATTGTAATACAATAATTGATATAATATTAAATAATAAAGTTAATTTTATAAATATTCGTAATTCTTTATATGATCTTTTAATATTTAATTTAAATATATATGAATGTATATTTTACATTTTAGAAAATATTATTAATAAATATGAAAATTTAAATAATGATTTTCTTAATAAAATTTTTATAAAAACCTGCAGTTTTTTTAAATATTATAATAATAATTATAGACCTATATATCACTTAGAAAGTTATATACTATATATTATAAATATATTACATAATAATGAACACTGCTAATGCTTTAAATATTTTAGAATTAAGTAATAAATATAGTATTTATAATTTAAATGATTTAAAAATTAATGAATTAAAAAAACAATATCATATATTAGCATTAAATTATCATCCTGATAAAAATAATAATAAATATTCAAATGAACATTTCCAAAATATTAATAATTCATATTTATTTTTAAAAAATATTATTGAAAATAATGAAAATAATGAAAATAATGAAAATAATGAAAATAATGAAAATTATGAAAATTATGAAAATTATGAAAATTATGAAAATTATGAAAATAATGATACTAATTATAATTATTATGAATTAATTATAAATTTTATAAATATTATTACAAAAGATATAAATAATAGTGAAATAATTAGCTTTCAAAATAATTGTAAAAATTATATTTATGAAATAATCGAAAAATTTGTAAATAAATTAAATTTAAATGTATTAGAAGAAATTTATAAAATACTTAATAATATTGATACTAATAGTATTAATATTGATGAAAAAATAAAAAATATTATACTTGAAAAAATTAAAAACAAATTAAAAAATTATAATATTTATATAATTAATCCAAGATTAAATAATATTTTAAATAGTGAAGTTTACATAATGGAATTAGATGATAAAATTATTTATATACCATTATGGCATAATGAATTAAATGATAATAATAATATATTTAAAATAGAACCAAAATTAAATGATAATATTAGTATTGATGAAAATAATAATATACATTATAAATATTATAATAAATATGAAGATTTAATTAATTTAATAAGAATAAATAAAGATAATTTTCCACATATAGAAATTATAATTAATAAATATAATCTTGCTATACCAATCAATGAATTAAATTTTAAAAAATACCAAACTTATATTTTTAAAGAAATTGGTATACCCAAAATTAATACTAAAAATGTATTTGAAAATAATAATAAAGCAAATATTATTATTCATATTTATTTAGAATAAATTATTAATTATATATTTAGTTATATTAGTACAAATTTATATTTATTTAATTGGTATTATATTAATTATATATTTAGTTATATTAGTACAAATTTATATTTATTTAATTAGTATTATATTAATTGCTATTGGTTCATGTTTTGTTATGAAATTAGATTAAATATATATAATTATTTTAAAAAAAAATAATTATAAATTCTTTTTTATTTTTAATATTATTAATATTATTAAAATTATTAAAATTATTAAAATTTAAATATATATATTTTTTTTATTTTTTAAATTTAATCTTCGGCAACTGCCGCTTTCTTCTTACGAACAACTTTCTTTTTTGGTTGATCTTCTACATCAACTTTCTTACTAATTTCATCTTTAACTTCTTGAACTACATTTACTTTATCATCTTCTGGATCACTGTCTTCCACAATTGTTTTATTTACACTATCACTTACATCCATAACTTCTTCATCTTCTACTGATTTACTCATTAGTTCTTTATCTTTTTCTGAAAGACTAATGTGACACTTACCACTAAGAGTTGTTTTTGGTTTTACTACTGCTTGAAATAGTTTCCATGTTACACCAAATTTACCATTGGCTACCCAAATACCACCACACTGAATAATTGTAGCAACATTTGAACCTTTTACAATAAATTCACTAATATTAGTATCATCGTCAGATGGAAATACTAGTTCTTTAGAATCATTATATAGTTCTACATTTTTAAATTCACCTTCCCAATATGGAATTTTTACTTTAAGTGTTGGAGCACGCGAATAATCAGGTTCACCAGTTTCCTTATCTTTTGGATATTTAAGCATAGGACTCCATAGTGCATCTACTGCTTCTGGAACAAGCTTTGTTTTATTTAGCCAGTCTTTAGAATTTAACACAGCATCTTCTTTAATCTTTTGTTCAAGTGCTTGCATATTTTTTAGAAATGATACACACTGTGGATTATTGTATTCATCATTTGGAAATTGTAGTGCAATATCATATGATTGAATGTCACCTGTTTTTTCATCTGTATATGTATTTACGCCCCATGTTAGCATTAGCGGTGTAGAAATATATAGAGATTTTTTATTTTCTTTATTTAAAATACCGATTGATTTTCGACCATTTGGATTTACCTTAGCTTTTGTATACATATAATCTGTTGTAACATCAAATTTTTCTCCTACTACGATGGAAGCAGACATATTAACTATTTAATATTATTAATATTATTAATATTTTTTTAAATCAATTTTTTTTATTATTTTAAAAATATAATTTTATTTTCAAATGAATAAAATTATATACTTTTTACATTTTTACATTTTTACATTTTTTACATTTTTACATTTTTACATTTTTACATTTTTACATTTTTACATTTTTACATTTTTACATTTTTTACATTTTTTACATTTTTACATTAAGCAGAAGTAGCTGCTGATTCAAGAGTTTTAGCCGATTTTGGGAAATGGGGTCCCATATAACGCTGTAGATTGAAATATGTTAATACAATATCAGATTCCAGTGTAAGCTTTAGAAGATTTCTAAGGGGTTCGTCTGGGTTAATTTTACGACCATTTTCTTTATCTTGAAGATCGTGCGCGCGAATATATTTATTGATTTCACGTGTAACATCAGTGCGAGCCATTTCTACACCTTTTTCTTTACCTAAAAAGGTAGCTAGTTCATCACTAATAGGAGATGGTTTTACAAAACCACTTGGTGCACGAGTTCCTTTTTTACGTTTTTTATTATTAATTTTTTGTACAACTTTTAATTGTTTTACAGTACGTCTTTCAAGTATTTTTAATTCACTTTTTAATGAACTAAATTGAGATACCATTGCTTGGAATTTTGTAAAAAATTCGGTAAAGCCATCTGTAATAGATGTTTCACTATCGACTTGAACTACTACATTTTGAACTTCTGTGGCTGAAGTAGCTGGTACAACTTCTTCTGGTAGTGATTTAGTAGATTTAGTAGCTTTAGATGGTTTGGTAGTAGTAGCAGTAGTAGTAGCAGTAGTAGTAGCAGGAGTAGTAGCAGGAGTAGTAGCAGGAGTAGTAGCAGGAGTAGTAACAGGAGTAGTAGATGCTTTAGTTGTTTTAGTTGCTGTAGGTGTTGTATCTTTTGTTCCTTTGGATTTTTTAGATTCTACTTTTGTAACTTCGGGTTCATCCGATTTTACATCTTTTACATCTTTGACATTTTTTGTAGTTTTAGAAGGCATTTTTTATAATATGTTATAATAATGTTTTTTTAAATAGTTTTTATTAATAAATATATAAATTATATACATTTATCATTTAATATTAGTTTTGAAAAAATACTAAATAAACATTTTATATATATTTTAACGAATTAATTATTATTACTAACAGACCAATATAAATGAGGTAATGCTTCTGCGGCATCATTATTAACCAATGTTAAACTACATAATATATATGAAGCGCCTAAAGATTTATATTCATTATTAATTCCTTTATTAATTAATTCATCCATTACATTTATTATATTTTTCTTTACTGTATTATAATTAAAAGAATGTATATTAGATATATTAAAACTAAGATTTCTAAATGGATTTCCATATGGCGGACATATATTTATTTTTGTTTCTATTGATAACATTGCTCTATAATTCCATATATCAATTAATTCTTTTAAAAATATAATTAAATTATATTTATTTAAATTATTAAACCAATTTGTATTTGTATAATTACCATATGAATCTATTTTTTGAAATAATTCTAATATTTTAAAATCTATTTTTTTTTTTTCATTAAAATTTTCTATTTTTTCATAATTTAAATCAATTTTTATATTTAAAACTTCACTTAATCTTATAATTTCAAATAAATCTAATATAATATTATTATTTATTAATTTTGTACTAAAAGGATTTTCTAGTTTATTCAAATTTTTTAAATATAAAGTATACAATGATTGAATATCAAAACCATAAATAAAATTATCTTCATCTTTAAAACTAAAAAAATTATAAATATTTATTTCTTTTATATTATCTATTGTACAAAAATCTACATCATTTGTACATAACTTTCTATTTATAAATGCTGGTCCATGTAATAAATTATATTTTTTTATTAAATTATTACGATATTTTTTTTGTATAATATTTATGTAAAAACTATAATATAAAAAATTATAACATTTTTTTTTAAGTTCATCTTTATTACCATTTATTCTTAATTTATAATATTTTACTATTTTTTTTAATTGTGTTAAATTATAATTTATATTTATAATATTTTCATAATCTTTATATGTTGGTATTATTAAATCGTTATTATTAATTTTAGTTTTAATTTTTTTTGTAGGTATTGATTTATTTAAATAAAAGATTAATATATTATCTTTATCATGTAACATTATAATATATGATACTATTATAATTAATTCAATATTTTTAATACTATTTTATTATTAACTATTTAATCTGGATCACTTACATAAGTTTCTTTACATATATTTTTAATGACTTTATTATCTATATTATCTATTGGCTTTCCTATTTGAGTTATTACATTTATAAAATAATCTTTTTTATTTTCATTTTCCATATAATCCGGATTAGTTTCTTTCCACGTTTTCAATGCTTCATAATTTTTATTACATGCACTTTTTATTACTTCTTTTATTTTCATTTTAGATTTATCTTTTTCCCAATTATTATTATCTTTTATATATAATGTTTCACGCTTTGCATCTGTACAATGTAAAGGTCTTTCATATAAACTTAATTTATTAATATTTTCCATTATTGTCCTACTTAAACCTTGTTCTAAACCATATGTCTTAGTATATTCTAATTGCTCTAATGAAACCTGTATTGATTGAATAAATTCATTCATATTTAATGCATCTTTACATTGTTTATTTAAAAAAACATTTATATTTAATTTATTATTTGTTGTATTATTATTATTACTACCTATTTGAGGTATTAATTCACTTAATTGTTCTTGTTGTTTAATCATTATTTTACGCATTTCTTGATTATCATTTAATAATTGTATCACCAAATCACCCGACGTAATATTATCATTTTCTATTATTTTATTTTCTAAATTTTCATTTTTTTCCTTACATTTTAATTTATGTTTATATAAACCAGACCTTGAACTAAATAATTTATTACATATGTTACATGATAAATCATGTGTTAAATATATTTGCGACTTTTGCGACTTTTTTGTTTCCAAAATGTTTCCATTTTCATTATTTTTATGTTTTGCTGTCAATAAATGTTTATTAAAATCACTTTTCTTACTTGTTTTATAGTTACAAAAATTACAGACAAAAAAATCGGCGACTTTTTGCGACAAATTTGTTTCCATTTGTTTCCTATATTGGAAACATAAAAAATCTCTAAATTTAAAATTTTATAAATTTTTTTTTATGGTAACAACTTTTTTCGCCTTTTTTTTTGTGTTTTTTAAATCTTAATGCTGCAAAAAGTGAAAAATAGGGTGTGTTCAAAACACTTTTATATATTTGTTAACATATATTAAAAATGGACAATAATTTATGTCCAATTTCAAAAAAATTAAGAATCTTTTTTTTAAAAAAAAAAACACACCCATTTTTTAGAGATTTTATTTTATTATGATAAATGCTAATAAAATAAAAATGTGCATTTTTGCCCTAGTAGTGTACGTATCCCCCCATAATTTATAATTTATAATTTATAATTTATAATTTATAATTTATAATTTATAATTTATAATTTATAATTTATAATTTATAATTACTTTTTTTAATTTATTCTTTCTAATACACTCATTCTTAGATTTTTAATAATAAATTTGAGAGAACTGCATTGTGTTATATTATAACTTATTAAAATACTTTGAAAAAGTTCTTCTAATATTTCAAAGTTTTTAAGTGTATTATTATTATGTGAATTAGCTAGTAAAAAGTTAAAAAAATCATTCATATTATTATTACTTTGTAAAAAATTAATATTATATATATTATCAATTATTGAGAGACTAATACTATTATTAATAAATCCTTTATAATCAATTAACAAAAATAATTTTAAAATATAATAACTAAAAACGTGAGTATTTTCTCTAAAATTGTTATTAATCATGTTATCATAATTTATTTTATTTATTTTATTTATTTTATTTGTTTTATTTATTTTATTTGTTTTATTTGTTTTATTTATTTTATTTATATTTTTAATTATTAAATCATTATAAGTCATGTTATTAACATTCAATATTTTATATGCCTGAATATATGCATGTATATATTCAAGTTGCATAATTTTTGTAAAAAAGGTTTTATAAATTTTAAATCGTTTTTCATTATTCGAGAGAACACATGTGTTTGCATATAAAAATGATGTTAAAACATTATTAAAAAATTCACCCCAAAACTCTACAAAACATTCTTGTAAACCTATATTATAATTATTATTATTTATTTCTCTCGATATATTATAATTTTTTATGAAACTTTTATAAATTTTATATTCATTAGATTGTTTATTTTTTGTCAAATTTATAAAATCAAAAAAATATTCATCTATTCCCATATTATGAATCAATTCATGAGTAAAAACTTTAAAACATTCTTCTTTTCTATATATTATTATATTACCAAAATTTTGACACCCAAAACAAAATCCACCATTCACATTTTGTGCACCTAACACATTATTATCATTATCATTTAAAGTTCTTAAAAATGGAGTATTAAAAAATGTAATACTAAAACCATCTTTTGAACATATATTATTATTGTGTATATTGTTATTACCCGATAGTAATGCCATTAAATTTATTAATAATAAAATATTTGTTATACTTTTATCATAACTATTATTTATACTATTATTATCCATTCTCTCATTATAAGTAAAAAAATTTATATTTATATATGCATTTTTATAAGGTAATTTATAAATTAATAATTTACTGCTATTTTTATTTTTCTCATTTTTTATAAAATCTTTTATATTATTACTAACATATCTATTATGTATTAAATATTTTTCATAAATATTTGTTAAAGTATCGTTATAAATAATATTATTATCATTTACTAACGTTCTATAAATAGCATAATTAAAATTATTATAATCTAACTTTAAACTATTATAAATATTATTTAAATTTTTATAAATATAACTATGAAATCTCTCATAGTTAGTATCATTTTTTTTTGAATTGTTTTCTATTATTTTAAAATTTTTATAATATTTTAAAATACTATTATAAAATTTTATCATTAAATTAGAATTGTGACTTAAATTGTAACTTAAATTATTACTTGTCATTAATATAGAAAAATATTTAAAAATAATATTAATTTTTATAAGATTAATATTATTTTTATTTAATAGTTTTTAGTTAATAATTTTAGACTGTTATTGGTTATATTACTGGTTATGCTACTTGTTCTTGTGCTGCTGGATTTTGTGTTGCTCCTGGTTCTTCTCCTGGTTCTGGTTCTTGTGAACTTGTTATTGCATTTTTTATTGCCTGTCCGAGACCCGGACTTAGCCCCGGTAAAAGAGTTTCTATTTCTTGAATTATATTAGCGTTATCTTCAGTTTCATCAATTTCTATACTTTCATCTAATGGAATTTTAATATATCCATTATTACCATCTGGAACTAAGTCTATATTATTAAATATATTTTCAGATTTAATTTTATTAAATACTGATGTAAAAGACAAGGTTTCTTGACTTTCAATTATTTTATCTATTTTTCTTATTTTTTCCTTATATAGTTGAATTGTTTTAGGATCACCACTTTGTATAGCAAATATTTTATTTAATATTTGTGTATTTTGTTGAGATAATTCTTTTTCTTGCTGTAATAATCCCAATTTACTGCGAAAGTTACTTTTAAATTTTTCTTCCAAATTTTTTATAAAATCGGGTTTCATTATATCAAATCTAATAGTACTAATATTTGTAAAATTTTCTATTAAAATATTTATTAAATCATTTTTAATTAATTCAAATCTTATTACAATTAATTTTTTATTAACCTCAGTTGGATCTGTACTGCCTAAGGGCGGCAACTGCGAACCTGGGCTAGTCGAATCCTGTGATTTTAATACACCTTCTAAAACAGGTTTTAAAATATCTTGTACTATAATATTAGATAACATAATATATGACCCAATAGATCCAATTTTTTCTGTTAAAAATTTATGATTAATAATGCCTGATATGGATTCTTCCTTAATTCCATCATCGTCGGTAAAACCACCATCTTTTATTTTTTTTCCTACTAATTTATTTAAATATTTATTAATAAAACTTTGTAAATTTAATTCATTTTCAGGCGATAATTCTGTAGACGGCTGTGTAGTTGTTTCTTTTATTAATTCTTTTATTTGTTCTTGTACATCATATGTAATAATTTTAAAATAATTCATAAAGTTATCTATATTAGTTGTTGTAAATTTACTATTTGTTGATTTACGATTTTCTTTATTAAAACTTATTTCACCTCCAATTTGTGTTATATAATCATTTTCATTATCACTTTCATTATCACTTTCATTATCACTTTCATTATCACTTTCATTATTATAACTAGTTAATCCGCCACCACTTATTGCATCAGCAGCATTAGTAGGAGCAGCAGGAGCAGGAGCATTAGGTTCAGGAGCAGGAACAGCAGGAGCATTAGGTTCAGGAGCAGCAGCATTAGGAGCAGCAACTTTTTTATTTTTTTGTTTTATGGTATTTTCTAATATTTTAAACTGTTTTTTTGCATCATCAAATTCAGTTAACAAATCAACTCCAAATGTTGTTTTTAACTCTTCTAACGATTCAGTTATTTCTGTATCATTAGTTGCTTGAGTAAGTGTACCAAGATTTTTTAATTTTTCAGATATTTTTTGAGCTAGCTCCACCAATTCAACTTTTAAATTATTCCTAGAAAATTTATAATCATCTATTATGCTTTTAATCTTGTCCCTTTTTTTTATTAATAAATCTTTCAATTTCTGTTTACTAGTAGTTGGAAATTGTGAATCATCAACAACAGTATCTATTTCTTCTTTAATTAGACAAAAAGCCATAAAATTTTGAGCCTTAACTCTTTCAAATATATCATCTTTAATAAATATATTTTTTTCTATTTTATTTTTTATAATATATTGTATATCAAACTTAGCAAATATATCAGATACTATTATTATACTTTCATCAAAAATATCATTTTCATTATATTTCAAAAATCCAGTTTGTGTTAAAACAAATTTTTTTGCTAATCTTTTATATAATTGATTGTCTTTAAAAAAAGTATCTATAGGTTCGGGTTTATCAAACTTAGTATTAATATTAACTTGTAAATAAGTTTCATATAATTTAGAAGCTCGCTCTATATCTCTTGCTCTTTTACTTAATCCCAATAAATTATATATCATTGTAGGTGGATTATAATTATTAATAATATGTAGAGCCCGAGGACTCTTACGAAACATTTTACAAAGTGCATAGCTTGTACCTAGTAACACAACTCTAGCAATAGCTATAACAGCAATTGCTCCCCGCCCCAACGCTGCTGTTCCTGTTGCTCCTGCTGCTCCTGTTGCTGCTGTTGCTGCACTTGCTGCTGTTGCTGCGCTTGTTGCTGCTGATGCTGATGATGATCCTGCTGCTCCTGCTGCTCCCGCTACTCCTGCTGCTCCTGCTGCTATTGCTCCTGTTCCCGCCAGCGCACCAAACGCCTTAGTCGGATTTGAAAGTTTGCTTTTTGTCGAGCTTGAGTTTAATATTTTTTTCACGTCTTTAGATACTTGATTGGCTTTTTGTTCACTAAACACTTTTTTGTTTTTTAATTCTAGTATTAGTCCCTCGACCGCTGGCAGATCATCGATATCATCTTCTTCATCATTGTCATCATTGCTATTGCTGGAATCTAAAGCAACTCCTCCGGTCTGAAGAGTATCATTTTTGACTTTCGCATTCTTCGCCCTCGCCACCGCCGCATCCACCACCGCCGCCCTCATCACCACCGCACCGGCCGTGTCGGAATTGGCGTCAGTAAACATTTCCACCAGCTTATTCTCCACAGCATTCACTGGATTAATTACATTATTTTTTACCGCATCTTCCGCCTGTTTTTTGACAAACTCCCGCATCAGTACCCTCCGCACCACCTGCTGTGCCAGGTTTTCAGCTATACCTTTTTTTATCATAAGGTTCACTATCGCACTCTCCTTTTCTGCCAACATATTCGCATTCGTTATCACCGGCACTTCCAAAACAGGTAACGTGTCCATAAATAATTCGTCAAATTTATTGTTCACTGTCTTCTGTGCCAGCAGTGGGTCTATTCCCTTTTTCATCATACTCCCCACCAAGTCCTCTAAGTTATTACCATTATTCATCAGTTCCTCGACTAAATTGATTGCCTCCTTAGAGCGATGACTCGTCATCATCGGCGGCTTCGCCTTCCTCTTACCCTTATCCATCGTCTCGTCTTCATTACGCGCACGGAGTACATCTGGGTTATCTTCTGGCGGCTCCGTCTCCCCGCTCCGATTTACCCTCCTCGGCTTCCTCGATGACCGCGCCGTCCCCCCCGGCCCGCCATCCTCAGCACGCGCACGCGCCAGCAATGCCGCCGTCTCCTCCGCCTCTGCCGCTGCCGCTGCCGCTGCCGCTGCCGCTGCCGCTGCGTCCGTCTCCACCGCTTCTGCCGCTGCCGCTGCCGCTGCGTCCGTCTCCTCCGCTGCGTTAGCACCCGGCGCTTCCAGGTCATTATTCGCCATGTCGACCGTATCCTTATTATTGCTTATCCACTTTTTCACCACATCGGGCAGATCGTCCTCCATAACTACATTCCGTATCGCCGCCACCGCCGCTGCCGCCGCCGCTTTGGCTGCATCGGCTGCAGTGATCGCTTGATAAGTCGTTTTCACTGCTATATTTTTTTCCACACATTCTATCACCGACTTCTCCCCAATTGCGGCCACATTCTCCCCTGTCATGTTTGTAGTATTCTCCTCCTTCATCGCGTTCGCCGCCAATACCACCCCCTCCCGATTCGCCGCCTTGGCTCGCTTCTCCGCCGCCCCCCAATCCGCCGTCACCTGCCTCGACACCTCCTTCAACATTGTCTCCTCCCTCTGCACCATCACCTTCGCCACCGTATTCCCATTTATATCCTCAAGTTTTTTTGTGGCTTCACTTATTTCCCCTTTCACCCTCTTTTTAGCATTCTTAGTCACCTGATTATTACTCTTCATCATATGCTTCTCGTTCAATCGCGCATTTTTCTCGTTAGTCAGTGCATTTTTCACTTGTTTTGCTACCTCCACTGCCACCGACATCATCACTGCCACATTTATCACTTCTATCGCATTCTCTTCCGCCTTCTCCTCCTCATTAATCACTATTTTATTTTGCTCATTCACTACGGCATTTATCTGATTTATTTTGTCCTCCTCTTTATTATTTGTCAGCACTGTCACGTTTTCAGCCACACTTTCCACCACTTTTAGTGCATTTTTTACCTGATGTTTTGCCTGCTTGACCATAGACACTGCATTTATGGCTTTATTCATCTTTATTGTCGCATTATTTGCTATCTCCTCGTTAATTTTTATTTTTTCTGTTAGTTTAGTAATTGCTTTTTCTTGTGCTTGTATTACCGCATTTTTCTTCACCGTCACCGTCGCTATATTGTCAGTTAGTTTTATAAGTAATTCCGTCACGACATTCTCATTTACATTATTCTCGCTCCCTGCCTTCACATTGTCCACCTCTTTCGCCACCTCTTTCGCCACCTCTTTCGCCACCTCTTTCGCCAACTTCCTCCTCTCCTCCTCTGCATTCAGCATGTTGTTTCTCGCCGTGTTCAAGTTAATAGTTGCAATATCATATTTTTGATTCGCCATTTTCACCTTTTTTACCATGCTGTCCACATTTGCCTTCTCCGCCCGTGCCGCCGCAGCCTTCTCCGCCTTTTTTCTTCCAAATAAGGAGAACATGCCAGCACCAGTTTGTGATTTTTTTTTTTTACTTAGATTCTTTGTCCTGCGATGCCGCTTCCTTGTAGTGTTAGTCATATTATTATATATATAGACATAAATTAAAACAATTTAACATATTTATTTTTTTTCAATTAATTTTTTTCTTAATTTCATCAATTGAATTGCAATAATACCTTGTTTGGACGCACGTGCAGATTCAAAAAATATTAACTTTGCATCTTGAGTATATATTAATAGTTTTTGTAAATCAGGATCACTAAATTTAATTTTTAATGCATTATAATAATATTGTGGTTTCTTAATATCAGATTTATCTAAAGAATCATAATATTTTTGAACAGATTCATATTTTTTTGAATCAATAACAAAATCATTTAATACAAATTTATCACTTAATTTATAACGCCAATCTTTTATTTTTTGTAAATTTATTATAGTAGGATCTAATTCTTTTTTAAGACTAATTTTATCATTTGTATATGATTTTAATGGTTTGGAATTAGATTTTCCATCGTTTGGAATTTTAATAACAAAATCTTCAGTAAATAAATTTTCGGAAGATTTAGAAGATGATTCTTTAGAAGATAATTGTTCTTTTGAATCATCTACTTTTGTTAGTTCATTAACTATTGACGCTTTATAATCTTCATAATCATTATAATCATCTTTAATATAATTACAAGTACTTGCCAAATTTCTAAAATCAGGTATATATGAAAATTGTCCAGCACATTTTTCTAAGCATCTGTTAACAACTAAATCTTTAATAGAATCATCTAAATCACCAAATTTAAATAAACTTTGTGGAGCACCTAATTTTCTATCTTTTTGTATCAAATCATAATGATGACCACTATATGATGTCATAATATAATAATCAGGTATAAATGGATTACCTCCATCTTTATAATTATGATCTAAGTATTTTTGAAATTGTTTTTCAATTTCTGGATCGCTTGTTCCACATAATAATACTTCACTATTATTTTTATATCCGGGATTTTTTGAATCATAATTAAATTGTGCAAAAATTAAAAATTTTACATTATATAATCTTTCTAATGTACTTATGCACCATTCGTCTGCCCAAAATTTATTATCATATGAAGTAATAACATTTTTTAAATCGTCAACAGATTTAATATCTTTATAAGCTTCAATACCTTGTTGTTCATATAACTCTGAAGATTTTTTATAAACTTCTGAATCGGATTTAATTTCTTCAATATTTGTATTTGCAACTTGTAAAAGTTGTTTTTTAGTGCTTGAATCTTGTGAATTACTTATTTGTAAAGAAAGAGCTTTATGTTTTTTCTTTTTATCACTAATATCTTTTTTTGAAGAATTTAAAGTAGCTAATATTAACTCTTTGCGAGTTAAATAATTATTAAAAATTTCTTCATTTACTTGTTCAGCTAATTTTTGTCTAATAGTTTTTTCAGTTAATGTTTTATATTTTTCATCACTATTTAAAGCAAATTTTAAAACAGCAAAAAAACAATTACCATCTCCTATTGTTTTTTCTAATAAATAATTATGATCTTCTAAATATTCTACAATCCATGGTTCACCTTCGCGTTTAACAAATTTTAGTTTATCTTCTTTTTCTAAATTCATTTCTTGTACATCCGGTTTTGGTAATACAGTTGGTTGAGGTAATTTTTTAGACTCATCATCTGAATCTTTGTGTAAATCTTCGTCTAATTCTTTATCAAAATCTTTGTCTAATTCTTCGTCTGAATCTTCATCTGAATCTTCGTGTGAATCTTCATCTGATTCTTCATCATAATCTTGTTTCAAATCTTCAAAATATTCTTCATCATTTAATTCTGATTTTTTGCTAGATTTAATGTATGGATAAGTATTAACTAAAATATCTTTTGTAAAAGAAAATATGAGTGGATAATCAGTATCATTAAAAATAACATTTCCATCACTATCAATATTTTCTAAATAATCTTTAAAAGTTTCATGTATACCAATTTTGCATATAATTTTTTTATATTTTACTAAATATATATTATAATATACAATATTATTACTTTCTATTTTATTTGGTTTACCTAAAATAAATTCTATTTTAGTATTATATAACATTGCAATATAAACATATGTAGTATGATCAATATCATTGGGATCAATAGTTTTGGATTCACTATATTCTTTTAATGATGGATCTAATTTTGACAATACCATTTAATTTATAATATATTATTTTATATAAACTTTTGAAGAAAAAAAACATAATTAAATAATATAAAGTATTATGTATTATTTATATTATTTGTTGTATCAAATAAAAAATGATAAAACTTTATGGATAGTAAATATAGCACACGATTATTATAAATTAGAAAATATAATAATTGAAATTAACAATAAATATGAAGATTATTATATAATAGAAAGACCATTTGAAGAAGATTTGAAAATAATAGATAACGAATTAGAGCATATATCTTTTAGAATTTATAATAAAAAAATTAATGATAAAATAATGTATTATACATAAAATTTTTCAAGAATATCCATATGTTTAAATATTATTTTATTATTTAGTCCACATGGTATATTTTTTTTATAATTTATGATAATATTAATGTTATCTATTATTTTATTATGTTCTTCTAAATTATTAGAATTTTTTAGTAAATTATAACAAGATTTAGTAATTATTAAAATAAATTCACTAAAAATTTCATTATAAATTTTTTTAGATATATTATGTAAATTATTAAAAATTTCATTTTGTATATTATTAATTGTTTTAATTAATAAATCAGAAGGTAAAATATGTTCATTAAAACATAAACAATAAAATAATGTAAAAGATTTTAATTTTTCAAGATCTTTAGTATAAGTAAATTTTTCACTATCCAAATCATAAATGTTTTTATAAATATATAATAATTTATTAATATTATTATTCAATAATACGGAAAAATATTCATTATTATTTATAAGTATTATAAATAATTTGCAATAATTATTAATAAATAAATAATTTCCATAAATTAATAAATCAAAAATATAGTTATTAATTTTATTTAAACTGCTTACATCATTTATATACTGTTTTTTTATAATATTATAAAAACATATAAATTCTTGACTAATTTTTTCATAGTTATTTAAACTTAATTTATTAAATAGTTTTCGTGTATTATTAAATATTTTTTCATATTCATTGACTGAATTTATTTCTTTATTTCTATTAATATTAACTTTATTAGTAAAAATATTATTAACATAGCTATCGTCATTAGAATTATTATAATTATTAGAATTATTAGAATTATTAGAATTATTAGAATTATTAGAATTATTAGAATTATTAGAATTATTAGAATTATTAGAATTATTAGAATTATTAGAATTATTATCTGCAGTATTTATTTTGCTAGATTTATAATTTTTATTGTAATTTTTTTTATTTTTATTATGATATTCATCATTTTCATTATAATTTTTACTATTAAATGATTTATTTTTATTAATATAAATATTTTTTTTATTTATGAAAGAATTTAAATAATTTATAATATTTAAATCTAATATTTCCTTATAATTAGACGAAAATTCATTAATATAATCAATAGTATATATTATCATATTAATAAAATTATAATATTATAATTTTAAACATTTTTAATAATATATTATTCGTTATAATTAAAAATAATTATTGTTTTTTAAATTATAAATATGGAAATAATAAATAATTTTTTAAATAGTATTCAACACAAAGATAAAACTCATCTTAAAAATAGTTTTAAGTTACCTATAGAATTAATAGATAAAAAATATAATTTAAATAACAATATTATAGAAGATTTAGAATTAAAAAAAATAAAAAATGAAGAACATGAAAAAGATAAAGATTCCGTTTCTGATTATAATAATGATGTCAGTAATAATTATAATAATTTAGTTGACAATGAGAATTTATATTATAATTTATTAAATAATAGCAATATATTGCAAAAAAATCATACACAATTATGGAGTAATTATTATACAACAGATTTAAGTTTTTTAAATGATACACAAGATTTATTAGATAATTTTAAAACTAATGTATGTTTTACTATTATAGATAATAGTAATAGTGATTGTATAAATATATATAATAGCTATGAAGATATAATAAACGACAATAACTTTATTGATAAATATCAATATATAGATTTTCCTTTTTTTGAAAAATATAATAAAAATGAAACCAGTATGCTTTTTTTATCATTATATAATTTGTCTTCTCCTGTTTTAAGTTTGTTAATTCCAATAATTTCATTAATATTACCCTTTTTAATTATTAAATTACAAGGATTTGAAATAACAATAGAATTATATATTTCTCATTTAAAAAATGTAATGTCTAACCATGTATTAGGACAGCTTTTAAATGATTTTAATAGTGCACCATTAAGCAGTAAAATATATTTAATAATAAGTTTTGGTTTTTATTTATTTCAAATATATTCAAATATACATTGTTGTAAGAAATATTTTACAAATATTAAATATATAAATAATACCTTATTAAATATAAAAGATTATATAACTAATAGTGTTAAATATTTTAATAATTATTTAAAATACAGTAATAAATTAATAAGTTATAGTAAATTTAATAATATATTAAAAAATAATATAACAATTTTAGAAGATTATAATAAAAAATTATCCAATTTAAGTATTTATAAAATTAATATTAATAAAATATTTGAAATGGGAAATATTATGAAAAATTTTTATTTATTATATAATGATGAAGAAGTAATAAATGCATTATATTATTCTTTTGAATGTAGATGTTATATAAATAATATTATAAATATACAACAACTAATAAAAAATAAAACAATCAATAAATGTAATTTTATAAATAATAATTCAAAAAAAACAAGTTTTAAAAATGCATATTATTGTAATTTAATAAAAACAGATTCAGAAAATATAATTAAAAATAGTTTTTCTTTAAAAGATAATTTAGTAATAACTGGTCCAAATGCAGCTGGTAAAACAACATTATTAAAATCAACATTATTTAATATTATTTTATCTCAACAAATTGGTTATGGATTTTTTGATGAAGCGCATATTAAATTATATGATTATATACATTGTTATATAAATATACCAGATACATCAAATAGAGATAGTTTATTTCAAGCAGAAGCAAGACAATGTAAAAATATATTAGAATTTATAGAAGAAAACTCCGATAAAAATCATTTGTGTGTTTTTGATGAATTATTTAGTGGTACTAATCCCGAAGACGCAATAAAGAGCGGTTATGGATATTTAAGTCATATTAACAAAGAAAATGTTAATTTTATATTAACATCTCATTATCATAAATTATGTAAAATGTTAGAAAAAGATAAAACTAATATTAAAAATTATCATATGGAAATAAAAAAAGATGAAAATGATAATTTTAGTTATACTTATAAAATTAAGAAAGGAATAAATAAAAAAAAAGGAGGATTAAAAGTTTTAAATGATTTAAATTTTCCTGAAACAATGATAGCTAATATTAACAATATTAATAAGGTATAAATTAATACATTTTATTCGTAAAACATTTACAAATAAAATGTATTTTAAAAATAAATAATATGGATGTATTAGGAAATTTTATAAACACTACATTTATAGTAACTTTAGGACTTTTAATAATTGTTTCTGGCGTTAGTATGTTATATTTTTATCGAAGATTAAATTTATTAGAAAATAGCTTAATTGAGCATGGTAAAATTTTACAAAACTTTATAATTAATTATAATAATAATATTTTAAGAAGTCAGTTTAATAATACTAATAATACTAATAATACTAATAATACTAATAATACTAATAATACTAATAATACTAATAATACTAATAATACCAATTTAAATATGGATAATAGTAATATTATGTTTGATAAAATAAGTGTATCCGATGATAATGACGATATAAAAGATGTTATAGCCAATAGCGATAATAGTGATAATAGCGATAATAGTGATGATAGTGATGATAGTGATAATGATAATAGCGATGATAATAGCGATGATAATAGCGATGATGATAGCGATGATGATATTAATAATGAAAAAATAATATTAAATAATGATAATATTGATAATAATATTAATGAAAATAATGATGAAATATTTGTAGAAAATTTACCAATTATTATTAGTAAAGTTACTAATGATGATGAATCAAAATTAGTAAATATATTAGAAAATAATGATACTAATAATAATGAAAAAAAAAACTATAGTAAAATGAAAGTGGATGATTTAAGAAGTTTAGTAGTTACCAAAAATTTAACAGATAATGACAATGCATTAAAATTAAAAAAATCTGAGCTTATTGATATGTTAAAAAAATAAATATTATGAAATATATAATTTATATAAAATAAATAAAATAATTTATTTATTATATTTATATAAATATAATGAGCTGGGGAACTTGTGTTAATGGATCTAATAATATTCATTTTAATTTTCCTTCATTAATGGATGATGGTAGAAATTTTACAAACTATGAATCTACTCCAACATTAGATTCTTTAATAAAAAAATCTTATAATATTAAAACCAATAATGATTATAGACATTATTTACAAGTAAATGCAGATAAAATTATAAAAAATAATCAATTAGATGCTTGTAATCAATGTGGAAGTTGTGTATATCATAATCCAATAAATAATCATACTCTATCCGGACAACCATATATTTTTAATTCATCATTATCAAATGATCAGCCATATGGATATGAAAGTAGTGATTTAAAAAATATATATTTATCAAGAAATCAATTAAATTTACAAAAACAAATTTTAAAATATAATTTAAATGTAGAAGAAAAAAATATTTAATTATAATTTTTAAAATATACTCTTTGAAATATAATTTTTAAAATATAATTTTTTTATTTTGTATGTTTATATATATAAATATGAATTTTTTTGATAGTTTAATGGCCCCTCTCTCAAGAGATCATTGCATGATAATCTTTTATTTAGGAATAATTAACTTATTTTTTGCAGTAGTATTATTAGTTAGTGGTGTTTTAAGTTTATTTGATAAAAAAACCATGTCTAGAGGTGGAATTTTATTAATAAATTCATTTGTAGCTTTCTTTATGTATTATTTATATAGAATTGCGTATTCAATATGCATCAAAACTTTATAAATAAAATATACTAAAAGCAATAAATAAAAATCTATAATAATTAATAGCAATTATAAATAGCAATTATTAATAGCGATTATTAATATTTAAATAAATTTATTTTTAAATATTAATGAAAGTTTTGAGTATTGATATTGGAATTAAAAATATGGCTTACATAATATTAGAACATAATGAAAATAATGACAATTTTGAAATTATTAAATGGGATATTATGAATTTATGTAATATTATACCAAATTGTTCTAATATTAAATGTAATTGTAAGGCCAAATTTTCAAAAAATAATATTTTTTTTTGTAAAAAACATACAAAAAATGAAGAATATAAAATTCCAATTATTAATACAAAAACTTTAGTTAAACAAAATATGAAAAATTTGCTAACTATAATTGAAGAAAACAATATAACATATGAAAAAGAAAAAAATAAAAATGAAATAATAAAAGCTATACAAAATTATGTTTCTAACACTTGTTTTGATGTAATCGAAGATGTAAATGCAAATAATGTAAAATTAATTGATTTAGGTATAAATTTAAAAAATGAATGTAACAAGCTATTTGAAATTATAGATTTACATTCAATAGATATAATTTTATTGGAAAATCAAATAAGTCCAATAGCAAATAGAATGAAAACTATACAGGGTATGCTGGCTCAATATTTTATAGATAATGGAAATTATAATATTGAATTCATTTCTTCTGCTAATAAACTTAAACTTTTTTTAAATAACGAAAAAACAACATATAGTGAACGTAAAAAAAAAGGAATTTTAATAACTAAAGATTTATTAGAAAAAAAAAATAAATTAGATGATGAAATTTTTTTTAGTAAACATTCAAAAAAAGATGATTTAGCAGATTGTTTTTTACAATGTATATATTATTTGGTGAGTTTCAATAAATTAAAATTAAATTAAAATTAAATTAAAATAAAATTAAATATATTATTAATAATATATTTTTAATAATATTATTAATTTGCGGAGGACTTAAAAATAAAATTTATTAATAAATTAATAATGGAAGTATTAGAAATAGAGCCCGATAATTTAGATTTAGATAATATAAATTTAACTAATTTAAAATTAAATAATGATGATTTTAGTGATAATGAAGAAGATAATATTTCAAAACCTTCTGTAAATTTTGGAAGTGGTATTGAATTATTAATGAATGATAAAACAAAAAATGAAAAAAAATCATCTACAAGTATCGATATTGAAGATATTACAAAATTAGAAGATGAATTAAATGATCTTACTAATAATGAAGTAAAAGAAATTAAAGAAGAAAAATCATCAAAAACAAAAGTTTTTGGGGGATTATTTGATACAAAAAATGATGGTGAAAATGTTAAACCAGTATCAAATACTTATAGTAAAGAAAATTTAGGATCATCTACTTCTAAAATGAATGAAAATAAAACATGGGATGGTTTTGGTAAATTTACAAATATTCCAATTGATGCAGAAAAAACAGAAGAAAAAAAACCTCTTTCAAAAGAAGAAGAATTAAAAGAAAAATTTAAATATTTAAGAAAGCTGGAAGAGTTAGAAAAAAAAGGAATATCACTCAGCAAACGTTATAATATGGATTCAAACTTAAATGAAATGATTGGAGAATATGAAACTATTCTTGCAGAAAAAGAACGATCAAATAGTATAAAATTTCAAGGAAAAATGATGATGGCATGTATTACAGGATTAGAATTTTTAAATTCTAAATTTGATCCATTTGATATTAAATTAGATGGATGGGGCGAACAAATAAATGAAAATATAGATGAATATGATGAAATATTTGCCGAATTACATGAAAAATATAAATCAAAAGCTAAAATGTCTCCTGAATTAAAATTATTATTTCAATTAGGTGGTTCGGCTATGATGGTTCATATGTCAAATACACTATTTAAATCATCAATGCCTGGCATGGATGATATTATGAAACAAAATCCAGAGCTTATGAAACAATTTACTCAAGCAGCAGTAAATACAATGGGTGAATCTAATCCAGGATTTGGTGGTTTTATGAATGGATTATTTAATAATGCAGGTAGAACAGATGGTCAAGGAAGTGGTGCAAATCCAGGATTTGGAATGCCAAATAAAGAAATGCCTCCCAACGTAAATATAGGTCCCCCTCCTCCACCAAGTGAAACAAAACTTCCAGAAAGAAGTCAACGAACACAAAACTTATCAAATAGACCAGATTTAATGAGTGCGCGTGGAATGTCTATTAATGAAAATGAAGGAGATATAAATAATGAACAAAGAATAAATCGTCCTGAAATGAGAGGTCCAACTTTTTCTAATTCATCAAAACAACAAAGTATTGGAAATATTTTAAGTGGACTAAAAACAAAAGAAATTCAGATAGATAATAAAGATGGTAGCACAATAAGCGTTGAAGATATTAAAGAATTAAATGGTGCAAAACCACCAAAATCTAAACGTAAACAAAAAAGTGATAAAAATAGTGTAAGTTTAGATATTTGATTATAATATAAAGACTAATGTGAAAATATTATATAAAATTTAATAATTAATATTATTAATAAATAAAATAATGATTAATAATATTAATAATATTAATTATATAAATTATATTAATTATATTAAATCAGATTATAGTAATTTAAAAACATTTGTAATTAATTTAGATGATTATAAAGAAAATTATATAAAACAATTGCCTTATTTGGAAACTATCGGATTAAAAGTAGAACGATTTAAAGGAATAAATGCTTTAAAAGATGAACATTTAAATCCAATATATAAAGAATATATATCGAATTTTGCTTTTAAATTTACACCAAAATCTGTAATAGGATGTGCATTAAGTCATATATTATGTTGCAAACATATATATGAAAATTATATAAATCCTAATAATAATAATAATAATAATAATGCAATAGAATTTAATGAATCGTCGTATGGGGACAAGACCCCATATTTCTTAATTATGGAAGATGATGCTTTTCCAAAATATGTTAAAGAGGATTTTTTAAATAGATTAAATAAAACAATAGAAGATATAGAAATTTTAGATCCTAATTGGGAAATTATACAATTACATAGTGATTTTATATATGAAACAAAAGAAACATATAATGTACATCTTATATGTGGAAGTACAGCTGCATATTTAATTTCTAAAAATGGAATAAAAAAAACTATAAATGATAAAATTTATTCTCATATAGATGTATTTCTACATAATTTTATTAAATATAAAAAATATAGAACTAAAATAAATTTATTTTATACAAATGAAAAAGATAGCTTAAATAGAAGTATTAACAAAACAAAAAATTTATCATATTATAGTTTATATACTAAAACAAATATATTGGAATTATTTAATAAATATACTAATTTATTAGAATTACGCGGAGAGAAAACATGGGAAATTTTTTTAGAATTTAAAATGTTAAAATTACCTTATTTTAAAAAAGAATATACTGCCAATGAAATAATAGACATATTATTAGGAATTTTTTTAATGAAAAAAACAATTAAATATTTAAAGTAAAATAATAAATTTAAATTAAAAATAATAATAAATAATATTCATTATTATTTATTAATGGAAGAAGAAACAATTATAAATGAAAGAGCAATTGTTTGTAATAAAGGAAATATGCTTCTAGAATCTTATAAAAAAAATTCAAAAAAAGCATATATTTTAAAATATGATTTTAAAAATTTAGATCCAAATAAAGTAAATATTAAAGCATTATTAGGTTTTGGAACATATGAATTATTAGAAAAAATTAATCCAGATTTAATAGAAAAAATTATTATTTTAAATATATTAAATACTAATGAAGCAGATATTTGTATATTTTTAAAGCATATTGCAAGAGAAATTGGTATTAAACAAAAATACATTTTATTTAGAACAACGCGAGGAATTAATCATAATAATGGAGCAATAGTTTTTTATAATAAAGATCTAAGTTTAATAAATTCAGAAGTTAAAGACAAATATTTAAAACAATTACAATTAGATAAAAATAAATATGAACCATTAATTTTTAATTATGGAAAAACGAATATTAATATAAATAATTTGGATTTTAATGAATTGAATAAATTAGATAATACTGAAAATTTTAATAATATATTAAATATAAATTTTAATTTTGATTTTCAAATATTAATTAGTGATGATTTGCCACTATATATGGAAAATTTAATAGGTTTAATGTTTAAAAAATTATTTTATAATTTAAAACAATTTATAGATAATTTAAATAGTTAAAATATTAATGAGAAATAAAACAAAAGCAATCTTATTATTAGCAAACGAAATAAACAATTGTAATAACTATTTATATAATAATTTAATTATGTTTAGAAGATTTTTATATTTATTTTATATTTTTATTAGTGAATCATTTAAATTTTATTTTAATAATTTAATAAATAGTTTAATACATAAATTACCAAAAAGCGAGAGATTGACATTAGTAAAATCTATTACATGTAAACTTGAAGATTTAAATATTGTTTATGTAAAAATATTCCAATCATTGTGTTTAGAAAAAGATATATTATATGACAATGAAAAAGACTATTTATTAAAATATACAGATAATGTTCCATATAAAAGCGAAGAAGTTGATTACGAATTATTAGATTTAATAGAATCTATATATAATATAAGATTAGAGGATGCACAACCAATAAATTCCGGTATAATTGGAGTAGTATTTAAAGGTTTAGATGGAAATGCTAATGACTCAAAAGTAGTAATTAAAATATTAAAAAATAATATAGAAAAAAAATTAAATGCTGTTTTTAATGAAATAGAATATTTAAGTTATATAATTTCTTATGTTCCATTTTTGAATAATCTAAATTTACATAAATTATTTTTAGATAATAAAGAATCATTATTAAATCAAGTAAATTTTATAAAAGAAGTTACTAATATAGAAATATTTAAATTTAAAAATCAAAATTTACCAGAATATAGAATTCCTTATGTTTATAAAGAAATTACAAATACTTATAACAATGTTATTGTTATGGAAAATATAAAAGGATTAACTATAAATAATATTGAAAATTTAGACTCTTATGTAAAAGAAGAATTCGCAAAATTATTTACAAAATTTGGATTTATTAGTATTTTATATAATAGCGCAATACATAATGATCTTCATGCCGGAAATGTGTTTTTTTATATAAATGATGAAAATTCTGGATTACCAAAATATCAATTAGGTTTAATAGATTTTGGTATATGTTGTTTTCCTGATAAAAATAATCAAAATTCATATTATTATTTTTTTTATGAAATGAATATTAATAATAAATTTGATGATGAATATCAATTTGATGAATTATTAAGTGTAATAATAGAAGAAAAAGATAAATTAATTAATTTTAAAAATAATAATGCAAAACAATATGGTTATTTTAGAGAAAAATTAGTAAATATTTTAAAAAAATATAGTAATATAGATATATCATCCCAATTTTTAATTGATCTAGCAGTTTTATTTAAGAAAAATAATTTTAATTTGTCAAAAGAATTTAATGAAATATGTTTTGGTTTAAAAATAATAGAAAGTTTTAATTCAATTTTATCACCAGATAATAAAAAAATTCAAAATATTGTAATGCAAGAATTAACACAAATAAATAAATTAATAGAAATTTAAAAATAATTTTGTATGTTAAATAAAATTGAAATATATTATTAAAAAATATATTAAATTAAAAGACTAATTTAATATATTTAAAATAATGTCTGACCAAGTATTTATTCTAGTGGATACTAGTTATTGGATATTTTATAGATATTTTGCTATTTTACAATGGTGGAAACATGCAAAATCTGAAATATATTTAAATAACAATCCTTATGAAAATCCAGAATTTGTAGAAAAATTTATAAAAACTTTTGTAGAATCATTACAAACCTTCAAAAAAAAGCAAAAACTACATAAACAACGTTCAAAACCTGCTACACCATGTACTATTATTGCTGCACGGGATTGTCCACGTTCAGAAATTTGGCGTAATTCTTTATATAATAGTTATAAAGAAACAAGAGATAAAGATGATTCTTTTAACGGTGGACCATTTTTTAAAGAAGTTTATAAAGAAAATAATAAACTTTTATTTCAAGCCGGAGTAAATCATGTATTAAAATTTCCTAATTTGGAAGGTGATGATATTATAGCAATTTGCAAAAAAATAATTAGGCAAAAATATCCAGAAGCCTTGATTCTTATTTTGGCAAATGATCATGATTATTGTCAACTATTAGATGATTATAGTGAAATTATTAATTTTCAAAATAAAAATTTACGCGAATCAAAAAAAGTATTTGTAGAACCGGATAAAAATTTATTTTATAAAATTGTATTAGGTGATAAGTCAGACAATATATTACCAGTATTTAAAAAATGTGGACCAAAAACATGTGAAAAATATTATTTAAATAAAGAATTGTTTTTAGAAGCATTGCAAAAAGAAACTGGTGCACAAGAAAAATATGAACTAAATAAAAAATTAATTGATTTCAATGAAATTCCAGAAAATTTAGTAAATGAATTTTTAGAAGAATATAAAAGTATTTTGACTAACTTGTAAAAAAATGATATAAAAAAATTGATAAAACAAGAATTACGTCTTTTATATACAAAACATATGAATCTTGGTAAAAATATATTATGAATGATTTAGCAAATGATATAATCAATAATATAACACACTATATTATAGATTATAAAGATCTAGTTTCTTTAAAATTTGTTAATAAAGAATATTATTCAATTATAAATACATCAATTATAATAAAAAAAAAATTAAATACTATTTTAAATAAACCAAAACAAATCTGTAACAAATGTGTTAATAATAATTGTTATGTAGAAACAAAAGATTTATTTATAGACTATAATAAATATGTTCCTAATTATAAACATCATCATCAAAGTGCAATGAATTATGATAATATATATATAAATCTGGAAAAATATAATATATATTCTCCATATTGTTGTGAATGTTTTAAAACTTATATATTATTTGGAGACAAATGTAAAAATACAATAGAAAATATATTAGCTGAAGGTTTTGTAGATATAATATATTTATAAATTAACTGGTAAATTACATGTTATAAAATTTGCTTCTCCATTTGCATTCCATTGAACCATTAAAACTATAACTTCCACACCTTTTTTTAGTGCATCATTAAATGCTGCTTTATAAGTTGGATCAATATTTGATGCTTGAAATGACCCACTATCTGTTCGTTGAATAACAAAACAAATAATTGGTCTAATAATTTTGGATAGCGTAATATCTGCTAATTCATTAATATGTTTTAATGCACGTTCACTTACAATAGTACCTTTTGTCTTTCTATAACCATCTGGAAAATACGAAATTTTTTCATTAAATTTTAAATCTTTAAAAGCATTTGCTTTTAATAACTTTTTTTTTTCTACATGATTTACATCTGCATAATCTGATAATGGTACATTTTTTACTTCTAATATAAAATATTTATCATTACCATCGATGCCTGCAAAATCAAAGCGCGAGTTCCCTAGATTTACTTCTCGTCGATGCTTTTTAATATTTTGTAAAGTTGGAAAGCAATTTCCAATTAATGCTTTTTCTACTAATGTTTCTGCTAGTTTTGGATCTATTCCAATAATTTGATCATTAATATATCTTTCAGTGTCAATAGTTTTTTCTTCATAAATTTGTGCCAAATATATTTTATAAGTACATACTTTAGATTTTGATTGTGGACAATTAGATAACATAGGAGATGCATAAACATAACAATCTTTTTCACATAATCCACAACAACCGAGTGAAGCACTATGAGCCTGAACAATTGTGTCATCTGGAAGTTGTATATCAGCAACATATGGTGTTTTACATATTTTTGATGGACGATTAATAATTTTTACTTTTATTAAATCATTAAGTTTTAATAAAAGCATTTTTTTAAATTTATTTATATTTTTAGATTTGGTTTTTTATCAATTTTTTAATATTTAAAAAAACTAAAAAAATCAAAAAAAACATAATCAAAAAAAGTAAGAAGATTAAAAAAAATCAAAAAAAAATAATTGCATATAGGGTAATTTATCAATAAAAGATAATCGCATTCCAAGAAATTTCACCATAAAAGAAACTAAATATTAAATTTTAACTTTTTATAAAATTTAATATTTAAAATGAATTATTAATATTATTATAAATGATAGTAAAATTTATTTTCAATTTATTATTATTAAATATTAATATTAATATTGTAAATGGTTTTGATTTATGTATACTTGGTGCTAGTAGTGGATTAGGCAGAGAAATTATTTATCAAGGTTTAAATAAAAATAATAAAAATATGAAAATATTAGGTTTAACAAGTAATCCAGCAAATATTAAAATACCATATAGAGGCGGTGGTTTGACTAATAAAGATAATAATTTATTATTAAGAAGTCATAATTTAAAAATTACTAATTATAATGATTTTGTAAATTATAATTTTTCGAATATAGTTTTAACAAGCGGGGCACAGCCCTTTCAGAAAGATTATTCAGACATAATAACAAAAAATATATTAAATTGTGAAAAATTAAATTTACAAAATATTGTTTTAATAAGTGCTTATGGCGTTGGTGACAGTCTAATAAATTCTAATGCTGGAATTAAAATTATGAATAATTTATATTTACAAGATGTATATAGAGCAAAAAATGTTCAAGAAAAATTATTAGAAAATTATAAGAAAAATAATGCCAAAACAAACATAAAAATTTTTAGACCAAAAGCATTATCTTATGGAACAAATATTTATTCTATAAAATCTCGAGAGACTTTAGCTAAAGAAATATTAGATATATTTTAACCATAAAAATCAACTTTATAAAATTGGTAATCATAATCATAATAAACTTTTGTAATAAATTGTTTATAACTAATCCATTCATGTGGTCCAATTAGTGATAATATTTTTTCATCATTGTTATTTAAATAAACATAATAATAAGTACCAGGAACTTTACGAAAATTATATTTTAAACAACTTAAATCATTATTTAAATCGTGATTTTGTAAAATATTTTGTGCTTCTAATTTTAAAAATTCTATTTGTTTTGCTATTAATTCTAATTTGCTGTAAGTACTATAATTAGAACGTATATTATTTATGCTTTCATGAGTTAGTGAATCATTATTATTAATATTAATCATTTCAAATAAACGTGTTAAATTATTTTTATCTAAATTCGAGAGAGCCATAATATTAAATAGTTTATTTAAATTGTATTTAATATTATTTTATTTTATAAAAATATTAATAATTATGATATAAGTTTAATAAAAATATTATTTTGTGTTTTTTTCAATAATTCTAAATTTAATTTTCGTTTACCATAATAATAAGAATTTATTATATGAATTGCATGCTCATGATCTTTAATTGGAATATTATTTATTGCAATTATTATATCACCAACTATTAAACCTTCGTCATAAAATCTGCAATTTTTTTTAATAGAAACAATTAATAATCCTTTTGAATGTGATTTTATTGTAATTCCCGGTGTTTTAGTATTATTTTTAAAATCTATTATTTTAAAGTAAGATTCACTATTTGCTACATTAGTGTTATTTAAATTGTTTAAATTATTCAAATTATTCAAATTATTTAAATTATTCAAATTATTCAAATTATTTAAATTATTTAAATTATTCAAATTATTCAAATTATTCAAATAATCAAATTCATTATCTAATTTTAATTCATAAATAGGATCTCTACATTTTGGGCATAAAATATTATTAAAACTACACCATTTTTTTATACAAGCATTACAAAAATGATGACCACAATTTGTTATTGCACTATTTTTAATAGTATTAAAACAAATAATACATTCCATTTATATTATAATATAATATAAATCACTTTATATTTATGATACAAAATTATTTAAATTATCAACTGTTCTTGGACCACTAAATGTATCAATTAATTTATTTTGTGAATCTAATCTTATTACAGTTGGAAATCCTTGAATATTATATGCACTTAAATCATTGCCTGCATTTGTTTGTTCAATTTTTTCAATGGACATATCACCACTATATTGTTGATTAAATTCATCCCAAACAGGATTGAATTGTTGGCACGCCGGGCAACCATTCATATAATAATAAACAATACGACCATGCATATTAGAATTCATATTAGTATTTCCTTCTACTGTTTTATACATTAGACCCCCGCCCATAAATAAATTAAGTAAATAACCACCAATAAAAACAGCTAAAATTACACCAATTAAGGAACTAATAGAATGTTTATTTACAAAATTTTCAACTTTTTTAGAAACTTTTTTTGCCATTTTATATTATAACAATATTATTTTTATAATATAAAATGTCAGAAAAAATAGTAAAAAAAACAATGATAATATCTTTTATAGCACAAATTTTAACATTATTTATTGGTATAAGTGCGCAATTTATAAAATTACACCCAAGTCAAATTATATTAAAACAAGCATTAGCATTAGAAAATATTGTTCAATTTATTGAAGGATCATTTTATTTATGGTTTCTATATTTTTATACTAAAAATGTAGATTTAATAGATATTGCTAAATATAGATATTATGATTGGTACTTAACTACCCCAATAATGATTTTATCTTCAATGGCATATTTTGCATATAATAATAATAAATTACAAAATAATCGTTTTACATTATTTGATTTTATTAAAAAAGATCAAAAGAAAATATTGGAATTATTTGGTTACAATTTAGGTATGTTATTTTTTGGCTATTTGCAAGAAATTAATATAATTAATATATTAGTTTCTACTTTAATAGGTTTTGGCTTTTTCTTTTTACTTTTTTATAAAATATATATTTATTATGTTATACAAAGTCAAGAAAATTATGTTATTTTCTTTTTAATGGCCTCAATATGGTCTATATATGGTATTGCAGCATTATTTAATTTTAAAATAAAAAATGCATTTTATAACATATTAGATATATTTTCTAAAAACTTTTATGGACTATTTTTAGCATATTTAGTATATTCTTTAGCATATTAAAAATTTTTTAGATAATATTTAATTAATTTTTTTACTTTTAATGTATTTTTATTATTTTTATTGTTTTTATTGTTTTTATTATTTTTTAATGTTTTTTTTACATATTTTTTATTATTTTTGTTATTTTTGTTATTTTTATTATTTTTGTTATTTTTATTATTTTTGTTATTTTTATTATTTTTGTTAATACCTCCACTAATTTCTTCTACTTTTTCTTTTACATCTTTTTTTATGTCTTCACTTAAATCTTCTTTTAAACTATAATTATTTAATTTCATATCATCTTTTTTTGTAGGATTTAACATTCTTTTAAATGAATCATCATCAAAATATTGTTTTAAAAACATTTTAAATAAATTATCTAAATTATTTGCACTATTATAGCAATTAAAATTACATGACATTTTTTCCTTTAAACTAATTTTTTCATGTAATGAATTTTTAATATAACAAACTACATCCAAATATATTTCATAACGATTATCTATATCATCTAATTTTAAACGTAAATCATTTGACTCATATTTATAAAAAGTATCTTCTTTTTTTTCTTTAGTTTCTTCTTTTTCTTTTTTTTCTTCTTTTTCTGTTACTCCTTCTTTAAAGGTTTCTTTATTTATTTTATCTTGATTTTCTTCTTTTTTTTCTTGATTTTTTTTAGTTTCTTCTTCTTCAGTTTCTTCTTTTTTTTTTTCTTTTTCTTCTTTTTCTTCTTTTAATTCATTTATTTTAACTATTTTAACATTATCTATTACATAAAATTTATTATTATAATATAATATATTTTCTGGATTTTTATAGAAAAAAATTTTATTTACTAAATCATTAAAAAAATTATTCAAATTATTATTAGTTTTTTCATAATTAGCTATAACATAATTAAATAAATCATTATCAAAAAATATTTCTTTAATATTTTTAGGCTTTTTAACTTTAAAAAGTTCAATATTTTTATTTAATAAAGTATCAAAATCATATTTTAAACTATCTAAATTAATATTTTCATTTAATAAAATTTCATTTTTATTTTTATCAAAGTTCCTACCAAATAAATTAATACCATAATTTATATATTTTTTTTTTGTTTTATTATTATCTAGTAAATTTTTTTCAATATTAATTAAATTTGTATTAAACCTAATTATAGAATTATTATTTATTGATTCAAATTCTACTTCAAAATAACATTTTAATTTATCAGGACTATTAAAACTAATATGTGGTAATTGTTTAGTTGGAATTAATTTTTTTATTTTTCTATATTTATTATTATTAACTTGTTCAGAAAATTCTTGTTTTGAATAAATAATACTATCTCTTACTATATAAATTTCACTCAATATTATATATATATTATAATAAGTAATAATTTTATTAATTAATGTTTTATCCGATCTAATAAATTTGTAAAATTTTTCAGGGCTATTATTAGTTTTATAATCATTTTCATTAACAAAATATTTTCCATATTTATATAAAATTTCTTTAAATTCTTTAGGTGTATTTAATTTTACTATTTTTCTAAAATCACCCGTAGATTCTTCACTATCTTTTTTTAAATTGTCTTCAAAATTTTCTTTTAAATTGTCAAAATAATCTGTTAAGTGTTTAGTACTATCGCCTTCTTCAAATTTAAAAAACTTTTCATAATTATTGTCTTCAAATTCAGTAAAAACAGAGTCTTTAGCAAAGAAATTTTCAATTATTTCTTTATAATTAGGGTCTTCATTCAATGCAATAATTAAATTTTCTATAGGTCTATTCTTACGAGTTGCAATGTCTCTAGTAAATAGAGTTTCATCTATTTTATATTTTTTAAAAATTTCATTATAAGTAGTTTTTCTTAATATTTCTTCAAAAGCATTTAGTATCTTTGTATAACTTTCTTTGGTTTTAATTTCTTTTTTTTCTTTATTTACTATATATTCTTTTACAATATCGTCATCTATATTATTTCCAAAAAATTTTTTATATGACACCCAATTGATACTATCAATATTAGATAGACTACCTATTGTTAAACCCTTAACAAATTCTTGTGTAGCGGTAGCATTAAAAGTGTTATCTAATAATTGTTTATATTTATCTGGATTTTCTAAAACATCGTCTTTTGTTAATTTTTTTTTTTTAGTTTCATTAGTAACAATATAATTTAGATTATCTAATGTAATATAATTACTAGTAAATGGTAATTTTATTGTACCTTTATGGTTTATTAATGTACTACTTAAGTCCATATCTTTTCCACTATATTTATCTCGAATTTTATCATAATAGTTATAAAAATTAATATTACGTATATCATCTCCTTTATTATTATAATGATTAAATGTACCGAGTTTTATTATATTATAATCTTTAATAATTTTTTCTTGCTTATTTGAATCTAAATAGGTTTCATATCTAAATGTAATATCAATATCTTTAAAATCTGTTTTTGCCATAATTAATTATATATTATATTAATGCTATATAATTAATTAAGTTAAAATATTTAAATAAAATATTTAAATAAAATATTTAAATAAAATATTTAATTGAAATTAGTTAATTTATTTTTAAAATTACTAGTTTCTTGTATTTTTGCTTTTTCTAATATTTTATATGCTTTTTCCAATTCTTCTTTTGATATTTCTCCATCACCATCCGTGTCAATAACACTTTCTAATTTTTTATATTTTTTTGGTAATAAACAATATTTAGAATTTTCATTAAATATAAAATTACTTAATATTATAAATACTGCTGTTAATCCAAATGCAACTATAATATCTCTTGACCCCATAAATGCAATAGTAAAAATTAGTACTTCACGTGCAATATTTTTTATTATCATTTCTTGACCTTTAGTTAATTTAATTTCAATATATCTTGAACCTAAATTCATAAAAATCATCATTATTCCTAAAAATAATTTGCTAGTACTTAAATTATTTAAAAAATCCAAATTAAATAAACTATTATCTTTAATATTAATAATTTTGCTATTAGATTTATTAATTTTATTAATTTTATTAATTTTATTAGATTTATTATTTTTATTAGATTTATTATTTTTATTATTCATTAATCTTATATTAGGAATATAAAAAAATATGTATAATTTTGTAGTTTTTAAAAATATTATTATCTAAGGGTTTTATAAGAATATGTATCAATTAAATCCCGCTTTATTGGATTCAGATAATAATAAATCTGAATCTTTATATAAAAAATCAAATAATAAAACATATAAAAATAAAAAAAGTGTTAATTTTGATACATCTAGTGATGAACCAATAAAAACTAAAATAAATAATGTAACAAACATTTTATCTAAATTACATTCTTCTAATGAAGATGAAGAAGATAATAGTAATTTCCAAGATAATTTATTACAACATAAAAGCAAAAATTATGAAAATAGTATGTCAAATGTAAATATAATTAATAACGAAATGAATAAAATGAATTCTGTTGATACTAACACTATAAATAATACTATGTATAATAATACTAAAATGAATAATTTATATTCTAATTTAGATGATAGCTATAAATCTAATTATGATTTTATAAATAATATACAACAAAATGGAACTTTAAGTAATAATAAAGAACTTCTTAGTAAACTAGATTATATAGTACATTTATTAGAAGAACAACATAATGAAAAAACAAATCATATTACTGAAGAACTAATATTATATTTGTTTTTAGGAATATTCATAATTTTTGTTTTAGATTCTTTTGCACGATCTAGCAAATATACAAGATAATTTTTATTTAAATAATATTAATTATTTAAAATTTTAAATAATTTATATTTTAAAATTTTAAATAGTTTTAAAATAGATAATTCACTTCCATATAATAATTTATAATAATTTATAATAATTTATATATATAAATTTTACTTTTGGAAAACATATAAATATTCATTTTTATAACCACTATCGTTATAAGACATTTTATCTATTAAATTTAGTCCTTTTGACTTTGCAATATTTACTATAGAACCAATTTTAGGCATATATAGATCATATATATTTTTCCGTATACTATGTGTATCAAAATTTTGAAACTTTTCAACAACTTCATAATATGGTTCTTCCATATCATCATTTATATCATCATTATTATTATAATTACATATATATTCCATATCTTTATTAAATTTCACAATATGTTGAGTATTTTTCTTACCATAATTTTCCGAATTATAAAGTGTTTTATTATTATTATTAGAAATAAATATATTATAATCATCACGTTTTGTCAAGTTAATAATTAAATAACCTCTATCTTCTAATAAACTATAGCAATTTTCAAAAAATTTATCTTTTTCTTTTATTAAATATATTGTTCTATCTAAACATAAAATATGAGAAAAACTATTATATTCAAAAATATTATTATTTAAAATATCTCCAACTCTAAAATCACATTCTGGATATTTTTCTTTTGCTTTATTTACCATCGAACCTGATTTATCTAAACCAATTACGTTGTAATCTTTATTATAAAGTTTATTAACATGGTCACCTGTACCACATCCTATATCTAATATATTTGTATTTATATTAGTATTTCCTATTTTTTTTATTAAACCTATTTCAAAATTTTTACGATGATTATTACTACCAATATAATCGTAATATTTACTATAAAAATCATCATAAATTTCATCATTTTTTTTTATTTCAAAATAGTTAGTTTTTAATAAAATATTATTATTGTCAAAATTTTCTAAACCAATATTAGATTTTTTGAAATTTGTCAATATTACAAAACAAAATACTAATACTAAAAATATTAAAAATAGCTTTTGTATATTATTTAATTTTTTAAATGAATTTAAAGATTGTTTTAAAAATAATAAAATTTTTTTTATTATAATATATATCATTTAATATGTATTAATATTATATTTTTTATATTTTATTATATTAATTCTATTTAAATATTAATGGATCCGGATAATATTAATGATATACGACAAGATTTTAAAAATATTACATTTTCAAAATTTCAAAAATCACGGGCAAAATTAGAATTAATTAATACTATATATAATTGTAAAATAGAAAATGCATGTTATTGGTGTGCTGAATTTATATGTGCCGGTCATTTTTTAGATTTATGGGATATTATTATTATTTATTTTTGTAAATATATTCATTCAGGAAATCCTAAATTACCAATTTATTTAAGTATGCGCTATAATAGTTTTTTAAGTATTTTAAATAATGGTTATTCTAGTAATTTAATTATGATGAGAAATAATAAAAAAATTAGAAAATTATTTGCAGAAATAATTTGCATATTATGTTATAGTGTAAAAAAACATAATTATCAAGAAGTTAAATTAAATAAAAATGAAGAATTTGATTTAACAAATATTAGTTCTAGATTTAAGGCACCAAATATACATTATATTGATAATGTATTAAAAGATGATGATCCTAAAGAATTAGTAATTCCATTAAATGAATTAATATTTAATTTGGAAAATAAAAATATAATAGATACTTGTTATTGGTTTGAATGGACATTAGAGTATGAAAATATATGTAAAAAAAAAAAGAAAAAATGTTTATGTCAAGCACGTACTTATGCGCCTAATGGTAGTCAAAATGATATTATATGGATAATATGGGATACTATTTTTTATTATAGTAATATTGAAAATAATAAAAATAAAGAAAATATAAATATTATTAATAAAATAATAAAATCATTATATGAATTATTTATTATCAAATATAATCCACCAATTAAAAGAAAACGCAAATTTATTATTTATTTTTGTTTTTCATTAATTATTGAAAATTATAACTTTGAATTACCAATAACAAATAAAAGTCAAGAAATACAAGCAATTTTATCAAAAATTGATACTATTTATAAAGAAATAAAAAAAAATGAAATTAGTCCAAATACAGATTATTTATTTACAAATCTTAAAAAATCAAATCTTGAAAAAACTATTGAAAAAATTGAAATGATTAATAATATATAAAAAAATATTTTTATTTTTTGTATTTTTATTTTTATATTTATATTTTTTGTATTTTTATTCTACATATGTATATACATGAATATTATGTTTACCTGATCCTACATCGTGTGGTTTTACTTTAATAATATTTTTTGATTGATTAATTAACCAAAGTGTTTTCCGACGTTTCATTTTAAGATCACGATAAATTGTCCTTAGTGCCAGTTTTTTATTACTATTTTCTTTTAAATAATCTTCTACTTCATTAATTTCAATATTATCAATATTTGCCATTATTTAAATTTATTTATTTTATAAAGTTAATAAAGTAAATAAAGTAAATCAATTTTTTTTTATTCTTAAAAATTACTAATTATTTTTCTCTATAATAAAACATCATTTTATAACCATAAGTAAAATTATATTTTTCCGGATAATAGTTAGGATTTTCTATAAAATCCCAATCCTTATTACTATTAATTAAATTTTTCCATTTAAATCTTGATAACCTACTATAACTATCTCCATCAAATTTATATTCTTCATCATTAATAGTGCATACGCTTACAAAATGTTGATTAGCATTTTTCTTAAAATAGGTTTTATTTGTTAGAATTATAGAATCTAAAACATATTTAATATTATTATTTTTTATATTTATATTATAATATTTTTCATATTTTGTATTATTTTTTGATGTATATTGAATACTGTCTTCTAATATTATTATATCGGGTATAACATAATAATTATTTAATTTATAATGTAATAAATAATTTATATTAATATTATTATAAACATCAATTCTTAGTATTTTTAAAATATTGTAATCTAAATAATTTATTAGTGCTTTATAAAATTCAATAGGATTTCCTGCTTCATAAACATTTGGAATATTCATATTTTTAATATTATTAGAATTATTTATAATATTATAAATTTCTTTAATATAATAATTTGTATCTGAATTATATGTTAATTGTTTAATTTGATCATGTAAATTAGTATAAATATTAGTATTTTTTTTGTAATTATTTTGATTATATGATGCTTCAATATATAAATTTAATATAAAGAAAAGTTTACGCAAGTTTAAATCTTTAATTTTTGTTTTATCTACTTTTTCTCCTTTAATCATTAATTCTCTAAAAAATCTAAAAAATTTTCTTCCTTTGTCACTGAAAAAAAATGTTACATACATTGTATTAAACCAACAATTTCCTACAATTTGTTTTGGAGCAATAAATTTAGTAGCATCTAAATGTTTACTATATTTTAAATTGTTTAATAAAAAATTAATTACTTCTTTATTATTATAATTTAAACATCTTAATTTATTATTAACTTTTACTTTTACTTTTAATAAGTTATTGCATAAATTTAATTTATTATTTTTTAATGTTCTTATACTTTTTACATCTAATTTTTTATTAATAGATGGACTATATGACTTTGATTTTAATGTTTTCTTACTATTATACATCTAATTATATTAATATAATAAAATATAATAAAATATAATAAAATATAATAAAATATAATAAAATATAATAAAATATAATAAAATATAATAAAATATAATAAAATATAATAAAATATAATAAAATAAGATTATTAAAATCTTTTTTAATTATAAATGGAAATTAATAAAACAAAATCCAAAACAAAAAAAAGTAATAATTCATTATCAAATATTGGAAGTAGTTTAAGAGAAAGTCTTAAAGATTTTACTTCAATTAAAAATAATAGTAATAATTTTGAACAAGAAACAAATGAGTTAATTTCAAACAATGATATTAAACAATCACCAATCACTTCTATGATAAAATCACCATCATTTAAACCAATTAGTCAAACACCAATAGAATCACTAAAACAAGTTTCAGAAAAAATTGGTGAAACTAGTTCATCATTTTTTAATATAACAAGTATATGTATTTTTTTATTAATATTTTTTGTATTAGGATTTTTTGGTTATATAATTTATGAGTATTTAACAGACGAAAATATAAATATAAATAATTTAATTGCATCAATTTCAAATTTTTTTAGCCAATTTGTTAATAATAAAGATTCTAAAGAAAATGAAAAATTAGATGAAAAATTAGATGAAAAATCAGATAAAAAAAATAATGAAAAATCTGATGAAAAATACAATGAAAAAATAATTAAAGATGTAGAAAATAAAAAAAATGTAAAAACATTAGAAACAACTGTTAAAAACAAAAAAATATTAAAAACAGAAAACTCAAAAAAATTAATTGCTAATGAAGAAAATGAAGAACCAGAACCAATAAGAACAGATTCATTAAGTTCTGGATATTGTTATATAGGCAAAGTAAACGATACCCGCTATTGTACTAAAGTTGATGCCCGATCAAAATGTATGTCGGGTGATATTTATCCAACAATGGATATATGTGTTAATCCTAATTTACGTGCCTAATGGGGAAAGCGCCCCATACGCGCTAGTTAATTTATTTTATAATTATTTTATAATTTTTAATTTCAAAATTTAAAATAATATTAAATTAAATTTTGAATATTATTTTTATCTTTTTCTTATAGTTCTTTTTCTTTTTTTTAATCGTTTATTAAGCCGTCTAGTGACTTGGGGCGATTTACCCATTAATATTAAATATGGTTTAAAAAAATTAAACATATCATTTGAAGTTCTATTACCATTATATTCTTTTTTTAATTTACCGTTTTTGAAAACCATAATTGCTGGAAACCCTTTTATAGAATTTGTTAATGAAGAATAATCTATAAAGTTTAATTGATCAGAATCAATTTCTAAAAGTAAACCATTACATTTAGTCTTTTTTAATTTTTTTTTTAAATACTCCCATTGGGGTTTCATATTTTGACAATGAATACATAATTTACTAAATATACCAACAAGACATATTTTTTTACTTAATAATTGTTTTATTTTTTCTTTGTCAAAAGAAGAATTATTTAGTTCAATTATTTGCATTTATATAAACAAATATTTAAAATAGTTAAAATATAATATTTAAAATAGTTAAAATATAATATTTTTTAATAACTAAAATATAATATTTTTTAATAACTAAAATATAATATTTTTTAATAACTAAAATATAATATTTTTTAATAACTAAAATATAATATTTTTTAATAACTAAAATATAATATTTATATAAATTAATAAATGGATTATAAATTATTAATTATTTTATTTATTTTTGTTTTTGGATGTTATTATTATATTAATTCATATAGTTTATTTGAAACTATGGACAATAATAATTCTAAACGCTGTCCAAATATGTTAATTGAAAAAGATGGACGTTATGCACTATTTAATAGTGATTTAGCAGTTGTTCCCGGTGTTAATCCAATAGAATTTAGTTCATTAGATGAATATAGTGAGTTTTTAGATTGGCAAAAATCTCAAAATATTAATTGTCCAATATTATATTTACAATATACTACAGATACACAAAATAATGATTTAATACAAGTTAAACCATCTTTATTTGAAAATGATGGCGGTGTACCATTTAAAGAAATAATTAGTTTTGGAAAAGAAAATGAAGAATATTATGAAAAAAATAAAATGTATGATGCAACTAAAGACTCAACGCCCAAATCAGATCATAAATACAATACAAATATGTTTCAAGGATTTGATGAACAAAATCAAAATATTGGTTATGATACTCCATTAGACAAATTATATAATAGTAGTTCTGACAAAAGTGCAAACCCTATGGATACTAATTGGGGAGGTAAAACATATACTGAATCAAGATTAAAAGCAGGCGATTATAAAGGCCGTGAAGTATATAAACACAATATTTAATATTTTTATTTAATATTTTTATTTAATATTTTTATTTAATATTTTTATTTAATATTTTTATTTAATATTTTTATTTAATATTTTTATTTAATATTTTTATTTAATATTTTTATTTAATATTTTTATTTAATATTTTTATTTAATATTTTTATTAAAAAAAATATTTAAAAATTGTATACATTATTTTAGTAATAGCGCAATTGGTGTATTAATTATCATCCAACCCTTCCAAGGTTGGGACACGAGTTCGATTCTCGTATTGCGCATTTTATAATTATTATAAAAAAATAATAATTATAAAAAATAATAATTATAAAAAATAATAATTATAAAAATATTAAATATTAAACTATTTATTTTATATATAAAAATGCTAATATTAAATAATTTAATATTTAATTTTTTACCGATTTTAAGTATTGGTGATTCCAATATTAAAAATATATTACCTCCAATAAATAATATATATAAAACATCATTAAATGTACCATTACTTGGTAAACAAAATATACAATATAAAAGAATAGGTTTATTAGAATCACAAGTTAAATTAGATGGTAAATTAAATGCAGTTGGGTATATATATTTTGATAAAACTAATGTGTATAATTATAAATTTGATAATACATTAAAAGATATAGTTAAAAAATATAGATGCACTATTTATAATCCATATTATGACAAAAATAATGATTTAATTAATTTTAAAATAAAAATTAATTTAATTCAATTTCAAAAAACTTTGGTTTTAAAAAATATAAATCAAATAAATGAAATAAATTGTATAACTTGATTTAAGTAATTATTGTATTTATAATTTTTATAAAGAATATTTTTATTATAAATATGATTATGATTTATTTTATAATTTAATAAAACATGTGCTACAATAGGTCCAATATACCACAATTCTCCATATTTTAAATTTAAGTAAATAATATAATTTTTTTGTAAAAATATAGCACCTATAATAGTTATAAATATAGCCAAACTATATTTTAATTTATATTTATAATGTATTTTAAAACAACGTAAATAATGTAATGGACTATGTATACATAATAAATGTAATTTTGCTATTATTGGTTTCTTAATCCAAAATATATGAATAATACTGCTTATTAGATAACGAACTTTTTGTATATTATAAATTTTATTTTTTAATATTATTTTTTTTGGTATATCTTGTGCAATATGAAAAATAGAACTACTTGTCAATAATGTTTTTCTTTGTAAATTATTTAAATTATATACTAAAAATGCTGATAAAAAATTATATATAAGTGTTTCTTTCGGGAGGTCAATAAAATCTGTTGCACCATGACCAATTATTGGAATTAATAATGGATATTTTATATTCATTATTAATTAACATTATTATAATTTTATATAATTATTTTACATCATTAAAAATTGTGTAAAATAATTGTGTTTAAGGCGATTTCCCCACAATTATATACTATCAATTATATTTTTAATAGATGATGACAATGCTGTATAATTTTTACATTTAATACATAATTCACTATCTTCATCACTTGCTAATTTATCAATATCTAATGATTTAATATTTTTATTTTCATCAATCATAGACATCATACATTTTGCACATTCTAAATCACTAACTTTTTTTGTACTTTTTAATATTTCTTTTATTTCATGTGTTCCTTTTGAACCACCTAATTCTTGTTTTAAACCTTTTAGTTTTCTCTCAATTAAAACTAATATATCATCATCTTTTAGTTTTTTTTCATTTTTTTGTTGAAAGCTAAAACCTTCAACTATTTTATTAGAATTTAAATTAGTTTTTTCTCTAAAACTTAAATTTTGAATTAAGTTTGCTTTGTAATTTAAAGTATAAATTATGACAAAACATACTAAAAATATTAAAATTCCATATGCTAAATTTTCTAAAAATTTATTATAAAATTTCATTATATATATAATAATAAATTTTATATTAATAAATATTCTTTAATCGATTTTATTACATTAGATGATATTTTTCTATTGTTAATACACATATTATTTAAACAATCACAATCTTTCTCTAAAGCTTCTATTAATTCTTTTAAAGTTTTATATTTTTCAATTATTGCTGTTGCCGAAACAACATTTACATTTGGTACTTGCATTAACATTATTATATTAATATTATCTTTAGTTATATTAGATTTTTTAGAAGTTTTTAAAGCATTTACATAATCTTTTTTTTCATTATTTTTTTCATTATTTTTTTCATTATTTTTTTCATTGATTTTTTCATTAATTTTTTCATTGGTTCTCTCAATATTAATTGAACTAATTTCTTCATTTTGTTTAATAGTATTAACTATAATAGCCTTTTTTGCTTTTTTCTCTCAAAAGTTTGTTAACAAATCTAAAAATAATTTCTGCAGTTTCTATAGTATTAATTGAATTTATTATTGAAAATCCTTTAAAATAATTTAATGTTAATAAAGAAGAATATAAACTATTTACAAAATATTTATTTTTATAATTTATTATTGAACCTTCAATTAAATAAATAATATTATGATTTTCTATAGCACATTCATTTAATCTATATGATTGCTCTGAATAACGCCCATCTTTAATACTTGCTTCTAAATCAGCTAAAGATTTTCGTTCAAATAATATTAAACTTTTATCTTCATATTCTACTAAATAATCTCCTAAATCGAGAGATTTAATAATTATTTCAAATTGTTCTTTTGCATTATTATTATAATTAGCTATTAAATTTATTATTTGCTTTGGTTCACGTGAATCTATATACAATTTCATATAATGCTAAATGTATATAATATAAAATTATATACTTTAAATAATTATATTAAATAATTTTTAAAAAATATTTATATTAAATAAAATATTTATATTAAATAAATGAATAATATAAATATTATATGCTATCTAAGCTAATAATTTAGCACCTGTACGATAAGCAACACCACCAGTACTATGACCAATAAATTTAACACATAATCTTCCGTTGTCACATCCTCTGTTGAAACCACATCCCTTACTTAAACCATCAGCATCTCTTCCTAAAATAGTACCAGTTTCCCACTCTGTACCATTTGCTGCAGTTTTTGCATATTTGTAACCATGTATTCCAGTTATATTTGGTCTAACTGTTGAAGTTGGGGCTAAACCAGCCATTGAACCAAAAACACATGTACTATTAGTTTGTCTATTACTTGCACCAATTAAATTGACACGAGGCATTTTTTTTATAATATAAATATATATTTTTTTATAAAAATGAATTGTTAAATATATATTAATTATTTTAAAATTGTTATTTAAAAATTTATTATATTTATAAAATAATAATAAATGTCGGAATTTGTGAATGAAGTAATAAAAGATATTAATTCAGAAGATGAGTCCAATGATGAAGAAAATAATAATATTACTAATATAAGTAATATTATTAGTAATGAAGAATTAATATTTAATCCATATAACACTAATAATAAAGAAATTGAACTACATAATATTGTTAATATATTAAGTAAATATGGAATTTTTACTAAACCATTTAATATGGAATTATATAAAAGAGCATTTATTCATAGATCATATACAAAAAGACCTAAATTAGAAAATGAAGAAGCAAATATAGTTATTAGCGAAAAACCAGATGATTGTTTGCCATTAAAAAGTAAATCAAATGAACGTTTAGAATTTATTGGTGATGGTGTTCTCGAATGTATTACTAAATATTATTTATATAAAAGATTTCCTAAAGCAGATGAAGGATTTATGACAGAAAAAAAAATTGCATTAGTAAAAAATGAGCATATTGGAAAATTAGCATATGAATTAGGATTACATAATTTTTATATAATTTCTAGACATGCAGAAGAAAAAAATATTAGAAATAATTTAAAAAAATTGGGTTGTTTATTTGAAGCATTTATTGGTGCAATGTTTTTAGATTTTAATAGAGTTAATGTAAAGGATGAGCATGATTGGTTTGCAAATATATTTAATTGTGGTCCAGGATTACAATTTGCACAAATATTTGTTGAAAATGTTTTTGAAAAACATGTTGATTGGAGTAAATTAATTATTAATGATGATAATTATAAAAATAAATTACAAGTTATAATACAAAAAGAATTTAAAATAACACCTGAATATGTAGAATTAAATGTAACTACAAATAATAATATAAATGATAATGATTTAAATGATAAAATTTATAGTATGGGAGTTTATATTTGTTTTGGTCAAAATATTCATAATGCCAATATTAAAGATGCAATAGATTTTAATAAATTAAAATCATTTAAAGCTATTCATGAAAAATTAGAAACAAATTCTAATTTATTAGTATTTTTAACAAAAGCCCAACATAAAATTAAAAAAAAAGCTGAACAAATTGCATGCGATATGGCTATTAAATTGATTGAAAATTATAACAAATAATTTATTATGTAATTATTAATTTTAGGAAATACATAATAAATAATAAAATATTAAAATAATAATATATTATAAATTACTATTATGAATGAAGAATTATTAGATAGTATGTTAGTTAAACCATTACCAAAAAAATATGATAAAAATAAAAATACTTTTTTATTTGCACAAAGTAAAGACGAAGAAGAATTTTTAGATTCTAAAATTATTGATGAAACAAATAAATTTTCAAAAAAGCAATATAATGATTTTATGAATAAATTAGGTCCAAAAAATCAATTTATAGATAAAACTAAAGAATTAGAATTAATACAAGAAAAAGTTTTAGAAAGCCTTCCCAATACTTATAAAACAGAAAATACTATAACAGAAATTAGTTTAAAAGATCCATTAGAAAAACTAGTTATAACTAAAGAAGATGAAAAAGAAAAAACAAAAGCTTCTATAAAACCTCCACTTTCAAGAATTACAGAAAAACCAAAAATATTAAAACCCCAAGATTATACTATAGATAATGAATTTATTATTGACCAAGAAATGTTAATTGAAAATACTCCAATTAAGGATAGAATAATTAATATTGAAAAACCAACTATTAAAACAGATTCTTATTATTTAGAAAATAGAGAAACTTATATAAAATTTATTGAAGAATTATTTAAACCATATTATAATAAATTATTACAAGAAGAAGAAGAAATTAAAAGTGGAAAAATTATAATTGATTGTGACAATTATAAAGATAATAGTTTTAAACTATTTACACATCAAGAATTAATAACACGTTATATAAATTTATATACACCTTATAGAGGTTTATTAATATATCATGGATTGGGTTCTGGAAAAACATGTTCGTCAATTGCAATAGCAGAAGGTCTAAAAGATGAAATGCAAGTATTAGTATTTATGCCCGCTTCATTAAAACAAAATTATATTGATGAATTAAAAAAGTGTGGTGATTATCTTTATAAAAAAAATCAATATTGGGAATTTATTAATACATCAAAAAATCCTGAATATATAAAACCATTAAGTGTTTTATTAAAATTACCTGAAAATTTTATAAATAAAAACAATGGCGCTTGGCTGGTTAATGCCAGCAAAGAAGCAAATTATGATACTTTAACGCCTGGTGAACAAAAAATTTTAAATGAACAAATAGAATTAATGATAAAATATAAATATTCATTTATTTCATATAATGCACCTAATTTTAAAACACAAATTGAAGCAGTTACTTCTGTAGATTTAAATGATACAAATAATAATCCATTTAACAATAAAGTTATTATTATAGATGAAGCTCATAATTTTATAAGTCGTATTGTTAATAAATTAAATATTTCTGAAAATAGTAAATCACTTATTGTTAAAATTTATCAAAAATTAATGGATGCTGAAAATTGTAAAATAATTTTATTAACAGGTACACCAATTATTAATTTTCCAAATGAAATAGCAATATCATGCAATATATTGAGAGGTTATATTAAAACATTAGAAATAAAATTTAATAGTGTTAAAGCCAATTTTAATTTAGATTTTTTTAAAAAAATGTTAACAAAAGAAAATGTTCATCATCATATAGATATTATTGATTATAATAATAAATTTAAAATACTAAAAATAATTAAAAATCCTTTTAGTTTTATAAACAAAGAAAATAATAAAGTTGTTTATTCAAATATCAAATTTTCAACATTAGAATTTTTTACAAAAATAATAGATTTATTTAAATCAAATTCATTCGATTTTACTTATAAAATTATAAATAACTTAGCATTACCAGACGGATTTAAAGAATTTAAAGAAATGTTTATAGATAGTAATGACAAAATAATTAATGAAATTTTATTAAAGCGAAGAATAGTTGGTTTAACATCTTATTTCCGCAGTGCACAAGAACAATTGATGCCAAAATATAACGAAGATGAAGATTTAGAAATAATAAATATTGAAATGAGTGAACATCAATTTAATGTTTATGCAGATGCACGTATTAAAGAGATGACTGCTGAAAGTAAAAAAATGAAACAATTAATGAAAAAAAATAAAGTAAATGATGACAAAATATATAGTGAAAATGTTTCAACTTATCGTTTATTTTCACGTTTATGCTGTAATTTTGTTTTTCCAGATTCTATCAAAAGACCAATTCCAAGCAAAGGAGGAACAATTGAATCTACATTAGATTCTGTTGCTGATAGTGAAACATTAGATGAAACATTTGTAGATAATGTAAATATAGATGAAAAAATAGAGGCATCTGATAATAAATTGGAAGACAGTGATTCGCCAAAAATTGAAAAAGAATTAAGTGAATCAAAAACACATAATTATAATGAATTAATAACAAAAGCATATAAGCAATTAGATATAGAAGGCTCACAATATTTAGTACCCGAAAGTTTAAAAGATTTAAGTCCAAAATTTTTAAATATTTTAGAAAATTTAAAAGAACCAGATTTAATGGGTATTCATTTATTATATTCCCAATTTAAAACATTAGAGGGTATAGGAATATTTAAATTAGTTTTAAAACATAATGGTTTTGCTGAAATAAAAATTAAAAAAAATTCTTCTGGAATTTATGAATTAAATATGAATGAAAGCGATTATAATAAACCATTTTTTGCTTGCTACAGTGGAGATGAAAAATATGAAGAAAAAAAAATTATCAAAGATATATTAAATAATAATTATAGTTTAGAAAATCCTCCACTAATTATTCAACAATTACAAAAAATAAAACCAGAAATTACTAATAATAATTTTGGTGGATTTATTAAATTACTAATGATAACATCATCAGGTGCTGAAGGTATTAGTCTTAAAAATGTAAGATATGTTCATATAATGGAACCTTATTGGCATCCAGTAAGAACAAAACAAGTTATTGGAAGAGCTCGTAGAATTTGTAGTCATAATGAGTTAGATAAAGAATACCAAAATGTTAAAGTATTTTATTATATAATGAAATTTAGTGAAAAGAATATTAAGGACATACAGGATGCCAGTTATAAAGAATTAAAAAAAGATAAAGGATTATTTGATAGTAAACAAATTATTACAAGTGATGAATATTTATATCAAGTAAGTTATAAAAAACAAAAAATAACAGAAAATATTTTAACAAATATCAAAGAAAGTTCAATAGATTGTAATGTTTATCAAAATAATAAAGAAGATTTAAAATGTTTTTCATTAGGTAAAGATGATGATGAAGAAATTGACTATAATACATTAACATATATTGATGATATCAAAAAGCAAAAAATACAACAAAATGAATCAGTAATTGCATTAAATAAATCTGAGAAAAAAATGGTATTAAAACAATTAGGAACAACTAATTATGGTGTTAAAGAAGGAACAAAATTAGTTTATAAATTACAAACAGATGAAGAAAAAAAGAAAAATATAAAACCAAAATTTGTTGGAACATTAGAAGAAATAGAAGTTGATGGTAAAACAAAATATAAAATAGTTCCTCCTAAAAAATTATAGTAAATTTATAATTAAATTATAATAAATTTATAATTAAATTATAATAAAAATCATATATAATATATATGATTGAAAAAAATAATCCAATATTATATATATTATTTGCTTTAATTGGAGCAATTCTTTTAACAAGTAGTTATCATTTTTCATTACAAAATAAATATAAAATATGTGCTTTAATACCAGCACTGCCTATTATAGGATTAACTGGATTATTTTTTATAACTTTAAATAAAGGTAATACTAGTGAATATATATTGAATCATATTAGATTTTTATTAATAACCACTAGTTTATATTTTTTTATTTTAATTTTTTTATATTTTAAATATGATTTATTATTATCATTAATATTTTCATTTGTGTTGTGGTTTATTTTTGTTTACATGAATTTTTTCAATAATTAATTCTTGATTTTTTATATTAAAACTATTAATTTATTATCTAGTATATGATATTGAATGAAAATATTATAGAAGAATTAATGAATAAAAATTGTATAAAAATAGGCAATTTTAAGTTAAATAATGGTGATACATCTAAATATTATTTTGATATGAAAAATTTAATATCACATCCGGAATTATTAAAAACAATTGGTAATAAAATATATGAATCTATTAATAAAGAGTGTACATTGATTTGTGGTGTACCTATGGGAGGACTTCCTATTGCTTCTTATATTTCAACTCAATATAATATACCTATGATTATTGTGAGAGATAAACCAAAAAATGATGGAACATGTAAACAAATAGAAGGAAATTATTCAAACAATGATAAATGTGTAATTATAGATGATGTAATTACAACCGGTAAATCTATACAAAATATTATTAAAATATTATATAATAAAGTAAATATTATTGGTATAAATGTAATTTTAGATCGACAACAACGAGAGAATTTAAATGTTTCAGTAAATGCTATATTAACAAAAACAGATATTGTTGCTGGTCAATTAAATATTATAAAAAGAGATAAAAAAAGTCGTTTATGTTTTTCTGCTGATATTGAAGATGAAGATAAATTGTTTGAAATATTGGAATCGATTGGAAAGTATATTGTTATTTGTAAAATACATTTTGATATTTTTAATAAAACCAATAATAATAGTTTTAAAGAAAAATTGATTGATTGTTCTATTAAACATAATTTTTTATTAATGGAAGATCGAAAATTTCTGGATATATCATATATTACAAATAAACAATACAAATTTTTTCAAAATTGGATAGATATAGTAACAGTAATGGGATTTGTGAATGAAGAAACAATTAAAAATATGAGTGGTGTATTATTAGTAGCAAATATGTCTAACAATATTTGGGATTTAACAAATAATGTTAAATTATTGGAAGAAAAATACAGTAAAAATATTTTGGGATTTGTAACACAGCATAGAATTAAATCTAATAAATTTACTTTTACACCTGGTATAAGTTTAAATAATACTAATATAGATGATCAAAATTATAGAAATATAGAAAATATAGATTGTGATATAATAATAATAGGAAGAAGTATATATAATAGTATTAATTATATTGAAATGGCAAAATTATATTCATTAATGTAACTTCTTTAATTATTATATCTTTATTAATTATTATCTTTATTAATTATTATCTTTATTAATTATTATCTTTATTAATTATTATCTTTATTAATTATTATCTTTATTTATTATTATCTTTATTTATAATTAGTTCTTGATTTTTTAAAATTAAATCTAATTTATTTTCTAATTGTTTTAAACGATCTTCTAAATTTGAATTATTTTCATTAACATTTGTTTGCTTAATAGTATTTTTTAAATTAGTAACTTCTAAATCAGAAGTCAATAAATCATCTATACTTGATATTTTTATTCTATAATCAGGAGGCTTATTTAAACTATTCATATTTATATTATTCTCATTTATTGTTTTTTTTTCAAATATTTTGTTATTATTGTTATTATTGTTATTATTGTTATTATTGTTATTATTGTTATTATTGTTATTATTGTTATTATTGTTATTATTGTTATTATTGTTATTATTAACATTAGTTAATTCTCGTTCTTTTTGTAATTTTTCTAAGATTAAATTCATATCACTATTATCGATTGGTTCATCTATTTTTTCTGAAAAATCTATAACTTCATTATTTTTTTTAGTATTATATTCTTCAAAATCTTTTATATTATTTTTTAAATCTTTATCAAATAATACATTTTTTTCATTTATAAATTCATCTTTTATATTAACAGGTTGTAATAAATTATTTTTATAATTATTTATATTAGTATTTAAATTTTTTAAAATAATTTTACTAACTTCTATATTGTTAATATTAGGAGCTAAATTTTCTAAAGTATTACTTATAGTTTCTTCAAAAATATTTTTAATAACATCTAATTTATTATTTGGTATATTATCAAAAATATTATTTTTATATAAAATATTCCATAATAACTCTTTATTTACGTTATTACTCATTATATTAAATATTATATAAACTGTAATATTTAATATTAAATTATTTAACTATTTAACTATTTAACTATTTAACTATTATAATATTTAATTCTATATTTTTTCATAATGTCATCTTTTATTTTATGTTTTTTATCATTAAAAAATAATATATCTTTATTTCCTTTTAATAACTCTATAATAAAATATAATGTATACATACCACATTGTCCATCTTTTTGTTGATGTTCAACACCATAATTTGAAACATATTTTAATTTTAACTGTAATTTACTTGCTTGTAATTTAATTCTTTTAACTAAATTATTTATTTGTTTTGGTATTCTATGCCCATTACTATCAAAATAAAATATAAAATATTTTTCCAAATCTACAAATAATGCTACCCAATGTGATCCAGATTTATAGTGTGGGTCCAAATTAAAAATTATACCTATTTTATTTATTTTTTTATTATAATAATCTTCTAAATTAAAATTACATAATTGTTCCCATACACATATACCATGCATTTGTTTGCTATCAAAATCAATCGGCGATGGACCTAAAAATACAAAATTATTATAATTAGCTGTATATTGTTCCATAACTTTACTAATATCTTTACTTGACAACCATTCGTATGGTTTTTTTGTCCATGTTTTTGGAGAAAATGGTCTAAAATATTTATTTTTGATAACTTCGTTATTCAAATTTTCAGAAATATCTTTATTTTTAAGCCAACATAATTCATTATAACATTTTTTTCCCATATTTTTTTTCAAAAATCTCCATATTTCTTTGGGATCATTAGTTTCTATTTTTTTTAAATTATTAGAATTCCAATTTTCTTTTAATATAAATAATATATTATTTTTAAAACAACTATATTCCTTATCATCATCTGAATTAAAGTTATTTTTCTTTTTTGGAGCACATTTTAATAATTTAAATTTTCTTGTTTTATTAAAATTATTTCTATATTTTTTTGTTATCATTAATATAACAATATATTTTTATATTAATAATAATTAATATTTTTTAATAACGTTTTTTTGGTAATATTTTAATATTATTTATTTTTTTTATATCTAGATATTGTTCTATATTTTTATTTTTATTTTTACTATTAGATATTAAATCATTATATGAAGTATCTTTTTTATAATTTTCATTGGTATTAGTTTTATTATTATAATTAATTAATTCATTTTGAATACTATATTTAATATTTTCATTTTTAATATCATCTATAACACTTTTTATAAAAAAATAAAAATATCCATTGATTTTATTATTTAATAATATATTATTACTATTATCCAAATAACTATTATCCAAATAACTATTATCCAAATAACTAGTATATAAATTATTTATTTTAGTTTTTATTTGTTTTTTATATATTTTAAAATCTTTCAAAATATATTCTACATTTTGAATCTCTTCATTATTAATTAAATTATTATTTGTACTATTAATATTATATTTCTTACCTTTGTTACCTAACATTAATAAATCAATATTGTATAAGTTATTATTTAAACTATTATCCATAATATAAATAGTAAATTATTATATATTTTTTAATTGAACTCGTGTTGAATTATTAAAAATATTATAACCTATTTTATTTGATATATTTGGATTAAAATCTTCAAATTGTTGTTTCTTAAATAATATTAAATTATCTAAATTTGAATCATAATTTTTTATATCTAAATTATTTTCATATAAATCACTATTACTATTTGGAACATATAAATGTTTATCGCCTTTTTGTAATGCAAAGAACTGATTACGTAAAGTTGATTCATTATCTATATTATTTGCAAAACCATTAAAATGTGGTTTGCTTGTTCCTGGATAAAAAACTCTTTCACTATTATATATTGGTTCTTTATTAATATTTACCTTAGATTTATCTCTATTATCTAATATTGGCATAGTAGCATATTTTGACATTATAGGTCTAAAACCAAAGTTCATTTGCATTTCATCTGATGGAACAACTCTTTCATAAATATTATTTCCAATATTGTTATTTACATTTTGTAAAATTACATTATATTGTGACATAATTAGTAGTATTTATTATTAATAAATATTTTATTTTTTAATAATAAATACTTTATTTTTTAATTTTATTTAAAATAAATATAAACTAATTAAAGATAAATATTTATAAAATTATAAATAGTTTATAAAATGTGTGGTATATTTGGACTATTAAATAATGATACTTATAGTTATGAACTAATTAATAATGAATTTACTAAAGGATCTAAAAGAGGTCCCGAATTTTCATCAGTAACGATTCACAATAATTTTTTTTTAGGATTTCATAGATTAGCTATTAATGGATTGAATGTTAAATCAAATCAACCCTTTAATATAAATAATATTACTCTTGTTTGTAATGGTGAAATATATAATTATAAAGAATTAGCACACCATAATAATATTTCTTTAACTACTGATTCTGATTGTGAAATTATTTTACATTTATATTTACTTTATGGAATAGAATATACATTAAATTTATTAGATGGAGTATTTGCTTTTATTTTAATTGATAAAAATAATGATGCTATTTATATTGCACGGGATCCATATGGTGTTAGACCATTATATTATTTTTATGAAAATAATAGCATTGGTTTTGCTAGTGAGTTACAATCTATTTATAAATTTCCAAAAGATAAAAAAAATATACAAAACTTTTTACCGTCACATTATATGGTAATTAATAATACTAAAAATAATGAAAAAATATTAATTTATAATTTTTCATATAATTCTTTTCCATTTAAAACAATTGATTATAGTTTAGATTATAATTTATATAAAGACATTGTTAATAATTTAACAAATGCTGTTAAAAAACGTGTTATGGGCACTACAGAACGTCCTATAGGATGCTTACTGTCTGGAGGCCTTGATAGTAGTTTAATTGCTGCATTAGTAAGTAAATTTTATAATAATACTAATAATAATCAAAAACTAAAAACATTTAGTATTGGGTTAGAAGGATCAGAAGATTTAAAATATGCTAAAATTGTTGCAAAACATTTAAATAGTGACCATCATGAAATTATAGTTGAAATAGATGATTTTTTTAATGCTATTCCAGAAGTAATTAAAAATATTAGTTCATTTGATACAACAACAGTTAGAGCAAGTGTTGGTAATTATTTAATAGGAAAATATATTAAAAAAAATAGTGATTGTAAAGTAATATTTAATGGTGATGGTTCAGATGAATTAATGGGTGGTTATTTATATTTAAAAAAAGCGCCAAATGCATATGAATTTGATAAAGAATGTAAACGTCTTTTAATAGATATACATATGTTTGATGTATTAAGAAGTGATAGATGCATTTCAAGCCATGGACTAGAACCAAGAACTCCATTTTTAGATAGAGGTTGGACAGAATTTTATTTAAGTATTAATAAAGATTTACGTTATAATAGTACAATAGAAAATTGTGAAAAATATTTGATTAGAAAAGCATTTTCTGAAGTTTGTCCTGATTTATTACCAAGTGAAATTTTATGGCGTACAAAAGAAGCGTTTAGTGATGGTGTAAGTAGTTTACAAAAATCATGGTTCCAAATTATTCAAGAAAAAGTTGAAAAATTAAGCAAATTAGATTATGAATTAACAAATATTCAATTAGTATATCAAAAAATGAAAACTTATAAAAATATACCAACAACTAAAGAACAAGCATATTATCGTTATCTTTATAATAAAGATTATATTGGAACCGATCATTTAATTGATTATTTTTGGATGCCAAAATATGTAGATGCCAAAGATGCTAGTGCACGTAGTTTAAAATGTTATCAAGAAAATAATAGTAATAATAGTAATAATAGTAATAATATTGAAGATAATAGTAATGTGATTTAACAAAAAAATATAAACCTTTATATAATGATTAACACTCGCACGGAATCCGATCTGATGACAATTGCAAATAAGACGCAAAAAAAAGTAAGCACAGCATATAAAACATGTAATGAGGCGGTGATGAATTTAGAAAATTTGACTATCATAAAAGGAAGTACTAAGCTAGCGCAGATATTTGCAGTTGCAAAAGTGTTGGAGTGGGCGGTGATAGGGGTGAATAATGTCAATGATATAGAGATGAAGAACATGGCGACGCAGGGGAATGAGAGCCTAGTGGCTAGGCTGGAGGCAATGGATATTAATACATTGGCGGACACGATGGTGGTGGCGGCGGATGCAACTGTAGCAAAGGAAGAGGTGATGAAGAATAGGAAGAATAGGAAGAACTATATCAATTATCAATGTAAAATGCTCCGGGAAAGATTGGAGAGTAGTGGGGACGGGCTGGCGGCGAATATGCTGGCGAAGGTGGCGATAAATATGGCAAAGGTCGCGGTGAGTGCAGCAGTTGCAGTTACAGCTGTGAGCGAGGTGTTATATGAAGTAGATATATTGATCTCGACATTAGAAAGCGGCAATACGGTGTTCAAGGCGGTGACGGTGGCGAAAGAGGCGGCCGAGGCGGCGACGGAGGCTGACGAGGCACTGGCGACGAAGGAATTTGAGGCGGCGGTGAAGGGGGCAATGATATTTGGAGATATTAACACGAAGTATCAGGCAGTAATATTTAATCTAAAAAATAAGGTGGTAAAGGCAAAAAAAGCGGCGGAGGCGACGGAGAGGGTGGCAGTGACGGTGGAAGCGGGGATGGTGGCGGAGAAGGCGTTGGTGGCGGCGGAGCCGACGGTGGCGATGGAGGAGGAGATAATGGCGGACGCGAAGGCGGTGGTGATGGCGGAAACGAATAAGGTGGTCAAAGCAGCCAAAAATGCAGTTGAGGTAGTGAATGTCTTGTTGAATAGTGTGGGGAATAAAATAGGAGGCAAACTAAAAAAATCTAAAAAACTAATAAAATCCAAAAAACTAAGAATATCTAAAAAACTAAAAAAATCTAAAAAACTAAGAAAATCTAAAAGAAGGAGATAAATATTTTATAAATTTAGTATTTCATTAAAATTGTATGCAATACTATTTATTAGTTTTATATTATCTATTTTAGACATATTTTTCATTTTATTATAATTATCTAATCTATCATAACCATTTGATACACCATCCATTCTAATAAATAATTTATTAAATTTTATATTATAATAAATTACTTTTATCCAACCCATGCCTTCATAAGTAAAACCAATATCAATAATATTATTTATATCATCATTTTTATAACATTCATATAAATCTAATATTTTTTTTATAGAAAAAAAAGTAATATTATTAACATATATTTCTTTATTATAAGCCTCATTATCTAAAAAAAAATCATTAATATTTTTTTCTAAGCCTAATAATTTAAATTCATTAATTATAGTTATATTATTATTTTCTATTATACTTAATGTATTATTTATACTTAAATCATTATTTGGTGCCGGTCTAAAAAATGGTGCCATTGTTGAATCATAATTTTCATAACTATAATTAATATTATAACTATGATCAGCCATAATTTATTATATTAAATTTTAAAAATTAATTTTTAATAGTTTTATTTAAAATATAAATTGTATATGTTAATAAATAAGAAAATAGTAATAATAATATAATACTATTTTTACTTATTAAATAGGGCCAATATGGTAAAAAGTATATAATAAACAAACCAATTATTACAAGTATTAAATTACTAATATTTGGTTTCAAATAATTATCAATATTTATTAATGGATATAATAATATTAAATGAAAAATAATAGATATTATAGCAATAAAGAAATATTTATATTTTAAATAAAAATAATAAGTTTCAATTATACCAATTATTGCAACAGCAATACTTACATAACTAAAATATTTAATATAATTTTTATAAAAAATAATATTAATTATAAAAAAAGGTATTAAAAACCAACTTAACATACCATTATTTAATTTATAATCTTTATAGTAAACACTATTATTTTTAAAATTTAAAACCATATTAATATAATATAATATAATATATAAAATTTATATATTATATGTTATGGATTTAAGTTTATTAGAAAAAGCATTAGAAGATGATTCAAATTATAATTTAATAGAAACAAATATTCAGGAAATAAAAGATAAAAAAAATAATATATTACAACAACTCGGATTAAATAGAGATATATTAAAAACATATCATAAAAAGTTAAAAGAATATATGTATATTGATTCTATTGAAGGATTAAAAGAAGGACATGTATTAAGGTATATAAATTTAAATAATATGGATAATATAAAATTAAGTGCTTCTGTTATATTATGTAACATAAATATGAATAAAAAAGGAATAACAATTGTTGTAAAAATATTTAATAATAAACATATAACACTTTTTTTAGATAAAATTTTATTATTTAAAAGATTTAGTAATAGTGAAAAAATATTATTAAATGCAATTAAATTATTGAATAAATAAATTATTTTATTATTTTATTATTTTATTATTTTATTATTTTATTATTTTATTATTTTATTATTTTATAAATATGTTAAACTATCTTGTTGAATTAATTGGAACCTTTGTTTTTCTTTCTGTTATTATTATTACAGGCGATCCATTAGCTATTGGTCTCACTTTAACAGGTCTAGTATGGTTCGGTTCAAAAGTTTCGGGTGCTCATTATAACCCAGCTGTTAATTTATTAATGTTATTAAACAAAAAAATTAATATAACAGAATTTTTATTATATACATTAGCTCAAGTTATAGGTGCAATAGGAGCTTTTTATTACTTTAAAGCTATAAAAAAATAAATTAACATTTTAAATTAACATTTTAAATTAACATTTTAAATTAACATTTTAAATAATTTTAATATTAATAAAAAATTAATAAGAAATTAATATTAAAAATATAATATTTTCATTTTTTCTTTTTTTGTTTTTTTGTTTTATTTAATCTTATATTATTAGTTATTTTATATAATTTATTAATATTTTTTAAATCGTTATTTTTTACTTGTAATCGAGGTCTTTTTTTACAACTAAATTTATAAATTGCTAAATTTTTATTTTTAATTACACTTTTATTACAAATACCAATTGCACGCGATTCATGTGTTTCATTATTTACTTTTTTGATACATCTACATAATTTTGTAGCAATTATTTTTTCAGCACTTTTACGTAATAAATTTAAAGGCATAATTGGATTAAAATTTATATTATAAAAATTTAATATTTCAATATATTCAGAACGAGTTAATTTCATATTAATAATACTAGTATAAGTAAATAAATTATTTTTAAAATAATATTTTCATTTTTTATTATATTTATTTATATTAATTATTATGTCCAGAAATTATGCTATTGTTTTTGATATGGATGAAACATTAGGTTCATTTTCACAGCTTTACAGATTTTGGAATTTAACAAAAATTTATTTAAATAAGCCAACATTAGAAAATAATTATTTTTTTACAATAATAGATTTATTTCCATTATTTTTAAGACCAAATATATTAATATTATTAGAATTAATTAAAAAAAAAAAAATTACTAAAGTTTGTGATTACGCAATGATATATACTAATAATAATGGTCCAAATGAATGGGCCAATTTAATTAAATCATATTTTCATTATAAACTAGATTATGAATTATTTGATAAAATAATACGAGCATTTAAAATAGACGGTAAACAAATAGAATTATGCAGAAGTTCGCATGAAAAATCATTTAAAGATTTAATAAATTGTACACAGTTACCTATAAATACTAAAGTATGCTTTTTAGATGATCAACAACATAATGAAATGCATCATAAAAATGTTGTATATATTAATATAGAACCATATCATTATAATGTAAAATATGGAATAATGGCATATAAATTTTATAATAAATTTTCAAATATTTTTGAAAAAGATAGTAGTGATTTTGTAAATTATATAAATTTAAATACATCTAATCATAATTTAAATGCATTAAATAAATCTAAGGTTCAAAAAAATATAGATTTATTATTAACTTATGAAATTATAAAACAAATCAAAATATTCTTTAAATCAAATAAACACAGAACTCAAAGAAATAAAAAAGTTTATAAAGCTAATAATACTTTAAAAAAAAAATATAAATTATAATTTTATATTTATAATTTTATATTTATAATTTTATATTTATAATAGGTTTAAAATAGGTTTAAAATAATAGCGAAATGTTTTTATTAATAATATATTGGGTTTTTGATCTAATATATTGTTCAACTCCAATTAATGCAGTTGTTGAGAGAAGTATAAATAATCCTGCACTAAACACCAATTTTCTATCAAATTCTTCAAAATTGCCTTTTTTATGAGTTAATGGATTATATAAAATAACTAATAATATTCCCACATAATATTTTAAAAAATCACGTACATAATTTAAATATCGGGGTGCATAACCGCCTACACCAAATAAAACAATTATATATAATATATAAGAAATATACAATGCATATAAAAATAATTCTTTTATAAATTTATTCATTATTTTTTATATTTATGAGAGAAAAAAGCAAATTACAATAAAATAATCCAAATTAATTTTTAAAATTTATAAAAATAATATTTAATTTTTGAACTTAAAGAAATAAAAATGCGACTTTATCCCCCCATTTTTACACTTTTTATTTTTGTTACCATTTATGCTAAGGTTTTTTAAAAGTAAAAAAAACACGTTTTTTTTTTCAAAAAAAGATTTGTCAATTTTTTTCAATTTGGACATTTTTTATTTTTTTATAAATGTCCAATTCTTGATTTATAACAACAAAGTTAAAAACGAAAAAAATGCAAATTAGGCATTTTTAAGATATTACCATAAATGCTTTTAAAAAAAAAATAAAAAAATGAAAAAAAATTTATGGTCACAGCAAAATTTGCCAAATTTTTAAAATTTGATGTAATTTTATAAGTATTGAATACTTATAAAATACTTATAAAAAAAACATATTTTTACATCCATAAAAAAATTAATTTATTTTATCAAACCATTATTAATAATAAATAATTTATATAATATATATAAAATTATACACATTTTTAAAAATACTTATAAATGATGTAAAATTTTATTAAAAAATATTTAGAAGTTTTTTTTATAAGTATATTATACTTATAAATGACTTATGAAAAAAGCGCAAAAAACATCAAATTTTTTGAATGTAAAAAATGTGACTTTTTTGCATATAAAAAAGGAGATTATACAAGACATCTTCAAACGCAAAAACACAAAAACAACACAATACTTATAAATGACACACAAAAAAGCGCAACTTTGAAAATGTTTTGCTGTGAATGTGGAAAAAGTTATAAACATAATCAAAGCTTATTTAATCATAAAAAAAAATGTAATTATATAAATGAACAAAAAGATAATAATACTTCTTTAGCACAATTAAATAATAAAAATGATGAATCTAGTTTACCAATTACTCAAGAAACAATTGTAAAATTAATAAGTGAAAATAATGATATTAAAAATTTATTAGTTAATCAACAACAACAATTATTAGAACAACAAAAACAAATAGGTATTCAACAAAAACAGTTAGGTGATATGGTGCCAAAAATGGGTAATAATATTACAAATAATAATACAGCAAATATTAAACAAAAATTTAATATTAACATATTTTTAAATGAACAATGTAAAGATGCAATAAATATGAATGATTTTATAAAACAAATACAATTAACATTAGATAATTTAGATTTTACAAAAAATAATGGTTTAACAGAAGGTTTAAGTAATATTTTTATAGAAAATATGAATAAGTTAAGTTTATTTGAACGACCATTGCATTGTACTGATAATAAACGAGAAACATTATATATAAAAGATAATGATAGCTGGGAAAAAGACAAAAATAAAAATAAGATTAAAGAAGCAATTAAAAGTTTAAATAAAAATCATTTTAAATTAGTAAAAGAATGGTTGCAAGAAAATCCTGATTTTAATGAAATAGACGAAAAACAAGATTATTTTGCACGTGTTTTAAAAGAATGTGGTAACGAAGTAGATAATGAAAAAGTAGTAAAAAAAATATGTACTACAACAAGTTTAAAAGATGAATTAAAATATTTAGATGAAAGTTTAGTAGAATAAATATTTATTAATATATAATCATGGATGATTCTGTACCTCGAGTTAATGCCTTTGATAATATTTTGGGAAGCCAAATGGATAGTATAACAAACTATATTATAGATAATATTAGTTTAACTAAATTAGAAATATTTACAGACTATTTTCTCAAAGGTGTATATGTTTTAATATTTGTAAATTTATTTCTTATATTATTAGCTTTAATTTTACAATTTTTATTTAATATAATAATAGTTAATGGTATGTCTGCTGTAATTTCAGTAATTACATTAATATTAACAATAGTTATTGTTGTATTTATGCTTGGTACTATTATAATTAATTTTTTTAAAGATGATAAATTTAAAAATATTATTGATAACAACAAGGATAAGACAATCTTTATGTTAATTAAATCATTAATATCGTCTATGAACTTCCTTGGTTTATTTGTATTGGTGGCAATGCCATTTGGATTTATATTATCACTATCTTATTTTTTCGGTATAACATTTCATACCAATGTAATAGATAGATTTTATTCAATAATCATGATAATAAGTGTATTAATAATATTTTTTATATTTTTATTACCAATGATAAGAGAGCGGCTAAAAAAAACAAATAACTTTAGACCAACATTTGTTATTTTAAGTGTAGCAATATTAGTATTTTTATCTATTACTAATCTATTCAAATATATTAGTGATTATTTATTAAAAAAAGTTTTAGTTTCTAATTCTGATGAATTTTTAGAAGATATTCGTATTAACTTTGAAGAATATATTAATAACGATAACGCAATAGTTACATCAAATATAAGTGTAATGTTTGAAGGAATAAAATTATTTAATTATTTTATATTAGACGATAATTCGTCTATTACTCAAGGAAATCAATTTTATCTAGTATATTTACTTATTTATTTTTTGTTTATTTTTGTGTTTTTTGTAATACTGATTGGATTATTTTATAAAATAGTAGATGTTAAACAAGTATCTGATTTTTTTGGATCTAAATTAATTATTTTTTTTGCAAATCAACTTAAAAATATTCTAAATAAAGAACAAGCAGAAAAATTAGATATATTTAAGGATAAACCCATGAGCGGTGGTAAAAAAAGAAAAAATAATAAAAAATAAAAAATAAACACTTTTATTTAATATTTTCTAAAAATTATAAAAAATATTAAAACTATCTAAAATGAAGAACCAAATGCGCCTCCAAGCGCACCATTGGCTGCCATTGGTTCCATTGACTCCATAAATGAATTTTCTATTGCTTGAGTTTGAAAATTAGTTAAACCATTATTTTGTTGAACGCTATTTTGCTGCATATTTGGTAATGCATCTATCATTGAAATATTATTTTGGGCAGGCATTTGACCTGGTGGTTGTGCTATAATAGTATTATCTAAAGCATCAGCTCTGCTTACTTGATGTACGCCAGGTGTTACTATTGGTTGACTAACTTTAACACCGCCATGATTAGTATTACCAACATGAATATTTTGATTACCATCCCATAAATCCATAACACGATCTGCTAAAATATTAATTTTAGATCCTAATTTTGTTTGCATTGTAACTAAAATAATTAACAAAGGTAAAATAATATTTATAATATTAGATTTTTGATATTCAACTCCACTAAATGTTGGAATATATCTAATAATTCTATCAATAAATAATATTGAAAAGAAAATTGCAAATAGTTGTAATGCAATTTCTATGCTAATTTCCATAGATCCTTTTGATTCATCATCTTCGGGAATATAATGTCTAATAGTTTTTAAAACAAATACAACTGGTATTAATCCAATAATAATATATTGTAATAAATTATACATTGAATTTTTGCTAGTTTCATCAAAATTAAATACGTGATTAAAAAATCCACTAAAACTCAATTTTGAATTATCTCCACCAACTAAATTATGTTCTATATCTTCTATTTGAGTCATATATGATTTATAGCAAGAAATTAAATTATTAAGTTTTAAAAATTAAAATAAATATATAAAAATATTTTTTTACTAAATATATAAATGTTAAAAAAAGTGTTAGAAAATAATAAATATAGAAATAATGTATACCACGAAGAAAATCAATACTTAAATTTAATAAATGATATAATAGATAATAATGAAGTTTTTGAAGGTCGTAATGGTAAAACATTGGCTGTTTTTGGTTCAGCAATGCATTTTTCATTAGAAAATAATAAATTACCATTATTAACCACAAAAAAATTAGCAATTAAAACATGTTTAAAAGAATTATTATGGTTTATAAAAGGTGATACAAATAATAAAAATCTTAAAAATCAAAATGTACATATATGGGATGCAAACAGCTCTAGATCATTTTTAGACAGTAGAGGATTAACTGATTATAATGAAGATGATTGTGGGCCAATATATGGTTTTCAGTGGAGACATTTTAATGCAGATTATAAGGATTGTAATAGTGATTATAGTGGTCGTGGTATTGATCAATTAAATTATATAATAAGTCAATTAAAAAATGTAGAAAGCCGCAATTCAAGAAGATTAATAATGAGTGCATGGAATCCTTGTCAAATTGATAAAATGGCATTGCCACCATGCCATGTGTTATGTCAATTTAATGTAACTAATAATAACAAACTATCATGTAGTTTATATCAAAGAAGTGGAGACGTAGGTTTAGGTGTTCCGTTTAATATTGCATCTTATTCATTTTTAGCACATTTAATTGCGCATCATTGTGATTTAAATGGTTATGAATTTATATATTATTTAGGTAATGCACATATATATGATGATCATATTGATTCATTAAAAATACAAAAAGAAAAAATACCATTTGATTTTCCAACAATAGAAATTTTAAATAAATATGAAAAAATCGAAGATTATAAACTAAGTGATTTTAAAATAAATAATTATAAATGTCATGATACTATAAATTTAATAATGCGCGAATAACTACTTAAAAAAAATATATAAAAATAATATATTATGAGTGGCTCTAGTGCAATTGCATCCGCAAGACGAAGAAGAACAGCGCCTGATCCGCCTATACAAACAAATCAACAAAATCAACAAAATCAAGTAAATGTAAATAATAGTCAACAATTAATACAAGAAACAATTACTCCATTAGAATTATTAAAACAACACGAAGTAAAGTTATCGGATTTAGATAATATAATTAATACTAAAGTAGAAAATATTGTTACCAAAAAAATAGAAGATTTAAAATTATCAGAAAATAATTCAAATAATTCAAATAATTCAAGTAATTCAAGTAATTCAAGTAATTCAAGTAATTCAAGTAATTCAAGTAATTCAAATACAGATTTGAATGATAATATTAAAGAATTTATTAATAATGCTATAACAAATAATATTTCAACAATTAATGAAACAATAAAATCAATATTATTAAATATAGAAAAATTTGACAAGTTGAGTGATTTAAATAATACTTATGTAAAAAATTTTGAAGAATTTAAAGAAGAACTAAATACATTAAAAATATTATTAATAAAAAATCAAACTTTGACAATTGAAACCCATTCAGATATGTTAAAAATGAAAGATAGTCAGACTATGCAAGATAAATATTTAGAAGATATTAATAATAAAATTAATGAGCAAACTAATTCAATGAATGAATTAGAACCTAAAAATATTTTTCAAAATTTATTAATGTCATCATTAAAACAAAATACTGAAGAATATGTTTTAAATAGTGAATCAAACTCAGAAAATGATTATAATAACAAAAAAATAACAATAGAAAATGAAGACCTAAGTGAAAATGTAGATAATGAAACAATAAACATAATTAGAGATGAAATTAATAATATTATGAATGAAGACATTAATAATGATGTTGCAGATGTTATAACTAATGATGAAGTTGAAGATGTTATAACGAATAATGAAGTAATTGCAGAGTCAATATAATATAACTTTTGTATTAAAATAAATAAAAATTTTTATGAATATAGAAAAATAAGTTTAAATATATTAAATTTATTGTATAAAATATTTAATGTATATATTATTAAATATTTTAATATTTTTGACTGTTTTATTTTTATATATTCATATAAATTTTTATTTAACAACAAGTAATTATTTAGAAATTTATGAAATAGAATTTCAATCTAAAGAAAAATTTGAAGAATTATGTAATTTAAAACAACCTCTATTAATTAAAAATTTTATTTTTAATGATGATATTATATTAAATAATTTTAATTTAACTAATATAAATTCTAATTATGGAAATTTTGATATTAAATTATATACAAAAGAAAATAGTAGTATACCAGTATATATAGATTTTAAAAAAGGATTAGAAATATTTAAAAATGATACTTCAAGTAATTATTTAAGTGAAAATAATCAAGATTTTTTAACAGAAACATCTTTAGTAAAAAAATTATCAACAATAGATTATTTATTAAGACCATATGGAGTGTCAACTATCGATTATGATATAATAATGGGATCAACTGATTCATATACCAGTTTTAAATATACTTTAAAACCAAGAAATTTTTTATATGTTGTTGATGGCGAAGCAAATATAACATTAACTATACCTGATAATAATAAATATTTACACATCGAAAAAGACTATAATAATAATGAATTTTATTCAACAATAGATATTTATAATGTTACAGACAATTTTATTAAAGACTACAATAAAATTAAATTTATGAAATTAGTTCTTAATAAAGGAGATTTATTATATATACCAAGTTATTGGTTTTATAGTATAAGATTAACGACATGTGAAACAACTGTAATTAATTTTAAATACGAAACATATACAAGCCTTGTTTCTATATTACCTACTATTATACAAAGTTATTTACAAAATAAAAATATTAAAAATAATTTTTTGAAATTATACAATAAATGATAAACAATAAATATGAAATACTAAATATTATAAATACTGGTAGTTATGGTAATGTTTATAAAGTAAAATATAATAATGAATTATATGCACTAAAAGAAGAAACACAAAATAATAGTATTTTATTCAATGAAGCAAATATTTATAAAGAATTAAGATTTATAAAAAACGTTGGTAAAATTAAAGACTATTTTTATTATAATAATAAAAATTATCTTGTTTTAAATTTATATGATAAAAATCTAGTACATATTAAATATGAAAAATATAATAGTATTAATTATATTAATTTAATTAAAAATATATTTAAAATGTTGTTTACTACTCTTGAAAGTATTCATAATTATGGTTATTTACACAGAGATATTAAACCTTCAAATATTTGTTTAGATAAATCATTACAACCATATATAATAGATTTTGGTTTAAGTAAAAAATATATTATAAACAATAAACATATTAAAGAAAAAAAAATACATGCTATAATCGGAAGTTATAGTTTTATAAGTAAAAATGTAGAAAATTTGATAGAACCTAGTCGGAGAGATGATATTGAATCAATGATTTATGTTTATATTTATATGTTAATGGATAAATGTTATGAAAAATATATAAATAATATTAAAAACATATCAAATGAAAATATAAAAAATATATTATTATCCTCTAATATTGACAATATTTTAATTACTAATATTCTCAAAATATTAGATTATGTTAGATTATTAAATTTTGATCAAACTCCAAAATATAATTATTTATTAGATTTTTTTTAACCATAATTTATTAAATTATATTTATCTTCATATATTTTAATATAATTTGTTAATAAAGTTATAGCATTAAGTATGTTATTAGTATTGTAATCATTATTAATAATAATAAAGTTATTATCTAAAAAATTATAACTTTGTATAATATTATTAATATTATAATTATTAAGTAATAAATAAAAATCATTATTTAATTGACATAATATATCTTTTGCATTTACATAATTATATTTTAAAAAATTTAAATTCAATATTATATAGTATTTATTAAATAAATTATATGATTTAATAATATTATTTATATTATATTTTTTATTGATAAACAAATATTCAGACTTTTTATATATAATAGTTTGTATTTTATTATAATAATTTCTATAATAAATCGGTAAATTAATATAATGTAATACTATTTGTTGGAGATCTCTTGGTAAATTATTAAAAATATTTTTTATTTTTTTTCTTGTTCTATAACCTTTATAAATTTTTTGTATTATTAATATATATTTTTTATAATGCATATTAAAATGATATAAACATATATTTTGTTTATTAATAATTGTTATGCCATTATTTTTACAATTATATTTACTAGGAAAATTACAATAGTACATAACTAATAATATTACATATAAAAATAATTTAAAGCCTATATATAATATATATTTATAAAATGTCATCAGAAACTGTTATTACTAAAAATATAGGTCGTGTCAAATGGTTTAATAATAAGTCAGGTTATGGATTTATTACTTTTATGACTAATAATAATTTAAAAGGTAGTGATATCTTTGTGCATCATTCATCTATTGCAAGCAAACAAAATTTATATAAATATTTAGTACAAGGAGAATATGTAGAATTTAATGTAGAAAAAATGGAAAACAAAGATAATAAAGAACATGAAAATCAGGCAACTGGTATTACTGGTATATTAGGTGGTGAATTAATGTGTGAAACGCGATTTAAAAATAAAGAAACTTTAACAAAAAAATGATTAATATAAATAACTTGTAAAAATAATTATAGATATAATAAAAGTTAGACTAATTATTACTATAATTATTTTTGTACATTTATGATTATTAGTTATTTGAATAATATTATTGTTTATTTCAATATTATTATTTACTTGAAAAATGTTATTATTTACTTGAAAATCGTTATCATTTACTTGAAATTCGTTATCATTATTTATATTATTTTCTGTGTTAATAATAATACACGTTTCATTATTTATTAAATCAATAATATAATCAGTTGTACCATTATGTTGTTTACAATAAAAACAACAATTTATATCACTAATTTTATTAATATTATTTTTAGTCCATTCTTTTATACAATTTTTATGTATTATTTGTTTACAACATTCCATTATAATAATATCTTTTGCATGTATTTCTTCAAAACATATTATACATTCCATTAATATAACATAATATATTATAATATAATATATTATGTTGCGCGTTCGGGGCGCTCCCCGAGA